TATTTTATTTAGTGTCTAGAAAAAAATGTGTGACCACTACTGTCATAAACTCTAGAGGGTAAGAAAATCAATCTCTTATAGAGACCATCGAAGAGAGAAAGGAGAAAGAATTTTTTTTGTAAAACTTTTTTCACGACTCCATCAGAAAGAGGTTTAATATTTTTGTGAGACCATCGAAGAGAGAAAGGAGAAAGAATTTTTTTTGTAAAACTTTTTTCACGACTCCATCAGAAAGAGGTTTAATATTTTTGTGAGACCATCGAAGAGAGAAAGGAGAAAGAATTTTTTTTGTAAAACTTTTTTCACGACTCCATCAGAAAGAGGTTTAATATTTTTGTGAGACCATCGAAGAGAGAAAGGAGAAAGAATTTTTTTTGTAAAACTTTTTTCACGACTCCATCAGAAAGAGGTTTAATATTTTTGTGAGACCATCGAAGAGAGAAAGGAGAAAGAATTTTTTTTGTAAAACTTTTTTCACGACTCCATCAGAAAGAGGTTTAATATTTTTGTGAGACCATCGAAGAGAGAAAGGAGAAAGAATTTTTTTTGTAAAACTTTTTTCACGACTCCATCAGAAAGAGGTTTAATATTTTTGTGAGACCATCGAAGAGAGAAAGGAGAAAGAGAATAAAATATTTTTGTGAGACAGTCGAAGAGAGAAAAGAGAAAGAGATTACGGTTCTACATTTTTCTTAGTACGAAAGTCAATGTTTTAAAATATATGGACGAGAATTTGTCTGTATAAAAACTTGTGTGAAATTTTGTACCAAAGAAAAAACGTGAGCAGTATCCCCTACATGTGTTTTACTAGATCATTTATTTGCCAAAAAATATTATACGATATGCGTTTTATTATACGATTCTAACGCGTTAATTATACACATTATTTTATGACGACAATTGTCGGGTAAATAGATTGACATAGGGGTGTTGGATAAGCTTGACGAGTAAACATTGTTATGTTGTAAGAAATAATAGTTGAGGTATCAAAGAGGTTTTAATATTTTTATGAGACCATCGAAGAGAGAAAGGAGAAAGAGAATAAAAATATTTTTGTAAAACTTTTTTATGAGACCATCGAAGAGAGAAAGGAGAAAGAGAATAAAAATATTTTTGTAAAACTTTTTTATGAGACCATCGAAGAGAGAAAGGAGAAAGAGAATAAAAATATTTTTGTAAAACTTTTTTATGAGACCATCGAAGAGAGAAAGGAGAAAGAGAATAAAAATATTTTTGTAAAACTTTTTTATGAGACCATCGAAGAGAGAAAGGAGAAAGAGAATAAAAATATTTTTGTAAAACTTTTTTATGAGACCATCGAAGAGAGAAAGGAGAAAGAGAATAAAAATATTTTTGTAAAACTTTTTTATGAGACCATCGAAGAGAGAAAGGAGAAAGAGAATAAAAATATTTTTGTAAAACTTTTTTATGAGACCATCGAAGAGAGAAAGGAGAAAGAGAATAAAAATATTTTTGTAAAACTTTTTTATGAGACCATCGAAGAGAGAAAGGAGAAAGAGAATAAAAATATTTTTGTAAAACTTTTTTATGAGACCATCGAAGAGAGAAAGGAGAAAGAGAATAAAAATATTTTTGTAAAACTTTTTTATGAGACCATCGAAGAGAGAAAGGAGAAAGAGAATAAAAATATTTTTGTAAAACTTTTTTATGAGACCATCGAAGAGAGAAAGAGGTTTAATATTTTTCTGTAACGTTAGAACCGGGGAATAGTATTCGTATCATAATACTATTGAGACAGAAAAAGAAGAAGTAACGAGAGGTAACTTTTTGTGAATGTAGTTAAGAACATTTTTGTTTCGCAAACCGGAATATAGTGTCCGGTACACTTTTTTTATTTGCGTGTGTCCGAATCGTTAGTTTAACCCTACTCACCCGAATATCGGATAAATAGAGTTATAGATTCAGACACACGACTTGAGTTTTGTGGAATCTATGAGAGAGGAATCATCGGATACATCGGTTACATCTTCCGATGTCGATCCGTCGACATATTTGAATCCGTCCTTGACCTCAAGATCCGATGATTCCTTACACATGTCCCCGATACGGACGCTAAACTCTAGATTCTTGACACATTTTGTATCGACGATCGTTGATCCGATGATATCTTCATATTCCACTTTCTTATGGGAGATGTTAGACCCGAGTACTGGATGGATCTTGACGTCACTGTCTTTGTCTTCTTTGCTGCACTTGATGTTGATAGTCACACCGCAGTCTTTGATCATAGCAAGAGCTTCTTCATGAGTGATGGCGGGGGACTCCATGCCGTACATTGGAGCGACGCTAGACAACCGAGCATTCACAGTGTTTCCGTCAGAGGATTCTGAAATGGATGAAATCTGAGGACATTTGGTGAATCCAAAGTTCATTTTCAGACCTCCACCGGTGATTGAGTAATAAGTGGTAGGAGGATCTACATAATCGAGTGGCGAATCATCTGGGTCCGATTCGGACTCTGTAACCTCAGTCACAGATTGACAAATCTTATCATTGACAGGAGTTTGGTCTTGCTTTGTGACTTTGATAATAACATCTATTCCCATATGGTGTTTGTTTTCTTCTTCAGTACACGAGGATGAGGATTGCTGAAGACTATTAGGCATAGCAGCTGCCGCTAGGCACATGCATGCCAGGACGATATATTGTTTCATGATTGATATTGATTACTGGTCTAGATGATTCTGCTTCCTTAATATACAATAAATTAGAATATATTTTCTACTTTTACGAGAAATTAATTATTGTATTTATTAATGGGTAAAAAACTTACTATAAAAAGTGGGTGGGATTCTGGGAATTGATCAGTTTATGTATATCGCAACTACCGGGCATGTGGCTATTGACATCGAGAACATTACCCACATGATAAGATATTGTATCCGTTTCGTAGTCTTGAGTATTGGTATTACTATATAGTATGTATACGTCGATGCTAGATAGACAGTCGCCCACTAGAGTTACCGTCTCCGAATGCGGCATGATAGTATCATTCTTTGTTTTCGTTAACTGTTTGGAAGATGAATCTTTGTTGTTACATTTAATCTCGAAATTCAGAGTACATATCTTTGAAGTATTCTGATATCTATTTTCTCCTGTAAAGAATCCTGAAGTTGCTACCTTATTAAGTACAGAGAAGTATTCTGCACGAAAGACGGGATCGCAGTCTGTATGATTCATAGTAATAGTTAGTTCCGAAGTTGAGATGGATTCGCTGAGACCGGTAGTGGTCGTCCGAGTACACGATGTGTCGTTGATGGGATATAGATCAATTTCCACATCGATATAGTTAAACGTATTACGGGGTCCGGGTTCGCATTTATCTACGGAAGAGACGGTGTGAGAATATGTTCCGAGACCGCACGGAGAACAGATGACGTCTCCCATCGGCGTGTATCCGGATACTCCGTATCCTACTCCACACTTTGTTTTGGAAATACATTTTCTACACCCCGATGATCCTTTAAGAAGACAATAATATTCGGGAGAGCATTCACAGATTCTATTGTGAGTCGTGTTACACGATTGTGTCTCTACCTGATCACTATCGCATCTTCCGATACAACTTAGACAAGCCTGTAAATGATTATTGCGAGATGTAAAGGTGTCAGAACCACACGGCGTACATTGTGTGTTAGTCTCGCTATCACATAATCTGGAAGCGTATGTTCCCGGAGGACACGATAGACAACATAGATTATGGCTTCTGTATTCGTTGGCTTTACACTTTCCATTGGATGGTGCATGCGGTGCTATATCTCTTCCGTTTATTATTATACATGAGAGAAACAATATATACGAGTATAATACGGATTTCATGATTTAATAATGTAGTAATCGTCGTCTTGTTCCTGTTTCCTACTTCTCCAATCATATAGAGATATTTTTTAAATATTTTCTTTCTATCATGGATAATATTTGTAATGACTCTTTCCGTACAACATACTGTTTAGATGATAGTCGCTTAACTTGATTATAATGTTGCGCATAATCTCAGGAGGCAAATACGATAGTCTAGATTGACCATCGATGACAGACTCTAATTTATTGAGTGCTTTGTCTACGAGTTTACTTTTACGCTCCATCGATAGATGGCACTGTTCTATGAGATCGTCGTACATGGGAAATGAAATGTGTTTATCCGAATGTATGGATTCAAGATAGGTACGATACCTGATGTCTTCTGTTCTTAATACAGTATACAGGTCGGTGTCAGAGATTCGAATATCTTTGAGACGACTTATGTCACCACTGCATTTTTCGATGATGGAATCTATCTTATCGAATGATATATTTTTCATAAATACACTTTTATAGTCCTCGTTTAAACAGAATTTACTATGTAGTTCCGCGAATGACTCGTCCCTTAATAAGCAGTAGGCTATTATCTTCTTTACGTAGTAATCGTCGTAGGGAGAGAACTCCGACATCTTGTAGAACAACGATTTGATCATAGGTAGAGATACTTTCAGTCTGTGGTTGATGATATCATTAACGACATCCGCCTTGTATAAGATGTTTTTGTTTTCAAATACCAAGTCGAATACTGTCTTACCGTCTTTAGTCGGAAGGTTGATGTCGTATCCGATGTATACGAGGTATGAAGCAACATTGTTGTTACAATTCTGGAAGGCGGTATGAAGAGGAGTCATGGTATTATAATATTCGTCTTTCTGAATGTCGAATCTATCTAGTAGATACCGTAGTATATTGAGGGCGTGACAGTGTCCGTGATTATGTTTTATGAATAGATAAAGTAGATGTTGTCCTTCTTCCTTTTGTAATTTCCCGTATTTTCTTTCGTGCCAGTTGAGTAACATTATGAGAATATGACCGACTGCACAATCGTTCTTTATGTATTCCATGATGGGAGTGAAATCAAATTTGTTACGTATCCTCGTATCGGTTCCTCGAGATAAAAGAGCATACACCACACGAGGACTATGTTTGGTATACTGTTGAAGGTAAGTGTGTAACGGCGTATTTCCGATTTTTGTAACCGCGTTAATGTTTGCTCCATGATCTATTATCGCGTGGATGAATCGCTTCTCAGCTCGCATCTTAGTGTAACTCTTTGACTTGTAATAATTGCTTTCGTGGAACGCGGATATGTGTTTACAGTAGTAATGAAGAGAAGCGAGTCCATCCTCGTCGACGCAATTAGGGTCAGATCCTTTAGTCAATAGTTTGTACAAAACGTAGTAGTTTAACTCATTGTCAAATTTATATCTAAGATAACACAGCAATAGATCGGATGATTTACTAAAGTCATCGATGCCGTCCGTTAGCATATCAAAGATCTTATTATCGATTGATAGTGAATGAATCAGATAGTGGTGTAGAGGAATGTGTCCCTGTTCGTCCTTGATATTAAAATTATTCATGCCGTGTTGCAACAATGTCTTTAATACAGATGGTCTAAATCGTGGATTAATCAGATAACAATGTAATGGAGTGAGACCGCAGTTTAGTTGTTTATTCAGATCGCAATATCTAATAACCAACTTAAACAGATGAGACGATGGTACCACATCCAAGAACGTGAAATATATATGAAAGACATTGTTGATGGTTATGTGATTATTCTCATTCTCATCTAGAAATGTATCCGGTATGTACCACATACTGTCGCAAACGATGCGTACGAGTTCATCCATTTCATCCATCTCATCCATCTCATAATGATTTACTTTTTCATAATTAGAGATGCACGAAAAGAAAAAGAAAAAGAAAAACAGAACAATATATTTTTAGTAATGTTTTTATACAAGACATATAAAATAAACTCCGTATGTACGATGTCGGTAAATGTTTTTATCATCTTAGATAGAATCGATGTTGTATTATGCCATGGAATTTAGACGTTATATTCATTATCAAACACAGGATGGTTAGCGGAAACAAATGAAACCAGTAGGACATTATCATAGAGTGATAAATTATTTAATGGAGTAATAAAGTATCTCTCGTTGTATCTCCATGGGTAATTTCGAAATCAAATTATCGTCTGTATTAACGTCGTCCACTATGGAGTCGATCATCTCACGGTTCTTTACAGTTTCTGTAATGATGGACGTTAGTTCTTTTTTGTACCATTTGATGTTGGATACAAAGTTTAGGAATGTCGGATTCTTTGCGTATCTCAGTCTATGGCGTTCGCTTCGTTTAAAGAATATATCAAACATGGAGACGCCTGATATGTAGGCATTCTTCATTCTATTAATGTCTACTTTATAACGCTTTAGTTCCTTATGACGACCAGCGATATCATACTTTACTTTAGAAGGAAAATCATCATCTAGGATTAAGGCGTATCTGATACAGGCCAATAATGGTTCTGGATATAGATAGCGTATATCTCCATTAAATGCGTGAATCATGGTCTCTAGAGTGGGACGGTAACTCAGTAATAAATCGACTAGTATCTCTTCGTTGTCTCTTCTATAACTGCTTTTCCTGATGGCGGAATTGATTATCGAACACGACGGAGTATCGACACTCGCTCCATATTCCAATAACCGCTTTGCAAATTGTATATTATTGACATCGACCGCGTAGTACAGTAGAGTCTTGTTCTCCTCATCTACCATATCTATATTATCGATGTACTTAACAAGTATATCCAATACATCTATCAGGATGGATTCATAATTGTGATAACCGCAATTATTAAACCTCGATGTTATCACGCCGTGCATACATAGACGTCCATTGTTTGTTACGTGATTCACGGCTACGTGTCCGTTATTGTCCACGATAAACCTTACGACGTCTGCATCGACGATATTATTATTGTTAGCAAAGTATTCGTGTAAAGGATAATTATCGTTGATAGTAGTATCCATGGTCGCTCCGTTATCCAACATGCATTGAATGATCGGTATACTTACCATATCGCCGTAATGTAAGTAGTTTATCAACATGGATTGTACGATGGATTCATCCTGTTGTCTAAATCTCTTTATAATGTTATCGATGATGTAGTGGTTGTATTCTCTGGAATCGTAAGAAGTAATACTACACACGACGTCGATAAGATCATGGCGTCCTTCGATCAGAAGATTGACGATGTTCATGTCCACACTATACGGAGTTCCTCTAAATCTCTTGTTTAGATAATCCGCCAGTACTCCCCTAATATAGGGCTGGCTATCGTCGTCGTACACCCTACACGTGTCCACATCCTTTATTAATAATTTAACAATCTCTATATCTATGGTTGAGTAAGACCAGTAGTATTGGATGGGTAAAGATCCTCCTTCGTCTCTGCCATGGATGGAAACATTGTTATCGATCAAACATTTAATTACATCCTTGGATAGTAATTCTCTATGAGACAATATATAATAATGAAGAGAGTTCTTACACCTATCGCTATCGCACACACAGTTACGAAATACGTAACCGGTACTGTAACATTCTGATTTAAGAAGCCACAGTAATACTTCTGGTCTCGGATTAGATGTCGTTACGTATATATCCACCAATCCGAGACCATTGATGACATAATTCGTATTCTTGGAAGGACGTATCCGTTTATCCACAATTAGATATTTTAGTAGACGTAAGTCGATATTATCCGACGACATATACGAATACAGATCGAAATCATTTATATTCGATTCGAGTCTGTTTGCGGAATCCGAATAGCTGGATATTAATAGAAGCGCAATCCGAGTTTTAACGTGTCTATGCTTGCTGTATACCCCTAATGGCGTCAATCCCTCGTTATTCCTACGAAGTCTTTCGACTCCACAAGAGAGTAACAACCGAATAACATTAATGTCGGTACTGCATTTATTGGAGACGTAAGAATGTAACGCGTTGTTTCCTCGTCTATCTATATATTTTGATAAGTTGTAACACGTTTCAATCTCTGGTTTTATTTTTTTGTACGTTATATCTTCATCCAGTAGACGACACAGAATACATTCGCAACCTCTGCTACAATCCATCGCTATTCAATGTTGTAATTATTTCCATATTATATTTCACGAAAAATGAAGGAATTAATGATTGATTGGAGTTAGATACCCCACATAAGATGATAAAAAGTGTATTGTGTGTGTGTGTGTGTGTGTGTGTGTGTGTGTGTGTGTGATAAAAAGTGTATTGAGTTATTGAGTGAGTGAAGAAGATTTAGTATTTAGCAGCGCGGATATGATCCAAGAGGGTGAGATAGTCGTTCTCGTTCAGAATCTTTCGCAGCATAAGCAGTATGTCGATATACTTATCGTTGAAGACTCTTCCAGAGACGATAGCTGATTGAGTACAAAGTCCAATGATTGCACGAAGTTCTTTGGCGGTTTTCATGGAGTCATTTCTGATGAAACATTTAATAATCTCCACGCAATTGTCGATATTGTCCCATGGAAGTGAATCCGAGAACTCCTTCAACTCGCTACCAAAGAGCTCCATTGCATCAGTTCTGTAAGAGATGAGAAGCCTGTAGAGAGACCCTGCACTTTCTCTGTGGGTCCATCTATGAGAAACCCACATGATGTATTCAGTCAGACAATGTCTGACGTCGGCCACGGTGTTCAGGGAGTCCTTAGTAGCGTGGCAATGACAGGGAGTGAACTGGTCATGAGGAGAGGCCATTGTGAAGGTAGACGAAGGTTAACCTGATGGTAGACCTGTAGCCGTCTGTGCCAATAGAGGGCTTTATTTTCCATTTTTTTAATGGTGTTGTGGGATGGGTGGATGAGAGAGAAAAAAATATATCTTGTGTATATTAACTAACAACCTCGGTTTCCCATCCATGTTTAAAAAATGACCTATATGTTTTTTATTAATTCTATTTTAAACTTTATTTCTTATTAGATACTTCCAAAAGTTGCAACAGATGCAAGAACAGATTGATGATATCTTCTGTGTGAATATGTTGTGTATTTACCCTTCGATATTAGGAAGCATGAAAACTGTTATTTCTACATTATTAAACTGATTATCAGTAGGTTTTTGAGGAGTAACATAATTAGAGATAGCGCATCCAATTAGAGCTAAAAATATTATAATGCTTCGTCTCATTGTTGTTAATAAGAGAACTAGTAGATTAAAGTAATAGGATTACTTTTCATTTGTCTCACGATTATAAAATGATGTTATATCTCAATCACTGCTATGAAGATTCTATCTATACTTATACTGTATCAGTTCCTATCAATCTCTGTTTTAGACGAATTCAAAAAAATTAATAATACCTTGAAAATATTCCACGAGCATCCCTTTTATCGATATAGTATTTGGATAGCTTGTCAATATCGACATCATTGAACAACGGATTCATCTTACACTTTTCACGAACATCCTGAGATACATTGTTCCATCTTATAACCCGAATTAGATCCTTGTCTCCAGGGAACTCAGTTAGCCAATCAAGAATAATATCGATGACCGCATCTTCTTTGACATCTAGATAGTCACAGTTCATGATATTAAACATGGAATCAGATGAAATTAATTGTTTAAATCTAGCATCATTCCACAATGTTTCAATCTCATTAGCAATTTTTTCCTCAATCATAGTCATGACATCGTATATATCTTCCATTTCCTTAAATCTATTGCTAAACAACTCATACATCTCAAGAGCGTTTCTTTCATCTATTATATAATGAAAGCTACGAACTGTTTCGTGACCCAAGATTTCGGAATCAAGGAAGCGAGCAAGATCAAACATTTCAACTACATCTTCCAACTCAAGGTCATACATGACTCCAGTGTATATGAAGTCAATGGCCATCTCGATAACAGAACCTGAATAATCAATATTGAAGATTTTTTGATCTGGATCATTACTTAGCATCTTGACAAAGTATGTAGAAAATCCGGCCACAACCACCTTATGTGCGCAAATGTCTTTGTTATCTTTTGTGTGGAATGTTATATCACAAAACTTTCCAGATTTTCTAAGATCATGCATATTGCTAGCTAGATCATATCTATGTTCCACACACAATTCTTTCTCATGTTCGTTAAGGTCGTGCTCCCGAACAAAATAATAAGCACTCATCTTGACTACCGCATAAACAATAACTATTTTTTCTATTTATACGATAACGTGCAAATAGAGATACCAAAGGATCTATAAAAAATCATTCATGGGTCTGTGTTTGGACGTGTATCATAGTTTCTGATTGTGACCCACATCCTATGTAATCAATAGCAGTATTCGTAGCACTATAATATTTCGTATACAAGTCACGTATTTCTAATAGGTTCATATTGGAAAATATCTCCATAACTAATTCTTTTGGGATGGTATTCAAGTAAGTTGGTTGATCATGGTCTATGTAGTAGATAACTTTCCTCATAAGATTGAATTTCTCTCTAATACCACTAATAACATCTTTCACGATATCGTGATATATGTTTGATTCTGCAATTAATTCTTTATTATAGTTGCCATACACTGGAATTTTTATATTATTATTTAATAATATGTTGTATATAGTTATTCCATCCGTTATATAGATAGATTTTAACAACATGACATCGCTATTATAGCGATACGCATCCTGTAAAACCTTCATATATTTATCTTTGTATACATCATTAAGAGGATAGTTATCTTCAGCATCATAATATATATTGTTCATATAACAATATTCGTAGTCTTCTTCATCGTCTTCTTCTTCATCGTCTTCGTCTTCCTCAGTATCACGTACTAAAATATCATCTCTCTGATGTATCTTAAATTCTATAGCCTTCTTGAACTTGGAATAGAACGATGGAACCATTAATATTAGATAACTAATGACAATTGGACTACCTTCCCATACATCTTGTACTTTATTCATGAGAACACAATCAATAATATGGTCCGTCAATGGACCTAAGAGTTCTTTAGGAGGTAATCTACTAATGAGAAAACTAGTCCACTTACGGGCACCATATACACGTAATGCCAAATAGAAAATAGTTTTATTATTATGCGTTCGTAACGTCATATCAGCTCCATTATCGAGTAAGTATTTTGCAGTATGTATGGTGTTGTACTTTATGGCATAATGTAACGGTGTATAACCGTTATAATATTTATTAATATCAAACCCGTCTAGAGATCTAATGATATCTAGACACTCGGTATCTATGTATGACTTTTTAATGTAGTCATGCATGACAAAATCTCTAAATAATTCCGGTTTAGCATGTTTACTGAGTATTAAAAGTTTACGTAGTATCTTTATATTTTGTATATTATCGATATTATTAATATTATGGATAGCCGTAATGACAGGAATTCTGTTACGTTCATTAGGCATAATTATATCTGCTCCTAGTTCTATAAATGTATCTATGATTGTTTCATTGTAGTCTAGAAAATTACTTCTTGTAAAACCATGTAAGTAATAATGTAACGGTGTTCCCAACGGAGTATTTTCATTCATGGCGTTTATATCGTTTCCATTATAGACTAATAACTTCATGTAATTAGGTGTTATTAAACTTTTTAAACTAGCCAATACATGGAGAGGAGTGCCGTAAAAGATCCGCGTGAACCCCTTAAAGTCTCCACAATAATAAGTTTTAAGACAATGTTTATTAGTTAGAACTAATTTCTTAAAGAATGGATAGTCAAATTTTTTATGATCTAATAGATAAACATGAACTAAAGACGATCTCTGTTTCATAGTAAGATAATCATTTAGTATATCAATCATTTCTAAATTCATTATGTCCCGTTTAAAATATGCAGATACGGCTGTATTCAGATTATAATCCTTGGCTGTTAAGTCATATCCGTTAGCGAGGAAATCTTTTACAATGTTCATATCTAAATCGGTTTTTCTGATTTCATCAGAATATCCAAAGATATAATTATTTTTATATCTATCATCGACGACATTAGTTTCTTCCCATGTTTGAGTAGACGCGTCTTTAGTAGACCGTTCTTTATATTCTACATTTGGTTCATTGCATATCATATTGTAGAACGATAAGTAATCGTCATATTCCTTTTTATTTGTGGTGCTTACTGTGTTGTTTTCTGGATTCTCAAAGTATTGAGATTGAGATTCATGAGACTTCTTGCTAGCAATATAAAAGTATTTATGTAATGAATATCTTTCCATCTCGACAAAGTATAATATATTTTGATAAAAATTCAATAATCTACCATTGGAACTTCACATATCCATCTTCTATTTGCGTATATTCTAGCAGAACTAATTCCGTTGTTGTTAAGATATGTATAATCGTCAACACCTCTAACAGGTATACTATTATTATATGGTTTATTATCACAATTCAACCATGGAGATTGTGAATTCGTCCTATATATACCTACCCAATAATCAAATGTACCCTTGTATCTGAGTATCTTAGGATATGTGTCATTAATAATACATGCTAAACGCCCGTTCATATTTTTACAATATTCAGACGATGCTGTCCAATTGGTAACATCTTCTGAAAAGTAATAACATATGTTGTTTATACCAATGGTGTTTTTAGGACATATCTTGTATCTTGTTTCTTCGCATCTACGTTCCATCAAACATATAACTAAAAAAGAGTATAGTAGAGATAGAGATAATATAACTATCACAATGCGGTAAACTAGTTCACGCGTGATAAACAACATGGTTATATTGTTTGTTTATGTTTATTTGTGTACAAGATGTCCAATAGATTATTTGTATATAATATGTACTAATCTATTCATTATGCAACAAATCCTCCTAGTGAACCACAATACAATATCAATTTTACTATACTATAACATCTAATTATTAATGGTTCTAGTAGCGCACATATTTGGAGGTATGCCGTTAATATCAATTTTGTTTCCTATATTAATAGTAGCAGTATCCTCTTCAAATCCCTCATCGGCATTGACATACGCAATATAGAGATGGAGATCAGATATACAGTTGCCGATTAAAGTGAAATTTTCAGCATGGGTTGATGCTTTTTCAGGAACACGTGTAAAATTACCAATTAATACAGGTTCCGTTTCAGCGTTACATTTTACTTCTATATTCAGTGTACACGTCTTGGATGTATTTTGTTTTCTTGTAGTATCTGTGAAAAGTCCGGCCATGCCAGTTTTATCCTTTACAGAGTAATACTCTGTTACAAAGACTGGATCGCAATCTGTACTATTAACAGTAATTGTCAATTCAGAAGTCTCGATAACATCAGATGATTGTTTTGTACTTAGTCGATTACAAGATGATATGTTAACTGGATATAGTTCAAAATCTAGAGAGATGTAGTTAAATGTATCTGTAATGTATTTTTCTTCGAAGAACTTGGGTGGAGTAGGATAATCATTTGCTAACGATGCAACAAATAATGATGTGAATATTAGTATTGTGTTTATGTTTATCATGATGAGTATTTATGATAACAAAGTTTTGTATTATCCGGAGTGTTGCAGCATTGTTCTTTTTGTTCTTTTTGCACTTTCTTTGTCGTGGTATCAGGAGTACATCTGGCACAACTATTAACGGCAGGCAGTGTGCATTTGAATCCTGAACCACATTCACATTTTCTCGGTTTATCTGGTCCACATGGTTGTATCTCTACCATATTGCTTAAACAAGTAACGCAAGCCGTACATAAACCATTTTCTGGGTTAAGATAGTAATCAGCAGGACACGTCTTACCAAAGGTTGTATACACTAGACATGATACAATAGCGGATAAAAAGATAATATTCATCTTCTTACTATTTAATATATCTGATATATGGTATTAGTTATTAAAAAAATATTAAATTTTGTGACTTTCTGTATGTTAGTGTTTAGTAACAATTATCTCAGTTAAGCTTAGTCTTTAAGTCGAGTATTAATGAATGCGTCATAGTGTTTGTTCATTATAGTTTGTCTAAAGTATCGTAGTCTAAACATCCCGATAATGCAACTAAATAAAAGAGTAACTGGAATACGCATGATGGGATACATGTCAATGATATATTTTGATATGTCATTGGCTATATAATACATAGATCTCGCATCTGTTAAGTACGCATTAATTACGTCATATAACGGATCATTGCTGCGACAACACGATACCAGATTGTGATTTTCTCTATATGTGATCAAATCCTCTTTGTAACATTTACCAACTATCACGTCGTATATACTGATGCCAGATCTTGAGTTAATATGTAACTTGGTCAATTTATCGATATTATCTCTGATGCTAATTAACTTATCAAATGCCAAAAACATTACGTGACTATTATTAAAAATGGCTATATCCCTCTCCATATAAGAGATACATTTATTACAGTAATCCAATCCAGCCAACATAAGAGCCAATTTTAAAGTTGGTTTAACGATAATATCTTCACTCATCAACGATGACGTAAGTATTCCGTTAGAGTAACATTTGTCTAGAAAGGATATAATGATGTCTACATTAGGTCTCTTATCAAGAATATGCTTAGCGAGATACCAACAGTGATGCAAAGTCGGCGCGTTATTTCTTCTTCCTCTTATAATTAACTGTAGAGGATCTACATCGTTTTTTGTTAGCATATTAATATTGGCTTGAATGGATAATAAGTACAGAAATGAATCCAGTACAACATTGGCATTAGCATGCGAGACAATAGATACATGTAATGGTGTCATCCCAGAAGTTCCACATATTTTATCATTGTATCTTTCTATAATAGCACAGTGATATATATCATGTGTATCTATACTATTATATGGTTCATATTCATCGGTGTATAAGTCAGTGGGTATATTGTATTTAGTAATAATGTGATGAAGAACGTATGGAGAATCATCTACTCTAGTTAACATATCTTGAAGTATACGATTCTTAACCATATTTAATACTTTATCAGAAATCAGACAATCTATTATGTCGTAATACATATAATTCTGAGCAGTGCATATATATGAAGTCAATGGTGTATATCCTAGATAATTGACGGCAGTTAGGTCAGCATCCAATGATATCAGACACTGAATAACATTTAGTTTTATATCATTATCTGTTTCTGGATCTACGATATGTACAACAGACAACCTAGAAAGATATGTGTGTAGTACCGTATTCCCAATCTTGTCTTGTTCATTTACATCATTCCCGAATTCGTGCAAGAGTTTAATAATGCTAGTACTTACGTTGTGTCTCAGCATATATTGATGAAGACAAGTCCTTCCAGCATCATCTTTATAATGTAGTTTTACCCCTGGTTGTAAAAAGGAGTATATTACTGATATATCGATATTCCGAGCTAGTGTTATATACGAGTGGAGCATTTTAGGTATATTTCTTACTTTATCACCATCTAGTGATTCTATATACAAGTTTGTTATTTCTGGATTAATATTATCTATATTGGCTATGTATGTAATAATCGGACTCGTATCATTAACGCATTTCATATCCATGTCTCCACCAAGTTCGATAATCTTTTTAATTACGTGTACACAAACATTTCCTGTTATCATGTACGTATGCAAAGGAGTAATAAGATCATGATTCTGCAAATTTACATCGACGCCGTTATTACATAACCACTCTAATATATCTATATCGACATCCATGTTGCCGAGGTACGCGTGTAGGATACCGTATCCTGTTTTCTTACATACATAATTAAGATTTATAATTCCTACATCTAACATATATTTAATCAAGTCTAGTTCTATACTTCGAATTTTCGGTGAGTTGAAATATGTATATAAAATATCCATATCTCCATTGTTGGGAATATCAAATACATGATTGACGGTTTTACTTTTATTATCTTTAATACATTTGATAAATTTTTTATACTGCTCAATCAATGATTTGTTTTTCCTATCCTCTTTTAGCATTAAAATCATATTACCGATGATATTAATTAACGCGGTTTGACTGTCGGGATACTGTTCACTATATCTATGACTGATACCATAATATTTCTTTTTAAAGACTTTAATCGACTTAGCTCTAACTTTGCGATTATAACTATATATGTCACCGTCGCTACAGTACCCATCGTCTTCGTTAAAATTAGCATTTACCGGAGTATCCGTACTTATACGGTTACTGAAATCGTCAAAGTATGTTGAATATATCAGTTTTCTGACATTGACAATTGCGTAATCTGCTAATGATGCCATCTGAAAAACGATGATCAAACTCTGGTCAGTATGACGGTACATAAGACATATATTATTATTACATTTTTAAAACAATACACAAAAAGAGCAAATTAGTAAAGCTATAAAAAATTAGAAGCATTGTTGTTAGACACTATACTTATACTTACTTATACTATAAACCACCTATAAACCTATACTTACTTATACTATAACCAATAACTATAAACCTATAAACCTATAAACCTATAAACAACTTATACTTACTTATACTTACTTATACTTACTTATACTATAAACTATAAACTATAAACAACTTATACTTACTTATACTATAAACCCATACCCACCACCTATTCATATTAATACTACTGTACTTCTAAGATACAAACATAAGCAACTAACTAAAGGGTAAATTTATATGATAGCTTGTGAAACAATTAGATCCCTAATTTCAAATGGCAGCTTTGACAAAAGATTGTCATCAGTGGATATGTTTGCTATCATATCATCTATTAGAGCACGTCTGTTGAGAGCTTTAGTGACCTGTTCGTTTACCTCTCTGTAAATCTTGAATCCTTTACATTGTATCAAAGCTGGATGTCTAGAATACTTATGCAGAATATGGGAAGCATGCTTGTTTTTGTTTTTATTGTAGATTAACTCATACATGGTTGTATCGTGAATTTTCATCTGCCTAAGATCCTCCAATTCTTGTTTACAGTCAATTATATAATCAAAAAATGCGGCTGCATACACATTACATAGGGAATAATCTATCATCATGAAATACTTGATACAGAGCTTTATCACATCATGGTTTTCAATTGTATTATTAATTATTGCTGATTTTATACAGTCAATAGACAATGGTTCTCTAAGCACTATTTCTAATATTTTAAGATGTGCTTCCCTACGGTAGATGACAGATCCCTTATCAATAGCGACGTCAAGACATGTATACCCATCACTCATTATTGTATTGACATCTGCCCCATTTTCTAATAGCAATAGTACTGTATCTACATACCCTGTATTGATAGCGCGATAAAGCAAGGACTTGCCACAAGCGTCTAGTTGATTAATATTCTTAATATATGGGATACAAAGCTTACAAATCTCAAATACTACATGTTCATCTACAAAGAAGCGTCTATTATACTGGATTATTTTATATAGATCTAACTTAATATCATCATTCTCATCAGGCACTCCACAGTTTAGAATAAACTCGACAACACTACTTTCCTTTTTACAAATCCCACTAAAATATGCATTCAAGCATTCTATTTGATAGATTACAGCCCCATGATCTATCATAAAATCAACAATGTCTATACACACATATTCATTAGATAGATAGTAAAGCAATAGATCTTGGATACAGCGGCAATTCTTAATAATTATAGTAATGACATCTTGAGTATAATTTCCTGACACTAATGCAGCTATGATATCTTTATTGGTAATATATGCAAATAGTCTGTCTACTATATACTGATCTATATTGTCTCGATGAGCCCTAATATAATCATACAGAATATCTACAGGGTCACTAAATGGTTCAAGGAGCAATCTATCAAACATTTTCCTATCAACAATTGGTTCTAAAACATAACAGTCAACACCCAATCCATGGTTGACATATTCATCTACCAAAGATAATGACTCTAGGTCATAGTAAAACTGCTCATCGACAGCCATGAGTTCAAACGAATTCGACTCCATGGTGTGTCTCGCACTGGTTTAATACCACTCGTTTTTCATTTTATGTAATATGTACATTATCCTTCATATGAGAGAGTCTGATGCAGGATATACTCTAATTAAGTTCTATAGTATTTACGATTTTTATCACTGTATTCCATTCTTCTAACTAAAGATCTAAGATAAATTATACAATCATCGTCATCGAATGATTTTTGTAGTCTAAACCCAGAAGAAACCAACCAAAGGTTTTTATTAGTAGCGTTTTTCGCTCCATCAATTTCAGTATATTCTTCGCCGTTATAAAAGTAGTGTTGTTCAATTATAGGAAGGTTGTTAGTATAATCACATGAATAATAATATTCTAATTCCTCGCATTGACTACTTATAGATGCTCGAAATAGTCTGAAAAATTCTTCAAAGATAGTTTTATAAACATCTAGGAAAATATTACCGACCATGAATGGGGTAGTCGGATAAATATCCTTTCCATCAAATGTCATAATTTGATGATTGTCCAACAATACATCTACTGTAGTAGTTATACTACTACCGTTTATTTCCATATTAAAGTAATGTACTAGTTTGTGACAATTGACAAGAGACAAAAGAGATACCGATACTAATATGTAAATAGCTATACGCGAATCCATTGTCACTTTATTTTTATCGGTGGCTTGATAAATAAGTGTATTACTTAAGACTAGAAAAAAATCAAAAGTAATATTTGATTTTTTATTACATCTATATCTTCTCAATTTTATTCTTCCAACTTATTGCTGTAGGCTGTCTCTAGTAACTTATCTCTGAAGCCGGATAAATCATACATATCAATAATACAACTATGTAGTAAACTAATAGGAATGCGTATATCTTGATACGTGCGTAAATAGTTGATTATATCTTTCGCGATACTATGCATCATTATCGCATTATTCATATATCCATTAATAATATTAGACAATGGATACTTATCAGAAGTACACATCTTACAGATTTCTTCATATGAAATAATATCGATATTGTATGTTTTGCTTACTAGTATGTCGTATATAGAATAACTATTGATATATGCAGACATTAATAGACTAATATTATCTCGAATATCTACTAATACGTCTAAAGTGGCACGCAGAGATACATAATTAGTTTCATTAGTTTCTAAATCATGTTTTAAATACTCTATGTATTTGTTGCAATTATCTACTCCCACCAACATAAATGCCAATGGCATCACTTCATACAGTACACTGGCTTTATTGCATAATGCGACCAACGATTCATTTTTATAGCATGTATCTAAAAATATCATAATGTTGTCTATAGAAGGTCGGTTATCTAGTAACGTCTTGGCTATATGATGATAATATCGATCTCCGCGAAACATTAACTTCAATGCGGTAACACCAGTTATAGTTGGTTTATCAATACTATATCCAATAGATAATAAATATTTCAACATTGCATCATTACGTAAAACAACGGATGTATGAAGTGCCGTCATTCCAGAAAGTGGGACTATAATCTTGTTATAATCTTTTATCATTTGATCATGATACCTATCTTTAGTTTTGTAATCACATTTTACGTATTCGTCTGTGTATGAATCCGGTGGTATATTGTATTTAGTAATAACATGATGAATTATCTGTAGAGATATATTATCTCTAGTTAATAGATCTTGAATTATTCGATGCTTCACCATGTTTAACACTTTATCAGACATCAGACACTCTATTATATCGTAATAGATGTAATTTTCTAATGTACATATGTATGACGTCAACGGGGTATATCCTAACTTATTAACCAATGATATATATGATCCTGAACGTATAAGATATTTAACAACTTCTATGTTTATATTATTGTTGACACTTGAATCAAATGTCAAATTTTTATTAACGATGCATAACCTAGAAAGATAAGTGTGTAGTACTGTATTACCTAAATTGTCGGTCTCGTTCAAATAGTCACCGTGTCTGAGTAAAAGTTTAATGATATCGATGTTTATATAATTTCGTAACATATAACTATGCAGACAAGTTCTTCCGACATTATCTTTGTAATCGAGAATTACATCATTATTCAGAAAATATTTTATGATGTCGAGGTCAACATATTTGGACATCTGTATATACAGATATACTACCTCTGGTATATTTTTTTTATCGTCATCGTTTAATGACTCCATATAAATCTTTATCATTTCCGCGTCGATATTCCTCGAATTATATAATATATAAGTCATTATAGGAGTTAACTTCATATTACATCTTTGAGTCATATCCGCACCTAGTTCAATAGCTTTCTTAAGCACTTTTGCAGAAATATGTGATTCGTCTCTCCGTAAATATGTATGTAATGGAGTAATTCGATAGTTATTTTGTTCATTTATATTCGCCCCACTTCTACATAATAATTCGAGTACATCAATATCAACATACATATTACCAAGATAGGTATGTAATATATTACATCCATAACTGTTTTTATAATTAACATCTACTCCTTTAGTGATCATCCATTTAACCAATTCTATATTAATACCTATCGTGTTATACGATTTGAAATATTCAGAGAATATGTTACTATGTTTAATACTGTTATCATCTTCATCTTCATCTTCATCTTCATCCTCATCATCGTCATCATCGTCATCATCGTCATCGTCATCTTCATCTTCATCTTCATCATCGTCATCAACCGCGTCTGTTAAACATGATTTGACTGCTCTCTTGTATATAGTATTCTTATCATGAATTAGTTCGTCGGTAATATATTTAATAATTTGTCTATACATATTTGCAATAGGCAATTTGTTAATATCGATCGATGCTTTTTTACTTCTCGATCTTATGTAATTACGGAGAAATCTCGTGGTAACATTTAGTAATGACTTGACATCATTCTCGTATGTTTGATCGTCGTAATTAATAGTGTCTTTAAGGATACTATTGATATATTTATGGACAATATCATAGTATTTTCTATGTATAAAGAGATTACGTTTTGATACTGCTCTAATATAAATATCATAGCTATCATAACAAATTTCACAATCCCATGATGTCCCTGTAGTTGGTGCATGTTCTATATCGTTAAAATGTATAGTATACAATAGTTTTCTGACGCCTGTTATAGATTTTTCTATTAACGAGCACATGGTGTATAGAGGATACGTATGACCGACTTCCTATGATGTATATTTACTGATGATAGTTTTTTATCATATTTCTTGGTGTATATAAAAATATCATTATGGATCCATAACTACACATGATCATCACTGTCGCTATCATTGTTATTTTCACGTTCTGCTACATTATCTTCATTCTCATCATCGCTCTCGCTATCAATACATCTTCTAAACTTACAAGGATATTCGATAACGGCTTTTGTGTAGTTTTTGTCTTTTACTATGTATACATTATTGTCAAAATCTAAATAAATATTAGCATAATACCTTTCAATAAGATCAGCATCCATGCTTGAACATACTAGCATATGTGTAACTTCATCGTGTAGTGTTAGATCAATAGAATGAACAGTCTTATGCCGAGACTTTTTAGAATCTAGTTGTACTCTTTTGTCATTTACATAAGCCATTAACGGCTTTAACCGATGACTTGCATAATATACCTCTGTTATAAAATTAATATTCACAGTCCTAGTATTCTTAGATATCAATTGTAATTTACAGCCGTATTCAATTCCCTTGTGTAACGTTAGACATTTTAAATCTATAGTATTATCTATTATAGCGTAAAACACATGCATTTTTCTAATTAGCTAACTTAGTAACTACGTACAATTATTATATTATATTGTATTATATTATTTTTTATATTATTTACGTAATAATGCGCGAAATTATATTATTGAAGTAATAGTATAAAATTTCCAATCTATTTATTAAACTTACTCCGAGAAAAAATATAAAGCTATAAAAAAATGTCAACGAAATATCTGATATTGTTGTTCGCTACTATGATAATCAGAGCATTCACTGACGATGTTAACACTATCACTGCATTACCTAAATATATTACAAACACTACAACCGATATACCAGCTACCAGCTTATGTGGTCCAGAGGGAGATGGATATTGTTTACATGGTGACTGTATTCACGTTAGAGATATCGATGGTATGTATTGTAGATGTTATCATGGTTATATCGGCATTAGATGTCAGCATGTCGTATTAGTAGACTATCAACGTTCAGAAAAAGAAGACACTACATCTATCCCATCTCAAACTATTGTGTTTGTAGTAGTAGGTATTATTATTACGTGTTGTATGTTGTCTGTTTATAGATTCACTAGACGAACAAACCTACCTCTACAAGATATGGTTCTACCATAATCCTTAATTTTTTATTGAGTATTTTACAAAAAATGTTTAATGCGTATGTATTATTTACAAAAAAATTAAGTGCTGTATATCTAACCCGCTTACCCCTATCAGTTATTGATGATACAAAAATTTTCTATGTTTTTATTATTTCAGCATATTAAAGTAAAATCTAGTTACCTTGAAATTGAATACAGTAGGCGGTTCCGTATCGCCGGTAAGAACGTAATAGTCGAATACGGTATCGGATTGAGATTTTGCATACAATACTAGTTTAGAAAGAAATTTGTAATCATCTTCCGTGGTGGGAGTCCATATATCTATATTGGCGTCTAGCTTATCAGTACCCCATGCTATATTCCTATTATCGTCGTTAGTCAATGTAAATAACTCTCGTGCTTCAGAAAAGCCAAATATCGTATCCATGCATACATCGCTAAAACTATTACTTATAAGTTTATCTTTAACGATTCCGAGATGGTTATTTACTAACAGGCATTTTCCAGATCTATCAACGATAACTCCTATAGTTTCCACATCGACCAAGTAATGATCTTCTATAGTTACATAACAATAACATAACTCTTTTCCATTTTTATCAGTATGTATATCTATACCAACTTCGTCATTGTATTGAATCGTCATCATTGATCTCATATATGAAATAGATATATCTAGTATGGCAATTGTCTTGTGTCCGGTTATCACTTTCTTCGATTTAAAGTCTAGTGTCTTTGCAAACATAATATCCTTATCAGACTTTATATTTCCTGTAGGTTGGTATACTTTTATTTTTCCTCCATATATTGGGTTTTCCAAATATATTACTAAACAATATTCCATATAGTTACTAGTTAAAGGTACCCAGTTAGAACACGTACGTTTACTGTTATTATTATCATCTGGGTTGTATTTCATAAAAGTTATAGTATTATCAATGTCCACACATTCTACATTTTTTAATCGTCTATACAGTATTTTTCTAATGTTTTCTATAATATCAGAATCATCGTCTATTGGATGTTGTATAATACTAGTAGAATCCGTTACATATTTAAATAATTCCCGAATTTCATTCCGTACACAGTCAAAGTCATTATTAAACAGTTTAATAGTCTGTATACCGCTGTCGTCGTAAATATCCATTGTCCTATTGTTGCGCTTATTTTTATGTGTTTTTATTTTCTTGCTTATTATATTACATGCGCTATTTGGTTGGTTACGTCAGTAGGATTAGGATCATATCTAAATAAATCGCACCAAGTATTGAATATTATTATATGATGTGTATATGATGTTGTATATTATAAAAAAGTTTTTATTACAATGTTATAAGAGGGTAGCGGATTCATTAACATTATACATCATATAATTACCCTCTTATAACATTGTAATCAAATGAATAGCAATTAGATGTATAACAACTGTTAATGAAATGGAGTTGTATATTACGGTTACTATATGCCGTAACTCCCGACACTGATTGGGGATTTGGCTGCCGGTGTAATAGAGATATTTCTATTACACCGGCAGATAACGCATAATAAGTTGTAGTGATATTATCTACATATTTATAATTTAGGACTTTGTATTCAGTATTTTTGGAATAGAGACCAACATAAAAATAAAGATTTATAATTTAAAAATTTAAAAAGTATTTACATTTTTTGCTGTTTAGTTACCGGATATGGAATTTGATCCTACGAAAATCAATATATCATCTAGAGATAATGTAAAGATCTTACAATACATCGATGAACCAAATGATATAAGACTAACAGTATATATTATCCAAAATAATAATCTTACCTATTATGTCAATGTCACAAAAATAAGTCCATATTTGGCTAATCAATTTCGGGCTTGGAAAAAACGTATAGTCGGAAGGGAATATATGACTAACTTGTCTAGAGAAACAGGAATACAGCAATCAAAACTTACTGAAACTATACGTAACTGTCAAAAAAATAGAGACATATATGGTCTATACATACACTACAATTTAGTAATTAATGTAGTCATTGATTGGATAACCGATGTGATTACACAATCAATATTAAGAGTATTGGTAAATTGGTACATAACTAATAGTGATCAAGTCATTGGTAATCGCGATTCTCCAAATACACCCAATAATACAACAACCATTTCAGAGTTAGATATAATCAAAATACTGGATAAATACGAGGAAGTGTATAGAGTGAGTAAAGAGAAAGAATGTGGAATTTGTTACGAAGCTATTTATTCAAAACGATTAGAAAAAGATAGATACTTTGGTTTATTGGATTCGTGTACTCATATATTTTGCATAACCTGCATCAATATATGGTATAGAACACGAAGAGAAACCGGCGCGATTGATAACTGTCCTATATGCCGTACCCGTTTTAGAAACATAACAATGAGCAAGTTCTATAAACTAGTTAACTAATAAATAAAAAGTTTAATTTGTTGACGACATATGTCGTTATTTTTCTCGTATGAAAGATTAAATTCAATTAGTGGTTGTTTCTAATATAATCTGTCGTATTGGATGGATTCTCAAGACAATTACATTTAGATTATAATATCATGAATAAAATAAAAATAGTAGCACACAACTACTTCAGCAAATATTCTTTTTTTGAAGTGCCATCTAGCGTAGAGAGGACACATGTGAACTTATAATTAGCAAATTTATTAGTATCAGTCACACGAAGGACTTTCTGTAGAGTGACGATTCTACCATCTATGGTACTAACTGTTTCATCCTCCTTGATACCCTCACCCAAATGTTCTATAAATTTAGCATCCTCGTCCGATCTCATATCCTTTGCCAACCAATACATGTAGCTAAAATCAGGCATAAATGCCACACATCCAGAGCAAAGAAATTCTCCAGAAGATGATGTGTCGATGTTTAGGTTAGGACATTTGATTTCGTCGGCATTAACATATGGGTGAACACATCCATACATGAAGGCAATGAGAAATAGGATTCTCATTTTCTCAAGATCTCCCATAAAATTTAAATGTGTTTAAAAAAAGACTTTTTATTGATGTTCAAATATTTTGTATTTGATGCTATAAGGCAGATTAGAAATGTAGGTATTATCATCAACGGATTCTATGATTTTATGTATTCTATCATTCTTCACTATTGCGTTGGAAATGATGTCGTATGCTTCCACGTATATTTTATTTTGTTTTGACTCATAGTACTTACGTAAGTCAACATTATCGGCATATCGATGAATAATTTTAGCTCCATGATCAGTAAATATTAATGAGAACATAGTGTTGTCGCCCACCTTTATGTTTTTCATTTCATTCAATTCCTTATTACAAAGATCTATATAATCATTATACTGTTGACGTATGGGCTCTGGAATCTTGGATGGCGCACAGACATCAATAATCATAGCATATTTAATACATTGTTTTATAGCATATGCATCATCTATGATATTAGTTATTCTGTCCAATGAATAAATAATACAATCTAATGTAGGTTTATGACACAATAACATTTTCAGTATTTCAATGTTTCTAGATTCGTTGATGGCGATGGCTATACATGTGAATCCATTATTAGACTGAATGTTAACATTTGCACCGGAGGTTAGTAGCAAGGATACTATAGATAGTCTATTATGTCTAACAGCTTTGTGAAGAAGTGTTTCTCCTATTTTGTCAATCATGTTAATGTCTTTAATATAAGGTAAGCAAATGTTTATAGCACTAAGAATTGGACAAGTATATGTAGATGTGCCATGAAGACCCTTTGTGCATGCATTGGTGGAGAAATTATAAAATCCATAATTGGATTTACATAGGTGTCCAATAGGTATCTCACCGTCATCATCTAGATGATTAACGGAGTCTCCTCCTTCCTTTTCTAGTAGATATTTCATCGTGTAAGAATCGATATTACCATTTCTAAAGTATCCGTGCATAGCCTCTTTATCTATCACGGCTCCACATTCCAACATGTATTTCACCAGAGAGATATCTACATCACTGAAAGTAATATACTTGATTAGTATTTGTTGGAGAGTATCTGGATTCACTGTTTTCAATATTAAAGAGACTGTTTCATTATCGTCTCTCCATAGTGGGACAATGCTGCACATGATGCCGTGAGGATTTCCGTTTTCCAAAAACAATTTGACTAACTCAAAATCTACCTCTGTATTGTATCTATAACCACTATTGAGATAATCAGCCATAATACCTCGAGTACAACATGTGGCATCGTCTATATACACATACGCAGTATCATCTATTCCTTTCATTAACGATTTAACAATGTCTATATCTATATGAGATGCCTTAATATAATACTGGAGAGCCGTACAATACTTGTTATCTCTAGAAGAAGGGTTGATACCATGAGCAAGCAGACATTCAACAACTTCACGTCGTACACATGATCTTGAAGCAGACTCTGAATACAGATGAGAGATGATATACAGATGTAATATTGTACCGTACTCTCGTGGACGATAATCATCATCGTATGAGTGATATTCTTCATACGCATATCCGTATTCGTCATCCTCGTCCTCCTCGTCATACAGAACATTGCATCCATTTTCTATGAATAAATCAATAATTTCAGGAACAGGATCATCAGTCATTACATAATTTTCTACAACTGAACGGCGGTTTTCGCTTTTAACAGTCAAGTCAAATCCATGCTCTACCAATACCTTTATCAAGTCAATATCCACATTTTTGGATGTCATATAGTTGAATATATTGAAGTCATTTATGTTACTGTATCTAGTAGCCTCTAGTAGAGCTATCACTATGGATGTATCAACAGTAACATGCGTGCTACTTGTGTATTCTCCTAATGGCGTAAGCCGTCTCCAATTTTTGTGTAATGGATTGGTACCACTATCTAGTAGTAGTTTGACAACCTCGACATCTCCACAATGCTTATTAAAAAGGTAAGTGTGCAGAGCATTATTACTAAGTTGGTTTCCTGTGTCATTGGGATGCATGTCTTTCAACATCCGTTTAAGTTCGTCCAGTGTCACGTTCTCGTTTTCCAGATAGTCAAACATTTTGACCGAATAGTGAATGAGCTTGTTGCACAATGTACACCGCGCAATAAGGGAATTAAAATATCATTTTTTGATATATTTAACATCTCAGAATTATATTATGATTATACAATAAAAAAAATTTAGTGTTCTCAAACATTAATAGTGCGTATTTTAAATTTTACCTGTTCCAGATTTTACACCTCCATTAACTCCTCCATTAACTCCACTTTTTACACCGCTGGATGATCCGCCTCCCCACATTCCACCACCGGATGTATAAGTTTTAGATCCTTTATTACTACCATCGTGCCCGTGAATGAAGACACTCCACATACCACCGCTGCTACCTCCTTTAGAAGACATATTAATAAGATTTAAGACTTAAGACAAGACTAAACAATAAACTTAATAATCGCGAGTACTCCTACTACCAACCTACACTATTATATGATTAAAGTTTCTATTTTTTCGTACCTTGACTAGAGTTTAGTCACAAGATCAATACTACCAACCTACACTATTATATGGTTAAAGTTTCTATTTTATATGAAAGCGTACGAGAAAATCAAATGTCTAATTTCTAACGGTAGCATTGATAAACGATTACCGTCCACTGATACCTCCTCTATCATGTTGTCTATTTTCTTACTTTGCTCTATTAACTTATTAGCGTTGTATATTATTTGATTATAAAACTTATATTGCCTTTTAGCCCACTCGATGAATACAGGATTATTCACATATCGTTTCTTTGTATGTTTATTTAACTTGAGCATCATTGTAATCATGTCCATACCGTTTATTTTTATTTGACGCATATCGTCAATTTCTTTTTTGCATTCTGTTATAAATTCTATATACAATGGATACATGTTACATATGTACTCATAGTCGACTAATATGAAGTATTTAATACAAGTTTCTAGTATACGTTTGTTATGAATGTTCGCGGAGTATATCCTGTTATTTTCTAAATAACAAACTGTTTTCTTTATATATTCGATGGTTGGTAATTTACTCAGAATAATTTCCAATATCTTAATATATAATTCTGCTATTTCTGGGATACATTTATCCGCCATCATAACACAAATACTAATACATGTAGACCCATATGTTGTTGTTATATTAATATCTGCGCCATTATCTATTAACCATTCTACTAGGGCAACACTAGGCGACTCGATACAATAATAAAGTATGCTACATCCATGTTTATCTATTTTGTTTATATCATCGATATACGGCTTACAAAGTTTTAGTATTGATAATACATCTAACTCACGAATCGAGAAGGTAGGGAATAATGGCATAATATTTATTATGTTATCATTATCATTATCATTATCATTAACTACGTTTCCATTTTTTAAAATATACTCAACAACTTTAGGATCTCTATTGCTAAATTTTTGAAAATATTTATTTATATGCTTAAATCTATATAATATAGCTCCTTCATCAATCATACATTTAATAACATTGATATATACTGTATGATAAGATACATATTCTAACAATAGATCTTGTATAGAATCTGTATATCTTTTAAGAATGGTGGATATTAGGATATTATTACGTAAACTATTACACAATTCTAAAATATAAAACGTATCACGGTCGAATAATAGTTGATCAACTATATAATTATCGATTTTGTGATTTTTCTTCCTAAACTGTTTACGTAAATAGTTAGATAGAATATTCATTAGTTCATGACCACTATAGTTACTATCTAATAACGCGTCAAATATTTCCCGTTTAATATCGCATTTGTCAACATAATAATAGAGTGTGGTATGTTCACGATAAGTATAATGACGCATCTCTTTTTCGCGTGAAATTAAATAGTTTATCACGTCCAAAGATATCACATATCCATCTTGTGACCTAGTAATAATATAATAATAGAGAACTGTTTTACCCATTCTATTATCATAATCAATGGTGTAGTCGTAATCGCAATCGCAATCGCAATTTAACAAGTCGATCCAATTAAAATGATTATGATATTCACCAGTACATATGGGTTCCATTTTGATCTTATATCCATACTGTATCCTGCTACACGTGGGTATTCCTTTATCCAATAATAGTTTAAACACATCTACATTGGGATTTGATGTTGTAGCGTATTTCTCTACAATATTAATACCATTTTTGATACTATTTATTTCTATACCTTTCGAAATTAGTAATTTCAATAAGTCTATATCGATGTTATCAGAACATAGATATTCGAATATATCAAAATCATTGATATTTTTATAGTCGACTGACGACAATAACAAAATCACAACATCGTTTTTGATATTATTATTTTTCTTGGTAACGTATGCCTTTAATGGAGTTTCACCATCATACTCATATAATGGATTTGCACCACTTTCTATCAATGATTGTGCACTGCTGGCATCTATATTAAATGTTTTACAACTATTATAGAGTATCTTATCATACCGTGTATAGTTAACCATGATGGTTGTTGATGCTACCACACTTTTGGTTTCTTTCATTTCAGTTATGTATGGATTTAGCACGTTTTGGAAGCATGAGCTCATATGATTTCAGTACTGTAGTGTCAGTACTATTAGTTTCGATCAGATCAATGTCTAGATCTATAGAATCAAAACACGATAGGTCAGAAGATAGTGAATATCTGTAGGCTTCTTCTTGTACTGTAACTTCTCTCTTTGTTCGATGTTTACATCGTGCTTTGACATCAACGGTACAAATTTTATCCTCGCTTTGTGTATCATATTCATCCCTGCTATAAAATTGTATATTCAGATTATCATGCGATGTGTATACGCTAACGGTATCAATAAACGGAGCACACCATTTAGTCATAACAGTAATCCAAAATTTTTCAAAGTATATCTTAACAAAAGAAGTTGTATCGTCGTTCGGATTTGGTAAATCATTATCTACAGTGTATGGTACTAGATCCTCATAAGTGTATATATCTAGAGTAATGTTTAATTTATCAAATGGTTGATAATATGGATCCGCGTGACAATTTCCGAAGACGGAAATGAGATATAGACACGCAATAAATCTAATCGAGGACATGGTTACTCCTTAAAAAAACGAATAAACACTTTGGCATTTAGTAAGCGATAATTTAACATTACCATCTCTTTATTAATCCATGGACTCATAATCTCTATACGGGATTAACGGATGTTCTATATACGGGGACGAGTAGTTCTCTTCTTTAACTTTATAATCTTTATTAATCATATCTAGTCTGATGTATGGGTAATAGTGTTTGAAAAGCTCGTTCCCATCATCAGAATAAATCAATATCTCTGTTTTTTTGTTATACAGATGTATCACAGCCTCATATATTACGTAATAGAACGTATCATCTACCTTATTAACTTTCACCGCATAGTTGTTTGCGAATACGGTTAATCCTTTAACCTCATCGATCCCCGACAAATCCGGCCGTATAATGAATCTGAACTTTAATTGCTTGTACCCATTTGAAATAATTTTTAGTCTGCATCCGTAGTTATCTCCTTTATGTAACTGCAAATTTCTCAACGCGATATCTCCATCAATGATGATATCGAATTCGTGTTGTATACCCATACTGGATGGTTAATACACCAGTGGCATTAATATAGTAATTAATTTTCATTTTTACAGGCTGGGATGTACTAGTTTTATTATCATAAGTTTATAAATTCCACAAGCTACTATGGAATACGCCAACCATCTTATTATAGAATGCATATCTTAAAGTCTATAATTACACGTTTTATATATCACCACAGATTTAAACAGAGACATTATTATCAAGAAAAAATTATCTATCTACATTGACATTGTCATCATCATCGTCAGTATCATTGATTGGATAATGTCGTAGTATTCTACGATGGAGAGCTACTTTAAGATGATTCAGATCAGTATCATCAAATACATAATCCATTAAAATGATTATTCCGGCGGCGAACTTAATATTGGATATATCATGACCTTTGTTAATATCCACAACAATAGACAGCAGTCCCATGGTTCCATAAACAGTGAGTGTAGATTTCTTTGAAGAGATATTTTGTAGAGATCTTATAAAACTGTCGAATGACATCACATTTATAGCTTTAGCTAATTCATATATGTCACCATTGTAATATCTAACAGCATCTATCTTAAACGTTTCCATTGCTTTAAAGACGTTTCCGATAGATGGTCTCGTGTCATCACTCATACTGAGCCAACAAATATAATCGCGTATAACATCTTTGATAGAATCAGATTCTAAAGAAAACGAATCTGCTCTATTAGATGAATTCATGTCTAAACTAGCACAAACAATGAAAAATATTTTTCTGTTGTTTATGTTAGAGTATAATCTTTAATAATTGTTATTATTTCACTAATTAATATTTAGTAACAAGTTTATTTATTTTACCGAGTATCCTCATAAAAACACATGTGTTTGCATATCTAAAAACTAACGAACTAGAGAACGTCTAGGACGAGTAATTTTTATATAGTATAGATCCTGTAAGTGTCGTCTGTATTCCGGAGCTATTTTTTCTACCGCTTCGGTTAGATCACTACGCGTTATAAAGTTAAATCGAACAGCGAACATAATTTTAGCAAAGTCGTCTATATCAACTCTTTATTTTCTAACCACCGTAAAACTATGTTTAAGATGATACATTCTTTCGTTACTACTAGTTCATCGTGATCTAGAATATCAAATGCCGAATCCACGTCCAATTTCAGAAATTGATCTGTATTACATATCTCTTCTATATTATTGTTAATATATCGCCGTAGAAAACTATGATGTAGTCCATTTTCTTTATAAAACGAATATATAGCACTCCAATTATCTTTGCCGATATATTTGCACACATAATCCATTCTCTCAATTACTACATCTTTAAGATTTTGGTTATTAAGATATTTGGCTAAACTATATAATTCTATTAGATCATCAACCGAATCCGTATATATTTTTCTAGATCCAAAGATAAACTCTTTAGCGTCTTCTATAATATTTTCAGAAAAGATATTTTCGTGTTTTAGTTTATCAAGATCTAACCTATTATCCATTATTGAACGGTAAATGATAACCGTATAAAATAAAAATCCATTTTCATTTTTACCATGAGTATACTATTATGCTCTATTAATGAATGAGATTAAGGTAATACTTTGTTACCTTAAAAGTAAATACGGAACAAGGATCAGTATCTCCGACAAGTACATAATAGTCGAATTTGGTGTCTCTAAACTTTGCAATATTTATCAATTTAGAAAGAAACTCATAATCATCATCAGTTTTAGGAATCCATGTCTTACAACTTTCTAACTTATTATCATCATCCCAGGCTATGTCACGCCCATCATCGTTACGCAAAGTGAATAATTCTTCTACGTCTGGCAGTTCAAATATATAGCCCATGCATAGATCGGCAAAACTATCGTAGATGTGATTTTTCCTAAATCGAGTATAAAACTCATTTACGATCGAACACTTTCCTGATCTATCTACCAGGACACCCATAGTTTCTAAATCTATCAAGTGATGCGGATCCATAGTTATAACGCAGTAGCATAAATTATTACCTTCCTGGCGGGTACTGATATCGATACACTTGTCATTATACTGAATCCTACATATCGATGGCTTGTACGTTAATGATACAGAACACACAACTAATTTATAGTCGCGTTTAACATTCTCAAATCTAAAGTTAAGAGATTTAGAAAACATTATATCATCAGATGATGATATCACGGTTTCTGGTGTGGGAAATATTATCGTCTTTACAGATTTTGATTGGTACAAACGGATCACTAAATAATATTCCGCATCATCTCTTGTTAGAGTGCAGTTATATCTATTATATTTTATAAAAGATATATCGCTACGCACCTCTATATTTTCTACATCTTTGAACTGTGTGTATAATATCTCACTGATACATCCGGATATATCTATCGTGTCGGTAGAAGATACCGTTATATTGGAATTAATAGTGTTCCATTTTACAGATTTCAACAAGTTGGCCAATTCGTTTCTGACGACATCAAATTCCCCATGATTAAAAATTTTAATAGTATCCATTTTATACCGTTACGGATATAAATCAGCGTATTATATAAACTAATGTATAATTTTTATGTTTTAATGTTTATGCGCGTACGCATGTAGGAAGAGCTGGCTGCCATGTATTTCCTGGAGAGCAAGTAGATGATGAGGAACCAGATAGTTTATATCCGTATTTGCACGTAAAGTACACATTGTCGTTGTACGAGTATGATCTTTTAAACCCGCTAGACAAGTATCCGTTTGGTATTGTAGGATGTGGACATTTAACAATCTGACACGTGGGTGTATCTGTCCACTCTCCGCCTGAACACAGGACACCAGAGTTACCAATCAACGAATATCCACTATTGCAACTATACGTTACAACGCTTCCATCGGTATAAAAATCCTCGTATCCGTTATGTCTTCCGTTGGATATAGATGGAGGTGATTGGCATTTAACAGATTCACAAGTAGGTGCCTCGGGATTCCACACCATAGATCCAGTAGATCCTAATTCACAATACAATTTAGATTCACCGATCAAATGATATCCGCTATTACAAGAGTATGTTATACTGGATCCAAAGTCCGTTCCACTAATATCAAGTTGACCATTATCGATATCTCGAGGCGATGGACATCTCCGTTTAATACATTGATTAACGAGTAACCATCCATTGCCTGTACATTTAGCATATATGGGTCCCATTTTTTGCTTTCTGTATCCTGGTAGACATAAATAGTCTATAGTGTCTCCTACTTTGTAGCTCTCATTGGTCGAATCCACTGTATTCTTAAATTTCATATTAATGGGACGTGAGGGAATATTACAGCATGATAGTACGCATCCTATTCCCATCAATGTCAGGAATGTCACACACTCCGACTTCATATTTATTTATCCGTAAAAATGTTGTCCCATGTATCGTAGCGGTATAAAAAGGTCTCTTATTGCAGGAATTGTTTTTCACAGTTGTTCAAAAACGATGGTAGTGACTTATGCGTTACATTACACTTTGGAGTTTCGTCTCTAGTAAACATATCATAATATTCGATATTACGCGTTGACATATTGTACGAATTCCAAGTATTTGATTTTGGATAATATTCGTATTTTGCATCTGCTATAATTAAGATATAATCACCGCAAGAACACACGAACATCTTTCCTACATGGTTAAAGTACATGTACAATTCTATCCATTTGTCTTCCTTAACTATATATTTGTATAGATAATTACGAGTCTCGTGAGTAATTCCAGTAATTACATAGATGTCGCCGTCGTACTCAACTGCATAAACTATACTATGATGTCTAGGCATGGGAGACTTTTTTATCCAACGATTTTTAGTGAAACATTCCACATCGTTTAATACTACATATTTCTCATACGTGGTATAAACTCCACCCATTACATATATATCATCGTTTACGAATACCGACGCGCCTGAATATCTAGGAGTAATTAAGTTTGGAAGTCTTATCCATTTCGAAGTGCCGTGTTTCAAATATTCTGCTACACCTGTTGAAATAGAAAATTCTAATCCTCCTATTACATATAACTTTCCATCATTAACACAAGTACTAACTTCTGATTTTAACGACGACATATTAGTAACCGTTTTACATTTTTTCGTTTTAAGATCTACCCGCGATACGGAATAAACATGTCTATTGTTAATCATGCCACCAATAATATATAGACAATTATGTAACACATTTGCGTTATAGAATTGTCTATCTGTATTACCGACGATTGTCCAATATTCTGTTCTAGGAGAGTAATGTGTTATTGTAGATATATAATCAGAGTTTTTAATGGCTATTATGTTAGGTTTTATACCATTTCGTGTTACGGGTTTTACAGATTGGGATATAGTTAATCCCGACAGCGATATAGCCTTACGCATATTATTAGACATAAACTTGGGATGTAAAATGTTGATGATATCCCTATCGTTTGGATTTTTAAGCATCCACTTTAATAATATCATAGCTGTAACATCCTCATGATTTATGTTAACGTCTTCGTGGGATAAGATAGTTGTCAGTTCATCCTTTGATAATTTTCCAAATTCTGGATCGGATGTCACTGCAGTAATATTGTTGATTATTTCTAACATTGACGCATTATATAGTTTTTTAATTCCATATCTTTTAGAAAAGTTAAACATCCTTATACAATTTGTGGAATTAATATTATGAATCATAGTTTTTACACATAGATCTACAACAGGTGGAATATCAATTATTACGGCAGCAACTAGTATCATCTCTACATTGTTTACGGTGATGTTTATCTTCTTCCAGCGCATATAGTCTAATAGCGATTCAAATGCGTGATAGTTTATACCATTCAATATAATCGCTTCATCCTTTAGATGGCGATCCTGAACGCGTTTAAAAAAATTATACGGAGACGCCGTAATAATTTCCTTATTCACTTGTATAATTTCCCCATCGATAGAAAATGTCACGTTTTCCATTCTTGAGTACTATAAGTACTTATAGTATAATGTAAACGTTTATATATTCAATATTTTTATAAAAAATCATTTCGACATTAATTCCTTTTTAAATTTCCGTCTATCATCTATAGAAACATATTCTATGAATTTATAAAATGCTTTTATGTGTCCTATCGTAGGCGATAGAACCGCTAAAAAGCCTATCGAATTTCTACAAAAGAATCTATTATATGGTATAGGGAGAGTATAAAACATTAAATGTCCGTACTTATTAAAGTATTCGGTAGCCAATCCTAACTCTTTCGAATACTTATTGATAGTTCTTATTCTATACGAATCTATTTTTTTGAACAACGGACCTAGTGGTATATCTTGTTCTATATATCTAAAATAATGTCTGACGAGATCAGTTAGTCTAATATCCACAGTCATCTTGTCTAGAATGGCAAATCTAACTGCTGGTTTAGGCTTTAGTTTAGTTTCTATATCTACATCTATGTCTTTATCCAACACCAAAAATATAATAGCTAATATTTTATTACAATCATCCTGATATTCTTCTACGATCTCACTAACTAATGTTTCTTTGGTTATACTAGTATAGTCACGATCAGACAAATAAAGAAAATCAGATGATCGATGAATAATACATTTAAATTCATCATCTGTAAGATTTTTGAGATGTCGCATTAGAATATTAGTGTTAGTATTCATTATCATATATCGGCAGCTATTACTTATTTTATTTTTCTGTATTTTATTACTTTTCACCATATAGATCAGTCATTATATCAGTAAAATACTTTTCAATCAGCTTAAAGAGTATGGTGAACGACTCTTCCCATCTAATTTCTGAACGTCCACCAATGTCTCTAGCAACTTTGGCACTGATAGCTATCATTCGCTTAGCGTCTTCTACATTATTAACTGGTTGATTCAATCTATCTAGCAAGGGACCGTCGGACAGCGTCATTTTCATTTTCTTAATCAATGTACATACATCGCTGTCATCTACCAATTCATCCAACAACATAAGCTTTTTAAAATCATCATTATAATAGGATGGATCGCTGTCACTTCTCCAAAGAATATATCTACAAAGGAGACTCCTCATGTTTACTATTTTAACTATTTTAGTTAATAACTATTTTTTTTATGTTAAATCAATTAGCACCGCTATGTTAATACTTATTCATATTTTAGTTTTTAGGATTGAGAATCAATATAAAAATTAATGCATCATCAATTTTGGAAATACTTAGTTTCCACGTAGTCAATGAAACATTTAAGCTCGTCGTATAGGACGTTCTCATATAGGACGTAACTATATACTGGTTTATATCTGTTCAAGATAGATACAAATCCGATAACTTTTTTGACGAATTCTACGGGATCCACTTTAAAAGTGTCATACCAGGTTCTTTTCATTCTTTTAAACAGATCAATGCTATGATGTTGATTAGGTCTTTTACGAATTTGATATAGAATAGCGTTCACATATCCTCCATAATGGTCAATCGCCATTTGTTCATATGTCATAAATTCTTTAATTATATGACACTGTGTATTATTTAGTTCATCCTTGTTCATCGTTAGGAATCTATCCAATATGGCAAGTATACTAGAACTATAAGTGCGTTGTATGCACATATTGATGCATCTGTTCATACAATTAATGATATTTGGATCCGTACTATTACCGTCGGGTAAAATTGTAGCATCATATACCATTTCTAGTACTTTAGGTTCATTGTTATCCATTGCAGAGGATGACATGCTTGAATCATAAAAAAATATATTATTTTTATGTTATTTTGTTAAAAATAATCATCGAATACTTCGTAAGATACTCCTTCATGAACATAATCAGTTACGAATCGTTTATATGAAGTAAAGTATCTATGATTTTTACAAAAGTCAGGATGCATAAGTACAAAGTACGCGATAAACGGAATAATAATAGATTTATCTAGTTTATCTTTTTCTATCGCTTTTATAGTTAGATACATGGTCTCAGAAGTCGGATTATGCAACATCAACTTTGATAAAATTACTGGGTTATTTAGTCTTACACATTCGCTCATACATGTATGGCCATTAACTACAGAGTCTACACTAAAATGATTGAACAATAGATAGTCTACCATTGTTTCGTATTCAGATAGTACAGCGTAGTACATAGCATCTTCACAAATTATATCATTATCTAATAGATATTTGACGCATCTTATGGATCCCACTTCGACAGCCATCTTAAAATCGGTAGAATCATATTGCTTTCCTTTATCATTAATAATTTCTAGAATATCCTCTCTATCATAAAAGATACAAACATTAACTGTTTGATCAGTAATAACATTACTAGTTGATAGCAATTTGTTAATAAGATGCGCTGGACTCAATGTCTTAATAAGAAGTGTAAGAGGACTATCTCCGAATTTGTTTTGTTTATTAACATCCGTTGATGGAAGTAAAAGATTTATAATGTCTACATTCTTGACTGTTTTAGAGCATACGATATGGAGAGGTGTATTTCCATCATTATCCGTTTTTGAGGGACTAAATCCTAGTTTCATCATCCATGAGATTGTAGAAGCTTTTGGATTGTCTGACATAAGATGTCTATGAATATGATTTTTACCAAATTTGTCAACTATCCTGGCTTCGAATCCGATGGACATTATTTTTTTAAACACTCTTTCTGAAGGATCTATACATGCCAACAACGGACCACATCCTTCTTCATCAACCGAGTTGTTAATCTTGGCTCCATACTGTACCAATAAATTTATTCTCTCTATGACTTCATCATCTGTTCCTGAGAGATAATATAGAGGCGTTTTATGTTGTTTATCACATGCGTTTGGATCTGCGCCGTGTGTCAGCAACGTCGCAACTATTCTATTATTATTAATTTTAGAAGCTATATGTAATGGATAATTTCCATCATCATCCGTCTCATTTGGAGAGTATCCTCTATGAAGAAGTTCTTCGACAAATCGTTCATCTAGTCCTTTAATTCCACAATACGCATGCAGAATGTGATAATTTTCAGAAGGTTCAATTGTTTGTAGCATATTCCTAAATACATCTAAATTTTTACTATTATACTTGGCATAAAGAGATAGATAATACTCGGCTGGTATAATGTTGTCCATTGTAGTATAAAAATTAATATTTCTATTTCTATTTCTACTATAATTTACTCTCTATAACAAATATCATAACTTACTTCTTTTATGTCGAGAAAGCACTTGTTTAGTTCATCTATGAATGTCACACCATAACTACCACGCATACCATACTCAGAGTTATGATAAAGATATTTATCCTTGGGGTGTAGGTAATGGGGATTAATCTTTGTTGGATCAGTCTCTAATTTAACACATGTCACACAGGATCCATTTATAGTTATATCACATGATGATTTATGGTGAATTGATTCCGGAAGATCGCTATCGTATTTTGTGTTTCCACAATTCATTTCCATACATGTTATTATCACACTGATATTATGATGAACTTTATCCAGCCGCTGGGTTGTAAACAACATAACAGATAGTTTATTATCTTTACCAACTCCCTCTGCCGCCGCCACGAATCTCTGATCCGTATCCATGATGGTCATGTTTATTTCTAGTCCGTATCCAGTCAACACTATGTTAGCATTTCTATCGATATAGCTTTCACTCATATGACACTCACCAATAATAGTAGAATTAATGTCGTAATTTACACCAATAGTGAGTTCGGCTGCAAAGTACCAATACCGGTAATCTTGTCGAGGAGGACATATAGTATTCTTGTATTCTACTGAATACCCGAGAGATACGACACAAAAGAGTAAGACTAATTTGTAAACCATCTTACTCAAAATATGTAACAATAGTGCGATGAATGAGTAATAAGACAATATGAAATCTATCTCATATACACATAACTATTCTATCAATTTTACCAATTAGTTGGTGTTTAATAAAAATATGGGGAATCTAATTAATTTTTCCTTACACAATTGACGTACATGAGTCTGAGTTCCTTGTTCTTGCTAATTACTTCATCCAATTTATTATTCTTAACGAGACCGAGATTTTTTGTATAGTAGTCAGTCTTATATTCAACATGCTTTTCTATAATCATCTTAGCTATTTCTGCATCATCCAATAGTACATTTTCCAGATTAGCAGAATAGATATTAATGTCGTATTTGAACAGCGTCTGTAGCATTTCCAAGTCTTTGTTATCTATAGCCAATTTGATGTCCGGAATGAAGAGAAGGGAATTATTAGTGTTTGTCAACGTCATATAGTCGAGCAAGAGAATCATCATATCCACGTGTCCATTTTTTATAGTGATGTGAATACAACTAAGGAGAATAGCCAGATCAAAAGTAGATGGTATCTCTGAAAGAAAGTATGATACAATACTTACATCATTAAGCATGACGGCATGATAAAATGAAGTCTTCCATCCAGTTTTCCCACAGAACATCAGTCTCCAATTTTTCTTAACAAACAGTTTTACCGTTTGTATGTTACCACTATCAACCGCATAATACAACGCAGTGTTTCCCTTGTCATCAAATTGCGAATCATCCATTCCACTGAATAGCAAAATCTTTACTATTTTGGTATCTTCTAATGTGGCTGCCTGATGTAATGGAAATTCATTATCTAGAAGATTTTTCAATGCCCCAGCGTTCAACAACTTACATACTAGACGCACGTTATTATCAGCTATTGCATAATACAAGGAACTATGTCCATGGACATCCGCCTTAAATGCATCTTTACTAGAGAGAAAGCTTTTTAGCTGCTTAGACTTCCAAGTATTAATTCGTGACAGATCCATGTCTGAAACGAGACGCTAATTAGCGTATAATTTTTCATTTTTATAATTTTGTCATACTGCTCCAGAATTAATAATATCTCTAATAGATCTAATTAGTAGATACATGGCTATCGCAAAACAACATATACACATTTAATAAAAATAATATTCATTAAGGAGATTCAGTTTCTACCTTACCCATAAACAATATTAAGGAGATTCCACCTTACCCATAAACAATATAAATCCAGTAATATCATGTCTAATGATGAACACAAATGGTGTATTAAATTCCAGTTCTTCAGGAGATGATCTCGCTGTAGCTACCATGATAGTAGATGCCTCCGCTACAGTTCCTTGTTCATCGACATCTATCTTTGCATTCTGAAACATTTTATAGATATATAATGGGTCCCTAGTCATATATTCAAACGACGCCTTATCTGGATTAAACATACTGGGAGTCATCATTTCGGCTATCGACTTAATATCCATCTTATTTTCGATAGAAAATCTAGGGAGTTTAAGATTATACACTTTATTCCCTAATTGAAACGACCAATAGTCTAATTTTGCAGCCGTGATAGAATCTGTGAAATGGGTCATATTATCACCTATTGCCAGGTACATACTAATATTAGCATCCTTATACGGAAGGCGTACCATGTCATATTCTTCACCGTCGACTGTGATTGTATTTCCTTGTAATTTACTAACTACGTTCATCATGGGAACCGTTTTCGTACCGTACTTATTAGTAAAACTAGCATTGCGTGTTTTAGTGATATCAAACGGATATTTCCAAGTACCTTTAAAATATATAGTATTAATGATTGCCCATAGAGTATTATTGTCGAGCATAGTAGAATCTACTACATTAGACATACCGGATCTACGTTCTACTATGGAATTAATTTTATTAATCGCGTCTCGTCTAAAGTTTAATCTATATAGACCGAATCTATGATATTGTTGATAATACGACGGTTTAATACACACAGTATTATCTACGAAACTTTGATAAGTTAGATCAGTGTACGTATATTTAGATGTTTTCAGCTTAGCTAATCCTGATAATAATTCTGTAAATACTGGACCCAGATCTCTTTTTCTCAAATCCATAGTCTTCAATAATTCTACTCTAGTATTACCTGATGCAGGCAATAGCGACATAAACATAGAAAACGAATAGCCAAACGGCGAGAAGACAATATTATCATCCTCATTTCCATCTTGAATATTTTTATACGCTAATATACCGGCATTGGTAAATCCTTGCAGACGATAGGCGGACGCCGTACACGCTAACGATAGTATCAATAACACAATCATGATTTTATGGTATTAATATTTTACCTTATTTTTATGTTTGGTATAAAAATTATTGATGTCTACACATCCTTTTGTAATTGACATCTATATATCCTTTTGTATAATCAACTCTAATCACTTTAACTTTTACAGTTTTCCCTACCAGTTTATCCCTATATTTAAAATATCTATTCATATGCATCTGAACACTCTCTGCCAAGATAGCTGCATTGAGAGGATAGTCAAAAAGATCAATATATAGAGCATAACCATTCTCGTATACTTTGCCCTTTAATACATCGCCCGCATCGGGCAACGAATAACAAAATGCAAGCATCTTGTTAACGGGCTCGTAAATTGGGATAAAAATTATGTTTTTATTATTTTTATATCTATTTTATTCCAGAGAGTATTCAGGAATTTCTTTTTCTGGTTGTATCTCGTCACTGTAGATATCATTTGTACACTGTTTCATATTTTTTAATAGTCTACACCTTTTAGTAGGACTAGTATCGTACAATTCATAGCTGTATTTTGAATTCCAATCGCGCATAAAAACATCTTCCAATTGTTGGCGAAGACCTAATCCATCATCTGGTGTAATATTAATAGATGCTCCACATATATCCGTAAAGTAATTTCCTGTCCAATTTGAGGTACCTATATACGCCGTTTTATCGGTTACCATATATTTGGCATGGTTTACTCTAGAATATGGAATGGGAGGATCGGCATCCGGTACAATAAACAGTTTTACTTCTATATCAATGTTTTTGGATTTTAGCATAGCGATAGATCTTAAAAAGTTTCGCATAATAAACGAAGATCGTTGCCAGCAACTAATTAATAACTTAACGGATACTTGTCTGTCTATAGCGGCTCTTCTTAATTCATCTTCTATATAAGGCCAAAACAAAATATTGCCCACCTTCGAATAAATAATAGGAATAAAGTTCATAACAGATACATAAACAAATTTACTTGCATTTCTGATACATGACAATAAAGCGGTTAAATCATTAGTTCTTGACATGGTACATAGTTGTTGCGGTGCAGAAGCAATAAATACAGAGTGTGGAACACCACTTACGTTCATACTAAGAGGATGATCTGTATTATAATACGCCGGATAAAAGTTTTTCCAATTATATGGTAGATTGTTAACTCCAAGATACCAGTATACCTCAAAAATTTGAGTGAGATCTACTGCCAAGTTCCTATTATTGAAGACAGCAATGCCTAACTCCTTGACCTGCGTTAGTGATCTCCAATCCATATTAGCGCTTCCTAAATAAATATGTGTGTTATCAGATATCCAAAATTTTGTATGTAGAACTCCTCCCAGAATATTTGTAATATCTATATATCTCACTTCAACTCCGGCCATTTGTAGCGTTTCAATATCCTTTAATGGTTTATTGGATTTATTGACGGCTACTCTAACTCGTACACCTCTTTTTGGCAATTGTGAAATCTCGTTTAGTATTGTCGTGCCGAAATTCGTACCCACCTCATCTGATAAACTCCAATAAAAAGATGATATATCTAGTGTTTTTGTAGTATTGGATAGAATTTCCCTCCAGACGTTAAACGTAGACAAATATACTTTATCAAATTGCATGCCTATAGGAATAGTCTCCGTAATTACTGCGATGGTGTTATCCGGATTCATTTTATTTGTTAAAAAAAATAATTGTATCACTTAACTCTATTAAAAATCCAAGTCTCTATTTCTTTCATAACTGATTTTTTAACTTCATCCGTTTCTTTATGAAGATGATGTTTGGCACCTTCATAAATTTTTATTTCTCTATTACAATTTGCATGTTGCATAAAATAATATGCACCTGAAACATCACTAATCTCATTGTTTGTTCCCTGGAGTATGAGAGTCGGGGTGTTAATCTTGGGAATTATTTTTCTAACCTTATTGGTAGCCTTCAAGACCTGACTAGCAAATCCAGCCTTAATTTTTTCATGATTGACTAATGGGTCGTATTGGTATTTGTAAACTTCATCCATATCTCTAGATACTGATTCGGGACATAGCTTTCCAACGGGTGCATTTGGTGTGATGGCTCCCATAAGTTTGGCAGCTAGCAGATTTAGTCTTGGGACAGCTTCGGCATTAACTAGGGGAGACATTAGAATCATTGCTTTAAACAAGTCTGGATTCTCATAAGCGGCTAGTATAGAAATTGTTGCTCCCATGGAATGACCCAATAAGAAGACTGGAACTCCTGGATAAGTAGATTTAATAGTTACCACGTGTTGTACTGCATCTCTAACATACGTACCAAAGTCATCGATCATCATTTTTTCACCATTACTTCTTCCATGACCAATATGATCATGCGAGAATACTAAAATTCCTAACGATGATATATTTTCAGCTAGTTCTTCATAACGTCCAGAATGTTCACCTGCTCCATGACTTATGAATACCAATGCCTTAGGATATGTAATAGGTTTCCAATATTTACAATATATGTAATCATTGTCTAGATTAAACATACAGTTTGCACTTGCCATGATTCGTTATATAACTATCATCAAGTATTAACAGTTCGTTTGATGATCATATTATTTTTATGTTTTATTGATAATTGTAAAAACATACAATTAAATCAATATAGAGGAAGGAGACAGAATTGTCTTTTGTGAGATAGTCATGGATACCAAATCAGATTACGAGGATGCTGTTTTTTACTTTGTAGATAACGATGAACTATGTAGTCGTGACTCCATCATCGATCTAATAGATGAATATATCACGTGGAGAAATTATGTTATAGTGTTTAACAAAGATATTACCAGTTGTGGAAGACTGTACAAGGAATTGATGAAATTCGATGATGTCGCTATACGGTACTATGGAATTGATAAAATTAATGAGATTATCGAAACCATGAGCGAAGGAGACCACTACATCAATCTTACAGAAGTCCATGATCAGGAAAGTCTATTCGCTACCATAGGAATATGTGCTAAAATCACTGAACATTGGGGATACAAAAAGATTTCAGAATCTAGATTCCAAACATTGGGAAACATTACAGATCTGATGTCAGACGATAATATAAACATCTTGATACTTTTTCTAGAAAAAAAATTGAATTGATGATATAGGGGTTTTTATAACGTATAATTATGTTAATGCATTCTTATTATATATCCAGTGTTAAAAAAAATTATCCTATCATGTATTTGAGAGTCTTATATGTAACAAACATGATACCTGCGATACCAATAATCTTTAGATATTCACGCGTGCTATGGATGGCATTATCCCGCGGTGCGGAAATGTACGTTATATAATCTACAAAATAATCATCGCATATAGTATGAGATAGTAGAGTAAACATTTTTATCGTTTCTACTGGGTTCATACATCGTCTACCCAATTCTGTAATGAATGAAATTGTCGCCAATCTTACACCCAAACCCTTGTTGTTAATTAGTATAGTATTAACTTCATTATTTATGTCATAAACTGTAAATGATTCTGTAGATGCCATATCATACATGATATTCATGTCTCTATTATAATCATTATTAACTTTATCACAATACGTGTTGATAATATCTACATATGATCTAGTTTTTGTGGGCAATTGTTTATACAAGTCGTTTAAACGTTGTTTACTCATGTAGTACTGAACGGCCATCATTACATGGTCCCGTTCTGTCGATAGATAATCGAGTATGTTAGTGGACTTATCAAATCTATATACCATATTTTCTGGAAGTGGATATACATAGTTGTGATCATCATTATCGCTAACCTCATCATGTATATCCTGATCTATATCCTGATCTATATCCTGATCTATATCCTGATCTATATCCTGATCTATATCCTGTATATCCTCTACATAATCTACGATATTATTACACATAAACATCGACAACATACTATTGTCCATTATCTAAGTCCTGTTGATCCAAACCCTTGAGCTCCTCTATCTGTACTATCTAGAGATTGTACTTCTTCCAGTTCTGGATAATATATACGTTGATAGATTAGCTGAGCTATTCTATCTCCCGTATTTACATTGAACGTACATTTTCCATTATTAATAAGAATGACTCCTATGTTTCCCCTATAATCTTCGTCTATTACACCGCCTCCTATATCAATGCCTTTTAGGGACAGACCAGACCTAGGAGCTATTCTACCATAGCAGAACTTAGGCATGGACATACTAATATCTGTCTTAATTAATTGTCTTTCTCCTGGAGGGATAGTATAATCATACGCGCTATATAAATCATATCCGGCGGCGTACGGTGATTGCCTAGTAGGAGATTTAGCTCTGTTAGTTTCCTTAACAAATCTAACTGGTGAGTTAATATTCATGTTGAATATAAAAACTAATATTTTATTTCAAAATTATTTACCATTCCATATATTCCATGAATAAGTGCGATGATTGTACACTTCTATAGTATCTATATACGAACCACGATAAAATCCTCCTATCAATAGCAGTTTATTATCCACTATGATCAATTCTGGATTATCCCTCGGATAAATAGGATCATCTATCAGAGACCATGTATTGCTGCATTCGTTATAAAATTCAGCATTTCTACCAACCACGAATAACTTTCTACCAAACACTAACGCACATGATTTATAATGAGGATAATAAGTAGATGGTCCAAACTGCCACCTATCATGATTTGGTAGCAAATATTCTGTAGTTGTATCAGTTTCAGAATGCCCTCCTATTACGTATATAACATTGTTCATATATGCGATTGCTGGATTACATCTAGATTTTAGAAGACTCGGCATATTAACCCAAGCGGTATCCCCGTGGAACCAACACTCGACAGACGTGGGATTTGGTAGACCTCCTACTACATATATTTTATTGTTAGCAGGTACCCCGCTAGCATACAGTCTGGGACTATTCATCGGAGGAATTGGGATCCAATTGTTTGATATATAATTTACCGCTATAGCATTGTTATGTATTTCATTGTTCATCCATCCACCGATGAGATATACTACTTCTCCAACATGAGTACTTGTACACATATGGAATATATCTATAATTTTATCCATGTTCATAGGGTACTCTATGAATGAATACTTGTATGATTTGCGTGGTTGTTTATCACAATGAAATATTTTGGTACAGTCTAGTATCCATTTTATATTATTTATACCTCTGGGAGAAAGATAATTTGACCTGATTACATTTTTGATAAGGAGTAGCAGATTTCCTAATCTATTTCTTCTCTTCATATACCACTTAATGACAAAATCAACTACATAATCCTCGTCTGGAACATTTAACTCGTCGCTTTCTAGAATAAATTTCATAGATAGATAATCAAAATTGTCTATGATGTCCGCTTCCAGTTCCAAAAAGTGTTTGGTAATAAAGTCTTTAGTATGACATAAGAGATTGGATAGTCCGTATTCTATACCCATCATGTAACACTCGACACAATATTCCTTTCTAAAATCTCGTAGTATAAAGTTTATACAAGTGTAGATGATAAATTCTACAGACGTTAATATAGACGCGCGTAATAAATTGATGACGTTATGTCTATCTATGTATACCTTTCCAGTATACGAGTAAATAACTATAGAAGTTAGACTGTGAATGTCAAGGTCTAGACAAACCCTCGTAACTTGATCTTTATTTTTCGTGTATTTTTGACGTAAATGTGTGCGAAAATACGGAGATAACTTTTTCAATATCGTAGAATTGACTATTATATTGCCTCCTATAGCATCAATAATTGTTTTGAATTTCTTAGTCATAGACAATGCTAATATATTCTTACAGTACACAGTATTGACAAATATCGGCATTTATGTTTCTTTAAAAGTCAACATCTAGAGAAAAATGATTGTCTTCTTGAGACATAACTCCCATTTTTTGATATTCGCCCACACGTTTTTCGAAAAAATTAGTTTTACCTTCTAATGATATATTTTCCATGAAATCGAACGGATTGGTAACATTATAAATTTTTTTAAATCCCAATTCAGAAATCAATCTATCTGCGACAAATTCTATATATGTCTTCATCATTTCACAATTCATTCCTATAAGTTTAACTGGAAGAGCCGCAGTAAGAAATTCTTGTTCAATAGAGACCGCGTCTGTTATAATAGATATTACTGTTTCTTCACTCGGTGGATACAATAAATGTTTAAACATCAAACATGCGAAATCGCAGTGTAGACCCTCGTCTCTACTAATTAATTCGTTGGAAAACGTGAGTCCGGGCATTAGGCCACGCTTTTTAAGCCAAAATATGGACGCAAATGATCCAGAAAAGAAAATTCCTTCTACTGCCGCAAAGGCAATAAGTCTCTCTCCATAACCTACATCGTTATGTATCCACTTTTGAGCCCAGTCAGCCTTCTTTTTTACGCAAGGCATTGTCTCTATAGCATTAAAGAGATAGTTTTTTTCATTACTATCTTTAACATATGTATCAATCAAAAGACTATACATTTCCGAATGAATATTTTCAATGGCCATCTGAAATCCGTAGAAACATCTAGCCTCGGTAATCTGTACTTCTGTACAAAATCGTTCCGCCAAATTTTCATTCACTATTCCGTCACTGGCTGCAAAAAACGCCAACACATGTTTTATAAAATATTTTTCGTCTGGTGTTAGTTTATTCCAATCATTGATATCTTTAGATATATCTACTTCTTCCACTGTCCAAAATGATGCCTCTGCCTTTTTATACATATTCCAGATGTCATGATATTGAATTGGGAAAATAACAAATCTATTTGGATTTGGTGCAAGGATGGGTTCCATAACTAAATTAACAATATCAATAAATTTTTTTTTCAGTTATCTATACGACTGTACTTGGATCTTTTGTACATCGCTATCGTCGCAATCACTGCAATGATTATAATTATTATTGATAGCATTGTTATTAGTACTATCATAATTAAATTATCAACATCCATGGGTGCAGAATAATCGTTATTATCATCATTATCATTTTGTAATTGTGACATCATACTAGATAAATCGTTTGCGAGATTGTTGTAGGAAGCGGGCATGGAGGATGAATTATCATTATTATTATTTAAAGCCTCCCATTCGGATTCACAAATATGGCGCGCGTTCAACATTTTATGGAAACTATAATTTTGTGAAAACAAGTAACAAGAAAACTCGTCATCGTTCAAATTTTTAACGATAGTAAACCGATTAAACGTCGAGCTAATTTCTAACGCTAGTGACTCTGTTGGATATGGATTTCCAGATATATATCTTTTCAGCTCCCCTACGTATCTATAATCATCTGTGGGAAATGGAAGGTATTTCCATCTATCTAGTGTTCCTAATATCATATGTGGTGGTGTAGTAGAACCATTAAGTGCGAAAGATTTTATTTCACATCGTATTTTAACTTCGCAATAATTTCTGGTTAGATAACGCACTCTGCCAGTCAAGTCAATGATATTAGCCTTTACAGATATATTCATAGTAGTTGTAACGACGACTCCATCTTTTAGATGCGATACTCCTTTATATGAGCCAGAATCTTCGTACCTCAAACTCGATATATTCAAACAAGTTAATGAGATATTGACGCGTTTTATGAACGATGATATGTATCCAGAAGTTCTATCCACTGTGGCTAACGCTATAACCTTATCATTATAGTACCAAAGAGTGTGATTAATATGTGATACATCAGTGTGGGTACAAATATGTACATTGTCTTCTACGTTGTATTCTACACATCCACATGCATCCAACAAACATAAAATGATAAATATTCTAATGATGATAGTACCCATCTCGATGCCGCATAATAAATGCTTTGATTTCAATTTATTGTAAAAAAAGAATCTGTTTTATATGGATCGACTTTCTCATTGTTTTTATCATTTATTATATCCATACAGTCGAAGCCGTGGTTAGAATACACCTCATCAACCTGTAATAGACTATCGGCCTCTTCTATCATTATAACTCGAGAATATTTAATTTGGTCATTATTAATCAAGTCAATTATCTTATTTTTAACAAATGTGAGTATTTTACTCATTTTTTATAAAAACTTTTAGAAATATACAGACTCTATCACGTGCCTATATCTTCTTTTTATATCCAATGTATTTATATCTGATTTTTCTTCATTTATCATATACAATGGTCCAAATTCTATACGTGTTTCTTCATCCAGATCATTAAGGTTCTTATAATCGTAACATCCTTCTCCTCCCTCTTCTATATCTTCCTTCTTAAACTTATTCTTATTCTTATTCTTAGCGTCACAGAATCGACCACAGCAGGATCCCATGACGAGCGACATATTAAACTAATTCATTTTCAATAATATACTGATTAGTAACGACCATTTAAATAAATATTCTTCATAACCGGTAAGAATAGTGAAAAGACTAAATCTTCACATTGTACTAGTCAGTAGTGTTTACATACATGAGATGAGAAGATATTCTCTACTTTGGTGGAGGATTATATGATATAATTCGTGGATAATCATTCTTAAGACACATTTCTTCATTCGTAAATCTTTTCACGTTAAATGAGTGTCCATATTTTGCAATTTCTTCATATGATGGCGGTGTACGTGGACGGCGCTGTTCCTGTTCTTGTTGTGGTCTCCGACTTTCGTGTTTGCGTTTAGATCCCTCCATTATCGCGATTGCCTCGATGAGGTACTATTTTATACCTTGTAATTAAATTTTTTTATTAATTAAACGTATAAAAACGTTCCGTATCTGTATTTAAGAGCCAGATTTCGTCTAATAGAACAAATAGCTACAGTAAAAATAACTAGAATAATCACTACACCCACTAGAAACCACGGATCGTAATACGGCAATCGGTTTTCGATAATAGGTGGAACGTATATTTTATTTAAGGACTTAACAATTGTCTGTAAACCACAATTTGCGTCCGCTGATCCTGTATTAACTATCTGTAAAAGCATATGTTGGCCAGGAGGAGCCGAACATTCACCGATATCCAATTTTTGTATTTCTATAATGTTATTAACCTCAGCATAAGCATTACAGTTCTTTTCTAGCTTGGATACCGCACTAGGTACATCATCTAGATCTATTCCTATTTCCTCAGCGATAGCTTTTCTATCCTTTTCCGGAAGCAATGAAATCACTTCAATAAATGATTCAATCATTAGTGTGAAACTCAGTCGAGAATTACTCATGCATTTGTTAGTTATTCGGAGCGCGCAATTTTTAAACTGCCCTATAACCTCTCCTATATGAATAGCACAAGTAACATTAGTAGGGATAGAATGTTGAGCTAATTTTTGTAAATAACTATCTATAAAAAGATTATACAAAGTTTTAAACTCTTTAGTTTCCGCCATTTATCCAGTCTGAGAAAATGTCTCTCATAATAAATTTTTCCAAGAAACTAATTGGGTGAAGAATGGAAACCTTTAATCTATATTTATCACAGTCTGTTTTAGTGCACATGATGAATTCTTCTAATGCTGTACTAAATTCGATATCTTTCTCGATTTCTGGATATGTTTTTAATAAAGTATGAACAAAGAAATGGAAATCGTAATACCAGTTATGTTCAACTTTGAAATTGTTTTTTATTTTCTTGTTAATGATTCCAGCAACTTGGGAAAAGTCAAAGTCGTTTAATGCCGATTTAATACGTTCATTAAACACAAACTTTTTATCCTTTAGATGAATTATTATTGGTTCATTGGAATCGAAAAGTAAGATATTATCGGGTTTAAGATCTGCATGTAAAAAGTTGTCACAACTGGGTAGTTCGTAAATTTTAATGTATAACAGAGCCATCTGTAAAAAGATAAACTTTATGTATTGTACCAAAGATTTAAATCCTAATTTGATAGCTAACTCGGTGTCAACTTTATCTGCCGAATACAGTGCTAAGGGAAAAATTATAATGTTTCCTCTTTCGTATTCGTAGTTAGTTCTCTTTTCATGTTCGAAAAAGTGAAACATGCGGTTAAAATAGTTTATAACATTAATATTACTGTTAATAACTGCCGGATAAAAATGGGATAGTAATTTCACGAATTTGATACTGTCCTTTCTCTCGTTAAACGCCTTTAGAAAAACTTTAGAAGAATATCTCAATGAGAGTTCCTGACCGTCCATAGTTTGTATCAATAATAGCAACATATTAAGAACCCGTTTATACAGTGTATGTAAAAATGTTAATTTATAGTTTAATCCCATGGCCCACGCACACACGATTAATTTTTTTTCGTCTCCCTTTAGATTGTTGTATAGAAATTTTGGTACCGTGAACTCCGCCGTAGTTTCCATGGGACTATATAATTTTGTGGCCTCAAATACAAATTTTACTACATAGTTATCTATCTTAAAGACTATACCGTATCCTCCAGTAGATATGTGATAAAAATCGTCGTTTATAGGATAAAATCGTTTATCTTTTTGTTGGAAAAAGGATGAATTAATGTAATCATTCTCTTCTATCTTTAGTAGTGTTTCCCGATTAAAATTCTTAAAATAATTTAACAATCTAACTGATGGAGCCCAATTTTGATGTAAATCTAATTGTGACATTATGTTGTTAAAATATAAACAGTCTCCTAATATAACAGTATCAGATAATCTATGTGGAGACATCCATTGATATTCAGGGGATGAATCATTGGCAACACCCATTTATTGTACAAAAAGCCCCAATTTACAAACGAAAGTCCAGGTTTGATAGAGACAAACTATTAACTATCTTGTCTCTGTTTTTAACACCTCCACAGTTTTTAATTTCTTTGGTAATGAAATTATTCACTATATCAGTATCTTCTTTATCTACCAGAGATTTTACTAACTTGATAACCTTGGCTGTCTCATTCAATAGGGTAGTGATATTTGTATGAGTGATATTGATATCTTTTTGAATTGTTTCTTTTAGAAGTGGTTCTTTGATGGTGTCAGCGTACGAATTACAATAATGCAGAAACTCAGTTAACATACAGGAATTATAGTAAGCCAATTCCAATTGTTGTCTGTATTGTATTAGAGTATCAATATGAGCAATGGTGTCCTTGCGTTTCTCTGATAGAATGCGAGCAGCGATTTTGGCGTTATCATTTGACGATATGTCTGGAATGATGAATCCTGTTTCTACTAACTTTTTGGTGGGACAAAGTGAAACAATCAAGAAGATAGCTTCTCCTCCTATTTGTGGAAGAAATTGAACTCCTCTAGATGATCTACTGACGATAGTATCTCCTTGACAGATATTGGACCGAATTACAGAAGTACCTGGAATGTAAAGCCCCGAAACACCCTCATTTTTTAAGCAGATTGTTGCAGTAAATCCTGCACTGTGTCCAAGATAGAGAGCTCCTTTGGTGAATCCGTCTCTATGTTTCAGTTTAACCATAAAACAGTCTGCGGGTCTAAAATTTCCATCTCTATCCAATACAGCATCCAACTTGATGTCGGGGATGGTGACCGGTTTAATACTATATGTAACATTGAGTAAATCCTTGAGTTCATAATCATCGTTGTCATCGGTTATGTACGAACCAAACAATGTTTCAACCGGCATAGTGGATACGTAGATACTATCCATCAAAATGTTTCCCTGATTAGTGTTTTCTATATAGCTATTCTTCCTTAAACGATTTTCCAAATCAGTAACGATATTCATTTTTTTAGGAGTAGGGCGCCTAGTCAGTATGGAAGAGGATTTTCTAGATCCTCTCTTCAACATCTTTGATCTCAATGGAATGCAAAACCCCATAGTGCAACAACCAAATGGTGTAACAACCAACGATAAAAATAATATTGTTTTTCACTTTTTATAATTTTACCATTTGACTCATGACTTCATTGATATCTTTATACGAGCTACTAATATATAATTCTTTATAACTGAACTGAGATATATACACTGGATCTATGGTTTCCATAATTGAGTAAATAAATGCTCTGCAATAACTAATGGCAAATGTATAGAACACCGAAATTATACTAGAGTTGTTAAAGTTAATATTTTCTATCAGTTGTTCCAATAATTTATTTGTTGTGGGTGCATTCAATTCATAAATAATCTTGATGCTATCTAGTAAACAGTCTTTAAGTTCTGGAATATTATCGTCCCATTGTAAAGCCCCTAATTCGACTATCGAATACCCTGCTCTGGTAGCCGTTTCAATATCGACGGATGTCAATACTGTAATAAATGTGGTAGTATTGTCATCATCGTGATAAACGACAGGAATATGGTCGTTAGTAGGTACGGTGACTTTACACAACGCGATATATAACTTTCCTTTTGTACCATTTTTAACGTAGTTGGGACGTCCTGCAGGATATTGTTTTGAAGAAATAATATCGAGAACAGATTTGATACGATATTTGTTGGATTCCTGATTATTCACTATAATATAATCTAGACAGATAGATGATTCGATAAATAGAGAAGGTATGTCGTTGGTAGGATAATACATCCCCATTCCAGTATTCTCGGATACTCTATTGATGACACTAGTTAAGAACATGTCTTCTATTCTAGAAAACGAAAACATCTTACATGGACTCATTAAAACTTCTAGCGCTCCTGATTGTGTCTCGAATGCCTCATACAAGGATTTCAAGGATGTCATAGATTCTTTGACCCACGATTTAATATTGCGTTTAGCATCTGATTTTTTTATTAAATCGAATGGTCGGCTCTCTGGTTTGCTACCCCAATGATAACAATAGTCTTGTAAAGATAAACCGCAAGAAAATTTATACACATCCATCCAAATAACTCTCGCACCATCAGATGATATTAGTGTATTATTATAGATTTTCCATCCACAATTATTGGGCCAGTATACTGTTAGTAACGGTATATCGAATAGATCACTCATGTAACCTACTAGAATGATAGTTCGTGCACTAGTCATAATATCTTTAATCCAATCTAAGAAATCTAAAATTAGATCTTTTACACTGTTAAAGTTAACAAAGGTATTACCCGGGTACGTGGATATCATATATGGCATTGGTCCATTATCAGTAATAGCTCCATAAACTGATACGGCGATGGTTTTTATATGTGTTTGAACTAACGAGGAAGAAATTCTCACCCACAATTCATCTCTAGATATGCATTTAATATCAAAAGGTAACACGTCAATTTCTGGACGCGTATATGTTTCTAAATTCTTAATCCAAATATAATGATGACCTATATGCCCTATTATCATACTGTCAACTATAGTATACCTAGAGAACTTACGATACATCTGTTTCCTATAATCGTTAAATTTTACAAATCTATAACATGCTAAACCTTTTGACGACAACCATTCATTAATTTCTGATATGGAATCTGTATTCTCGATACCGTATCGTTCTAAAGCCAGTGCTATATCTCCCTGTTCGTGAGAACGCTTTCGTATAATATCGATCAACGGATAATCTGAGGTTTTTGGAGAATAATATGATCCATGATCTATTTCGTCCATAAACAATCTAGACATAGGAATTGGAGGCAATGATCTTAATTTTCTACAATGAGTCTGAGTCATTCCTATAACTTCTAATCTTGTAATATTCATCATCGACATAATACTATCTATGTTATCATCGTATATTAGTATACCACGACCTTCTTCATTTCGTGCCAAAATGATATACAGTCTTAAATAGTTACGCAATATCTCAATAGTTTCATAATTGTTAGCTGTTTTCATCAAGATTTGTACCCTGTTTAACATGATGGCGTTCTATACGTCTCTATTTTCTATTTTTAAATTTTTAACGGTTTACTGTGGCTAGATACCCAATCTCTCTCAAATATTTTTTTAGCATCGCTTACAAGTTGTTTATCTATACTATTAAAACTAACGAATCCGTGATTTTGGTAATGTGTTCCGTCGAAATTTGCCGAAGTGATATGAACATATTCATCGTCGACTATCAACAATTTTGTATTATTCTGAATAGTGAAAACCTTCACAGATAGATCATTTTGAACACACAACGCGTCTAGACTTCTGGCGGTTGCCATAGAATATACGTCGTTCTTATCCCAATTACCGACTAAAAGTCTGATCTTAACTCCTCTATTAATGGCTGCTTCTATAATGGAGTTGTAAATGTCAGGCCAATAGTAGCTATTACCGTCGACACGTGTAGTGGGAACTATGGCCAAATGTTCAATATCTATACTAGTCTTAGCTGACCTGAGTTTATCAATAACTACATCGGTATCTAGATCTCTAGAATATCCCAATAGGTGTTCCGGAGAATCAGTAAAGAACACTCCACCTATAGGATTCTTAATATGATACGCAGTGCTAACTGGCAGACAACAAGCCGAAGAGCATAAATTCAACCATGAATTTTTTGCGCTATTAAAGGCTTTAAAAGTATCAAATCTTCTACGAAGATCTGTGGCCAGTGGTGGATAATCAGAATATACACCTAACGTTTTAATCGTATGGATAGATCCTCCAGTAAATGATGCGTTTCCTACATAACATCTTTCATCGTCGGACACCCAAAAACAACCGAGTAGTAGTCCTACGTTATTTTTTTTATCAATATTAACGGTTATAAAATTTATATCCGGGCAGTGACTTTGTAGCTCTCCCAGATTTCTTTTCCCTCGTTCATCTAGCAAAACTATTATTTTAACCCCTTTTTCAGATGCCTCTTTTAGTTTATCAAAAATGAGCGCTCCCCTAGTAGTACTCAGAGGATTACAACAAAAAGATGCTATGTATATATATTTCTTAGCTAGAGTGATAATTTCGTTAAAACATTCAAATGTTGTCAAATGATCGGATCTAAAATCCATATTTTCTGGTAGGGTTTCTACCAGTCTACATTTTGCTCCCGCAGGTGCCGATGTAAATGGCCACATTTAGTTAACAAAAAAATTTACGTATCCTGTTCCATCAACGATTCTAGAACGTCATCGGCTATATCGCTAAAATCTTCATCAAAGTCGACATCACAACCTAGCTCAGTCAATATATTAAGAAGTTCCGTGATATCATCTTCATCGATTTCTATATCCATATCGGATGTAGATGTCGATGATTGACTGATTATTGAGTTAAAATCAGTACTAATTCCCAACCCTTTAGAATATACTCTGTGTTTCATGGTAATATCGGTGCGTATTTAAGTTGGTAGATTTTCAATTATATATATTATCAATATAGCAACAAAAGTTCTTGCTCCTCCTTAATTCTAGCATCTTCTTCATTATTTTCTTCTACATACATAAGCATGTCCAATACGTTAGACAATACGCCGACGATGGCGGCAGCCACAGACACGAATATGACTAATCCGATGACCATTTAAAAAACACTCTCTAGCTTTCACTTAAATTGTATAGATCATTCTTTTAGCACGTGTATAATAAAAAACATTATTCTATTTCGAATTTAGGCTTCCAAAAATTTTTCATTCGTAAACCGATAATAATATATATAGACTTGTTAATAGTTGGAATAAACAGATTAATACTTAAACTATCGTCATCTCCACGATTAGAGATACAATACTTACATTCTTTTTGCTGTTTCGAAACTTTATCAATACACGTTAATACAAACCCAGGAAGGAGATATTGAAACTGAGGCTGTTGAAAATGAAACGGTGAATACAATAGTTCAGATAATGTAAAATCATGATTCCGTATTCTGATGATATTAGAACTTCTAATTGATGTCGATGGTATGTATCTAGGAGTATCTATTTTAACAAAGCATCGATTTGCTAATATACAATTATCCTTTTGATTAATTGTTATTTTATTCATATTCTTAAAAGGTTTCATATTTATCAATTCTTCTACATTAAAAATTTCCATTTTTAATTTATGTAGCCCCGCAATACTCCTCATTACGTTTCATTTTTTGTCTAGAATGTCCATTTTGTTCATTTCGGTACATAGACTATCCAATTGAGAAGTGCATTTAGTAGTTTTGTACATTTTAAGTTTATTGACGAATCGTCGAAAACTAGTTATAGTTAACATTTTATTATTTGATACCCTGATATTAATACCCCTGTAGTTACTATTATTTATAACTGATGTAACCCATGTAACATTGGAATTAATTATCGATAGTAATGCATCGACGCTTCCAAAATTGTCTATTATAAACGCACCGATAATTTTTTTATTGCATGTTTTCATATTCATTAGGATTATCAAATCTTTAATTTTATTACGATTGTATGCGTTGATATTACAAGACGTCATTCTAAAAGACGGAGGATCTCCATCAAATGCCAGACAATCACGTACAAAGTACATGGAAATAGGTTTTGTTCTATTGCGCATCATAGATTCATATAGAACACCCACAGAAATACTAATTTGTTTTACTCTATAAAATACTAATGCATTTATTTCATCGTTATGTATAACGTCTTTCCAAGTGTCAAATTCCAAATTTTTTTCATTGATAGAGCCAAATTCTTCTATCTCTTTAACTACTTGCATAGATAGGTAATTACAGTGATGCCTACATGCCGTTTTTTGAAACTGAATAGATGCATCTAGAAGCGATGTTACGCTAGTCACGATCACCACTTTCATATTTAGAATATATGTATGTAAAAATATAGTAGAATTTCATTTTGTTTTTTTCTATGCTATAAATGAATTCTCATTTTGCATCTGCTCATACTCCGTTTTATATCAATACCAAAGAAGGAAGATATCTGGTTCTAAAAGCCGTTAAAGTATGCGATGTTAGAACTGTAGAATGCGAAGGAAGTAAAGCTTCCTGCGTACTCAAAGTAGATAAACCCTCATCACCCGCGTGTGAGAGAAGACCTTCGTCCCCTTCCAGATGCGAGAGAATGAATAACCCAGGAAAACAAGTTCCGTTTATGAGGACTGACATGCTACAAAATATGTTCGCGGCTAATCGCGATAATGTAGCGTCTAGACTTTTGTCCTAAAATACTATTATATCCTTTTCGATATTAATAAATCCGTGTCGTCCAGGTTTTTTATCTCTTTCAGTATGTGAATAGATAGGTATTTTATCTCTATTTATCATCGAATTTAAGAGATCAGATAAACATTGTTTGTATTCTCCAAATGTAAGCATCTGGTACAATAATATATGTGCACATAAACCTCTGGCACTTATTTCATGTACCTTCCCCTTATCACTAAGGAGAATAGTATTTGAGAAATATGTATACATGATATTATCATGAATTAGATATACAGAGTTTGTAACACTCTCGAAATCACACGAGGTGTCGGCGTTAAGATCTAATATATCACTCGATAACACATTTTCGTCTAGATACACTAGACATTTTTTAAAGCTAAAATAGTCTTTAGTAGTAACAGTAACTATGCGATTATTTTCATCGATGATACATTTCATCGGCATATTATTACGCTTACCATCAAAGACTATACCATGTGTATATCTAACGTATTCTAGCATAGTTGCCATGCGAACATTAAACTTTTCAGGATCTTTGGATAAATCTTCCAATCTATCTATTTGAGAAAACATTTTTATCATGTTCAATAGTTGAAACGTTGGATCCACTATATAGATATTATCTATAAAGATTTTAGGAACTACATTCATGGTATCCTGGCGAATATTAAAACTATCAATGATATGATTATCGTTTTCATCTTTTATCACCATATAGTTTCTAAGATATGGGATTTTACTTAATATAATATTATTTCCCGTAATAAATTTTATTAGAAATGCCAAATCTATAAGAAACGTCCTAGAATTAGTTTGAAGAATATCTATATCGCCGTACCGTATATTTGGATTAATTAGATATAGAGAATATGATCCGTAACATATACAACTTTTATTATGGCGTCTAAGATATTCTTCCATCAACTTATTAACATTTTTGACTAGGGAAGATACATTATGACGTCCCATCACTTTTGCCTTGTCTATTACTGCGACGTTCATAGAATTTAGCATATCTCTTGCCAATTCTTCCATTGATGTTACATTATAAGAAATTTTAGATGAAATTACATTTGGAGCTTTAATAGTAAGAACTCCTAATATATCCGTGTATGTGGTCACTAATACAGATTGTAGTTCTATAATCGTAAATAATTTACCTATATTATATGTTTGAGTCTGTTTAGAAAAGTAGCTAAGTATACGATCTTTTATTTCTGATGCAGATGTATCAACATCGGAAAAAAATCTTTTTTTATTCTTTTTTACTAAAGATACAAATATGTCTTTGTTAAAAACAGTTATTTTCTGAATATTTCTAGTTTGTAATTTTAACATATGATATTCGTTCACACTAGGTAATCTACCTAAATAGGTTTCTATAATCTTTAATGTAATATTAGGAAGAGTATTATGATTAGGATTCCTATTCATTTTGAGGATTTAAAACTCTGATTATTGTCTAATATGGTCTCAACACAAACTTTTTCACAGAGCGATAGAGTTTTTGATAACTCGTTTTTCTTAAGAAATATAAAACTACTGTCTCCAGAGCTTGCTCTATCTTTTATTTTATCTAATTCGATACAAACTCCTGATACTGGTTCAGAAAGTAATTCATTAATTTTCAGTCCTTTATAGAAGATAGTTAATATAGATAATACAAAATCTTCAGTTCTTGATATCGATCGGATTGATCCTAGAACTAGATATATTAATAACGTGCTCATTAGGCAGTTTATGGCAGCTTGATAATTAGATATAGTATATTCCAGTTCATATTTATTAGATACCTCATTGCCCAGATTTTGATATTCTATGAATTCCTCTGAAAATAAATCCAAAATAACTAGACATTCTATTTTTTGTGGATTAGTATACTTTCTTCCCTCTATCATGTTCACTACTGGTGTCCACGATGACAAATATCTAGAAGGAATATAATATAGTCCATAGGATGCCAATCTAGCAATATCGAATAACTGTAATTTGATTCTTCGTTCTTCATTATGTGTTAATTCTTGAGGCATAAATCTAACACAAATTATATTATTAGACTTTTCGTATGTAATGTCTTTCATGTTATAAGTTTTTAATCCTGGAATGGAATCTATTTTAATGAGGCTTTTAAACGCAGAGTTCTCCAACGAGTCAAAACATAATACTCTGTTGTTTTTCTTATATACAATATTACGTTTTTCTTCTTTGAATGGAATAGGTTTTTGAATTAGTTTATAATTACAACATAATAGATAAGGAAGTGTGCAAATAGTCCGCGGAAAAAACATAATAGCTCCACTGTTTTCATCCATGGTTTTAAGTAAATGATCACTGGCTTCCTTAGTCAATGGATATTCGAACATTAACCGTTTCATCATCATTGGACAGAATCCATATTTCTTAATGTAAAGAGTAATCAAATCATTGTGTTTATTGTACCATCTTGTTGTAAATGTGTATTCTGTTATCGGATCTGCTCCTTTTTCTATTAATGTATCGATGTCGATCTCGTCTAAGAATTCAACTATATCGACATATTTCATTTGTATACACATAACCATTACTAACGTAGAATGTATAGGAAGAGATGTAACGGGAACAGGGTTTGTTGATTCGCAAACTATTCTAATACATAGTTCTTCTGTTAATACGTCTTGTACGTAATCTATTATAGATGCCAAGATATCTATATAGTTATTTTGTAAGATAATATTGACTATGTGATCTATATAAGTAGTGTAATACTTCATGTATTTGGATATATGTTCCAACTCTGTCTTTGTGATGTCTAGTTTCGTAATATCTATAGCATCCTCAAAAAATATATTCGCATATATTCCCAAGTCTTCAGTTCTATCTTCTAAAAAATCTTCAGCATATGGAATATAATAATCTATCTTACCTCTTCTGATGTCATTAATGATATAATTTTTGACACTGTCTTCGGTCAATTGATTCTTGTTCACTATATCTAAGAAACGGATAGCGTCTCTGGGACGAACTGCGGCCATTAATATCTCTATTATAGCTTCTGGACATAATTCATCTATTATACCAGAATTAATAGGAACTATTCCGTATCTATCTAACATAGTTTTAAGAAAGTCAGAATCTAAGACCTGATGTTCATATATTGGTTCATACATGAAATGATCTCTATTGATGATAGTGACTATTTCATTTTCTGAAAATTGGTAACTCATTCTATATATGCTTTCCTTGTTGATAAAGGATAGTATATATTCAATAGAATTTGTACCAACAAACTGTTCTCTTATGAATCGTATATCATCATCCGAAATAATCATGTAAGCCATACATTTAACAATTAGAGACTTGTCTCCTGTGGTCAATATACTATTCTTGTGATAATTTATGTGTGTGGCAAATTTGTCCACGTTCTTTACTTTTGTTATAGTAGATATCAAATCCAATGGAGATACAGTTCTTGGCTTAAACAGATATAGTTTTTCTGGAACGAATTCTACAACATTATTATAAAGAACTTTGGGTAGATAAGTGGGATGAAATCCTATTTTAATTAATGCGATCGCCTTGTCCTCGTGTAAATATCCAAACGCTTTTGTGATAGTATGACACTCATTATCTAGAAATGCTCTACGAATATCTGTGACAGATATCATCTTTAGAGAATACTAGTCGCGTTAATAGTACTAAAATTTGTATTTTTTAATCTAATCTATCTCAATAAAAAATTAATATTTATGAATTCGATGTATAACTAGAATCAGAATCAGAATCTAATGATGACGTACCCAAGAAGTTTATCTACTGCCAATTTAGCTGCATTATTTTTAGCATCTCGTTTAGTTTTTCCATCTGCCTTATCGAATACTCTTCCGTCGATGTCTACACAGGCATAAAATGTAGGAGAGTTACTAGGCCCAACTGATTCAATACGAAAAGACCAATATCTCTTAGTTATTTGGCAGTACTCATTAATAATGGTGACAGGGTTAGCATTTTTCCAATCAATAATTTTTTTAGCCGGAATAACATCATCAAAAGACTTATGATCCTCTCTCATTGATTTTTCGCGGGATACATCATCTATTATGGCATCAGCCATAACATCAGCATCCGGCTTATCTGCCTCCATTGTCATAAACCAACGAGGAGGAATATCGTCGGAGCTGTACACCATAGCACTACGTTGAAGATCGTACAGAGCTTTATTAACTTCTCGCTTCTCCATATTAAGTTGTCTAGTTAGTTGTGCAGCAGTAGCTCCTTCGATTCCAATGTTTTTAATAGCCGCACACACAATCTCTGCGTCAGAACTCTCGTCAATATAGATCTTAGACATTTTTAGAGAGAACTACCACAACCAGCAATAAAACTGAACCTACTTTATCATTTTTTTTATTCATCATCCTCTGGTGGTTCGTCGTTCCTATCGAATGTGGCTCTGATTAACCCGTCATCTATAGGTGATGCTGGTTCTGGAGATTCTGGAGGAGATGGATTATTATCTGGAAGAATCTCTGTTATTTCCTTGTTTTCATGTATCGATTGTGTTGTAACATTAAGATTGCGAAATACTCTAAATTTGGGAGGCTTAAAGTGTTGTTTACAATCTCTACACGCGTGTCTAACTAATGGAGGTTCATCAGCTGCTCTAGTTTGAATCATCATCGGTGTAGTATTCCTACTTTTACAGTTAGGACACGGTGTATTGTATTTCTCGTCGAGAACGTTAAAATAATCGTTGTAACTCACATCCTTTATTTTATCTATATTGTATTCTACTCCTTTCTTAATGCATTTTATACCGAATAAGAGATAGCGAAGGAATTCTTTTTCGGTGCCGCTAGTACCCTTAATCATGTCACATAGTGTTTTATATTCCAAATTTGTAGCAATGGACGGTTTATTTCTATACGATAATTTGTTTCTGGAATCCTTTGAGTATTCTATACCAATATTATTCTTTGATTCAAATTTAGTTTCTTCGATATTAGATTTTGTATTACCTATATTCTTGATGTAGTACTTTGATGATTTTTCCATGGCCCATTCTATTAAGTCTTCCAAGTTGGTATCATCCACATATTGTGATAGTAACTCTCGGATATCAGTAGCTGCTACCGCCATTGATGTTTGTTCATTGGATGAGTAACTACTAATGTATACATTTTCCATTTATAACACTTATGTATTAACTTTGTTCATTTATATTTTTTCATTATTATGTCGTTATTAACAAAAGTGAATATCTATGTATATATAGGTGTTGTAGTTCAAGGCTACAATTTCATAATGAGTGGAAATTTTGGTCAGCGCAAGATCGACAATGATCTTATTAGACGGCTTGCGTTGAAGAGAAAGTATCAACTCAATGGTGAGGAGTCAACTACGAAAGTTGATAAGAAGAGGACAAAGTTTCAGAATAGAGCCAAAATGGTAAAAGAAATAAATGAGTCAATAAGAGTAGCGCAATCTCATTACGAGACATTGAAACTAGGATACATAAAATTTAAGAGAATGATTAGGACTACTACTTTAAAAGATATAGTAACATCTATTCCAAATTTTCAGAAAGTTTATAAACTATTCTTGGACATTTCCGCCATCAGCAAAGCATCGCAGACTCCGAGTAAGATGGTATATGCTCTGCTGCTTTACATGTTTCCCAATTTGTTTGGAGATGACCATAGATTCATTCGTTATAGAATGTATCCAATGAGCAAAATCAAGCACAAGATCTTCTCCCCATTCAAACTCAATCTTATTAGAATATTAGTGGAAGAAAGATTCTATAATGATGAATGCAGATATAATAGATGGAGAGTGATCGGATCTCAAGTTGACAAAATGTTGGTAGCTAAATCTGATAAATATAAAATAGATGCAATGTACCGCCTAAGACCGGCGTATAGAATCAAAGGAAACTCTGAAGAAGATACCCTCTTCATCAAACAGATTGTAGAAAAATGTGTGACGTCTCAGGAATTGGTGGAAAAAGTGTTGAAGATGCTGTTTACAGATTTGTTCAAGAGTGGAGAATACAAAATGTACAGGCATGATGCTGATGCAGAAAATGGATTCATTGGATTGGATAAAATAAAATTAAACATTGTTCACGATATAGTTGAGCCGTGTATGCCTGTACGTAGATCATTGGCTAGGGCACAGTGTAAAGAAATGGTAAATAAATACTTTGAGAATCCGCTACATATTTTAGGTAAGAATCTCCAAGAGTGTATAGACTTTGTTAGTGAGTAGAAATGTTCTCTTTTTCCAATTATAACAAATTGTTAAATTAATAATGGATAGTATAAATAGTTATTAGAATAAGTAGGATATAGGATATAGGATATAGGATATAGGATATAGGATATAGGATATAGGATATAGGATATAGGATATAGGATATCATCATACTTGTTTCCTTCCCCTTTTATCTAACCACTATTTACCATCTCTAGTCTGTAAAATGGATTTTATTCGTAGAAAATATCTTATATACACAGTAGAAAATAATATAGATTTTTTAAGGGATGACACCTTAAATAAAGTAAATAATTTTACCCTGAATCATGTCTTAGCTCTCAAGTATCTAGTTAGTACTTTCCCCCAACATGTCATCACTAAGGATGTCTTAGCTAATCCCAATTTTTTTGTTTTCATACATATGGTACGATGTTGTAAAGTTTACGACGCTGTTCTGCGACATGCATTCGATGCGCCTACGTTGTACGTTAAATCATTGACTAAGAATTATTTATCGTTTAGTAACGCAATACAATCATATAAGGAAACCGTGCATAAACTAACACAAGATGAAAAATTTTTAGAGGTTGCTGAATATATGGAAGATTTAGGAGATCTTATAGGAGTAAATTATGACTTAGTTCTTAATCCATTATTTCACGGAGGAGAACCCATAAAAGATATGGAAATTATTTTTTTAAAACTGTTTAAGAAAACAGACTTCAAAGTTGTTAAAAAATTGAGTGTTATAAGATTACTGATCTGGGCATACTTAAGCAAGAATGATACCGGCATAGAGTTTGCAGATAATGATAAACAAGATATATATACTCTATTTCAGCAAACTGGTAGAATAGTCCATAGCAACCTAACAGAAACGTTTAGAGATTATATCTTCCCCGGAGATAAGACTAGCTATTGGGTATGGCTAAACGAAAGTATAGCTAATGACGCGGATATTGTTCTTAATAGACCCGCTATTACCATGTATGATAAAATTCTTAGTTATATATACTCTGAGATAAAGCAAGGTCGAGTTAATAAAAATATGCTTAAGTTAGTTTATATCTTCGAACCCGAAAAAGACATTAGAGAACTTCTGCTAGAAATTATATATGATATTCCTGGAGATATCTTATCTATTATTGATTCCAAGAACGAAGATTGGAAAAAATATTTTATTAGTTTTTACAAAGCCAACTTTATCAACGGTAATACATTTATTAGTGATAGAACGTTTAACGATGACTTATTCAGAGTTGTTGTTCAAATAGATCCCGAACATTTTGATAATGAAAGAATTATGTCGTTATTCTCTACGAATGCTGCGGACATTAAACGGTTTGATGAGTTGGATATTAATAATAGTTATATATCTAATATAATTTATGAGGTGAATGATATCACACTGGATACAATGGATGAAATGAAAAAGTGTCAAATATTTAACGAGGATACATCGTATTATATTAAGGAATATAACACGTATATGTTTTTGAACGAGACGGATCCAATGGTTATAGAAAACGGACTACTAAAGAAGTTGTCATCTATAAAATCCAAGAGTCGACGTCTGAACTTGTTTAGCAAAAACATTTTAAAATATTATTTAGATGGACAATTGGCTCGTTTAGGTCTTGTGTTAGAGGATTATAAAGGAGACTTGTTAGTTAAAATAATAAACCATCTCAAGTCCGTGGAAGACGTTTCTGCATTCGTTAGATTTTCTACAGATAAGAACCCTAGTATTCTTCCATCACTGATCAAAACTATTTTAGCTAGTTATAACATTTCCATCATCGTCATATTTCAAAAGTTTTTAAGAGATAATCTATATCATGTAGAAGAATTCTTGGATAAAAGTGTCCATCTAACCAAGACGGATAAGAAGTATATACTTCAATTGATAAAACACGGCAGATCATAGATCAAACCAAATATATTAATAATGATTTAAGAGAATAGCGCATACCATAATATAGTTTATCACGTATTAAAAATTCATACATTTTTGATAAATGGGAACTGCTGCGGCAATTCAGGCTCCCACTAAATTAATGAATAAGGAGAATGCAGAAATTATTTTGGAAAAAATCGTTGATCATATAGTTATGTATATTAGTGACGAATCAAGAGTTTCGGATAATAATCCTGAATATATTGAGTTTCGTAACAGATACGGAGACTACAGATCTCTCATTATAAAAAGTGATCCCGTGTTTGTAAAATTATGTAAAAATCACGCGGAGAAAAGTTCCCCAGAAACACAACAACTGATAATTAAACACATCTACGAACAATATCTTATTCCGGTATCTGAAGTACTATTAAAACCTATGATGTCCATGTGTGATATAATTACATATAACGGATGCAAAAACCATGAATGGATGCTATCTCAACTCTCTACCATAAACTTTAACAATCTCCGTACGTGGAACTCGTGTAGTATAGGCAATGTTACTCGCCTGTTATATACATTCTTTAGTTATCTGATGAAAGATAAACTCGATGATATATAAAGTGTATTACCCATTCTAAACTTTATGTAGCCTGAGGTATTTTTGTTAAAATATTAATCTAACTAAAAGAAATAACATAAAAAGAGGTAGACTATAAATATAATATGGCCGCAGCCGTTCCGCGTTTTGATGACGTGTACAAAAATGCACAGAGAAGAATTCTAGATCAAGAAACATTTTTTAGTAGAGGTCTGGGTAGACCATTAATGAAGAATACATATTTGTTTGATAATTACGCATATGGATGGATACCAGAAACAGCAATTTGGAGTAGTAGATACGCAAACCTAGATGCCAGTGACTATTATCCCATTTCGTTGGGATTACTTAAAAAGTTTGAGTTTCTCATGTCTCTATATAAAGGTCCTATTCCCGTATACGAAGAAAAAGTAAATACTGAATTCATAGCTAATGGATCGTTCTCCGGTAGATACGTATCATATCTTCGAAAGTTTTCCGCTCTTCCAACAAACGAGTTTATTAGTTTTTTGTTACTAACTTCCATTCCAATCTATAATATCTTGTTCTGGTTTAAAAATACTCAGTTTGATATTACTAAACACACGTTATTCAGATACGTCTATACAGATAATGCAAAGCATCTGGAATTGGCTAGGTATATGTATCAAACAGGAGACTATAAACCGTTGTTTAGTCGTCTAAAAGAGAATTACATATTTACCGGTCCTGTTCCGATAGGTATCAAAGATATAGATCATCCTAATCTTAGTAGAGCAAGAAGTCCATCCGATTATGAGACATTAGCTAATATTAGTACTATATTGTACTTTACAAAATATGATCCAGTATTGATGTTTTTATTGTTTTACGTACCTGGGTATTCAATTACTACAAAAATTACTCCAGCGGTAGAATATCTAATGGATAAACTGAATCTAACAAAGAGCGACGTACAACTGTTGTAAATATTTTATGCTTCGTAAAATGTAGGTCTTGAACCAAACATTCTTTCAAAGAATGAGATGCATAAAACTTTATTATCCAATAGATTGACTATTTCAGAGGCCAATCGTTTAAAGTATACTTCGTAGAATATTCGTTGATCATTACCGAGTTTAAAACTTCTATCGATAATTGTTTCATATGTTTTAATATTTACAAGTTTTTTGGTCCATGGTTCATTAGCTGGACAAATGTATGCGAAATAATATCTTTCTCCAAGTTCTATAGTCTCTGGATTATTTTTATTATATTCAGTAACCAAATACATATTAGGGTTATCTGCGGATTTATAATTTGAGTGATGCATTCGACTCAACATAAACAATTCTAGAGGGGACGATCTACTATCAAATTCGGATCGTAAATCTGTTTCTAAAGAACGGAGAATATCTATACATACCTGATTAGAATTCATCCGTTCGTCAGACAACATCTCAGACAACATCTCAGACAGTCTGGTCTTGTATATCTTAATCATATTCTTATGAAACTTGGAAACATCTCTTCTAGTTTCACTAGTACCTTTATTAATTCTTTCAGGTACAGATTTTGAATTCGACGATGCCGAGTATTTCATTGTTGTATATTTCTTCTTCGATTGCATAATCAGATTCTTATATACCGCCTCAAACTCTATTTTAAAATTATTAAACAATACTCTACTATTAATCAGTCGTTCTAACTCCTTTGCTATTTCTATGGACTTATCGACATCTTGACTGTCTATCTCTGTAAACACGGAGTCGGTATCTCCATACACGCTACGAAACCGAAATCTGTAATCTATCGGTAACGATGTTTTCACTATAGGATTAATATCTCTATCGTCCATATAAAATGGATTACTTAATGGGTTTGCAAAATGTAACATACCGTTAGATAACTCTGCTCCATTTAGTACCGATTCTAGATACAAGATCATTCTACGTCCTATGGATGTGCAACTCTTAGCCGAAGCGTATGAGTATAGAGCACTGTTTCTAAATCCCATCAGTCCATATACTGAGTTGGCTACTATCTTGTACGTATATTGCATGGAATCATAGATGGCCTTTTCAGTGGAACTGGTAGCCTGTTTTAGCATCTTTTTATATCTGGCTCTCTCTGCCAAAAATGTTCTTAATAGTCTAGGAATAGTTCCTTCTATAGATCTATCGAAAATTGCTATTTCAGAGATGAGGTTCGGTAGTCTAGGTTCACAATGAACCGTAATATATCTAGGAGGTGGATATTTCTGAAGTAAGAGCTGATTATTTATTTCTTCTTCCAATCTATTGGTACTAACGACGACACCGACTAATGTTTCCGGAGATAGATTTCCAAAGATACACACATTAGGATACAGACTGTTATAATCAAAGATTAAGACATTATTACTAAACATTTTTTGTTTCGGTGCAAATACCTTACCGCCTTCGTACGGAAACTTTTGTTTTGTTTCTGATCTAACTAAGATGGTTTTAGTTTCCAACAATAGCTTTAACAGAGGACCCTTAATGACTGTACTCGCTCTATATTCAAACACCATGGATTGCGGAAGCACGTACGTTGATGCACCAGCGTCTGTTTTTGTTTCGACTCCGTAGTAATCCCACAAATACTGACACAAGCAAGCATCATGAATACAGTATCTCGCCATATCTAAAGCTATATCTAGATTATAATCCTTATACATCTGAGCTAAATCAACATCATCCTTTCCGAAAGATAATTTATATGTATCATTAGGTAAAGTAGGACATGATAATACGACCTTGAATCCATTTTCCCAAATATCTTTATTAATGACTTTACAAATAATATCCTCATCGACGGTTACGTAATTACCGGTGGTTAATACCTTTGCGAATGCCGCGGCTTTGCCTTTAGCGTCAGTAGTGTCGTCTCCGATGAAAGTCATTTCTCTAACTCCTCTATTCAACACTTTGGTCATACAACCGAACGCGTTCTTGGATATAGAATCCAATTTGTAAGAATCCAATTTTTCAGATTTTTGAATGAAAGAATATAGATCGAAAAATATAGTTCCATTATTGTTATTAACGTGAAAGGTAGTATTGGCCATACCACCTACTCCCTTATGACTAGACTGGTTTCTCTCGTAAATACAGAGATGAACAGCTTCCTTTTTATCCGGAGATCTAAAGATAATCTTTTCTCCGGTTAATAACTCTAGACGATTAGTAATATATCTCAGATCAAAGTTATGTCCGTTAAAGGTGACGACATAGTCAAACGTTAGTTCCAACAATTGTTTAGCTATTTGTAACAGAACTATTTCAGAACACAGAACTAGTTCTCGCTCATAATCCATTTCCATTACCGACTGTATCCTCAAACATCCTCTGTTAACGGCTTCTTGTATTTCCTGTTCCGTTAACATCTCTTCATTGATGAGTGTAAATAATAATCGTTTACCACTTAAATCGATATAACAGTAACTTGTATGCGAGATTGGATTAATAAATACAGAAGGAAACTTTTTATCGAAGTGACACTCAATATCTAGAAATAAGTACGATCTTGGAATATCGAACCTAGTTATTTCGTTAGCGAAACAGTTACGCGGATCATCGCAATGATAACATCCATTATTAATCTTAGTCAAATATTTCTCGTCCAACGAGTAACATCCGTCTGGAGATATCCCGTTAGAAATATAAAACCAACTAATATTGAGAAATTCATCCATGGTGGCGTTTTGTATGTTGCGTTTCTTTGGCTCTTCTATCAACCACATATCTGCCACTGAGCATTTTCTATCTTTAATATCTAGATTATAACTTATCGTCTCGTCAATGTCTATAGTTCTCATCTTTCCCATCGGTCTCGCATTAAAGGGAGGAGGCGCCAGAGACTGATATATTTCGTCACTCACTACGTAATAAAAGTAATGAGGAAACCGTATAAATACAGTCTCTCCATTTCGGCATCTAGATTTTAGATATAAAAATCGGTTTTCACCCCGACTTTCGAACCAATTAATACACCGAACATCCATTTCTAGAATTTAGAAATATATTTTCATTTAAATGAATCCCAAACATTGGGGAAGAGCCGTATGGACCATTATTTTTATAGTACTTTCACAAGCGGGTTTAGACGGCGACATAGAATCGTGTAAACGAAAACTATATACTATAGTCAGTACTCTTCCATGTCCCGCATGTAGACGACATGCGACTATTGCTATAGAGGGCAATAATATTATGTCTAGTAATGATCTGAATTATATTTATTATTTTTTCATTAGATTATTTAATAATTTGGCATCTGATCCCAAATATCTCATCGACGTATCGAAGGTTAAACCTTTACTATAAACTTAACCCATCGTAAAACCTATGATTAGTCACGACTGAAATAACAGCATGATTATTTTTTGGTATAATTCTACACGGCATAGTTTCTGTAACTATGAATTCCACCCCCGTTACATTAGTGTAATCTTTAACAAACAGCAAGGGCTCGTCAAAGACGTAAAACTCATTACTCACGATAGAAATAGATCCCCTATCACACTTAAAATAAAAAATATCTTTATCCTTTACCACCAAATAAAATTCTGATTGGTCAATGTGAATGTATTCACTTAACAATTCAACAAATTTATTTATTAACTCCGAGGCACACACGGAGTCGGAATTACTTATGGCAAATTTTACTCTTCCAGCGTCTGTTTCTAAAAAAATATTAACGAGTTCCATTTATATCATCCAATATTATTGAAATGACGTTAATAGACAGATGATACAAATAAGAAGGTACGGTACCCTTGTCCACCATCTCCTCCAATTCGTGCTCTATTTTATCATTAACTTTAATGTAGGAGAACAGTACGCCGCATGCTTCCATGACAGTGTGCAACACTTTGGATACGAAATGTTTGACGGTAGTATAATTGTCCAATACTGCCAATCTATAATAAATGGTAGCCACGATATATTCTATGATGGTATTGAAGAAGATAACAACCTTGGCATATTGATCATTCAACACAGACATGGCATCAACAGATAGCTTGAATGAAAGAGACTCGGTAATTGGAATAAGTGTTTTTTCGATGGAGTATCCGTATACCAACATATCCGATATTTTGATGTATTCCATCAAATTGTTTAGTTTTCTCTTTTTATCCTCATTAAACATCATTTCCGTTAACGGACCCCAACATCGTTGACCGATTAAGTTTTGATTGATCTTTCCGTGTATAGCGTATCTAGTCAGATCGTATAATCTAGCCAACAATCCATCGTCGGTGTTTAGGTCACATAGCACACTTTTTAGTTCCCTATAGAATAGAGACACGCACCTGGAACAATTACACATAGTAATTTCTTTATTATCTACAGATGTAAGATATTTGAAGACATTCCTATGATGATGCAGAATTTTAGATAACACGGTATTGATGGTATCTGTTACCATAATGCCTTTGATGGCAGACAGTGTTAGAGTACAAGATTTCCAATCTTTAACAATTTTTAGTACCATTATCTTTGTTTTGATGTCTATATCGGACAACATGGTACGTCTAACAACACATGGATTAAGACGGAAAGATGAAATGATTCGCTCGACATCTTCAATAGACACCTTACTATTTTGTCTGGCATTATCTATATGTGTGAGAATATCCTCCAGAGAATCGGTATCCTTTTTGATGATAGTAGATCTCAACGATATGGGTCGTCTAAATCTTCTGATTCTATCACCTGATCGTATAGTGATTTGTCTTCTTTCTTTTATCATGATGTAATCTCTAAATTCATTGGCGAATTGTCTACATCTAAAATCATAATATGCTATATTGGTCTCTATAAATTTCTGTTCATCCGACGTTAGTGTCTCTATATCAGTTTTATATTCTAAATTAAACATGGCAACTGATTTAATTTTATATTCCTCTATTAAGTCTTCGTCAGTAATCACAGAGTGCAGATAATCATTTAATCCATCATAGATGATAGGAAGATTCTCATTGACAAAATCTTTAATTGACTTGATGAAGGTGGCACTATATCTAACATCTCTACTAATGAAATTTATAACATTATCAACTGGATACTTTTTAACTAGTTGTATACACCTTTCTTCATCTGTGAGTTTAGACAGAATATCGTGAACAGGTGGCACATTATATTTATCCGATATACTAAGAACAGTTTCCAAATCTAGATTGTTTAATATATTATACAGATGTAGTGTAGCTCCCACAGTGATATCTTTAACTACGTCAACTATTTCATCCACCGTTAGATCTATTTTAAAGTTTATCATATGGGCATTAATTTTTAAAAGATGAGTAGCCTTGACTACATTCTTATTAATTAACCATTCCAAGTCTCCACGTGTGAGAAGATTGTATTCTATCATAAGCTTGACTACATTTAGACCCGACACCATTAAAGAATTCTTATGATATAAGGAAACAGCTTTTAGATACTCATCTACCCTACAAGAATTTTGTAGAGCCTTAATGATATCAGAGATATTTATTATTTCAGGAGGAAAGAACCTAACATTGAGAATATCGGAATCAATAGCTTCCAGATACAATGATTTTGGCAATAGTCCGTGTAATCCATAATCCAGTAATACAAGTTGGTGCTTAATAGACACCTTTTCAATGTTTAATTTTTTTGAGATAAGCTTGGATAAAGCCTTCCTCGCAGATTCCGGATACATGAACATGTTGCCGACATGATCATGTGTTGTTTTTTCAATATTTTATATTTTTTTCAACAAGTTCTCAATACCCCAATAGATGATAGAATATCACCCAATGCGTCCATGTTGTCTATTTCCAACAGGTCGCTATATCCACCAATAGAAGTTTTCCCAAAAAAGATTCTAGGAACAGTTCTACCACCAGTAATTTGTTCAAAATAATCCCGCAATTCATTTTCGGGTTTAAATTCTTTAATATCAACAATTTCATACGCTCCTCTTTTGAAACTAAACTTATTTAGAATATCCAGTGCGTTTCTACAAAACGGACATGTAAACTTGACAAAAATTGTCACTTTGTTATTGGCCAACTTTTGTTGTACAAATTCCTCGGCCATTTTAATATTTAAGTGATATAAAACTATCTCGACTTATTTAACTCTTTAGTCGAGATATATGGACGCAGATAGCTATATGATAGCCAACTACAGAATACGAACGCTATAAAAAACATAATTACAACGAACATATTTATAAATATTTTTATTCAGCATTACTTGATATAGTAATATTAGGAACAGTCAAACATTCAACCACTCTCGATACATTAACTCTTTCATTTTCTTTAACGAATTCTGCAATATCTTCGTAAAAAGATTCTTGAAACTTTTTAGAATATCTATCGACTCTAGATGAAATAGCGTTCGTCAACATACTATGTTTTGTATACATAAAGGCGCCCATTTTAACAGTTTCTAGTGACAAAATGCTAGCGATCCTAGGATCCTTTAGAATCACATAGATTGACGATTCGTCTCTCTTAGTAACTCTAGTAAAATAGTCATACAATCTAGTACGCGAAATAATATTATCCTTAACTTGAGGAGATCTAAACAACCTAGTTTTGAGGACTTCGATAAGTTCATCAGGAATGACATACATACTATCTTTAATAGAACTCTTTTCATCCAGTTGAATGGATTCGTCCTTGACCAACTGATTAATGAGATCTTCTATTTTATCATTTTCCAGATGATAAGTATGTCCATTAAAGTTAAATTGTGTAGCGCTTCTTTTTAGTCTAGCAGCCAATACTTTAACATCGCTAATATCGATATACAAAGGAGATGATTTATCGATGGTATTAAGAATTCGTTTTTCGACATCCGTCAAAACCAATTCCTTTTTGCCTGTATCATCCAATTTACCATCCTTTGTAAAGAAATTATTTTCTACTAGACTATTAATAAGACTGATAAGGATTCCTCCGTAATTACACAATCCAAATTTTTTAACAAAACTAGACTTTACAAGATCTACAGGAATGCGTACTTCAGGTTTCTTAGCTTGTGATTTTTTCTTTTGCGGGCATTTTCTTGTGACCAACTCATCTACCATTTCATTGATTTTAGCAGTGAAATAAGCTTTCAATGCACGGGCACTGATACTATTGAAAACGAGTTGATCATCAAATTCCGCCATTTAAGTTCACCAAACAACTTTTAAATACAAATATATCAATAGCAGTAGAATAATAACTATAAAAAAAATAATAATTAACCAACCCCAACCCCAACACCCAGGACTACCATTAGTTGATGTGACTGTTTTCTCATCACTTAGAACAGATTTAACGATTTCTATAAAGTCTGTCAAATCATCTTCCGGAGAACCCATAAATACACCAAATATAGCGGCGTACAACTTATCCATTTATACATTGAATATTGGCTTTTCTTTATCGCTATCATCATCATATTCATCTTCAATATCAACAAGTCCCAGATTACGAGCCAGATCTTCTTCTACATTTTCAGTCATTGATACACGTTCACTATCTCCAGAGAGTCCGATAACGTTAGCCACTACTTCTCTATCAATGATTAGTTTCTTGAGCGCGAAAGTAATTTTTGTTTCTGTTCCTGATCTATAGAAAACTACAGGTGTAATAATCACCTTTGACAATTGTCTTTCTCGTTTACCAAGTGCGTCTAGTTCACCTTCTATAGATCTGAGAATGGATGATTCTCCAGCCGAAACATATTCTACCATGGCTCCGTTTAATTTGTTGATGAAGATGGATTCATCCTTAAATGTTTTCTCTGTAATAGTTTCCACCGAAAGACTATGCAAAGAATTTGGAATACGTTCCTTATGCTTAATGTTTCCATAGACGGCTTCTAGAAGTTGATACAACATAGGACTAGCCGCGGTAACTTTTATTTTTAGAAAGTATCCATCGCTTCTATCTTGTTTAGATTTATTTTTATAAAGTTTAGTCTCTCCTTCCAACATAATAAACGTGGAAGTCATTTGACTAGATAAACTGTCAGTAAGTTTTATAGAGATAGACGAACAATTAGCGTATTGAGAAGCATTTAGTGTAACGTATTCGATACATTTTGCATTAGATTTACTAATCGACTTTGCATACTCTATAACACCTGCACAAGTCTGTAGAGAATCGCTAGATGCTGTAGGTCTGGGTGAAGTCTCCACTCTCTTCTTGATTACCTTACTCATGATTAAACCTAAATAATTGTACTTTGTAATATAATGATATATATTTTCACTTTATCTCATTTGAGAATAAAAATGTTTTTATTTTTAACCGCTGCATGATGTACAGATTTCGGAATCGCAAACCATTGGTGGCTTTATTTTATCCTTGTCCAATGTAAACTGAATGGGAGAGGATGCGGCTTTCGTACGTAGATAGTACATGCCTGTTTTTAGACCGAGACTCCATCCGTAAAAATGCATACTCGTTAGTTTGGAATAGCTAGGATCGGCGATGTGAATATTCATCGACTGACTTTGATCGATGAAGGCTCCCCTGTCTGCAGCCATTTTTATGATCGTCTTTTGTGGAATTTCCCAAATAGTTTTATAAACTCGCTTAATATCTTCTGGAAGATTTGTATTTTGAATGGATCCACCATCTGCCACAATCCTATTCTTGATCTCATCATTCCATAAGTTTCTATCGGTTAAAACTCTAAGGAGATGCGGATTAACTACTTGAAATTCGCCAGACAATACTCTACGAGTGTAAATATTACTGGTATATGGTTCCACCGACTCATTATTTCCCAAAATTTGAGCAGTTGATGCAGTCGGCATAGGTGCCACCAATAAACTATTTCTAAGACCGTATGTTCTGATTTTATCTTTTAGAGATTCCCAATTCCAAAGATCCGACGGTACAACATTCCAAAGATCGTATTGTAGAACGCCATTACTGGCGTATGATCCTACGTATGTTTCATAAGGTCCTTCCTTTTCAGCCAGTTCACAACTCGCCTCTAATGCCCCGTAATAAATGGTTTCGAAAATCTTCTTATTGAGATCTTGTGCTTCAAGGCTATCAAACGGATAATCTAAGAGAATAAACGCGTCGGCTAATCCCTGAACCCCAATACCGATAGGTCTATGTCTCTTATTAGAAATTTCAGCTTCTGGAATAGGATAATAATTAATATCTATAATTTTATTGAGATTTCTGACTATTACTTTGACCACATCCTTTAGTTTGAGAAAATCAAATCTCCCATCTATTACAAACATGTTCAAGGCAATAGATGCCAGATTACAAACGGCTACCTCATTAGCATCTGCATATTGTATTATCTCAGTGCAAAGATTACTACACTTGATGGTTCCTAAATTTTGTTGATTACTCTTTTTGTTACATGCATCCTTATAAAGAATGAACGGAGTGCCAGTTTCAATCTGAGATTCTATAATCGCTTTCCAGACTACTCGAGCCTTTATTATAGTCTTGTATCTCTTTTCTCTTTCGTATTGTGTGTATAATCGTTCGAACTCGTCGCCCCAAGCATTGTCTAATCCAGGACATTCATCCGGACACATCAACGACCACTCTCCGTCATCCTTCACTCGTTTCATAAAGAGATCAGGAATCCAAAGAGCTATAAATAGATCTCTGGTTCTATGCTCCTCGTTTCCTGTATTCTTTTTAAGATCGAGGAACGCCATAATATCAGAATGCCACGGTTCCAAGTATATGGCCATAACTCCCGGTCGTTTGTTTCCTCCCTGATCTATGTATCTAGATGTGTTGTTATAAACTCTCAACATTGGGATAATACCGTTGGATGTACCATTGGTCCCGGAGATATAGCTTCCACTGGCCCGAATATTGCTAATAGATAGACCTATTCCCCCTGCCATTTTAGAAATTAATGCGCATCGTTTTAACGTGTCATAGATGCCCTCTATGCTATCATCCATCATGTTAAGTAGAAAACAGCTAGACATTTGGTGACGAGTAGTTCCCGCATTAAATAATGTAGGAGACGCGTGCGTAAACCATTTTTCAGAAAGCAGATTGTACGTCTCAATAGCAGAGTCTATATCCCATTGATGAATTCCTACCGCGACGCGCATTAACATATGCTGAGGTCTTTCAACAATCTTGTTGTTTATTTTCAACAAGTAGGATTTTTCCAAAGTTTTAAAACCAAAATAGTTGTATGAAAAGTCTCGTTCGTAAATAATAACCGAATTGAGTTTATCCTTATATTTGTTAACTATATCCATGGTAATATTTGAAATAATCGGAGAATGTTTCCCATTTTTAGGATTAACATAGTTGGATAAATCTTCCATCACTTCACTAAATAGTTTTTTTGTTTCCTTGTGAAGATTTGATACGGCTATTCTGGCGGCTAGAATGGCATAATCTGGATGTTGTGTAGTACAAGTGGCGGCTATTTCGGCGGCCAAAGTGTCCAATTCTACAGTTGTTACCCCATTATATATTCCTTGAATAACCTTCATAGCTATTTTAATAGGATCTATATGGTCGGTGTTTAGACCATAACATAATTTTCTAATGCGAGACGTGATTTTATCAAACATGACATTTTCCTTGTATCCATTTCGTTTAATGACAAACATTTTCGTTGGTGTAGTAAAAAAATTTATTTAACTTTTCATTAATAAGGATTTGACGTATGTAGCATATAAAATTATCGTTCCTGGTATATAGATAAAGAGTCCTATATATTTGAAAATTGTTACTGCTCGATTAAACTTTAATGATTGCATTGTGAATATATCATTAGGATTTAACTCCTTGACTATCATGGCGGCGCCAGAAATTACCATCAAAAGCATCAATACAGTTATACCGATCGCAGTTAGAACGGTTATAGCATCCGCCATTTATATCTAAAAATTAGATCAAAGAATATGTGATAAAGTCCTAGTTGTATACTGAGAATTAACGAAACAATGTTTCTTACATATTTTTTTCTTATTAGTAACTGACTTAATAGTAGGAACTGGAAAACTAGACTTGATTATTCTATAAGTATAGATACCCTTCCAGATAATGTTCTCTTTGATAAAAGTTCCAGAAAATGTAGAATTTTTTAAAAAGTTATCTTTTGCTATGACCAAGATTGTGTTTAGACGCTTATTATTAATATGAGTGATGAAATCCACACCACCTCTAGATATCGCTTTTATTTCCACATTAGATGGTAAATCCAATAGTGAAACGATCTTTTTAGGAATGTATGGACTTGCGTTTAGAGGAGTAAATGTCTTAGGCGTCGGAAAGGATGATTCATCGAACGAATTAACGATTTCACAAATGGATGTTAATGTATTAGTGGGAAATTTCTTGACGCTAGTGGAATTGAAAATTCTAATGGATGATGTTCTACCTATTTCATCAGATAACATGTTGATTTCAGATACCAACGGTTTTAATATTTCGATGATATACGGTAGTCTCTCTTTCGGACTTATATAACTTATTCCACAATACGAGTCATTATATACTCCAAAAAACAAAATAACTAGTATAAAATCTGTATCGAATGGGAAAAATGAAATTATCGACATAGGTATAGAATCAGGAACATTGAACGTATTAATGTTTAATTCTTTTTCGGTGGTAAGAATAGATAGGTTATTGACATTGTATGGTTTTAAATATTCTATAACCTGAGATTTAATAGATATTAACGATGAATTGAAAATTATTTTTATCACTATGTGTGTTTCTGGATCGTCGTCGATGCCCGTCAACCAACCGAACGGAGTAAAATAAATATCATTAATATATGCTCTAGATATTAGTATTTTTATTAATCCTTTGATTATCATCTTCTCGTAAGCGAATGATTCCATAATCAATAGTGATTTGAGGACATCCTCCGGAGTATTAATGGGCTTGGAAAACAGTCCATCGTTGCAATAATAAAAGTTATCCAAGTTAAAGGATATTATGCATTCGTTTAAAGATATTACTTCATCTAACTGAGACAATTTTTTGGTAGGTTTTAGAGACTTTGAGGCTACTTGTTTAACAAAGTTATTCATCGTCGTCGACTATTCTATTTAATTTTGTAGTTAATTTATCACATATCACATTAATTGACTTTTTGGTCCACTTTTCCATACGTTTATACTCTTTTAATCCTACGGTATCCGTGTCTGTCACATCCAGTGATAGATCTTGCAAGTTAAATAGAATGCTCTTAAATAATGTCATTTTCTTATCCGCTAAAAATTTAAAGAATGTATACACTTTTTTCAGAGATTTGAAGCTCTTAGGTGGTGTTCTAGTACACAATATCATAAACAAACTAATAAACATTCCGCATTCGGACTCCAATAGTTGATTAACTTCCACATTAATACATCCTACTTTCGCACCAAATGTACATTCGAAAAATCTGAATAAAACATCGATGTCACAATTTGTATTATCCAAAGTAGATTGTCTATGATTCGTGTTAAACCCATCGGAAAAAGAATAGAAATAAAAATTATTATAGTGGTGGAATTCTGTTGGTATATTGCCTCCGGAGTCATAAAAAGATACTAAACATTGTTTTTTATCATAAATTACACATTTCCAATGAGACAAATAACAAAATCCAAACATTACAAATCTAGAGGTAGAACTTTTAATTTTGTCTTTGAGTATATAGGATAAGATATGTTTATTCATAAACGCGTCAAATTTTTCATGGATCGCTAAGGAGTTTAAGAATCTCATATCAAATTGTCCTATATAATCCACCTCGGATCCATACGCAAACTGAGATACTAAGTTTTTAATACTTCGATTGCTCATCCAGGCTCCTCTCTCCGGCTCTATTTTCATCTTGACGACCTTTGGATTTTCGCCTGTATGTATTCCTTTACGTGATAAATCATCGATTTTCAAATCCATTTGTGAGAAGTCTATCGCCTTAGATACCTTTTCCCGTAGTCGAGGTTTGAAGAAATACGCTAACGGTACACTAGTAGGTAACTCAAAGACATCATATATAGAATGATAACGAGTTTTTAACTCTTTTGTTAATTCCCGTTTTTGGTCGAGTTCGTCGCTACTATTAGGCCTACTCAGGTGCCCAGACTCTACTAGTTCCAGCATCATACCGATAGGAATACAAGACACTTTGCCCGCCGTTGTAGATTTATCATATTTCTCAACTACATATCCGTTACAATTTGTTAAAAATTTAGATACATCTATATTGCTACATAATCCAGCTAGTGAATATATATGACATAATAAATTGGTAAATCCTAGTTCTGGTATTTTACTAATTACTAAATCTGTATATCTATCCATTTATCATGGAAAAGAATTTACCAGATATCTTCTTTTTTCCAAACTGTGTTAATGTATTCTCTTACGAATATTCACAAGATGAATTTAGTAATATGAGCAAAACGGAACGTGAAAGCTTCTCATTGGCGGTGTTCCCAGTGATAAAACATAGATGGCATAACGCACACGTTGTAAAACATAAAGGAATATACAAAGTTAGTTCAGAAGCGCGTGGAGAAAAAGTAACTCCTCCATCATCACTAGGAAAGCCAGTGCACATAAACCTAACTTCGAAACGATATATATACAGCGAGTATACAATAAGCTTTGAATGTTATAGTTTTCTAAAATGTATAACAAATACAGAAATCAATTCGTTCGATGAGTATATATTAAGAGGACTATTGGAAGCTGGTAATCGTTTACAGATATTTGCTAATTCCGTGGGTAAACGATCCGATACTGTAGGTATACTAGGGAATAAGTATCCATTTAGCAAGGTTCCATTGGCCTCATTAACCCCTAAAGCACAGCGAGAGATATTTTCTGCTTGGATTTCTCATAGACCTGTAGTTTTAACTGGAGGAACCGGGGTGGGTAAGACGTCACAGGTACCCAAGTTATTGCTTTGGTTTAATTATTTATTTGGTGGATTCTCTACTCTAGATAAAATCACTGACTTTCACGAAAGACCAGTCATTCTATCTCTTCCTAGAATAGCCTTAGTTAGATTGCACAGTAATACCATTTTAAAATCATTGGGATTTACGTCACTAAATGGATCTCCTGTTTCATTGCGGTATGGATCTATACCAAAAGAATTAATAAATAAACATCCCAAAAAATATGGAATTATATTTTCTACACATAAGTTGTCTCTAACAAAACTATTTAGTTATGGCACTCTTATTATAGACGAAGTTCATGAGCATGATCAAATAGGAGATATCATTATAGCAGTAGCGAGAAAACATCATACAAAAATAGATTCTATGTTTTTAATGACGGCTACGTTAGAGGATGACCGCGAACGATTGAAAGTATTTTTACCAAACCCTGTATTTATACATATTCCTGGGGAAACACTGTTTAAAATTAGCGAGGTATTTATCCATAATAGGATAAGTCCATATGACAGAATGGCATACATAGAAGAAGAAAAGAGAAATTTAGTCACTGCTATACAGATGTATACTCCTCCTAATGGATCATCCGGTATAGTCTTTGTGGCAACAGTTTCACAGTGCCACGAATATAAATCATATTTAGAAAAGAGATTGCCGTATGATATGTATATCATTCATGGTAAGATCTTAGATATAGACGAAATATTAGAGAAAGTGTATTCATCACCTAACGTATCAATAATTATTTCTACTCCTTATTTGGAATCCAGTGTTACTATACGCAATGTTACACACATTTATGATACGGGTAGGGTGTTTGTTCCCGCTCCTTTTGGAGGATCGCAACAATTTATTTCTAAGTCTATGAGAGATCAACGAAAGGGAAGAGTAGGAAGAGTTAATCCTGGTACATACGTCTATTTCTATGATCTGTCTTATATGAAGTCTATACAACGTATAGATTCTGAGTTTCTGCATAATTATATATTGTACGCTAATAAATTTAATCTGACACTTCCAGAAGATTTGTTTATAATCCCTACAAATTTGGATATTCTGTGGCGTACAAAGGAATATATAGACTCGTTCGATATTAGTACAGAAACATGGAATAAATTATTATCCAATTATTATATGAAGATGATAGAGTATGCGAAACTTTATGTACTAAGTCCTATTCTCGCTGAGGAGTTGGATAACTTTGAGAGGACGGGAGAACTAACTAGTACTGTACAAGAAGCCATTTTATCTCTAAATTTACGAATTAAGATTTTAAATTTTAAACATAAAGACGAGGATACGTATATACACTTTTGTAGAATATTATTCGGCGTCTACAACGGAACAAACGCTATTATATATTATCATAGACCTCTAACAGGATATATGAATATGATTTCAGATACTATATTTGTTCCTGTAGATAATAACTAAAAATCAAACTCTAATGACTACATCTTTTTTTAGAGATGAAAAATTTTCCACATCACCTTTTGTAGATACGACTAAACATTTTGCAGAAAAAAGTTTATTATTGTTTAGATAATCGTATACTTCATCAGTGTAGATAGTAAATGTGAACAGATAAAAGGTATTCTTGCTCAATAGATTGGTAAATTCCATAGAATAGATTAATCCTTTCTTCTTGAGATCCCACATCATTTCAACCAGAGACGTTTTATCCAATGATTTACCTCTTACTATACCACATACAAAACTAGATTTTGCAGTGACATCGTACCTGGTATTTCTACCAAACAAAATTTTGCTTTTAGTTCTTCTAGAAAATTCTAACGTGGAATCTCTATTTGCCAGTATGTCATCTATGGAATTGCCACTAGCAAAAAATGACAGAAATATATATTGATACATTGCAGCTGGTTTTGATCGACTATACTTTAAAAACGAATCAGATTCCATAATGGCCTGTATATCATCCGCCGAAAAACTATGTTTTACACGTATTCCTTCTGCATTTCTTTTTAACGATATATCCCGTTTAGATAATGATAAAGTTATCATGTCCATGAGAGACGCATCTCCGTATCGTATAAATATTTCATTAGATGTTAGACGTTTCATCAAGGGTATACTTCTATAAGGTTTCTTGATTAGACCATCATTGGTTGCGTCAAGAACTACTATCGGATGTTGTTGGGTGTCTCGGGTGTTACACATGGCCTTACTAAAGTTTGGGTAAATGACGATGATATCTCTGTTAATTATAGATGTATATATTTCATTCGTTAAAGATATTAGAATCGACTTGCTATCGTTATTAATACGCGTAATGTAATCATATAAATCGTGTGATAACCAAGGAAAATTCAAATATATATTCATCATATAATCATCGCTATAATTCATATTAATGCTCTGATATTGACTAATTTGTAATATCGCTTCTCCACGAAGAAAGCTCTCGTATTCGACTTCATCGATGAAGGATACTGTTAAATATAACTGGTTGCCGATAGTCTCATAGTCTATTAAGTGGTAAGTTTCGTACAAATACAGAATCCCTAAAATATTATCTAACGTGGGATTAATCTTTACCATAACTGTATAAAATGGAGCCGGAGTCATCACTATTTTACCGTTTGTACTCGCTGGAATGGATGAAGGAATAATCTCCGGACATGTGGGTAGCGCACCGAATGTCTGTTTTAGGAAATCCAATGTTCCAGGTCCTAATCTCTTGACAAAAATTACGATATTCGATCCGGATATCCTTTGCATTCTATTGACTAGCATATCACGAACTATATTAAGATTATCTATCATGTCTATTCTCCCACCGTTATATAAATCGCCTCCGCCGAGAAACGTTAGTATATCCATACAATGGAAAACTTCGTTTCTAAAATAATATTCATTTTCTAATTCTTTAATGTGAAATCGTATACTAGAAAGGGAAAAATTATCTTTGAGTTTTCCGTTAGAAAAGAACCACGAAACTAATGTTCTTATTGAGTCTGATTCTGTTGCCGAATTAATGGATTTACACCAAAAACTCATATAACTTCTAGATGTAGAAGCATTCGCTAAAAATTTAGTAGAGTCAAAGGATATAAGTAGATGTTCCAACAAGTGAGCAATTCCCAAGATTTCATCTATATCATTCTCGAATCCGAAATTAGAAATTCCCAGGTAGATATCCTTTTTCATCCGATCATTGATAAAAATACGAACTTTATTCGGTAAGACGATCATTTACTAAGGAGTAAAATAGGAAGTAATGTTCGTATATCGTTATCATTGTATAAATTAAAGGTGTATTTTTTGCCATTAAGCGACATCATAATTTTACCAATATTGGAATTATAATATAAGTGTATTTTAGCACTCGAGACAGTGGACGCATCAGTAAATATAGCTGTATCTAATGTTCTAGTCGGTATTTCTTCATTTCGCTGTCTAATAATAGCGTTCTCTCGATCCGTTTCCATTACAGCCGCCTGAAGTTTATTGGTAGGATAATATGTAAAGTAATAAGAAATACATACGAATAACAAAAATAAAATAAGATATAATAAAGATGCCATTTAGAGATCTAATTTTGTTCAACTTGTCTAAATTCCTACTTACAGAAGATGAGGAATCGTTGGAGATAGTGTCTTCCTTATGTAGAGGATTTGAAATATCTTATGATGACTTAATAACTTACTTTCCAGATAGGAAGTATCGTCAATCTATTTCTAAAGTATTTGAACATGTAGATTTATCAGAGGAATTAAGTATGGAATTTCACGATACAACTCTGAGAGATTTAATTTATCTTAGATTGTATAAGTATTCCAAATGTATACGGCCGTGTTATAAATTAGGAGATACTCTAAAAGGCATAGTTGTTATAAAGGACAGGAATATATATATTAGAGAAGCAAATGATGATTTGATAGAATATCTCCTCAAGGAATACACTCCACAGATTTATACATATTCTAACGAGCGCGTTCCCATAAGTGGTTCAAAATTAATTCTTTGCGGATTTTCAAAAGTTTCATTTATGGCGTATACAACGTCACATATAACAACAAATAAAAAGGTGGATGTTCTTGTTTCCAAAAAATGTATAGATGAACTAGTCGATCCAATAAATTATCAAATACTTCAAAATTTATTTGATAAAGGAAGCGGAACAATAAACAAAATACTCAGGAAGATATTTTATTCGGTAACCGGTGGCCAAACTCCATAGGTTGCTTTTTCTATTTCGGATTTTAGAATTTCTAAATTCACCAGCGATTTATCTGTTTTGGTGAAATCCAAGGATTTATTAATGTCCACAAATGCCATTTGTTTTGTCTGTGGATTGTATTTGAAAATGGAAACAATGTAGTTAGATAGATGCGCTGCAAAGTTTCCTATTAGGGTTCCGCGCTTTACGTCACCCAGCATACTTGAATCACCATCCTTTAAAAAAAATGATAAGATATCAACATGGAGTATATCATACTCGGATTTTAATTCTTCTACTGCCTCACTAACGTTCTCACAAATACTACAATACGGTTTACCGAAAATAATCAGTACGTTCTTCATTTATGGGTATCAAAAACTTAAAATCGTTACTGTTGGAAAATAAATCACTGACGATATTAGATGATAATTTATACAAAGTATACAATGGGATATTTGTGGATACTATGAGTATTTATATAGCAGTCGCCAATTGTGTCAGAAATTTAGAAGAGTTAACCACTATATTCATAAAATATGTAAATGGATGGGTAAAAAAAGGAGGACATGTAACTCTCTTTATAGATAGAGGAAGTATAAAAATTAAACAAGGAGTTAGAGACAAGAGACGTAAATCTTCTAAATTAACCAAGGACAGAAAAATAATAGAATTAGAAAAATGCAAATCCGAAATACAAAATGTTACCGGATTTATGGAAGAGGAAATAAAGGCAGAAATGCAATTAAAAATTGATAAACTTACATTTCAGATATATTTATCGGAATCCGATAATATAAAAATGTCGTTGCATGATATCCTATCATGTTTCAACGATAACGAGAACGTTACGCTATTTTACTGTGATGAACGAGATGCAGAATTTGTTATGTGTATCGAAGCTAAAAAACATTTCTCTATTGTTGGAGAATGGCCGTTAATAATAAGTACTGATCAAGATACTATGCTATTCTCTTCTGTCGATAATCATCCTAAGATGATAAAAAACTTAACCCAACTGTTTAAATTTGTTCCCTCGGCCGAGGATAACTATTTAGCAAAATTAACGGCGTTAGTAAACGGATGTGATTTCTTTCCTGGACTCTATGGAGCATCTATAACACCCAACAACTTAAACAAAATACAATTGTTTAGTGACTTTACAATTGATAATATAGTAACCAGTTTGGCAATTAAAAATTATTATAGAAAGACTAACTCTACTGTAGACGTGCGTAATATTATTACTTTTATAAACGATTATGCTAATTTAGATGATGTATATTCGTATATTCCTCCGTGTCAATGCACTGTTCAAGAATTTATATTTTCCGCATTGGATGAAAAATGGAACGAGTTCAAGTCATCTTATTTAGAGACAGTGCCGTTGCTCTGTCAATTGATATACGCAATAGAACCACGCAAGGAGATTGACGTTTCAGAAGTTAAAACTTTATCATCTTATATAGATTTCGAAAATACTAAATCGGATATCGACATTATAAAATCTATATCCTCGATTTTTGGATATTCTAACGAAAACTGTAACACGATAGTATTCGGTATCTATAAGGATAATCTACTACTGAGTATAAACAATTCATTCTACTTTAACGATAATCAGGTAATAACTAAAAGTGATAATATAATAAATATAGGTTACTAGATTAAAAATGGTGTTCCAACTCGTGTGCTCTACATGCGGCAAAGATATTTCTCATGAACGATATAAATTGATTATACGAAAAAAATCATTAAAGGATGTACTAGTCAGTGTAAAGAATGAATGTTGTAGGTTAAAATTATCTACACAAATAGAACCTCAACGTAACTTAACAGTGCAGCCTCTATTGGATATAAACTAATATGGATCCGGTTAATTTTATCAAGACATATGCACCTAGAGGCTCTATTATTTTTATTAATTATGCCATGTCATTAACTAGTCATTTGAATCCATCGATAGAAAAACATGTAGGTATTTATTACGGCACCTTATTATCGGAACACTTAGTAGTTGAATCAACATATAGAAAAGGGGTTCGAATAGTCCCATTGGATAGTTTTTTTGAAGGATATATTAGTGCAAAAATATACATGTTAGAGAATATTCAAGTTATGAAAATAGCAGCTGATACAGCATTAACTTTATTGGATATTCCGTATGGATTTGGTCATAATAGAATGTATTGTTTTAAATTGGTAGCTGAATGTTATAAAAATGCCGGTATTGATACATCGTCTAAACGAATATTAGGTAAAGATATTTTTTTAAGCCAAAACTTTACAGAGGATAATAGATGGATAAAGATATATGATTCCAAGAATCTAACACTTTGGTAAATTGATTACCTTAAAGGGTGAGTTAATATGCATAACTACTCCTCCGTTGTTTTTCCCCTCGTTCTTTTTCTTAACGTTGTTTGCCATCACTCTCATAATGTAAAGATATTCTAAAATGGTAAACTTTTGCATATCGGACGCAGAAATTGGTATAAATGATGTAATTGTATTATTTCCAGTCAATGGACTAGTCACAGCACCATCAGTTTTATATCCTTTAGAGTATTTTTCACTAGTGTCTAGCATTCTAGAGCATTCCATGATCTGTTTCTCGTTGATATTGGTGGGAAAGATAGCTTTTTTATTTTTTATTATATTACTATTGGCAATTGTAGATATAACTTCTGGTAAATATTTTTCTACCTTTTCAATCTCTTCTATTTTCAGACCGGCTATATATTCTGCTATATTGTTGCTAGTATCAATACCTTTTCTGGCTAAGAAGTCATATGTGGTATTCACTATATCAGTTTTAACTGGTAGTTCCATTAGCCTTTCCACTTCTGCAGAATAATCAGAAATTGGTTCTTTACCAGAAAATCCGGCTACTATAATAGGCTCATCGATGATCATTGGTAAAATCCTATATTGTACCAGATTAATGAGAGCATATTTCATTTCCAATAATTCTGCTAGTTCTTGAGACATTGATTTATTTGATGAATCTAGTTGGTTCTCTAGATACTCTACCATTTCTGCTGCATACAATAACTTGTTAGATAAAATCAAGGTTATTAAAGTGTTTAGCGTGGCTAGGATAGTAGGCTTACATGTATTAAAGAATGCGGTAGTATGAGTAAACCGTTTTAACGAATTATATAATCTCCAGAAATCTGTAGCGTTACATACGTGGGCCGAATGACATCGAAGATTGTCCAATATTTTTAATAGCTGCTCCTTGTCCATTATTTCTATATTTGACTCGCAACAATTGTAGATACCATTAATCACCGATTCCTTTTTCGATGCCGGACAATAGCACAATTGTTTAGCTTTGGACTCTATGTATTCAGAATTAATAGATATATCTCTCAATACAGATTGCACTATACATTTTGAAACTATGTCAAAAATTGTAGAACGACGCTGTTCTGCAGCCATTTAACTTTAAATAATTTACAAAAATTTAAAATGAGCATCCGTATAAAAATCGATAAACTGCGCCAAATTGTGGCATATTTTTCAGAGTTCAGTGAAGAAGTGTCTATAAATGTAGACTCGACGGATGAGTTAATGTATATTTTTGCCGCCTTGGGCGGATCTGTAAACATTTGGGCCATTATACCTCTCAGTGCATCAGTGTTTTACCGTGGAGCGGAAAACATTGTGTTTAATCTTCCGGTGTCCAAGGTAAAATCATGTTTGTGTAGTTTTCATAATGATGCCATCATAGATATAGAACCTGATCTGGAAAATAATCTAGTAAAACTTTCTAGTTATCATGTAGTAAGTGTCGATTGTAACAAGGAACTGATGCCTATTAGGACAGATACTACCATCTGTCTAAGTATAGATCAAAAGAAATCTTACGTGTTTAATTTTCACAAGTATGAAGAAAAATGTTGTGGCCGAACCGTCATTCATCTAGAATGGTTGTTGGGCTTTATCAAGTGTATTAGTCAGCATCAGCATTTGGCTATTATGTTTAAAGATGACAATATTATTATGAAGACTCCTGGTAATACTGATGCATTTTCCAGGGAATATTCTATGACTGAATGTTCTCAAGAACTTCAAAAGTTTTCTTTCAAAATAGCTATCTCGTCTCTCAACAAACTACGAGGATTCAAAAAGAGAGTCAATGTTTTTGAAACTAGAATCGTAATGGATAATGACGATAACATTCTAGGAATGTTGTTTTCGGACAGAGTTCAATCCTTTAAGATTAACATCTTTATGGCGTTTTTAGACTAATAGACTAATACTTTCAATGAGATAAATATGGGTGGTGGAGTAAGTGTTGAGCTCCCTAAACGAGATCCGCCTCCGGGAGTACCCACTGATGAAATGTTATTAAACGTGGATAAAATGCATGACGTGATAGCTCCCACTAAGCTTTTAGAGTATGTGCATATAGGACCGCTAACAAGAGATAAAGAGGATAAAGTAAAGAAAAGATATCCAGAGTTTAGATTAGTCAGCACAGGACCCGGTGGTCTTTCAGCATTATTAAGACAATTGTATATTGGAACCGCACCCAATTGCTGTCGCACTTTTAATCGTACTCATTATTGGAAGAAGAATGGAAAGATATCAGATAAGTACGAAGATGGTGCAGAATTAGAATCGTGTTGGCCCGACATCCACGATACTGGAAAATGCGATATTGATTTATTCGACTGGTGTCGGGGGGATACGTTCGATAGAAACGTATGCCATCAGTGGATCGGTTCAGCCTTTAATAGGAGTGATAGAACTGCAGATGGTCAACAATCGTTAATAAATCTGTATAATAAGATGCAAACATTATGTAGTAAAGATGCTAGTGTACCAATATGTGAATCATTTTTGCATCATTTACGCGCACACAATACAGAAGATAGCAAAGAGATGATCGATTATATTCTAAGACAACAGTCTGCGGACTTTAAACAGAAATATATGAGATGTAGTTATCCCACTAGAGATAAGTTAGAAGAGGCATTAAAATATGCGGAACCTCGAGAATGTTGGGATCCAGAGTGTTCGAATGCCAATGTTAATTTCTTACTAACACGTAATTATAATAATTTAGGACTTTGCAATATTGTACGATGTAATACGAGCGTGAATAACTTACAGATGGATAAAACTTCCTCATTAAGATTATCATGTGGATTAAGCAATAGTGATAGATTTTCTACTGTTCCCGTCAATAGAGCAAAAGTAGTTCAACATAATATTAAACACTCGTTCGACCTAAAATTGCATTTGATCAGTTTATTATCTCTCTTGGTAATATGGATACTAATTGTAGCTATTTAAATGGGCGCCGCGGCAAGCATACAAACGACGGTGAATACACTCAGCGAACGTATCTCGTCTAAATTAGAACAAGAAGCAAATGCTAGTGCTCAAACAAAATGTGATATAGAAATTGGAAATTTTTATATCCGACAAAACCATGGATGCAACCTCACTGTTAAAAATATGTGCTCCGCGGACGCGGATGCGCAGTTAGATGCTGTATTATCAGCCGCTACAGAAACATATAGTGGATTAACACCGGAACAAAAAGCATACGTGCCAGCTATGTTTACTGCTGCATTAAACATTCAAACGAGTGTAAACACTGTTGTTAGAGATTTTGAAAATTATGTGAAGCAGACTTGTAATTCTAGCGCAGTCGTCGATAACAAATTAAAGATACAAAACGTAATTATAGATGAATGTTACGGAGCCCCAGGATCTCCAACAAATTTGGAATTTATTAATACCGGATCTAGCAAAGGAAATTGTGCCATTAAAGCGTTGATGCAATTGACGACTAAGGCCACTACTCAAATAGCGCCTAGACAAGTTGCTGGTACAGGAGTTCAGTTTTATATGATTGTTATTGGTGTTATAATATTGGCAGCGTTGTTTATGTACTATGCCAAGCGTATGCTATTCACATCCACCAATGATAAAATCAAACTTATTTTAGCCAATAAGGAAAACGTCCATTGGACTACTTACATGGACACATTCTTTAGAACTTCTCCGATGGTTATTGCTACCACGGATATGCAAAACTGAAAATATATTGATAATATTTTAATAGATTAACATGGAAGTTATCGCTGATCGTCTAGACGATATAGTGAAACAAAATATAGCGGATGAAAAATTTGTAGATTTTGTTATACACGGTCTAGAGCATCAATGTCCATCCATACTTCGACCATTGATTAGGTTGTTTATTGATATACTATTATTTGTTATAGTGATTTATATTTTTGCGGTACGTCTGGTACGTAGAAATTATCAGATGTTGTTGGCTGTGGTGGCACTAATCATCACATTAACTATTTTTTATTACTTTATACTATAATAGTACTAGACTGACTTCTAACAAACATCTCACCTGCCATAAATAAATGCTTGATATTAAAGTCTTCTATTTCTAACACTATTCCATCTGTGGAAAATAATACTCTGACATTATCACTAATTGACACATCGGTGAGTGATATGCCTATAAAGTAATAATCTTCTTTGGGCACATATACCAGTGTACCAGGTTCTAACAATCTATTTGCTGGTGCTCCTGTAGCATACTTTTTCTTTACCTTAAGAATATCCACTGTTTGCTTAGTCAATAGCGACAGGTGATTTTTTATCAAACATTCGAAAAAGTAATTGGAGTGTTCATATCCTCTACGGGCGATTGTCTCATGTCCGTGTATGAAATTTAAGTAACACGATTGTGGTAAATTTGTTCTATAGAGCCGGTTGCCACAAATAGATAGAACTACCAATACATCTGTACAAATGTTAAACATTAATTGATTAACAGAAAAACCAATGTTCGTTCTGGGAATAGAAACCAGATCAAAACAAAATTCGTTAGAATATATGCCACGTTTATACATGGAATATAAAATAACAACAGTTTGAAAAATAACCGTATCATTTAAACATTTAACTTGCGGGGTTAATCGCACAACTTTACTGTTTTTGAACTGTTCAAAATATAACATAGATCCGTGAGAAATACGTTTAGACGCCTTTAGTAGAGGAAATCCCACCGCTTTTCTGGATCTCACCAACGACGATAGTTCTGACCAGCAACTCATTTCTTCATCATCTACCTGTTTTAACATATAATAGGCAGGAGATAGATATCCGTCATTGCAATATTCCTTCTCGTAGGCACACAATCTAATATTGATAAAATCTCCATTCTCTTCTCTGCATTTATTATCTTGTCTTGGTGGCGGGCTATGCTGTAGTCTCGGTCTAGGCCTTGGTCTATTATTACCATCGTTGTTGAATCTATTTCGGTCATTAAATCTTTCATTTCGGCCTGGTATATTTCTATCACCTCGTTTGGTTGGATTTTTGTCTATATTATCGTTTGTAACATCGATACGGGTATTCATTTATCACAAAAAAAACTTCTCTAAATGAGTCTACTGCTAGAAAACCTCATCGAAGAAGATACCATATTTTTTGCAGGAAGCATATCTGAGTATGATGATTTACAAATGGTTATTGCTGGTGCAAAATCCAAATTTCCAAGATCTATGCTTTCTATTTTTAATATAGTACCTAGAACGATGTCAAAATATGAGTTGGCGTTAATTCATAACGAGAATATCACAGGAGCAATGTTTACAACAATGTATAACATAAGAAACAATTTGGGTCTAGGAGATGATAAACTAACTATTGAGGCCATTGAAAACTATTTCTTGGATCCTAACAATGAAGTTATGCCTCTTATTATTAATAATACGGATATGACTGCCGTCATTCCTAAAAAAAGTGGTAGGAGAAAGAATAAGAACATGGTTATCTTCCGTCAAGGATCATCACCTATCTTATGTATTTTCGAAACTCGTAAAAAGATTAATATTTATAAAGAAAATATGGAATCCGCGTCGACTGAGTATACACCTATCGGAGACAACAAGGCTTTGATATCCAAATATGCGGGAATTAATATCCTGAATGTGTATTCTCCTTCCACGTCCATGAGATTGAATGCCATTTACGGATTCACCAATAAAAATAAACTAGAGAAACTTAGTACTAATAAGGAACTAGAATCGTATAGCTCTAGCCCTCTTCAAGAACCCATTCGGTTAAATGATTTTCTGGGACTATTGGAATGCGTTAAAAAGAATATTCCTCTAACAGATATTCCGACAAAGGATTGATTACTATAAATGGAGAATGTTCCTAATGTATACTTTAATCCTGTGTTTATAGAGCCAACGTTTAAACATTCTTTATTAAGTGTTTATAAACACAGATTAATAGTTTTATTTGAAGTATTCGTTGTATTCATTCTAATATATGTATTTTTTAGATCTGAATTAAATATGTTCTTCATGCCTAAACGAAAAATACCCGATCCTATTGATAGATTACGACGTGCTAATTTAGCGTGTGAAGACGATAAATTAATGATCTATGGATTACCATGGATGACAACTCAAACATCTGCGTTATCAATAAATAGTAAACCGATAGTGTATAAAGATTGTGTAAAACTTTTGCGATCAATAAATGGATCACACCCAGTATCTCTTGACGATGTTCTTCGCGGATGATGATTCATTTTTTAAGTATTTGGCTAGTCAAGATGACGAGTCTTCATTGTCTGATATATTGCAAATCACTCAATATCTAGATTTTCTGTTATTATTATTGATCCAATCAAAAAATAAATTAGAGGCTGTAGGTCATTGTTATGAATCTCTTTCAGAGGAATATAGACAATTGACAAAATTCACAGACTCTCAAGATTTTAAAAAACTGTTTAACAAGGTTCCTATTGTTACAGATGGGAGGGTCAAACTCAATAAAGGATATTTGTTCGACTTTGTTATTAGTTTGATGCGATTCAAAAAAGAATCCTCTCTAGCTACCGCCGCAATAGATCCTGTTAGATACATAGATCCTCGTCGAGATATCACATTTTCTAATGTGATGGATATATTAAAGTCGAATAAAGTGAACAATAATTAATTCTTTATTGTCATCATGAACGGTGGACATATTCAGTTGATAATCGGCCCCATGTTTTCAGGTAAAAGTACAGAATTAATTAGACGAGTTAGACGTTATCAAATAGCTCAATATAAATGCGTGATTATAAAATATTCTAACGATAATAGATACGGAACGGGACTATGGACACATGATAAAAATAATTTTGAAGCATTGGAAGCAACTAAACTATGCGATGTCTTGAACGCAATTACAGATTTCTCTGTGATAGGTATCGATGAAGGACAGTTCTTTCCAGACATTGTTGAATTCTGTGAGCGTACGGCAAACGAAGGAAAGATAGTTATAGTAGCCGCGCTCGATGGGACATTTCAACGTAAACCGTTTAATAATATCTTGGATCTTATTCCATTATCTGAAATGGTGGTAAAACTAACTGCTGTATGCATGAAATGCTTTAAGGAGGCTTCATTTTCTAAACGATTGGGTGTGGAAACCGAGATAGAAATAATTGGAGGTAATGATATGTATCAATCAGTGTGCAGAAAGTGTTACATTGACTCATGATATTATATATTTTTCTCTAAAAAACTAAAAATAAACATTGATTAAATTTTAATATAATACTTAAAAATGGATGTTGTGTCGTTGGATAAACCGTTTATGTATTTTGAGGAAATTGATAATGAATTAGATTACGATCCAGAAAGTGCAAATGAAGTCGCAAAAAAACTTCCATATCAAGGACAGTTAAAACTATTACTAGGAGAATTATTTTTTCTTAGTAAGTTACAGCGACACGGTATATTAGATGGCGCCACGGTAGTGTATATTGGATCGGCTCCTGGTACACACATACGTTATTTGAGAGACCATTTCTATAATTTAGGAGTGATCATCAAATGGATGCTAATTGACGGTCGCCATCATGATCCTATTTTAAATGGATTACGTGACGTGACTCTGGTGACTCGGTTTGTAGATGAAGAATATCTACGAACCATCAAAAAACAGTTGCATCCTTCGAAGATTATTTTAATTTCTGATGTGAGATCCAAACGAGGAGGAAATGAACCTAGTACTGCAGATTTACTAAGTAATTACGCTTTACAAAATGTCATGATTAGTATTTTAAACCCCGTAGCGTCTAGTCTTAAATGGAGATGCCCATTTCCAGATCAATGGATCAAGGACTTTTATATTCCACACGGTAATAAAATGTTACAACCGTTTGCTCCTTCATATTCTGCGGAAATGAGATTATTAAGTATTTATACTGGTGAGAACATGAGACTAACTCGAGTTACCAAATCAGACGCTGTAAATTATGAAAAAAAGATGTACTACCTTAATAAGATCGTCCGCAACAAAGTAGTTGTAAACTTTGATTATCCTAATCAGGAATATGACTATTTTCACATGTACTTTATGCTGAGAACAGTATACTGCAATAAAACATTTCCTACTACTAAAGCAAAGGTACTATTTCTACAACAATCTATATTTCGTTTCTTAAATATTCCAACGACATCAACAGAAAAAGTTAGTCATGAACCAATACAACGTAAAGTATCTAGCAAAGATTCTATGTCTAAAAACAGAAATAGCAAGAGATCCGTACGCGGTAATAAATAGAAACGTACTACTGAGATATACTACCGATATAGAGTATAATGATTTAGTTACTTTAATAACCATTAGACATAAAATTGATTCTATGAAAACTGTGTTTCAGGTATTTAACGAATCATCCATAAATTATACTCCGGTCGATGATGATTACGGAGAACCAATCATTATAACATCGTATCTTCAAAAAGGTCATAACAAGTTTCCTGTAAATTTTCTATACATAGATGTAGTAATATCTGACTTATTTCCTAGCTTTGTTAGACTAGATACTACAGAAACTAATATAGTTAATAGTGTACTACAAACAGGCGATGGTAAAAAGACTCTTCGTCTTCCCAAAATGTTAGAGACGGAAATAGTTGTCAAGATTCTCTATCGTCCTAATATACCATTAAAAATTGTTAGATTTTTCCGCAATAACATGGTAACTGGAGTAGAGATAGCCGATAGATCTGTTATTTCAGTCGCTGATTAATCAATTAATAGAGATGTGAGAGGCGAACATATAAAATAATATATCTTATATCTTATATCTTATATCTTATATCTTATATCTTATATCTTATATCTTATATCTTATATCTTATATCTTATATCTTATATCTTATATCTTATATCTTATATCTTATATCTTATATCTTATATGTTGTTTAGAAAAATGCTAATATTAAAATAGCTAATGCTAGTAATCCAATCGGAAGCCATTTGATATCTATAATAGGGTATCTAATTTCCTGATTCAGATAGCGGACAGCTATATTCTCGGTAGCTAGTCGTTTGGAATCACAAACATTATTTACATCTAATTTACTATCATTAATGGAAACGTTTCCCAATGAAATGGTACAATCGGATACATTACATCGTGATATATTTTTTTTTAATGCGGCTGGTAATAACGCATCACTTCGTTTACACGGCTCGTACCAACAATAATAAGGTAGTCTAGTATCTATTCCTATCCGTACTATGCTTTTATCAGGATGTATACATTTACATCGTATATCGTCTTTGTTAGCATCACAGAATGCATAAATTTGTTCGTCCGTCATGATAAAAATTTAAAGTGTAAATATAACTATTATTTTTATAGTTGTAATAAAAAGGGAAATTTGATTGTATACCTTCGGTTCTTTAAAAGAAACTGACTTGATAAAATGGCTGTAATCTCTAAGGTTACGTATAGTCTATATGATCAAAAAGAGATTAATGCTACAGATATTATCATTAGTCATGTTAAAAATGACGATGATATCGGCACCGTCAAAGATGGTAGACTAGGGGCTATGGATGGGGCATTATGTAAGACTTGTGGGAAAACGGAATTGGAATGTTTTGGACACTGGGGTAAAGTAAGTATTTATAAAACTCATATAGTTAAGCCTGAATTCATTTCAGAAATTATTCGTTTACTGAATCATATATGTATTCACTGCGGATTATTGCGTTCACGAGAGCCGTATTCCGACGATATTAACTTAAAAGAGTTATCGGGACACGCTCTTAGAAGATTAAAGGATAAAATATTATCCAAGAAAAAGTCGTGTTGGAACAGCGAGTGTATGCAACCGTATCAAAAAATTACGTTTTCAAAAAAAAAGGTTTGTTTTGTCAACAAGTTGGATGATATTAATGTTCCCAATTCTCTCATCTATCAAAAATTAGTTTCTATTCATGAAAAGTTTTGGCCATTGTTGGAGATTCATCAATATCCAGCTAACTTATTTTATACAGACTATTTTCCCATTCCTCCGTTGATTATTAGACCGGCTATTAGTTTTTGGATAGATAGTATCCCAAAAGAGACTAATGAATTAACTTACTTATTGGGTATGATCGTTAAGAATTGTAACTTGAATGCTGACGAACAGGTTATCCAGAAGGCGGTAATAGAATACGATGATATTAAGATTATTTCTAATAACACTACCAGTATCAATTTATCATATATCACATCTGGTAAAAATAATATGATTAGAAGTTATATCGTTGCCCGACGAAAAGATCAGACGGCTAGATCGGTGATCGGTCCCAGTACAGCCATCACTATTAATGAGGTAGGTATGCCAGCGTATATTAGAAATACACTTACAGAAAAGATATTTGTTAATGCCTTTACAGTGGATAAAGTTAAACAACTATTAGCATCAAACCAAGTTAAATTTTACTTTAATAAACGGTTAAACCAACTAACAAGAATACGCCAAGGAAAGTTTATCAAAAATAAAATACATTTATTGCCAGGAGATTGGGTAGAAGTAGCTGTTCAAGAATATACAAGTATTATTTTTGGAAGACAGCCGTCTCTACATAGATACAATGTCATCGCTTCTTCTATCAGAGCTACCGAAGGAGATACTATCAAAATATCACCCGGAATTGCCAACTCTCAAAATGCTGATTTCGACGGGGATGAGGAATGGATGATATTAGAACAAAATCCTAAAGCTGTAATTGAACAGAGTATTCTTATGTATCCGACGACGTTACTCAAGCACGATATTCATGGAGCCCCAGTTTATGGATCCATTCAAGATGAAATCGTAGCAGCGTATTCATTGTTTAGGATACAGGATCTTTGTTTAGATGAGGTATTGAACATCTTGGGAAAATATGGAAGAGAGTTCGACCCCAAAGGTAAATGTAAATTCAGCGGTAAAGATATCTATACTTACTTGATAGGCGAAAAGATTAATTATCCCGGACTCTTAAAGGATGGGGAAATTATTGCAAACGACGTAGATAGTAATTTTGTTGTGGCTATGAGACATCTATCATTGGCCGGACTCTTATCCGATCATAAGTCGAACGTGGAAGGGATCAACTTTATTATTAAGTCATCTTATGTTTTTAAGAGATATCTAGCTATATACGGATTTGGTGTAACGTTCAAAGATCTGAGACCAAATTCGACGTTCACTAATAAATTGGAGGCCATCAACGTAGAAAAAATAGAGCTTATCAAAGAAGCCTATTCCAAATATCTCAAAGATGTAAGAGATGGAAAAATAGTTCCATTATCGAAAACTTTAGAGGCTGACTATGTGGAATCCATGTTATCCAACTTGACAAATCTTAATATCCGAGAGATAGAAGAACATATGAGACAAACGCTGATAGATGATCCAGATAATAATCTCCTGAAAATGGCCAAAGCGGGTTATAAAGTGAATCCCACTGAATTAATGTATATTCTAGGTACTTATGGTCAACAGAGGATCGATGGCGAACCAGCTGAGACAAGAGTATTGGGAAGAGTCTTACCTTACTATCTTCCAGATTCTAAGGATCCAGAAGGAAGAGGTTACATTCTTAATTCTTTAACGAAAGGATTAACGGGTTCCCAATACTACTTTTCGATGCTGGTTGCTAGATCTCAATCTACTGATATCGTCTGTGAAACATCGCGTACCGGAACACTAGCTAGAAAGATCATTAAAAAGATGGAAGACATGGTGGTAGACGGATACGGACAAGTAGTTATCGGCAATACTCTCATCAAGTACGCTGCTAATTATACTAAAATCCTAGGGTCGGTATGTAAACCGGTAGATATCATCTATCCAGACGAGTCCATGACTTGGTATTTGGAAATTAGTGCCTTGTGGAATAAAATAAAACAGGGATTCGTATATTCTCAGAAACAAAAACTAGCAAAGAAAACATTGGCACCGTTTAATTTCCTAGTATTTGTCAAACCCACCACTGAGGATAATGCCATTAAGGTTAAGGATCTATATGATATGATTCATAACGTCATCGATGATGTGAGAGAGAAATACTTCTTTACGGTATCTAATATAGATTTTATGGAGTACATATTTTTGACGCATCTTAATCCTTCTAGAATTAGAATCACAAAAGAAACGGCTATCACTATCTTTGAAAAGTTCTATGAAAAACTCAATTATACTCTGGGTGGTGGAACTCCTATTGGAATTATTTCTGCACAGGTGTTGTCTGAGAAGTTTACACAACAAGCCCTATCCAGTTTTCACACTACAGAAAAGAGTGGTGCAGTCAAACAAAAACTTGGTTTTAACGAGTTTAATAACTTGACTAATTTGAGTAAAAATAAGACCGAAATTATCACTCTGGTATCCGATGATATCTCTAAACTTCAATCTGTGAAGATTAATTTCGAATTTGTATGTTTGGGAGAATTAAATCCAACCATCACTCTTCGAAAAGAAACAGATAGGCATGTAGTAGATATAATAGTCAATAGATTATACATCAAGAGAGCAGAAATTACCGAATTAGTCGTCGAATATATGATTGAACGATTCATCTCCTTTAGCGTCATTGTAAAGGAATGGGGTATGGAGACATTCATCGAGGACGAGGATAATATCAGATTTACTGTCTATCTAAATTTCGTTGAACCGGAGGAATTGAATCTTAGTAAGTTTATGATGGTTCTTCCGGGTGCCGCCAACAAGGGCAAGATTAGTAAATTCAAGATTCCTATCTCTGATTATACAGGTTATGACGACTTCAATCAAACAAAAAAGCTCAATAAGATGACTGTGGAACTTATGAATCTAAAAGAATTGGGTTCATTTGATTTGGAAAACGTTAACGTGTATCCTGGAGTATGGAATACATACGATATCTTTGGTATAGAGGCCGCGCGCGGATACTTATGCGAAGCCATGTTAAACACCTATGGAGAAGGTTTCGATTATCTGTATCAGCCGTGTGATCTTCTAGCTAGCTTACTATGTGCTAGTTACGAACCAGAATCAGTTAATAAATTCAAGTTCGGCGCAGCTAGTACTCTTAAGAGAGCCACATTCGGAGACAATAAAGCCCTGTTGAACGCGGCTCTTCATAAAAAGTCAGAACCTATTAACGATAATAGTAGCTGCCACTTTTTTAGCAAGGTCCCAAATATAGGAACTGGATATTACAAATACTTTATCGACTTGGGTCTTCTCATGAGAATGGAAAGGAAACTATCTGATAAGATATCTTCTCAAAAGATCAAGGAGATGGAAGACGCAGAAGACTTTTAATTTTTATCAATCACATATTTTTCTATGATTTGTCTTTTAAACGATGGATTTTCCACAAATGCGCCTCTCAAGTCCCTCATAGAATGATACACGTATAAAAAATATAGCATAGGAGATGACTCCTTATTTTTAGACATTAGATATGCCAAAATCATAGCCCCGCTTCTATTTACTCCCGCAGCACAATGAACCAACACGGGCTCGTTTCGTTGATCACATTTAGATAAAAAGGCGGTCACGTCGTCAAAATATTTACTAATGTCGGTAGTTGTATCATCTACCAATGGTATATGAATAATATTAATATTAGAGTTAGGTAATGTATATTTATCCATCGTCAAATTTAAAACATATTTGAACTTAACTTCAGATGATGGTGCATCCATAGCATTTTTATAATTTCCCAAATACACATTATTGGTTACTCTTGTCATTATAGTGGGAGATTTGGCTCTGTGCATATCTCCAGTTGAACGTAGTAGTAAGTATTTATACAAACTTTTCTTATCCATTTATAACGTACAAATGGATAAAACTACTTTATCAGTAAACGCGTGTAATTTAGAATACGTTAGAGAAAAGGCTATAGTGGGTGTACAAGCAGCCAAGACATCAACACTTATATTCTTTGTTATTATCTTGGCTATTAGCGCGCTATTACTCTGGTTTCAGACGTCTGATAATCCAGTATTTAATGAATTGGCGAGATATATGCGAATTAAAAATACGGTTAACGATTGGAAATCATTAACGGATAGCAAAACAAAATTAGAAAGTGATAGAGGTAGACTTCGAGCCGCTGGTAAGGATGATATATTCGACTTCAAATGTGTGGATTTCGGCGCCTATTTTATAGCTATGCGATTGGATAAGAAAACATATCTACCACAAGCTATTAGGCGAGGTACTGGAGACGCGTGGATGGTTAAAAAGGCGGCAAAGGTCGATCCATCTGCTCAACAATTTTGTCAGTATTTGATAAAACACAAGTCTAATAATATTATTACTTGTGGTAATGAGATGTTAAATGAATTAGGTTATAGCGGTTATTTTATGTCACCGCATTGGTGTTCCGATCTTAGTAATATGGAATAGTGTTAGATAAATGCGGTAACAAATGTTCCCGTAAGGAACCATAACAGCTTAGATTTAACATTAAAGATGAGCATAAACATAATAAACAAAATTATAATCAAACCTATAACATTAATATCAAACAATCCAAAAAATGAAATCAGTGGAGTAGTAAACGCGTACATAACTCCTGGATAACGTTTAGCAGCTGCCGTTCCTATTCTAGACCAAAAATTTGGTTTCATGGTTTCGAAGCGGTGTTCTGCAACAAGTCGAGGATCATGTTCTACATATTTGGCAGCGTTATCCAATATCTGCCTATTGATCTTCATCTCGTTTTCGATTCTTGCTATTTCAAAATAAAATCCAGATGATAGGCCTCCAGACTTTATAATTTCATCTACGATGTTCAGCGCAGTAGTAACTCTAATAATATAGGCTGATAAGCTAACATCATACCCTCCTGTATATGTGAATATGGCATGATCTTTGTCCATTACTAGCTCGGTTTTAACTTTATTGCCTGTAATAATTTCTCTCATCTGTAGGATATCGATTTTCTTGTCATGCATCGCCTTTAGAACTGGACGAAGAAACGTAATATCCTCGATAACGTTATCATTCTCTACAATAATTGCATATTCTACCTTTTTATTTTCTAGTTCCGTAAAAAATTTAGAATCCCATAGTGCTAAATGTCTAGAGATATTTCTTTTTGTTTCCTCTGTACACATGGTGTTACAAAACCCTGAAAAGAAGTGAGTATACTTATCATCGTCTCTAATGCTTCCTCCAGTCCACTGTATAAACATGTAATCCTTGTAATGATCAGGATCATCCTTGACTATTACAATATCTCTTTTTTCTGGCATCACTTCATTGTCCTTCACATCATCGAATTTCTGATCATTAATATGCTCATGAACATTAGGAAATGTTTCTGCTGGAGGTCTATCAATAACTGGCACAACAATAACAGGAGTTTTCGCCACCGCCATTTAGTTATTGAAATTAATCATATACAACTCTCTAATACGAGTTATATTTTCGTCTATCCATTGTTTCACATTGACATATTTCGACAAAAAGATATAAAATGCATATTCCAATGCTTCTCTGTTTAATGAATTACTAAAATATACAAACACGTCGCTGTCTGGCAATAAATGATATCTTAGAATATTGTAACAATTTATTTTGTATTGTACATGTTCGTGATCTATGAGTTCTTCTTCGAATGGCATCGGATCTCCGAATCTGAAAACGTATAAATAGGAGTTAGAATAATAATATTTGAGAGTATTGGTAATATATAAACTCTTTAGCGGTATAATTAGTTTTTTTCTCTCGATTTCTATTTTTAGATGTGATGGAAATATGACTAATTTTGTAGCATTAGTATCATGAACTCTAATCAAGATCTTAATATCTTCGTCACACGTTAGCTCTTTGAAGTTTTTAAGAGATGTGTCAGTTGGTTCTACAGATGGAGTAGGTGCAACAATTTTTTGTTCGATGCATGTATGTACTGGATCCATTGTCTTAACTATAATGGTGCTTGTATCGAAAAACTTTAATGCAGATAATGGAAGCTCTTCGCCGCGACTTTCTACGTCGTAATTGGGTTCTAACGCCGATCGCTGAATGGATACTAGTTTTCTAAGTTCTAATGTGATTCTCTGAAAATGTAAATCCAATTCCTCCGGCATTATAGATGTGTATACATCGGTAAATAAAACTATAGTATCCAACAATCCCTTCTCACAAATTCTAGTCTTAACCAAGAAATCATATATAACCACGGAAATGGCGTATTTAAGAGTGGATTCTTCTACTGTTTTGTTCTTGGATTTCATATAGGAAACTATAAAGTCCGCACTACTGTTAAGAATAATTACTAACGCAACTATATAGTTCAAATTAAGCATCTTGGAAACGTAAAATAATTCTGTAGAAGATACTTGATTCTCAAATAAGTTTGCAGACAAACGAAGAAAGAACAGACCTCTCTTAATTTCGGAAGAAAACTTTTTTTCATATTCCTGACGTCTAGAGTTTATATCAATAAGAAAGTTGAGAATTAGTCGATTAATGTTGTATTTCATTACCCAAGTTTGAGATTTCATAATATTATCAAAAGACATGATAATATTAAAGATAAAGCGTTGACTATGAACGAAATAGCTATATGGTTCGCTCAAGAATATAGTCTTGTTAAACGTGGAAACGATAACCGTATTTTTAATCACATCTGCGGCATCTAAATTAAATATAGGTATATTTATTCCACACACTTTACAATATGCCACACCATCTTCATAATAAATAAATTCATTAGCAAAGTTATTAATTTTAGTGAAATAGTTGGCGTCAACTTTCATGGCTTCCTTCAATCTAACTTGATGCTCACATGGTGCGAATTCCACTCTAACATCCCTTTTCCATGCCTCAGGTTCATCGATCTCTATAATATCTAGTTTCTTGCGTTTCACAAACACGGGCTCGTCTCTCGAGATGAGATCTGTATAGTAACTATGTAAATGATAACTAGATAGAAAGATGTAGCTATATAGATGACGATCCTTTAAGAGAGGTATAATGACTTTACCCCAATCAGAAAGACTATTGTTATGATCTTCGGAAAAAGAATTTTTATAAATTTTTCCAGTATTTTCCAAATATACGTACTTGACGTCTAAAAAATCCTTAATGATGATAGGAATGGATAATCCATCTATTTTATAAAGAAATACATAGCGCACGTTATACTTTTTTTTGGAAATGGGAATACCGATGTGTCTACATAAATATGCAAAGTCTAAATATTTTTTAGAGAATCTTAATTGGTCCAAATTCTTTTCCAAGTACGGTAATAGATTTTTCATATTAAACGGTATCTTTTTGATCTCTGGTTCTAATTCCGCATTAAATGATGAAACCAAATCACTATTTTTGTAATTAACGATTACATCACCTCTAACATCATCATTTACCAGGATACTGATCTTCTTTTGTCGTAAATACATGTCTAATGTGTTAAAAAAAAGATCATACATGTTATACGTCATTTCATCTGTAGTATTCTTGTCATTGAATGATAAACTCGTACTAATCTCTTCTTTAACAGTCTGTTCAAATTTATATCCTATATACGAAAAAATAGCAACCAGTGTTTGATCATCCGCTTCAATATTCTGTTCTATCGTAGTGTATAACAATCTTATATCTTCTTCCGTGATAGTTGATACGTTATAAAGGTTGATAACGAAAATATTTTTATTTCGTGAGATAAAGTCATCGTAGGATTTTGGACTTATATTCGCGTCTAGTAGATATGCTTTTATTTTTGGAATTATCTCAATTAGAATAGTCTCTTTAGAGTCCATTTAAAGTTACAAACAACTAGAAAATTGGTTTATGATGTTTAATTTTTTTAGTTTTTATAGATTCTTTATTCTATACTTAAAAAATGAAAATAAATACAAAGGTTCTTGAGGGTTGTGTTAAATTGAAAGCGAGAAATAATAATAAATTATTTCATTATCGCAATATCCGTTAAGTTTGTATCGTAATGGCGTGGTCAATTACAAATAAAGCGGATACTAGTAGTTTCACAAAGATGGCTGAAATCAGAGCCCATCTAAGAAATAGCGCTGAAAATAAAGATAAAAACGAGGATATTTTCCCGGAAGATGTAATAATTCCATCTACTAAGCCCAAAACCAAACGAACCACCACTCCTCGTAAACCAGTGGCTACTAAAAGATCAACCAAAAAGGATAAAGAAGTGGAAGAAGAAGTAGTTATAGAAGAATATCATCAGACAACGGAAGAAAATTCGCCACCTCCGTCATCATCTCCTGGAGTCGACGACATTGTAGAAAGCGTAGCCGCTGTAGAGCTCGATGATAGCGATGGGGATGATGAACATATGGTACAAGTTGAAGCCGGTAAAGTAAATCATAGTGCTAGAAGCGATCTCTCTGACCTAAAGGTGGCTACTGACAATATCGTTAAAGATCTTAAGAAAATTATCACTAGAATCTCTGCAGTATCGACGGTTCTAGAGGATGTTCAAGCAGCTGGTATCTCTAGACAATTTACTTCTATGAGTAAAGCCATTACAACACTATCTGATCTAGTTACCGAGGGAAAATCTAAAGTTGTTCGTAAAAAAGTTAAAACTTGTAAGAAGTAAATGCGTGCACTTTTTTATAAAGATGGTAAACTGTTTACCGATAATAAATTTTTAAATCCTGTATCCGACGATAATCCAGCGTATGAGGTTTTGCAACATGTTAAAATTCCTACTCATTTAACCAATGTAATAGTATATGAACAAACGTGGGAAGAGGCGTTAACTAGATTAATTTTTGTGGGAAGCGATTCAAAAGGACGTAGACAATACTTTTACGGAAAAATGCATGTACAGAATCGCAACGCTAAAAGAGATCGTATTTTTGTTAGAGTATATAACGTTATGAAACGAATTAATTGTTTTATAAACAAAAATATAAAGAAATCGTCCACAGATTCCAATTATCAGTTGGCAGTTTTTATGTTAATGGAAACTATGTTTTTTATTAGATTTGGTAAAATGAAATATCTTAAGGAGAATGAAACAGTAGGGTTATTAACACTAAAAAATAAACACATCGAAATAAGTCCCGATGAAATAGTTATCAAGTTTGTAGGAAAGGACAAAGTTTCACACGAATTTGTTGTTCATAAGTCTAATAGACTATATAAACCGCTATTGAAACTGACGGATGATTCTAGTCCCGAAGAATTTCTGTTCAACAAACTAAGTGAACGAAAGGTATACGAATGTATCAAACAGTTTGGTATTAGAATCAAGGATCTCCGAACGTATGGAGTCAATTATACGTTTTTATATAATTTTTGGACAAATGTAAAGTCCATATCTCCTCTTCCGTCACCAAAAAAGTTAATAGCATTAACTATCAAACAAACTGCTGAAGTTGTAGGTCATACTCCATCAATTTCAAAAAGAGCTTATATGGCAACGACTATTTTAGAAATGGTAAAGGATAAAGATTTTTTAGATATAGTATCTAAAACTACTTTTGATGAATTCCTATCTATAGTCGTGAACCACGTTAAATCCTCTACGAACGGATGATAATAGATCTTTACACAAATAATTACATGCTCGATAAATGGAAATGGATAATCGTATGAAATCTCTCGCCACTACTGCTTTTTTCGGAGAACTAAACACATTAGATATTATGGCATTGATACTGTCTATATTTAAACGCCATCCAAACAATACCATTTTTTCAGTGGATAAGGATGGCCAGTTTATGATTGATTTCGAATACGATAATTATAAGGCTTCTCAATATTTGAATCTGGTCCTTACTCCGGTATCTGGAGATGAATGTAAGACTCACGCATCGAGTATAGCCGAACAATTGGCATGTGTGGATATTATTAAAGAGGATATTAGTGAATATATCAAAACTACTCCACGACTTAAACGATTCATGAAAAAATATCGCAATAGATCAGATACTCGTATCAGTCGAGATACAGAAAAGCTAAAAATAGCTCTAGCTAAAGGCATAGATTACGAATATATAAAAGACGCTTGTTAATAAGTAAATGAAAAAAAACTAGTTGTTTATAATAAAACACGATATGGATGCCAAGGTGACATCATCTTCTACTATCGCGACATATATAGAAGCTTTAGCAAAGAATGCATCGGAATTAGAACAGCATTCTACCGCATACGAAATAAATAATGAATTGGAACTAGTATTCATTAAGCCTCCATTGATTACTTTGACCAATGTAGTGAATATTTCTACTATTCAAGAATCGTTTATTCGATTCACCGTTACTAATAAGGAAGGTGTCAAAATTAGAACTAAGATTCCATTATCTAAAGTTCATGGTCTAGATGTAAAAAATGTACAGTTAGTAGATGCTATAGATAACATAGTTTGGGAAAAGAAATCATTGGTGAAGGAGACTACTCTTCATAAAGAATGCTTGTTAAGACTATCAACCGAGGAACGTCATATATTTTTGGATTACAAGAAATATGGATCCTCTATCAGACTAGAATTGGTCAATCTTATTCAAGCAAAAACAAAAAACTTTACGATAGACTTTAAGCTAAAATACTTTCTAGGATCCGGTGCTCAGTCTAAAAGTTCTTTGTTGCATGCTATTAATCATCCAAAGTCAAAACCTAATATATCTCTGGAAATAGAATTTACACCTAGAGACAATGAAAAAGTTCCGTATGATGAACTAATAAAGGAATTGACTACAGTCATACGACATATATTTATGGCTTCTCCAGAGAATGTAATTCTTTCTCCGCCTATTAGCGCACCTATAAAGACTTTTATGTTGCCTAAACAAGATATAGTAGGTCTGGATCTGGAAAATCTATACGCTGTAACCAAAACCGATGGCATTCCTGTTACTATCAGAGTCACGTCAAAAGGTTTGTATTGCTATTTCACGCATCTAGGTTATATTATTAGATATCCAGTTAAGAGAGCAATAGATAATGATGTGGTAGTCTTTGGCGAGGCAATTAAGGACAAGAACTGGACAGTGTACCTCATTAAGCTAATAGAGCCTGTAATCAATGATAGACTAGACGAAAGTCATTACGTTGAATCTAAACTAGTGGATATTTGTGACAGGATGATATTCAAGTCGAAGAAATACGAAGGTCCGTTTACTACGTCTAGTGAAGTAGTCGATATGTTGTCTACGTATTTACCAAGGCAACCAGAAGGAGTTATTCTGTTCTACTCAAAGGGGTCCAAATCTAATCTTGATTTTAAAATTAAAAATGAAAATACTATAGACCAAACTGCAAATGTAGTATTTAGGTACATGTCTAGCGAACCCATTATCTTTGGAGATTCGTCTATCTTTGTAGAGTATAAGAAATTTAGCAACGATAAAGGTTTTCCTAAAGAATATGGTTCTGGAAAGATTGTGTTATACAACGGAGTTAATTATCTAAATAATATCTATTGTTTGGAATATATTAATACGCATAATGAGGTGGGTATTAAGTCCGTGGTTGTACCTATTAAGTTTATAGCAGAATTCTTAGTCAATGGAGAAATACTTAAACCTAGAATCGATAAAACCATGAAATATATTAATTCAGAAGACTATTACGGAAATCAGCATAACATCATAGTCGAACATTTGAGAGATCAAAGTATTAAAATCGGAGATGTCTTCAATGAGGATAAGCTATCTGATGTAGGTCATCAATACGCCAACAATGATAAATTTAGATTGAATCCTGAAGTTAGTTATTTTACCAATAAACGAACTAGAGGACCGTTGGGAATTTTATCGAACTATGTCAAGACTCTTCTTATTTCTATGTATTGTTCCAAAACATTTTTAGATGATTCCACCAAACGAAAGGTATTGGCGATTGATTTTGGAAACGGTGCGGACCTGGAAAAATACTTTTATGGAGAGATTGCGTTATTGGTAGCGACAGATCCGGATGCTGATGCTATAGCTAGAGGAAATGAAAGATATAATAAACTAAACTCTGGCATTAAAACCAAGTACTACAAATTTGATTACATTCAGGAAACTATTAGATCCGATACATTTGTATCTAGTGTCCGAGAAGTATTCTATTTTGGAAAGTTTAATATCATCGACTGGCAGTTTGCTATCCATTATTCTTTCCATCCGAGACATTATGCTACCGTCATGAATAACTTATCTGAACTAACCGCGTCCGGAGGAAAAGTATTAATTACTACCATGGACGGAGACAAGTTATCAAAATTAACAGATAAAAAGACTTTTATAATTCATAAGAATCTACCTAGTAGTGAAAACTATATGTCTGTGGAAAAAATAGCCGATGATAGAATAGTGGTATATAATCCATCGACCATGTCTACTCCAATGACTGAATACATTATCAAAAAGAATGATATAGTCAGAGTGTTTAACGAATACGGATTTGTTCTTGTGGATAACGTCGATTTCGCTACAATTATAGAACGAAGTAAAAAGTTTATTAATGGCGCATCTACAATGGAAGATAGACCATCTACAAGAAACTTTTTCGAACTAAATAGAGGAGCTATTAAATGCGAAGGTTTAGACGTTGAAGACTTACTTAGTTACTATGTTGTTTATGTCTTTTCTAAGCGGTAAATAATAATATGGTATGGGTTCCGATCTCCCTGTTCTAAACGCGTTAAATAATTCCAATAGGGCGATTTTTGTTCCTATATGACCTTCCAACTGTGGATACTCTGTATTGTTAATAGATATATTGATACTTTTGTCGGGTAACAGAGGTTCTACGTCTTCTAAAAATAAAAGTTTTATAACATCAGGTCTCTTCATAAATAAAAATTTGGCGATTCTATATATACTCTTATTATCAAATCTAGCCATTGTCTTATAGATGTGAGCTACTGTAGGTGTACCATTTGATTTTCTTTCTAATACTATATATTTCTCTCGAAGAAGTTCTTTCACATCATCTGGAAATAAAATACTATTGTTGAGTAAATCAGTTATTTTTTTTATATCGATATTGATGGACATTTTTATAGTTAAGGATAATAAGTATCCCAAAGTCAATAACGACGACCACGAAGTATTTATACTTTTAGGAAATCACAATGACTTTATCAGATCAAAATTAACAAAATTAAAGGAGCATGTATTTTTTTCTGAATATATTGTGACTCCAGATAAATATGGATCTTTATGCGTCGAATTAAATGGATCGAGTTTTCAGCACGGTGGTAGATATATAGAGGTGGAGGAATTTATAGATGCTGGAAGACAAGTTAGGTGGTGTTCTACATCAAATCATATATCTGAAGATATACCCGAAGATATACACACTGATAAATTTGTCATTTATGATATTTATACATTTGATTCGTTCAAGAATAAACGATTGATATTTGTACAGGTACCTCCGTCGTTAGGAGATGATAGCTATTTGACCAATCCGTTACTGTCTCCGTATTATCGTAATTCAGTCGCCCGGCAAATGGTCAATGATATGATTTTTAATCAAGATTCGTTTTTAAAATATTTATTGGAACATCTGATTAGAAGTCACTATTCAGTCTCTAAAATTATAACGGTCGTTCGATACACGGATACCGAAGAATTAAATCTAACAAGAATATGCTATAATCGAGATAAGTTTAAAGCGTTTGTATTCGCTTGGTTTAACGGCGTTTCGGAAAATGAAAAGGTACTAGATACGTATAAAAAGGTATCTGATTTGATATAATGAATTCGGTGACTGTATCACACGCACCATATACTATTACTTATCACAATGATTGGGAACCAGTTATGAATCAATTAGTAGAGTTTTATAACGAAGTAGCTGGCTGGCTGCTACGAGATGAGACGTCGCCTATTCCTGATAAGTTCTTTATACAGTTGAAACAACCGCTTAGAAATAAGCGAGTATGTGTGTGTGGTATAGATCCGTATCCGAAAGATGGAACAGGTGTACCATTCGAGTCACCAAATTTTACAAAAAAATCAATTAAGGAGATAGCATCTTCTATATCTAGATTAACCGGAGTAATTGATTATAAAGGTTATAACCTTAATATAATAGACGGGGTTATACCCTGGAATTATTACTTAAGTTGTAAATTAGGAGAAACAAAAAGTCACGCGATTTACTGGGATAAGATTTCCAAACTACTGTTACAGCATATAACTAAACACGTTAGTGTTCTTTATTGTTTGGGTAAAACAGATTTCTCGAATATACGGGCCAAGTTAGAATCCCCAGTAACTACTATAGTGGGATATCATCCAGCAGCTAGAGACCACCAATTCGAGAAAGATAGATCATTTGAAATTATCAACGTTTTACTGGAATTAGACAACAAGGCACCTATAAATTGGGCTCAAGGGTTTATTTATTAATGCTTTAGTGAAATTTTAACTTGTGTTCTAAATGGATGCGGCCATTAGAGGTAATGATGTTATCTTTGTTCTTAAGACTATAGGTGTCCCGTCAGCATGTAGACAAAATGAAGATCCAAGATTTGTAGAAGCATTTAAATGCGATGAGTTAGAAAGATATATTGAGAATAATCCAGAATGTACATTATTCGAAAGTCTTAGGGATGAGGAAGCATACTCTATAGTCAGAATTTTCATGGATGTAGATTTAGACGCTTGTTTAGACGAAATAGATTATTTAACGGCTATACAAGATTTTATTATCGAGGTGTCAAACTGTGTAGCTAGATTCGCGTTTACAGAATGCGGTGCCATTCATGAAAATGTAATAAAATCCATGCGATCTAATTTTTCATTGACTAAGTCTACAAATAGAGATAAAACAAGTTTTCATATTATCTTTTTAGATACGTATACCACTATGGATACATTGATAGCTATGAAACGAACACTTTTAGAATTGAGTAGATCATCTGAAAATCCACTAACCAGATCGATAGACACTGCAGTATATAGGAGAAAAACAACTCTTCGGGTTGTAGGTACTAGGAAAAATCCAAATTGTGACACTATTCATGTAATGCAGCCACCACATGACAATATAGAAGATTACCTATTCACTTACGTGGACATGAATAACAATAGTTGTTACTTTTCTCTACAACGACGATTAGAGGATTTAGTTCCTGATAAGGTATGGGAACCAGGGTTTATTTCATTCGAAGACGCTATAAAAAGAGTTTCAAAAATATTCATTAATTCTATAATAAACTTTAATGATCTTGATGAAAATAATTTTACAACGGTACCATTAGTCATAGATTACGTAACACCTTGTGCATTATGTAAAAAACGATCACATAAACATCCTCATCAACTATCGTTGGAAAATGGCGCTATTAGAATTTATAAAACTGGTAATCCACATAGTTGTAAAGTTAAAATTGTTCCATTGGATGGAAACAAACTGTTTAATATTGCACAAAGAATTTTAGATACTAACTCCGTTTTATTAACCGAACGAGGAGATCATATAGTTTGGATTAATAATTCATGGAAATTTAACAGCGAAGAACCGTTGATAACAAAACTAATTCTGTCAATAAGACATCAACTACCTAAAGAATATTCGAGCGAATTACTCTGTCCGAGGAAACGAAAGACTGTAGAAGCTAACATACGAGACATGTTAGTAGATTCAGTAGAGACCGATACCTATCCGGATAAACTTCCGTTTAAAAATGGTGTATTGGACCTGGTAGACGGAATGTTTTACTCTGGAGACGATGCTAAAAAATATACATGTACTGTATCAACCGGATTTAAATTTGACGATACAAAGTTCGTCGAAGACAGTCAAGAAATGGAGGAGTTAATGAATATCATTAACGATATCCAGCCATTAACGGATGAAAATAAGAAAAATAGAGAGCTATATGAAAAAACATTATCTAGTTGTTTATGTGGCGCTACCAAAGGATGTTTAACATTCTTTTTTGGAGAAACTGCAACTGGAAAGTCGACAACCAAACGTTTGTTAAAGTCTGCTGTCGGTGACCTGTTTGTTGAGACGGGTCAAACAATTTTAACAGATGTATTGGATAAAGGACCTAATCCATTTATCGCTAACATGCATTTGAAAAGATCTGTATTCTGTAGCGAACTACCTGATTTTGCATGTAGTGGGTCAAAGAAAATCAGATCTGATAATATTAAAAAGTTGACAGAACCTTGTGTCATTGGAAGACCGTGTTTCTCCAATAAAATTAATAATAGAAACCATGCGACAATCATTATCGATACTAATTACAAACCTGTCTTTGATAGGATAGATAACGCATTAATGAGAAGAATTGCCGTTGTGCGATTCAGAACACACTTTTCTCAACCTTCTGGCAGAGAGGCTGCCGAAAATAATGACGCGTATGATAAAGTCAAACTATTAGACGAGGGGTTAGATGGTAAAATACAAAATAATAGATATAGATTCGCATTTCTATACTTGTTGGTGAAATGGTACAGAAAATATCATGTTCCTATTATGAAACTATATCCTACACCGGAAGAGATTCCGGACTTTGCATTCTATCTCAAAATAGGTACTCTGTTGGTATCTAGCTCTGTAAAGCATATTCCATTAATGACAGACCTCTCCAAAAAGGGATATATATTGTACGATAATGTGGTCACTCTTCCGTTGACTACTTTCCAACAGAAAATATCCAAGTATTTTAATTCTAGACTATTTGGACACGATATAGAGAGCTTCATCAATAGACATAAGAAATTTGCCAATGTTAGTGATGAATATCTGCAATATATATTCATAGAGGATATTTCATCTCCGTAAATATATGCTCATATATTTATAGAAGATATCACATATCTAAATGAATACCGGAATCATCGATTTATTTGAAAATCATGTGGATAGTATACCCACCATATTACCTCATCAGTTAGCCACACTAGATTATCTAGTTAGAACTATCATAGATGAGAACAGAAGCGTGTTATTGTTCCATATTATGGGATCAGGTAAAACAATAATCGCTTTGTTGTTCGCCTTGGTAGCTTCCAGATTTAAAAAGGTTTACATTCTAGTACCGAACATCAACATCTTAAAAATTTTCAATTATAATATGGGTGTAGCTATGAACTTGTTTAATGACGAGTTCATAACTGAGAATATCTTTATTCATTCCACAACAAGTTTTTATTCTCTTAATTACAATGATAATGTCATTAATTATAACGGGCTATCGAGATACAATAATTCTATTTTTATCGTTGATGAGGCGCATAATATCTTTGGTAATAATACTGGAGAACTTATGACCGTGATAAAAAATAAAAACAAGATTCCTTTTCTATTATTGTCTGGATCTCCCATTACTAACACACCTAATACGCTGGGTCATATTATAGATTTAATGTCCGAAGAGACGATAGATTTTGGTGAGATTATTAGTCGCGGTAAGAAAGTAATTCAGACACTTCTTAACGAACGTGGCGTGAATGTACTCAAGGATTTGCTTAAAGGAAGAATATCATATTATGAAATGCCGGATAAGGATCTACCAACAATCAGATATCACGGACGTAAGTTTTTAGATACTAGGGTAGTATATTGTCACATGTCTAAACTTCAAGAGAGAGATTATATGATTACTAGACGACAGCTATGTTATCATGAAATGTTTGACAAAAATATGTATAACGTGTCAATGGCCGTATTGGGACAACTTAATCTGATGAATAATTTAGATACGTTATTTCAAGAACAGGATAAGGAATTGTACCCAAATCTGAAAATAAATAATGGCGTGTTATACGGCGAAGAATTGGTAACGTTAAACATTAGTTCCAAATTTAAGTACTTTATCAATCGAATACAGGCACTCAAGGGAAAACATTTTATATACTTCTCTAATTCTACATATGGTGGATTGGTAATTAAATATATTATGCTCAGTAATGGATATTCTGAATATAATGGTTCTCAGGGAACTAATCCACATATGATAAACGGCAAACCAAAAACATTTGCTATCGTTACTAGTAAAATGAAATCGTCTTTAGAGGATCTATTAGATGTGTATAATTCTCCTGAAAATGATGATGGTAGTCAATTGATGTTTTTGTTTTCGTCAAACATTATGTCCGAATCTTATACTCTGAAAGAGGTAAGGCATATTTGGTTTATGACTATCCCAGATACTTTTTCTCAATACAACCAAATTCTTGGACGATCTATTAGAAAATTCTCTTACGCCGATATTTCCGAACCCGTTAATGTATATCTTTTAGCCGCCGTATATTCCGATTTCAATGATGAAGTTGCATCATTAAACGATTATACACAGGATGAATTGATTAATGTTTTGCCCTTTGACATCAAAAAGCTGTTATATCTAAAATTTAAGACTAAAGAAACGAATAGAATATACTCTATTCTTCAAGACATGTCTGAAAATTATTCTCTTCCACCACATCCATCAATTGTAAAAGTTTTATTGGGAGAATTAGTCAGACAATTTTTTTATAATAATTCTCGCATTAAGGCCAACGATACCAAGTTACTTAAAATGGTTACATCAGTTATAAAAAATAAAGAAGACGCTAGGAATTACATAGATGATATTGTAAACGGTCACTTCTTTGTATCGAATAAAGTATTTGATAAATCTCTTTTATACAAATACGAAAACGATATTATTACAGTACCGTTTAGACTCTCATACGAACCATTTGTTTGGGGAGTTAACTTTCGTAAAGAATATAACGTGGTATCTTCTCCATAAAACTGATGAGATATATATAGAAATAAATGTCAAGCTTTGTTACCAATGGATATCTTCCAGTTACATTGGAACCGCATGAGTTGACGTTAGACATAAAAACCAATATTAGGAATGCCGTATATAAGACGTACCTACATAGAGAGATTAGTGGTAAAATGGCCAAGAAAATAGAAATTCGTGAAGACGTGGAATTGCCACTCGGTGAAATAGTTAATAATTCGATAGTTATAAACGTTCCATGTGTAATAACCTATGCGTATTATCACGTGGGGGACATCGTCAGAGGAACGTTAAACATCGAAGACGAATCAAATGTTACAATTCAATGTGGAGATTTAATCTGTAAACTAAGTAGAGATTCTGGGACTGTATCATTCAGTGATTCAAAGTATTGCCTTTTTCGAAATGGTAATGCGTATGATAATGGTAGCGAAGTCTCTGCCGTTCTAATGGAAGCTCAACAAGGTACTGAATCTAGTTTTGTTTTTCTCGCGAATATCGTCGACTCATAAGAAAGAGAATAGCGGTGAGTATAAATACGAATACTATGGCAATAATTGCGAATGTTTTATTCCCTTCAATATATTTTTGATAATATGAAAAACATGCCTCTCTCAAATCGGACAACCATTTCATAATATAGTTCTCGCGCGCTGGAGAGGTAGTTGCTGCTCGTATAATCTCCCCAGAATAATATACTTCTGTGTCATCGTTCAATTTATACGGATTTCTATAGTTCTCTGTTATATAATGCGGTTTGCCCTCATGATTAGACGACGACAATAGTGTTCTGAATTTAGATAGTTGATCAGAATGAATGTTTATTGGCGTTGGAAAAATTATCCATACAGCGTCTGCAGAGTGGTTGATAGTTGTTCCTAGATATGTAAAATAATCCAACTTACTAGGCAGCAAATTGTCTAGATAAAATACTGAATCAAATGGCGCAGACGTATTGGCGGGTCTAATGGAATCCAATTGATCGACTATCTTTTGAAAATATACATTTTTATTGTCCGATACTTGTAAAAATATAGCAACAATGATAATGCCATCATCGTGTTTTTTTGCCTCTTCATAAGAACTATATTTTTTCTTATTCCAATGAACAAGATTAATCTCTCCAGAGTATTTGTACACATCTATCAAGTGATTGGATCCATAATCGTCTTCCTTTCCCCAATATATATGTAGTGATGATAACACATATTCATTGGGAAAAAACACTCCATTTATATATCCTCCTTTAAAATTAATCCTTACTAGTTTTCCAGTATTCTGGATAGTGGTTGGTTTTGACTCATTATAATGTATGTCTAACGGCCTCAATCGCGCGCTAGAAATTGCTTTTTTAGTTTCTATATTAATAGGAGATAGTTGTTGAGGCATAGTAAAAATGAAATGATAACTGTTTAGAAATAGCTCTTAGTATGGGAATTACAATGGATGAGGAAGTGATATTTGAAACTCCTAGAGAATTAATATCTATTAAACGAATAAAAGATATTCCAAGATCAAAAGACACGCACGTGTTTGCTGCGTGTATAACAAGTGACGGATATCCGCTAATAGGAGCTAGAAGAACTTCATTCGCATTCCAGGCGATATTATCTCAACAAAATTCAGATTCTATCTTTAGAGTATCCACTAAACTATTACGGTTTATGTATTACAATGAACTAAGAGAAATCTTTAGACGGTTGAGAAAAGGTTCTATCAACAATATCGATCCTCACTTTGAAGAGTTAATATTATTGGGTGGTAAACTAGATAAAAGGGAATCTATTAACGATTGTTTAAGAAGAGAATTAAAAGAGGAAAGTGATGAACGTATAACGGTAAAAGAATTCGGAAATGTAATTCTAAAACTTACAACACGGGATAAATTATTTAACAAAGTGTATATAGGTTATTGTATGGCGTGTTTTATTAATCAATCATTAGAGGATTTATCACATACTAGTATTTACAATGTAGAAATTAGAAAGATTAAATCATTAAATGATTGTATTAACGACGATAAATACGAATATCTGTCTTATATTTATAATATGCTAGTTAATAGTAAATGAACTTTTACAGATCTAGTATAATTAGTCAGATTATTAAGTATAATAGACGACTAGCTAAGTCTATTATTTGCGAGGATGACTCTCAAATTATTACACTCACGGCATTCGTTAACCAATGCCTATGGTGTCATAAACGAGTATCCGTATCCGCTATTTTATTAACTACTGATAACAAAATATTAGTATGTAACAGACGAGATAGTTTTCTCTATTCTGAAATAATTAGAACTAGAAACATGTCTAGAAAAAAACGATTATTTCTGAATTATTCCAATTATTTGAACAAACAGGAAAGAAGTATACTATCGTCATTTTTTTCTCTATATCCAGCTACTACTGATAATGATAGAATAGATGCTATTTATCCGGGTGGTATACCCAAAAGGGGTGAGAATGTTCCAGAGTGTTTATCCAGGGAAATCAAAGAAGAAGTTAATATAGACAATTCTTTTGTATTCATAGACACTCGTTTTTTTATTCATGGTATCATAGAAGATACCATTATCAACAAATTTTTTGAGGTAATTTTCTTCGTCGGACGAATATCTCTAACGAGTGATCAAATCATTGATACATTTAAAAGTAATCATGAAATCAAGGATCTGATATTTTTAGATCCGAATTCAGGTAATGGACTCCAATACGAAATTGCAAAATATGCTCTAGATACTGCAAAACTTAAATGTTACGGCCATAGAGGATGTTATTATGAATCATTAAAAAAATTAACTGAGGCTTATTGATTAGAAAATATAAATTAATTTACCATCGTGTATTTTTATAACGGGATTGTCAGGCATATCATGTAGATAGTTACCGTCTACATCGTATACTCGACCATCTACACCTTTAAATCCTCTATTTATTGACATTAATCTATTAGAATTGGAATACCAAATATTAGTACCCTCAATTAGTTTATTGGTAATATTTTTTTTAAACGATAGATCGATGGCTCTTGAAACCAATGTTTTCCAACCTGACTCGTTGTCGATCGGTGAGAAGTCTTTTTCATTAGCATGAATCCATTCTAATGATGTATGTTTAAACACTCTAAACAATTGGACAAATTCTTTTGATTTGCTTTGAATGATTTCAAATAGGTCTTCGTCTACCGTAGGCATTCCGTTAGATAATCTAGCCATTATAAAGTGTACGTTTACATATCTACGGTCTGGAGGTGTAAGAACGTGACTATTAAGACGAATGGCTCTTCCTACTATCTGACGAAGAGACGCCTCGTTCCATGTCATATCTAGAATGAAGATATCATTGATTGAGAAGAAACTAATACCCTCGCCTCCACTAGAAGAGAATACGCATGTTTTAATGCATTCTCCGTTAGTGTTTGATTCTTGGTTAAATTCAGCCACCGCCTTAATTCTAGTATCTTTCGTTCTAGATGAGAACTCTATATTAGAGATACCAAAGACTTTGAAATATAGTAGTAAGATTTCTATTCCTGATTGATTAACAAATGGTTCAAAGACTAGACATTTACCACGTGATGCTAAAATTCCTAAACATACATCTATAAATTTGACACTTTTCTCCTTTAATTCAGTAAATAGAGATATATCAGATGCAATAGCATCCCCTCCCAATAGTTCTCCCTTTTTAAAGGTATCTAATGCGGATTTAGAAAACTCTCTATCTCTTAATGAGCTTTTAAAGTCATTATATAGGGTTGCTATCTCTTGTGCGTATTCTCCGGGATCACGATTCTGTCTTTCGGGAAAGCTATCGAACGTAAATGTGGTAGCCATACGTCTCAAAATTCTAAATGATGATATACCTGTTTTTATTTCAGCGAGTTTAGCCTTTTGATAAATCTCTTCTTGCTTTTTCGACATATTAACGTATCGCATTAATACTGTTTTCTTAGCGAATGATGTAGACCCTTCTACGTCATCAAAAATAGAAAACTCGTTATTAACTATGTACGAACATAGGCCTCCTAGTTTGGAGACTAATTCTTTTTCATCAACTAGACGTTTATTCTCAAATAGCGATTGGTGTTGTAATGATCCTGGTCGTAATAAGTTAACCAACATGGTGAATTCTTGTACACTATTGACGATAGGTGTAGCTGATAAACAAATCATCTTATGGTTTTTTAATGCGATGGTCTTAGATAAAAAATTATATACTGAACGAGTTGGACGGATCTTGCCATCTTCTTTGATTAATGATTTAGAAATGAAGTTATGACATTCATCAATGATGACACATATTCTACTCTTGGAATTAATAGTTTTGACATTAGTAAAAAATTTATTTCTAAAATTTTGATCATCGTAATTAATAAAAATACAATCCTTCGTTATCTCTGGAGCGTATCTGAGTATAGTGTTCATCCAAGGATCTTCTATCAAAGCCTTTTTCACCAATAAGATAATAGCCCAATTCGTATAAATATCCTTAAGATGTTTGAGAATATATACAGTAGTCATTGTTTTACCGACACCTGTTTCATGGAACAATAAAAGAGAATGCATACTGTCTAATCCTAAGAAAACTCTTGCTACAAAATGTTGATAATCCTTGAGGCGTACTACGTCTGACCCCATCATTTCAACGGGCATATTAGTAGTTCTGCGCAAGGCATAATCGATATAGGCCGCGTGTGATTTACTCATTTATGAGTGATAAGTAATAACTATGTTTTAAAATCACAGTAGTAGTTTAACTAGTCTTCTCTGATGTTTGTTTTCGATACTTTTTGAATCAGAAGTCATACTAGAATAGAGCAACGAGTGAACGTAATAGAGAGCTTCGTATACTTTATTCGAAAACTCTAAGAACTTGTTAATGAATTCCGTATCCACTGGGTCGTTTAAAATGCTAAATTGAACACTGTTTACATCCTTCCAAGAAGAAGACTTAGTGACGGACTTAACATGAGACATAAATAAATCCATATTTTTTTTACAAACGTCGCTAGCCACCATAATGGCGCTATCTTTCAACCAGCTATCGCTTACGCATTTCAGTAGTCTAACATTTTTAAAGAGACTACAATATATTCTCATAGTATCGATTACACCTCTACCGAATAGAGTAGGAAGTTTAATGATACAATATTTTTCGTTTACAAAATCAAATAATGGACGAAAGACGTCGAATGTCAACATCTTATAATCGCTAATATATAGATTGTTTTCCGTTAGATGATTATTAGATTTAATAGCATCTCGTTCACGTTTGAACAGTTTATTGCGAGCACTGAGATCAGCCACTACGGCATCCGCTTTAGTGCTCCGTCCATAGTACTTTACGCTATTAATCTTTAAGATTTCATAGACTTTATCTAAATCACTTTCTGGTAACATGATATCATGTGTAAAAAGTTTTAACATATCGGTCGGCATTCTATTTAGATCATTAACTCTCGAAATCTGAAGAAAGTAATTAGCTCCATATTCCAAACTAGGCAATGGGCTTTTACCTAAAGACAAGTTAAGTTCTGGCAATGTTTCATAAAATGGAAGAAGGACATGAGTCCCCTCCCGAATATTTTTTACAATTTCATCCATTTACAACTCTATAGTTTGTTTTCATTATTATTAGTTATTATCTCCCATAATCTTGGTAATACTTACCCCTTGATCGTAAGATACCTTATACAGGTCATTACATACAACTACCAATTGTTTTTGTACATAATAGATTGGATGGTTGACATCCATGGTGGAATAAACTACTCGAACAGATAGTTTATCTTTCCCCCTAGATACATTGGCCGTAATAGTTGTCGGCCTAAAAAATATCTTTGGTGTAAAGTTAAAAGTTAGGGTTCTTGTTCCATTATTACTTTTTGTCAGTAGTTCGTTATAAATTCTCGAGATGGGTCCGTTCTCTGAATATAGAACGTCATTTCCAAATCTAACTTCTAGTCTAGAAATAATATCGGTCTTATTCTTAAAATCAATTCCCTTAATGAAGGGATCGTTAATAAACAAATCCTTGGCCTTTGATTCGGCTGATCTATTATCTCCGTTATAGACGTTTCGTTGACTAGTCCAAAGACTTACAGGGATAGATGTATCGATGATGTTGATACTATGTGATATGTGAGCAAAGACTGTTCTCTTAGTGGCATCACTATATGTTCCAGTAATGGCGGAAAACTTTTTAGAAATGTTATATATAAAAGAATTTTTTCGTGTTCCAAACATTAGCAGATTAGTATGAAGATAAACACTCATATTATCAGGAACATTATCAATTTTTACATACACATCAGCATCTTGAATAGAAACAATACCATCTTCTGGAACCTCGACGATCTCAGCAGACTCCGGATAACCAGTAGGTGGACCATCGCTAACAATAACTAGATCATCCAACAATCTACTCACGTATGCATCTATATAATCTTTTTCATCTTGTGAGTACCCTGGATACGAAATAAATTTATTATCCGTATTTCCATAATAAGGTTTAGTATAAACAGAGAGCGATGTTGCTGCATGAACTTCAGTTACAGTCGCCGTTGGTTGGTTTATTTGACCTATTACTCTCCTAGGTTTCTCTATAAATGATGGTTTAATTTGTACATTCTTAACCATATATCCAATAAAGCTCAATTCAGGAACATAAACAAATTCTTTGTTGAACGTTTCAAAGTCGAACGAAGAGTCACGAATAACGATATCGGATACTGGATTGAAGGTCACCGTTACGGTAATTTTTGAATCGGATAGTTTAAGACTGCTGAATGTATCTTCCACATCAAACGGAGTTTTAATATAAACGTATACTGTAGATGGTTCTTTAATAGTGTCATTAGGAGTTAGGCCAATAGAAATATCATTAAGTTCACTAGAATATCCAGAGTGTTTCAAAGCAATTGTATTGTTGATACAATTATTATATAATTCTTCACCCTCAATTTCCCAAATAACGCCGTTACACGAAGAGATAGATATGTGATTAATACATTTATATCCAACATATGGAACGTAACCGAATCTTCCTATTCCTTTAACTTCTGGAAGTTCCAAACTCAGAACCAAATGATTAAGTGCAGTAATATACTGATCCCTAATTTCGAAGCTAGCTATAGCCTGATTGTCGGAACCATCGTTTGTCATAACTCCAGATAGAGAAATATATTGCGGCATATACAAAGTTGGAATTTGACTATCGACTGCGAAGACATTAGACCGTTTAACAGAGTCATCCCCACCGACCAAAGAATTGATGATAGTATTATTCATTTTCTATTTAAAATGGAAAAAGCTTACAATAAACTCCGTAGAGAAATATCTATAATTTGTGAGTTTTCCTTGAAGTAACAGCTTCCGTAAACGCCGTCTTTATCTCTTAGTAAGTTTATTGTATTTATGACCTTTTCCTTATCTTCATAGAATACTAAAGGTAACAAAGAAATTTTTGGCTCTTCTCTAAGAGCTATGTGAGACTTAACCATAGAAGCCAATGAATCCCTACATATTTTAGAACAGAAATATCCTACTTCACCTCCCTTGAATGTCTCAATACTAATAGGTTTAAAAACCAAATCCTGATTACAAAACCAACACTTATCAATTACACTACTTGTCTTAATAGACACATCGGCCATAGATTTATAATACTTTGGCAATATACAAGCTAGTGCTTCTTCTTTAGCGGGCTTAAAGACTGCTTTAGGTGCTGAAATAACCACATCTGGAAGGCTTACTCGCTTAGCCATTTAATTACGGAACTATTTTTTTATACTTCTAACGAACACGTGGAAAAACGCTCGTCCACAAAAACATAATCGTGCCCATAATCCTCTACCATAGTTACACGTTTTTTAGATCTCATATGTGCTAAAAAGTTTTCCCATACTAACTGATTACTATTATTCTTCGTATAATTCTTAACCGTCTGAGGTTTTAGATTTTTAGTTACGGAAGTGATATCAAATATTTTATCCAAAAAGAATGAATAATTGATTGTTTTAGACGGAGTGTTTTCTTGACAAAAGAAAACCAAATGTTTAAATATTTCTACTACTTCATTAATCTTTTCGGTACTCAGATTCAGTTTCTCATCTTTTACTTGATTGATTATTTCAAAGACTAACTTATAATCCTTTTTATTTATTCTCTCGTTAGCCTTAAGAAAACTAGATACAAAATTTGCATCTACATCATCCGTTGATATTTGATTTTTTTCCATGATATCCAAGAGTTCCGAGATAATTTCTCCAGAACATTGATGAGACAATAATCTCCTCAATACATTTCTCAAATGAATAAGTTTATTAGACACGTGGAAGTTTGACTTTTTTTGTATCTTTGTACATTTTTGAAATACAGATTCGCAAAAAATACAATATTCATATCCTTGTTCAGAGACTATGCCGTTGTGTCTGCAACCGCTACATAATCTTAGATTCATGTTAATACCCTACGTACCTCGTCGTCCAATATTTTATATAAAAACATTTTATTTCTAGACGTTGTCAGAAAATCCTGTAATACTTTTAGTTTTTTGGGCTGTGAATAAAGTATCGCCCTAATATTTTCACCATCTTCCGCCAATAAAGTAGTTAAATTATCTGAACATGAAGAAGAACATCGCTTAGGCGGATCCAGTACAACGGTATATGACTTGTACCAACTCATTTAAATATCATAATCTAAAATAGTTCTGTAATATGTCTAGCGCTAATATATTGATCATAATCCTGTGCATAAATTAAGATACAACAATGTCTCGAAATCATTGACATGGCTTCTTCCATAGTTAGAAGATCATCGTCAAAGTTAGCGACATGATTCATCAACATTTGCTGTTTTGAGGCGGCGAATACTGAACCGTCGCCATTCAACCATTCATAAAAACCATCGTCTGAATCCATTGATAATTTCTTGTACTGGTTTTTGAGAGCTCTCATCAATCTAGCATTTCTAGCTCCCGGATTGAAAACAGAAAGAGGATCGTACATCCAGGGTCCATTTTCTGTAAATAGAATCGTATAATGTCCCTTCAAGAAGATATCAGACGATCCACAATCAAAGAATTGGTCTCCGAGTTTGTAACAGACTGCGGACTTTAACCTATACATGATACCGTTTAGCATGATTTCTGGTGATACATCAATTGGAGTATCATCTATTAGAGATCTAAAGCCGGTGTAACATTCTCCACCAAACATATTCTTATTTTGGCGTCGTTCTACATAAAACATCATTGCTCCATTAACGATAACAGGTGAATGAACAGCACTACCCATCACATTAGTTCCCAATGGATCAATGTGTGTAACTCCAGAACATCTACCATAGCCTATGTTAGGAGGAGCGAACACCACTCTTCCAGTATTGCCATCGAATGCCATAGAATAAATATCCTTAGAATTGATAGAAATCGGACTGTCTGATGTTGTGATCATCTTCATAGGATTAACAACGATGTATGGCGCCGCCTGAAGTTTCATATCGTAACTGACGCCATTCATAGGTCTAGCCACAGAAACCAACGTAGGTCTAAATCCAACAATCGATAAAATAGAAGCCAATATCTGTTCCTCATCGGTCATGATTTGAGAGCATCCAGTATGAATAATCTTCATTAGATGGGGATCTACCGCATCATCATCGTTACAATAAAAAATTCCCATTCTGATGTTCATAATTGCTTTTCTAATCATGGTATGTATATTTGCTCTCTGAATCTCTGTAGAAATTAGATCTGGCACACCGGTAATCACTATCGGATTATCCTCCGTAAGACGATTGACCAACAGCATATAATTATAAGACTTTACGCGCCTAAATTCATAAAGTTGCTGAATTAGACTGTAAGTGTCTCCATGTACATACGCGTTCTCGAGTGCTGGAAGTTTAATACCGAATAGCGCCATCAGAATAGGATGAATATAATAATTTGTTTCTGGTTTTCTATAAATAAAGGACAAATCTTGGGAACTAGACATATCAGTAAAATGCATGGATTGGAATCGTGTAGTTGAAAGAAGAACATGATGATTAGATGGAGAGTATATTTTATCTAACTCTTTGAGCTGTTCCCCGATTCTAGGACTAGACCGAGAATGAATAAGTACTAAAGGATGAGTACATTTCACAGAAACACTAGCATTGTTCAATGTGCTCTTTACATGGGTAAGGAGTTGAAATAGCTCGTTTCTATTTGTTCTGACAATATTTAGTTTATTCATAATGTTAAGCATATCCTGAATAGTAAAGTTAGATGTGTCATACTTGTTAGTAGTTAGATATTTAGCAATTGCATTCCCATCATTCCTCAATCTCGTACTCCAATCATGCGTGGATGCTACTTCGTCTATAGAAACCATACAATCCTTTTTGGTAGTCTGTTGAGCTTGATCATTTCCTACACGTTTAGGTTTGGTACGTTGATTTCTAGCCCCTGCGGATATAAAGTCATCGTCTACAATCTGGGATAATGAATTGCATACACTACAAGACAAAGATTTATCAGAAGTATGTATATGATCTTCATCTACCAAAGAAAGAGTTTGATTAATATAACTAGATTTTAGTCCTGCGTTAGATGTTAAAAAAACATCGCTATTGACCATGGCTTCCATTATTTATATTCGTAGTTTTTACTCGAAAGCGTGATTTTAATATCCAATCTTATTACTTTTGGAATCGTTCAAAACCTTTGACTAGTTGCAAAATTTGATCTATTGCCCTACGTGTATACTCCCTTGCATCATATACGTTAGTCACCAGATCGTTTGTTTCAGTCTGAAGTTGGTGCATATCTCGTTCAACATTCGACATGAGATCCTTAAGGGACATATCGTCTAGATTTTGTTGAGATGTTGCTCCTGGATTTTGTTGTGCCGTTGTACATACTGTACCACCAGTAGGTGTAGGAGTACATACAGTGGCCACAATAGGAGGTTGAGAAGGCGTAACCGTTGGAGTAGTACAAGAAATACTTCCATCCGATTGTTGTGTGCATGTTGTTGTTGTTGTTGGTAACGTCTGAGAAGGTTGGGTAGATGCCGGAGTTGTCGTCTTTTGATCTTTATTAAATTTAGAGATAATATCCTGAACAGACTTGCTCGGCGTCAACGTTGGAAGGAGTGAATTCGACTGTGTATCGGTATCTGACGACAACCAATCAAAAAGATTAGACATATCCGATGATGTATTAGTTTGTTGTTGTCGTGGTTTTGGTGTAGGAGCGGTGCTACTAGGTAGAAGAATAGGAGCCGGTGTAGGTGTCGGAACCGGCTGTGGAGTTATATGAATAGTTGGTTGTAGCGGTTGGATAGGCTGTCTGTTGGCGGCCATCATATTATCTCTAGCTAGTTGTTCTCGCAACTGTTTTTGATAATACGACTCTTGAGACTTTAGTCCTATTTCAATCGCTTCATCCTTTTTCGTATCCGGATCCTTTTCTTCAGAATAATAGATTGACGACTTTGGTGTAGAGGATTCTGCCAGCCCCTGTGAGAACTTGTTAAAGAAGTCCATTTAAGGCTTTAAAATTGAATTGCGATTATAAGATTAAATGGCTGACACAGACGATATTATCGACTATGAATCCGATGATCTCACCGAATATGAGGATGATGAAGAAGAGGATGAAGATGGAGAGTCACTAGAAACTAGTGATATAGATCCCAAATCTTCTTATAAGATTGTAGAATCGGCATCCACTCATATAGAAGATGCTCATTCCAATCTTAAACATATAGGGAATCATATATCTGCTCTTAAACGACGCTATACTAGACGCATAAGTCTATTTGAAATAGCGGGTATAATAGCAGAAAGTTATAACTTGCTTCAACGAGGAAGATTACCTCTAGTTTCAGAATTTTCTGATGAAACGATGAAGCAAAATATGCTACATGTAATTATACAAGAGATAGAGGAGGGTTCTTGTCCTATAGTCATCGAAAAGAATGGTGAATTGTTGTCTGTAAACGATTTTGACAAAGATGGTCTAAAATTCCATCTAGATTATATTATCAAAATTTGGAAACTTCAAAAACGATATTAGAATTTATACGAATATCGTTCTCTAAATGTCACAATCAAGTCTCTCATGTTCAGTAGTTTATTGTCGTACTTTATATCGTGTTCATTAACGATATTTTGCAAAATAGTAATGATTCTATCTTCCTTCGATAGATATTCTTCAGAGATTATTGTCTTATATTCTTTCTTGTTATCCGATATGAATTTGATAAGACTTTGAATATTATTAATACCCGTCTGTTTAATTTTTTCTACAGATATTTTAGTTTTGGCAGATTCTATTGTGTCTGTTAATAGACATCCAACATCAGCATTCGACGTCAATTGTCTATAAATCAACGTATAAATTTTAGAAATAACATTAGCAAATTGTTGTGCGTTGATGTCGTTATTCTGAAACAGTATGATTTTAGGTAGCATTTTCTTAACGAAGAGAACATATTTATTATTGCTCAGTTGAACGGATGAAATATCCAGGTTACTAACGCATCGGATTCCGTATATCAAACTCTCAGAAGAAATGGTATACAATTGTTTGTATTCATTAAGTGTCTCCTTTTCAGAAATTAGTTTAGAGTCGAATACTGCGATAATTTTCAAGAGATAGTTTTCATCAGACAAGATTTTATTTAGTGTGGATATGATAAAACTATTGTTTTGTTGAAGAACTTGATACGCCGCATTTTCTGTAGTGGATGCTCTCAAATGTGAAACAATCTCCATTATTTTTTTGGAGTCAGACACGATATCTTCTGTATCTTGACGCAATCTAGTGTACATAGAGTTAAGAGAAAGTAGAGTTTGAACATTGAGCATCATGTCTCTAAACGTGGTTACAAACTGTTCCTTTTTCTCGTCATCTAGTTTATTATATACCGATTTCACAACGGCTCCAGATTTAAGGAACCAAAATGAAAAACTCTGATAACTACAATATTTCATCATAGTTACGATTTTATCATCTTCTATAGTTGGTGTGATAGCGCATACCTTTTTCTCCAAGACTGGAACCAACGTCATAAAAATGTTTAAATCAAAATCCATATCAACATCTAATGCGCTAAGACCGGTTTCGCGTTCAAGATTCTCTTTACTAATGGCGACGAACTCATCGTAAAGAACTCTAAGTTTGTCCATTATTTATTTACAGATTTAGTTGTTTAATTTATTTGCGCTCTTCCAGAGTTGGGATAGTATTTTTCTAACGTCGGTATTATATTATTAGGATCTACGTTCATATGTATCATAATATTAATCATCCACGTTTTGATAAATCTATCTTTAGCTTCTGAAATAACATATTTAAACAAAGGAGAAAAATATTTAGCTACGGAGTCAGATGCAATAACATTTTTTGTAAATGTAACGTACTTAGACGACAGATCTTCGTTAAAAAGTTTTCCATCTATGTAGAATCCATCGGTTGTTAACACCATTCCCGCGTCGGATTGAATAGGAGTTTGAATAGTTTGTTTTGGAAATAGATCCTTCAATAACTTATAGTTGGGTGGGAAAAAATCGATTTTATCGTTATACTCTTTCTTTTTTACTATCATTACCTCATGAACTATTTCTTGAATGAGTATATGTATTTTATTTCCTATATCGGACGCATTCATTGGAAAATATACCATGTCGTTAACTATAAGAATATTTTTATCCTCGTTTACAAACTGAATAATATCGGATGTAGTTCGTAAACGAACTATATCGTCGCCGGCACAACATCTGACTATATGATATCCACTAGTTTCCTTTAGCCGTTTATTATCTTGTTCCATATTAGCAGTCATTCCATCATTTAAGAAGGTGTCAAAGATAATAGGGAGAAATGACATTTTGGATTCTGTTACAACTTTACCAAAATTAAGGATATACGGACTTACTATCTTTTTCTCAACGTCGATTTGATGAACACATGATGAAAATGTACTTCGATGAGATTGATCATGTAGAAAACAACAAGGGATACAATATTTCCGCATATCATGAAATATATTAAGAAATCCCACCTTATTATATTTCCCCAATGGATCCATACACGTAAACATTATACCGTTATCATTAATAAAAACTTCTTTCTCATTGGATCTGTAAAAGTTGTTACTAATTTTTTTCATTCCAGGATCTAGATAATTAATAATGATGGGTTTTCTATTCTTATTCTTTGTATTCTGACATATCCTAGACCAGTAAACAGTTTCCACTTTGGTAAAATCTGCAGACTTTTGGACACTATTAAACATGGCATTAATGGCAATAACTAAAAATGTAAAATATTTTTCTATGTTAGGGATATGGTTCTTCACTTTAATAGATATATGGTTTTTGGCCAAAATTATAGATATTTTTTTATCTGAAGATAGCAAAATATTATTAGTTGCCGTCTCTATAAAAATGAAGCTAGTCTCGATATCTAATTTTATTCTAGAATTGATAGGAGTTGCCAAATGGACCTTATATGTTATATCTCCCTTGATACGTTCCATTTGTGTGTCTATATCGGATACAAGATCCGTAAATAGTTTTACGTTATTAATCATCACAGTATCGCCGTCGCTGGATAACGCTAATGTTCCATCCAAGTCCCAAATTGATAAATTTAACTGTTCATCGTTTAGGATAAAATGATTACCCGTCATATTAATAAAGTGTTCATCGTATCTAGACAATAATGACTTGTAATTAATGTCCAAGTCTTGAACTCTCTGGATGATCTTTTTTAACCCAGTTAGTTTTAGATTGGTACGAAATATATTGTTAAACTTTGATTCTACAGTAATGTCCAAATCGAGTTGTGGAAATACTTCCATCAACATTGTTTCAAACTTGATAATATTATTATCTACATCTTCATATGATCCAAATTCCGGAATAGATGTATCACATGCTCTGGCCACCCAAATAACCAAAAAGTCGCATGCTCCAGGATATACATTGTATAAAAAGCTATCGTTTTTAAGTAGTGTTTTTTTCTGCGTATATACGAAGGGATTGAAAATAGTATTATCGACGTAACTATATTCCAAATTATTCTTATGCGAATAGATAATAATATCGTCCTTAATATCTAACAAATTTCCTAAATATCCCTTTAATTGAGTCATTCGAAGCGTCAATAGAATATGTCTCTTAACTATTTCCGGCTGTTGTATATTTAAATGACTTCGTAAGAAATAATATATGGGCGACTTCTCATCTATGTAATCATATGGAGTGAGATATAGGGCTCGTTCTACCTCCTGCCCCTTACCCACATGTAATACCAATTGCGGACTCACTATATATCGCATATTTATATCGTGGGGTAAAGTGAAAATCTACTACCGATGATGTAAGTCTTACAATGTTCGAACCAGTACCAGATCTTAATTTGGAGGCCTCCGTAGAACTAGGGGAGGTAAATATAGATCAAACAACACCTATGATAAAGGAGAATAGCGGTTTTATATCCCGCAGTAGACGTCTATTCGCCCATAGATCTAAGGATGATGAGAGAAAACTAGCACTACGATTCTTTTTACAAAGACTTTATTTTTTAGATCATAGAGAGATTCATTATTTGTTCAGATGCGTTGACGCTGTAAAAGACGTCACTATTACCAAAAAAAATAACATTATCGTGGCGCCTTATATAGCACTTTTAACTATCGCATCGAAAGGATGCAAACTTACAGAAACAATGATCGAAGCATTCTTTCCAGAACTATATAATGAACATAGTAAGAAATTCAAATTCAACTCTCAAGTATCCATCATACAAGAAAAACTCGGATATCCGTCTGGAAACTATCACGTTTATGATTTTGAACCGTATTATTCTACAGTAGCTCTGGCTATTCGAGATGAACATTCATCTGGCATTTTTAATATCCGTCAAGAGAGTTATCTGGTAAGTTCGTTATCTGAAATAACATATAGATTTTATCTAATTAATCTAAAATCTGATCTTGTTCAATGGAGTGCTAGTACTGGTGCTGTAATTAATCAAATGGTAAACACTGTATTGATTACAGTGTATGAAAAGTTACAACTGGCTATAGAAAATGATTCACAATTTACATGTTCATTGGCTGTGGAATCAGAACTTCCAATAAAATTACTTAAAGATAGAAATGAATTATTTACCAAATTCATCAACGAGTTAAAAAAGACCAGTTCATTCAAGATAAGCAAACGCGATAAGGATACGTTACTAAAATATTTTACTTAGGAGTTGGAATTTATAGACGACTCATTTCGTTTATTACTAACTATTACTATTACTATTACTATTACTATTACTATTACTATTACTATTACTATCAGTGTTAGCATTATTGGTATTCTTCTTGTCATCGTGTTCAGAAATATATAACAATGCTATACCCAATACTAAATACATTATCATGCTTGCAATGGCTCTAACAACGACGAACCAAAATGAATTTGGTCGTAGATTTTGTTCACAAAAATACATAAAGAAATGTCTACATAAATCTATGGCGCCATTGGCTACTTGAAATAGAGCCAGTCCTCCTACAGATTTTAATATAGCTGTATAACATGACATTTATTCATCATCAAAAGAGACAGAGTCACCATCTGTCATATTTAGATTTTTTTTCATGTGTTCAAAGTATCCTCTACTCATTTCATTATAATAGTTTATCATACTTAGAATTTTAGGACGGATTAATGAGTAAGACTTGACTAGATCGTCAGTAGTAATTTGTGCATCGTCTATTCTGCATCCACTTCGTCGAATAATGTATAGCATTGCTTTGAGATTCTCCATAGATATCAAGTCTTTATACAATGACATGGAAATATCTGTGAATACTTTATACTTCTCCAACATTGATGCCTTAACATCATCTCCTACCTTAGCATTGAAAATACGTTCTATTGTGTAGATGGATGTAGCAAGATTTTTAAACAACAATGCCATCTTACACGATGATTGCCTCAAGTCTCCAATCTTTTGTTTAGAACGATTAGCTACAGAGTCCAATGCTTGGCTGACTAACATATTATTATCTTTAGAAATTGTATTCTTCAATGAGGCGTTTATCATATCTGTGATTTCGTTAGTCATATTACAGTCTGACTGGGTTGTAATGTTATCCAACATATCACCTATGGATACAGTACACGTACCAGCATTTGTAATAATCCTATCTAAGATGTTGTATGGCATGGCGCAGAAAATATCTTCTCCTGTAATATCTCCACTCTCGATAAATTTATTCAGATTATTCTTAAATGCTGTATTCTCGGGAGAAAAGATATCAGTATCCATCATTTCATTAATAGTATACGCAGAAAAGATACCACGTGTATCGATTCTATCCAAGATACTTATCGGTTCCGAGTCACAAATAATGGTTTCCTCTCCTTCGGGAGATCCTGCATAAAAATATCTAGGACAATAGTTTCTATACTGTCTGTAACTCTGATAATCTCTAAAGTCACTAACTGATACCATGAAATTGAGAAGATCAAACGCTGAAGTAATCAATTTTTCTGCCTCGTTTTTACTACAACTAGTTTTCATCAATGTAGTGACGATGTATTGTTTAGTTACTCTTGGTCTAATACTGATAATAGAGATATTATTGCTTCCCATAATGGATCGTCTAGTAGTCACCTTAAATCCCATTGATGCGAATAATAGATAGATAAAGTCTTGGTATGACTCCTTTCTAATATAGTACGGACTACTACCGTTGTCGCCCAACTTTATACCTACATACGCCATAACAACCTCTTTAATAGCCGTTTCATGAGGTTTATCAGCCATGAGCCTGAGTAGTTGGAAGAATCTCATGAATCCAGTCTCGGACAGTCCTATATGCATGATAGATTTATCTTTCCTGGGAAACTCTCGTATAGTCATAGATGAAATACTCTTCAAAGTTTCTGAAATAAGATTAGTAACAGTCTTACCTCCGACTACTCTGGGCAACAAACAGACTCTGATAGGTGTTTTCTCTGCGGAGATAATATCAGAAAGGATAGAGCAATAGGTAGTATTATTGTGATTATAAAGCCCTAATACATAACAGGTAGAATTTATAAACATCATGTCTTGAAGATTTTTAGACTTGTATTCCTCGTAATCCATGCCGTCCCAAAACATGGATTTGGTAACTTTGATAGCCGTAGATCTTTGTTCCTTCGCCAACATGCTAAAGAAATTAATAAAGAATTTGTTGTTTCTATTGATGTCCACAAATTGCACGTTTGGAAGAGCCACGGTTACATTCACTGCAGCATTTTGAGGATCACGAGTATGAAGTACGATGTTATTGTTTACTGGTATATCTGGAAAGAATTCTACCAGTCTAGGAATAAGAGATTGATATCGCATAGAAATAGAAAAGTTTATAATCTCATCATCGAAGAGTACTCTGTTACCATTGTAATAAATTGGTACTCTATCATAATCATCGACAAAGTACTGTTCATACATGATGAGATGTTTATATGTTGGTATAGTAGTGAGATCTACGTTTGGTAATGGCAATGTGTTAAGATTAACCCCATAATGTCTAGCGGCATCTGCAATGTCATAAGTGTTGTCAAAGCGGGGTCGATCTTGAGCTACTATATATTGTCTAACACCTATAAGATTATCAAAATCTTGTCTGCTCAATACACCGTTAACAATTTTTGCCTTGAATCCTTTTATTGGTGCATTAATAACATCCTTATAGAGGATGTTAAACAAATAAGTATTATCAAAGTTAAGATCTGGGTATTTTTTTTCTACTAGAACATCCATTGAGTCGGAGCCATCTGGTTTAATATAACCACCGATAAATCTAGCTCTGTATTCTGTATCCGTCAATCTAATATTAAGAAGGTGTTGAGTGAAAGGTGGAAGATCGTAAAAGCTGTGAGTGTTAATGATAGGGTTAGTTTCCGAACTAATGTTAATTGGATTATTAATAATATCTATATTTCCAGCGTTAAGTGTAACATTAAACAGTTTTAATTCACGTGAAGTGGTGTCAATTAAATAATTAATGCCCAATTTGGATATAGCAGCCTGAAGCTCATCTTGTTTAGTTACGGATCCTAATGAGTTATTAAGCAATACATCGAACGGATGAACGAAGGTTGTTTTGAGTTGGTCACATACTTTGTAATCTAGACATAGATGTGGAAGAACAGTAGAAACTATACGAAATAGATATTCAGAGTCCTCTAATTGATCAAGAGTAACTATTGACTTAATAGGCATCATTTATTTAGTATTAAATGACGACCGTACCAGTGACGGATATACAAAACGACTTAATTACAGAGTTTTCAGAAGATAATTATCCATCTAACAAAAATTACGAAATAACTCTTCGTCAAATGTCTATTCTAACGCACGTTAACAATGTGGTAGATAGAGAACATAATGCCGCAGTAGTGTCATCCCCAGAGGAAATATCCTCACAACTTAATGAAGATCTATTTCCAGATGATGATTCTCCGGCCACTATTATCGAAAGAGTACAACCTCATACTACTATTATTGACGACACTCCGCCTCCTACGTTTCGTAGAGAGTTATTGATATCGGAACAGCGTCAGCAACGAGAAAAAAGATTTAATATTACGGTATCAAAAAATGCTGAAGCAATAATGGAGTCTAGGTCCATGATAACTTCTATGCCAACACAAACACCATCCTTGGGAGTAGTTTATGATAAAGATAAAAGAATTCAGATGCTAGAGGATGAAGTGGTTAATCTTAGAAATCAACGATCTAATACAAAATCATCTGATAATTTGGATAATTTTACCAGAATACTATTTGGTAAGACGCCGTATAAATCAACAGAAGTTAATAAGCGTATAGCCATCGTTAATTATGCAAATTTGAACGGGTCCCCCTTATCAGTCGAGGACTTAGATGTTTGTTCAGAGGATGAAATAGATAGAATCTATAAAACGATTAAACAATATCACGAAAGTAGAAAACGAAAAATTATCGTCACTAACGTGATTATTATTGTCATAAACATTATTGAACAGGCATTGCTAAAACTCGGATTTGACGAAATCAAAGGACTGAGTACCGATATCACTTCAGAAATTATCGATGTAGAGATCGGAGATGACTGCGATGCTGTAGCATCAAAACTAGGAATCGGAAACAGTCCGGTTCTTAATATTGTCTTGTTTATACTCAAGATATTCGTTAAACGAATTAAAATTATTTAATTTAATACATTCCCATATCCAGACAACAATCGTCCGGATTAATCTGTTCCTGTCGTCTCATACCGGACGACATATTAATCTTTTTATTAGTGGGCATCTTTTTAGATGATTTCTTTTTCCCAGCATTAACTGATTCGATACCTAGAAGGTCGTGATTGATCTCTCCTACCATTCCACGAACTTCTAATTGACCGTCTCTAACGGTACCATAAACTATTTTACCAGCATTAGTAACCGCTTGGACAATCTGACCATCCATTGCGTTGAATGATGTAGTTGCTGTTGTTCTACGTCTAGGAGCACCAGAAGTATTTTTAGAGCTCTTGGATGTTGATGTAGAAGACGAGGATTTTGATTTTGGTTTACATGTAATACATTTTGAACTCTTTGATTTTGTATCACATGCGCCGGCAGTCACATCTGTTTGAGAATTAAGATTATTGTTGCCTCCTTTGACGGCGGCATCTCCACCGATTTGCGCTAGTAGATTTTTAAGCTGTGGTGTAATCTTATTAACTGTTTCGATATAATCATCGTAACTGCTTCTAACGGCTAAATTTTTTTTATCCGCCATTTAGAAGCTAAAAATATTTTTATTTATGCAGAAGATTTAACTAGATTATACAATGAACTAATATGCTCCTTTTCTAGATTATTTACAAACTTGGTATTTCTCGTTTCTGGAGGAGGCGAATTTAAATTCGGATTTGGATTAGGATTAGGATTTTGTGGGTTCTTGATCTTATTATACAGTGCGTATAGGATGGCGACAGTAACTGCTACACAAATACCGATCAACAGAAGAATACCAATCATTTATTGACAATAACTTCACTATGATCAAGTATGTAATATATCATCTTTTCACTAAATAAGTAGTAATAATTATTCAACAACGTCGAGATATATGGACAATAATAATTTAGTTCACGGAAATATCGCTATGATTGGTATGAATGACTCCGCTAACTCTATGGGGCGCGCAGTGCTTTCCCCACATAGAATAAATTAGCATTCCGACCGTGATAATAATACCAAGTATAAACGCCATAATACTCAATACTTTCCATGTACGAGTGGGACTAGTAGACTTACTAAAGTCAATAAAGGCGAAAATACACGAAAGAATCAAAAGAATGATTCCAGCGATTAGCACGCCGGAAAAATAATTTCCAATCATAAGCATCATGTCCATTTAACTAATAAAAATTTTAAATCGCCGAATGAACAAAGTGGAATATAAACCATATAAAAACAATAGTTTGTACTGCAAAAATAATATCTATTTTTGTTTTCGAAGATATGGTAAAATTAAATAGTAGTACACAACATGTTATAACTAACAGCAGCAACGGCTCGTAATTACTTATCATTTACTAGACGAAAAGGTGGTGGGATATTTTCTTGTTCAAATAATACAAATATATCACCCATCCATTTTATGCGATGTTTATATACTCTAATCTTTAATAAATCTATAGACGACGGATTTACCAACAATATAGATTTTATCGATTCATCTAATTTAAACCCTTCCTTAAACGTGAATGATCTATTATCTGGCATAACGATGATCTTACCTGATGAATCAGACAATGTACTGGGCCATGTGGAATAAATTATCAACGAATTATCGTCTACGAACATTTATATCATTTGTTTTAATTTTAGGACGCGAATAAATAGATATAAAATAGAAAATAATAGATATTACAACCAGTGTTATGGCCGCGCCCAACCAGGTAGGCAGTTTTATTTTATCTTTTACTACGGGTTCTCCTGGATGTACGTCACCAACTGCAGACGTAGTTCTAGTACAATTAGATGTAAGTTCCGCTTGGGAATTTTTTAACGATAAAGAGTTAACGTTAATCGTACACCCAACGTATTTACATCTAGTTCTTTGAACATCCTGATTATAATATAACCATTTTCTATCTCTAGATTCGTCGGTGCACTCATGTAACCAACATACCCTAGGTCCCAAATATTTATCTCCGGAATCAGGTTTTGGATAATTTGCACACCAACAATTTCTATTTCCTTTATGATCGTTACAAAAGACATATAATGCTGTATCCCCAAAAGTAAAATAATCAGGGCGAATAATTCTAATAAACTCGGAACAATATCTCGCATCCATATGTTTGGAGCAAATATCGGAATAAGTAGACATAGCCGGTTTTCGTTTCGCACGTAACCATTCCAAACAATTGGGGTTTCCAGGATCGTTTCTACAAAATCCAGTCATGAAATCGTCACAATGTTCGGTCTTGTAATTATTGTTAAATATTTTTGGACAGTGTTTGGTATTTGTCTTAGAACAACATTTTGCCACGCTATCACTATCACCCAGAAGATAATCCTTTTTTATAAAATGACATCGTTGCCCAGATGCTATATAATCAGTAGCTTGTTTTAAATCCTTAATATATTCAGGAGTTACATCGTTCTGATAATAGATTAATGATCCAGGACGAAATTTGAAAGAACTGCATGGCTCTCCACGAATTAATACATATTGTTTAGCAAATTCAGGAACTATAAAACTACTACAATGATCTATCGACATATCATCTATCAAACAAAATTTGGGTTTAATTTCTCCTGGAGACGTTTCATAATAATACATATAACTTTCTTCGGCAAACATAACAGCTCTATTATATTCAGGATAATTAAAGCCTAATACCATATATTTGTCTCGTATATCTGCAATTCCGGGCTCTATCTTGATGCTATTAAGAGTAACGGCTGCCCCCATTCTTAATTCGAATAATCAGTATTTAAACTGTTAAATGTTGGGATATCAACATCTACCTTATTTCCAGCATTATAAGGTTTGTTACACCTTGTATACTGTTCAGGAATGGTGGTTACATTTACATTCATTCTTTTATAGTCCTGTCGTTCGATGTTCATCACATATGCAAAGAACAGAATAAACAAAATAATGTAAGAAATAATATTAAATATTTGTGAATTCGTAAATACATTGATTGCCATAATAAGTACAGCGGCTACAATACACACGATAGACATACCCACAGTGTTGCCATTACCTCCACGATACATTTGAGTTACTAAGCAATAGGTAATAACTAAGCTAGTAAGAGGCAATAGAAAAGATGAGATAAATATCATCAATATAGAGATTAGAGGAGGGCTATATAGAGCCAAGACGAACAAAATCAATCCGAGTAACGTTCTAACATCATTATTTTTGAAGATTCCCAAATAATCATTCATTCCTCCATAATCGTTTTGCATCATACCTCCATCTTTAGGCATAAACGATTGCTGTTGTTCATCTGTAAATAAATCTTTGTCTAGTACACCAGCGCCTGCGGTGAAGTCGTCAAGCATATTGTAATATCTTAAATAACTCATTTATATATTAAAAAATGTCACTATTAAAGATGGAGTATAATCTTTATGCCGAACTAAAAAAAATGACTTGTGGTCAACCCATAAGTCTTTTTAATGAAGACGGTGATTTTGTAGAAGTTGAACCAGGATCATCCTTTAAGTTTCTAATACCTAAGGGATTTTATGCATCTCAGTCTGTAAAGACTAGTTTAACCTTCGAGACATTAACCACTACAGATAACAAAATTACCAGTATTAATCATAGTCCCTCCAGTGCACCAAAGTTATTTCCTCTTCAACGCAAAGTCGTATCTGAAGTAGTTTCTAATATGAGGAAAATGATCGAATTAAAACGTCCTCTATACATCACTCTTCACTTGGCGTGTGGATTTGGTAAGACTATAACTACATGTTATCTTATGGCTATGCATGGTAGAAAGACTGTCATTTGCGTACCCAATAAAATGTTAATACATCAATGGAAAACACAGGTAGAAGCAGTCGGATTGGAACATAAAATATCTATAGACGGAGTTAGTAGTCTATTAAAGGAACTAAAGACTCAAAGTCCTGATGTATTAATAGTAGTCAGTAGACATCTGACAAACGACGCCTTTTGTAAATATATCAATAAACATTATGATTTGTTCATTTTGGACGAATCACATACGTATAATCTGATGAACAATACAGCAGTTACAAGATTTTTAGCTTATTATCCTCCTATGATGTGTTATTTTTTAACTGCTACACCTAGACCATCTAACAGAATTTATTGTAACAGTATTATTAATATTGCCAAATTATCCGATCTAAAAAAGACTATCTATGTAGTAGATAGTTTTTTTGAGCCATATTCTACAGACAATATTAGACATATGATAAAACGACTAGATAGCCCATCCAATAAATATCATATATATACCGAGAAGCTATTATCTGTAGATGAGCCTAGAAATCAACTTATTCTTAATACCCTGGTAGAAGAATTCAAGTCAGGAAATATTAATCGAATTTTAGTGATCACTAAACTACGTGAACACATGGTATTCTTCTACAAACGATTATTAGATCTTTTTGGGTCAGAGATTGTATTTATAGGAGATGCTCAAAATAGACGTACTCCAGATATGGTCAAATCGATCAAGGAACTAAATAGATTTATATTCGTATCCACCTTGTTTTATTCCGGTACTGGCCTAGATATTCCTAGTTTGGATTCGTTGTTTATTTGCTCGGCAGTAATCAACAATATGCAAATAGAGCAATTACTAGGTAGAGTATGTAGAGAAACAGAACTATTAGATAGGACAGTGTATGTATTTCCCAGCACATCCATCAAAGAAATAAAGTACGTGATAGGAAATTTTGTACAACGAATTATTAGTCTATCTGTAGATAAACTAGGATTTAAACAAGAAAGTTATCGAAAACATCAAGAATCTGAACCCGCTTCCGTACCAACATCTTCCAGAGAAGAACGTGTATTAAATAGAATATTTAACTCGCAAAATCGTTAAGTAGTTTAAGCGACGATCCGCATGCTGAGCAGGCCAGTGTATTACCCCTCATAGTATTAATATAATCCAATGATACTTTTGTGATGTCGGAAATCTTAACCAATTTAGACTGACAGGCAGAACACGTCATGCAATCATCATCGTCATCGATAACTGTAGTCTTGGGCTTCTTTTTGCGGCTCTTCATTCCGGAACGCACATTGGTACTATCCATTTAGGTAGTAAAAAATAAGTCAGAATATGCCCTATAGCACGATCGTGCAAAACCTGGTATATCGTCTCTATCTTTATCACAATATAGTGTGGCGACATCTTTATTATTATTGACCTCGTTTATCTTGGAACATGGAATAGGAACATTTTTGTCATCGACGGCCACCTTTGCCTTAATTCCAGATGTTGTAAAATTATAGCTAAACAGTCTATCGTCGACACAAATAAAATTCTTGTTTAGACGTTTATAGTTTACGTATGCGGCTCGTTCTCGTCTCATTTTTTCAGATATTGCAGGCACTATAATATTAAAAATAAGAATGAAATAACATAGGATTAAAAATAAAGTTATCATGACTTCTAGCGCTGATTTAACTAACTTAAAAGAATTACTTAGTCTGTACAAAAGTTTGAGATTTTCAGATTCTGCGGCTATAGAGAAGTATAATTCTTTGGTAGAATGGGGAACTTCTACTTACTGGAAAATAGGTGTACAAAAGGTAGCGAATGTCGAGACGTCTATATCCGATTATTATGATGAGGTAAAAAATAAACCGTTTAGTGTTGATCCAGGATATTATATTTTCTTACCTGTATATTTTGGAAGCGTCTTTATTTATTCGAAGGGTAAAAATATGGTAGAACTGGGATCTGGAAACTCGATACAGATACCGGATGAGATGCGACGTGCGTGTAACAAAATATTAGATAGCGATAATGGAATAGATTTTCTGAGATTTGTTTTGTTAAACAATAGATGGATAATGGAAGATGTTATATCAAAATATCAGTCTCCCGTTAATCTATTTAAACTAGCGAGAGAGTACGGATTAAATATACCCAAATATTTAGAAATTGAGATAGAGGAAGACACGTTATTTGACGATGAGTTATACTCTATTATAGAACAATCTTTCGATGACGCATTTCCAAAAATATCTATATTGTATATCAAGTTGGGAGAACTTAAGCGACAAGTTGTAGACTTTTTCAAATTCTCATTTATGTATATTGAGTCAATCAAGGTAGATCGTATAGGAGATAATATTTTTATTCCTAGCGTTGTAACAAAATCAGGAAAAAAGATATTAGTAAAAGATGTAGACCATCTAATACGGTCTAAGGTCAGAGAACACACATTTGTAAAAGTAAAAAAGAAAAACACATTTTCCATTTTGTACGACTATGATGGTAACGGAACAGAAACTAGAGGAGAAGTAATAAAAAGAATTATAGATACTATAGGACGAGACTATTACGTTAATGGAAAGTACTTCTCTAAGGTTGGTAGTGCAGGATTAAAGCAGTTAACTAATAAATTAGATATTAATGACTGTACTACAGTTGATGAATTAGTTGATGAGATTAATAAATCCGGAGCGGTAAAACGAAAAATAAAAAACCAATCGGTATTTGATTTAAGCAGAGAATGTTTGGGATATCCGGAAGCGGATTTTATAACGTTAGTTAATAACATGAGGTTCAAAATAGAAAATTGCAAGGTTGTAAATTTCAATATTGAAAATACTAATTGTTTAAATAACCCGAGTATTGAAACTATATATGGAAACTTTAACCAGTTCGTCTCCATCTTTAACGTCGTTACAGATGTTAAAAAAAGATTATTCGAGTGAAATAATATGCGCCTTTGATATAGGCGCAAAAAATCCTGCAAGAACTGTTTTAGAAGTTAAGGATAACTCAGTTAGGGTATTGGATATATCAAAATTAGATTGGAGCTCGGATTGGGAAAGAAGAATAGCTAAAGATTTGTCGCAGTATGAATACACGACAGTTCTTCTAGAACGTCAGCCTAGACGGTCACCCTACGTCAAATTTATCTATTTCATTAAAGGCTTTTTATATCGTACATCGGCTGCCAAAGTTATTTGCGTCTCGCCTGTCATGTCGGGTAATTCATATAGAGATCGAAAAAAGAGATCCGTCGAAGCATTTCTTGATTGGATGGACACATTCGGATTACGAGACTCTGTTCCGGATAGACGCAAATTAGATGATGTCGCCGATAGTTTCAATTTGGCTATGCGATACGTATTAGATAAATGGAATACTAATTATACACCTTATAATAGGTGTAAATCTAGAAATTACATAAAAAAAATGTAATAACGTTAGTAACGCCATTATGGATAATCTATTTACCTTTCTACATGAAATAGAAGATAGATATGCCAGAACTATTTTTAACTTTCACCTAATAAGTTGCAATGAAATAGGAGATATATATGGTCTTATGAAAGAACGCATTTCCTCAGAGGATATGTTTGATAATATAGTGTATAATAAAGATATACATCCTGCCATTAAGAAACTAGTTTATTGCGACATCCAACTTACTAAACATATTATTAATCAGAATACGTATCCAGTATTTAACGATTCTTCACAAGTGAAATGTTGTCATTATTTCGATATAAACTCAGATAATAGCAATATTAGCTCTCGTACAGTAGAGATATTTGAGAGGGAAAAGTCATCTCTTGTATCATATATTAAAACTACAAATAAGAAGAGAAAGGTCAATTACGGCGAAATAAAGAAAACTGTAAATGGAGGCACTAATGCAAATTACTTTTCCGGTAAAAAGTCTGATGAGTATCTGAGCACTACAATCAGGTCCAACATTAATCAACCTTGGATAAAAACCATTTCTAAGAGAATGAGAGTAGATATCATTAATCACTCTATAGTAACGCGTGGAAAAAGCTCTATATTACAAACTATAGAAATTATTTTTACTAATAGAACATGTGTGAAAATATTTAAGGATTCTACTATGCACATTATTCTATCCAAGGACAAGGATGAAAAGGGATGTATAAACATGATTGATAAATTATTTTATGTCTATTATAATTTATTTCTGTTGTTCGAGGATATCATCCAAAACAAATACTTTAACGAAGTAGCCAATATTGTAAAGCATGTTCTCACGGCTACGGCATTAGATGAGAAATTATTCCTAATTAAGAAAATGGCTGAACACGATGTTTATGGAGTTAGCAATTTCAAAATAGGGATGTTTAACCTGACATTTATTAAGTCGTTGGATCATACCGTATTCCCATCTCTTTTAGATGAGGATAGCAAAATAAAGTTTTTTAAGGGGAAAAAGCTCAATATTGTAGCATTGCGATCTCTGGAGGATTGTATAAATTACGTGACTAAATCCGAGAATATGATAGAAATGATGAAGGAAAGATCGACTATTTTAAATAGCATAGATATAGAAACGGAATCGGTAGATCGTCTAAAAGAATTGCTTCTAAAATGAAAAAAAACACTGATTCAGAAATGGATCAACGACTAGGGTATAAGTTTTTGGTGCCTGATCCTAAGGCCGGAGTTTTTTATAGACCGTTACATTTCCAATATGTATCGTATTCTAATTTTATATTGCATCGATTGCATGAGATTTTGACCGTTAAGCGGCCACTCTTATCGTTTAAGAATAATACAGAACGAATTATGATAGAAATTAGCAATGTTAAAGTGACTCCACCAGATTACTCACCTATAATCGCGAGCATTAAAGGTAAGAGTTATGACGCATTAGCCACGTTCACCGTAGATATCTTTAAAGAGGTAATGACCAAAGAGGGTATATCCATCACTAAAATAAGCAGTTATGAGGGAAAAGATTCTCATTTGATAAAAATTCCGCTACTAATAGGATACGGTAATAAAAATCCACTTGATACAGCAAAGTATCTTGTTCCTAACGTCATAGGTGGGGTCTTTATCAATAAACAATCTGTCGAAAAGGTAGGAATTAATCTAGTAGAAAAGATTACAACATGGCCAAAATTTAGGGTTGTTAAGCCAAACTCATTCACTTTCTCGTTTTCCTCCGTATCCCCTCCTAATGTATTACCGACAAGATATCGCCATTACAAGATATCTCTGGATATATCACAATTGGAAGCTTCGAATATATCGTCGACAAAGACATTTATAACAGTCAATATTGTTTTACTGTCTCAATATTTATCTAGAGTGAGTCTAGAATTCATTAGACGTAGCTTATCATACGATATGCCTCCAGAAGTTGTCTATCTAGTAAACGCGATAATAGATAGTGCTAAACGAATTACTGAATCTATTACTGACTTTAATATTGATACATACATTAATGACCTGGTGGAAGCCGAACACGTTAAACAAAAATCTCAGTTAACGATTAACGAGTTCAAATATGAAATGCTGCATAACTTTTTACCTCATATGAACTATACACCCGATCAACTAAAGGGATTTTATATGATATCTTTACTAAGAAAGTTTCTCTACTGTATCTACCACACTTCTAGATATCCAGATAGAGATTCGATGGTTTGTCATCGTATACTAACATACGGCAAATATTTTGAGACGTTGGCACATGATGAATTAGAGAATTACATAGGCAACATCAGAAACGACATCATGAACAATCACAAGAATAGGGGCACTTATGCGGTAAACATTCATGTACTAACAACTCCCGGACTTAATCACGCGTTTTCTAGCTTATTGAGTGGAAAGTTCAAAAAGTCAGACGGTAGTTATCGAACACATCCTCACTATTCATGGATGCAGAATATTTCTATTCCTAGAAGCGTCGGATTTTATCCTGATCAAGTAAAGATTTCAAAGATGTTTTCTGTCAGAAAATATCATCCAAGTCAATATCTTTACTTTTGTTCATCAGACGTTCCAGAAAGAGGTCCTCAGGTAGGTTTGGTATCTCAACTGTCTGTATTGAGTTCCATTACAAATATACTAACGTCTGAGTATTTGGATTTGGAAAAGAAAATTTGTGAGTATATCAGATCATATTATAAAGATGATATAAGTTACTTTGAAACAGGATTTCCAATTACTATAGAAAATGCTCTAGTTGCATCTCTTAATCCCAATATGATATGCGATTTTGTAACTGACTTTAGACGTAGAAAACGGATGGGATTCTTCGGTAACTTGGAGGTAGGTATTACTTTAGTTAGGGATCACATGAATGAAATTCGCATTAATATTGGAGCCGGAAGATTAGTCAGACCATTCTTGGTTGTGGATAACGGAGAACTCATGATGGATGTGTATCTGGATTTAGAAAGCAGATTAGACGACATGACATTCTCTGACATTCAGAAAGAGTTTCCGCATGTCATCGAAATGGTAGATATCGAACAATTTACTTTTAGTAACGTATGTGAATCGGTTCAAAAATTTAGAATGATGTCAAAGGATGAAAGAAAGCAATACGATTTATGTGACTTTCCTGCCGAATTTAGAGATGGATATGTGGCATCTTCATTGGTGGGAATTAATCACAATTCTGGACCCAGAGCTATTCTTGGATGTGCTCAAGCTAAACAAGCTATCTCTTGTCTGAGTTCGGATATACGAAATAAAATAGACAATGGAATTCATTTGATGTATCCAGAGAGACCAATAGTTATTAGCAAGGCTTTAGAAACCTCAAAGATTGCAGCTAATTGCTTCGGACAACATGTTACTATAGCATTAATGTCGTATAAAGGCATCAATCAAGAGGATGGAATTATCATCAAGAAACAATTTATTCAGAGAGGCGGTCTCGATATCGTTACCGCTAAGAAACATCAAGTAGAAATTCCATTGGAAAACTTTAATAACAAAGAAAGAGATAGGTCTAACGCCTATTCGAAATTAGAAAGTAATGGATTAGTTAGACTGAATGCTTTCTTGGAATCCGGAGACGCTATGGCACGAAATATCTCATCACGAACTCTTGAAGATGATTTTGCTAGAGATAATCAGATTAGCTTCGATGTTTCCGAGAAATATGCCGATATGTACAAATCTCGTGTTGAACGAGTGCAAGTAGAACTTACTGACAAAGTTAAGGTACGAGTATTAACCATGAAAGAAAGAAGACCCATTCTAGGAGATAAATTTACCACTAGAACGAGTCAAAAGGGAACAGTCGCGTATATCGCGGATGAAACTGAACTTCCATACGACGAAAATGGTATCACACCAGATGTTATTATTAATTCTACATCCATCTTCTCTAGAAAAACTATATCTATGTTGATAGAAGTTATTTTAACAGCCGCATATTCTGCTAAGCCTTATAACAATAAGGGAGAAAACCGACCTGTCTGTTTTCCTAGTAGTAACGAAACATCCATCGATACATATATGCAATTCGCTAAACAATGTTATGAGCATTCAAATCCGAAATTGTCTGATGAAGAATTGTCGGATAAAATCTTTTGTGAAAAGATTCTCTATGATCCAGAAACGGATAAGCCTTATACATCCAAAGTATTTTTTGGACCAATTTATTACTTGCGTCTGAGACATTTAACTCAGGATAAGGCCACCGTTAGATGTAGAGGTAAAAAGACGAAGCTCATTAGACAGGCAAATGAGGGACGCAAACGTGGAGGTGGTATCAAGTTCGGAGAAATGGAGAGAGACTGTTTAATCGCGCATGGTGCCGCCAATACTATTACAGAAGTTTTGAAAGATTCGGAAGAAGACTATCAAGACGTATACATTTGTGAAAACTGCGGAGATATAGCAGCACAAATTAAAAGTGTTAATACGTGTCTTCGATGTTCAAAACTTAATCTCTCTCCTCTATTAACAAAAATAGATACCACTCACGTATCTAAAGTATTTCTGACTCAAATGAACGCCAGAGGCGTAAAAGTCAAATTGGATTTCGAAAGAAGACCTCCTTCGTTTTACAAACAGTTAGATAAGGTAGATCTCAAACCATCTTTTCTTAAGTAGATGTTGGTAGAAGATATGAACTAACATCATATTCTTCGTTTTCCGAAAAATCTCCCCACACTACTTCATCAGAATTATTGATGACATGTGGCGGAGGTCGAGGTACAGAGGATATTTGGGATCCTGATGATGTAGGATGTTCTGGATGTTGTGGAACTTTAGGAACTTCTGGCAGAGTATCCATGGGAGGTGTTGCGACATGAGGTTTATCCGTCGATGGAGTTGGAGGTTTTGGAGTTGTATCTTCTGAAGGAACTTCATCAACCTGTGGTTTTGTATCTAGAGGTACAGTGACATCATCGATCTGTGGTTTTGTATCTAGAGGTACAACATCAACATGGGTCGGATCTTCTGTCAAAGGAGTTACATCAATACCAGAAGCTGTAATATGACATTTGGAGAGGTAACGATCCCGTTCTAGTTCTCTTTTGTAGAACTTAACTTTTTCTTTCTCGGCATCTAGCTGATATTCCAACTTCTTCACGTTACTACGTTCAACATCCAACTCACGTTCGCATGGATTTCCTCCACAGTTTTTACGAGCGATTTCACGTTCCAGATCGCTTTCAGCCTTCATGCGTCTCTCCCTTTCTCTACTGAGTTTATCAGAGCAGTCTTTCTGAAGACGATCGAATTCTACAAATTTCTCCAAAACCTTAATGGTTTCCATGCATCTCCGGAGTTCCGCTTCGAGAACGGCGATTCTTTTTCTCTCGAAATCGCAGCTAGAGGAACAGTTTCCACCATTTCCACCATTACCGCCATCTCTGAGTTTCCTTTCTAGATCGGCGATCTTTCTCAGCATCTCTTCACCGTGTCTCTTACAATCCTCTAGTCTACGGTCATCGAAATATCTTTCCAATTCCTTTTCAACCTCCACAACTTTAGCACGCTGTCTCTCGAGTTCTCTCTTGTAGTAGCTATCGTTTTTATCTGATTCTCTAGCGCGTTTAAGATCTTCATGCAATTGAGTCAACTCTTGACGGAGACGTTTAACCTCAGACCTAGCCTCTTCATCAAAGTACTTGCAATCTCCATGAGATCCGTTATTATTGCGTCTACATTCAGCGAGCTCGCGTTTCAGGGATTCAATCTCTCTCTTGTATTGGCTCATGTCACCATTGCTACCGCCGTTAGATCTACAGTCATCTAGTTGTCGTTTGAGATCGGAAATATGGCGTTTATTGGAGTCGATTTCATCGATGTACCTGGCATAATTATTATCGAAGCACTTGTTGAGTTCGCTCTCCAATTCTACAATTTTAGTTCGTTCACGAGTCAGCTCTCTCCTGTAATAGCTATCTGTTTTGTCCGCTTCGCGTTCTCTACGTAGACTTTCCCTCAACTCAGTGACCAGATTCCTAGTACGCTCGAGTTCAGACTTATATTCCGAATAGAGTTCTGAATCATCCTTTGAGCACAACTCTAGTGATCGTTCTAGATCTCTGATACGACTCTTTAGCCTATCTACCTCTTCTGAAGATGATCCACCGTTGCGTTTACACTCGTTAAGTTGTCTATCCAGCTCCATGATTCTATTCCTTAGACGTTCCATCTCTCTTTGTGTATCGGCACTACTTTCATTATCACGTCTGCAATCGGCTAGCTGTCTATCCAGATCCATGATTCTAGATTTGAGTCGGTTAATCTCTGCAATATTGCCTCCTCCACTCTCCATGCAATCGGACAACTTATTTTCAAGTTCCCGGATACGCGAACGCAGGGAGTCAACTTCTTGAGTGTTTTCTTGATTCCGCATGCATTCATTGAGTCTGGATTCGAGATCTCTGGTACGCCGTCGCTCATCCTCGAGTTCCCTACGCACCACGGAGAGGCTATCACTCTCTTGTTGGTATCTAGCAATTTCGGATTCCAGGGTACTGATTCTGCTGGCGTATGTGCTGATAGTTGTCTTGGCCTTATCGAGATCCTCCTTGTATTGGTCGCATTCCTTGATGTCTCTACGAAGTCTAGACAGTTCCCATTCGACATTACGACGTTTATCGATTTCGGATCTGAGATCGTCATCTCGTTGTTTAAGCCACATACGACTGAGTTCAAGCTCTCGCTGACAAGACCCATCAACCTTTCCATTCCTGATAGTGTCCAGTTCCTTTTCTAGTTCTGTACGCATTTCTCTTTCTCTGTCAAGAGATTCTCTCAATTCCCTAATAGTCTTTTTATCGATTTCTGAGGAATCTGAACCATCGTTAGATCCATTTTGCATATCTCTGAGTTCTTTGATTTCCTTTGTTAGCCGCTCGATCCTTTCCGTTTTATATACAGAATCCCTTTCCAAAGTCCTGATTTTACTGAGTTTGTCATTAATTTCTGTATGCATTTCTTCGATCTTTTTCTTGGCTTCTTCCAACTCCACCTTGAATTCTCCTCCCTCTCCACAGGTTTCTTCACATTTATCTAACCATTCAATCAGTTTATTAATGACAAGTTGGTAATCACCGATTAGAAGAGCGGTATATGTAATATGTGGGGTATAATTATCGTCTTCGGATGGTTTATATGGCTTTTGTTCGTCATCTGGCTTATATGGGGTTGAATCTCCTCCAGGATTGATATATTCAATGTCTTTAGTTCCTGTACCCATAGTGATATTAGGCTTTGGCAAATGTTTGTCGTGTACTGCAATTTCCTCATCCATCAAGTATCTATAATCTGGTTCTACTTCAGTGTATTCTTTTCTAAGAGATACAACTTCAGGAGTCAATAGAAGAACTCTATTTCTATATCGATCGACGTTTGAATCTACACTCAAGTTAAGAATAGCGAATACCTCATCAGCATCATCAGTATCTTCTGAAACACCATCATAGGACATTTCATGAAGTCTAACATACTGATAAATAGAATCGGATTTATTATTAAACAGATCCTTAGACTTTTTAGTAAACGCGTATGTATATTTCAGATCTCCAGATTTCATAATATGATCACACGCCTTAAACGTCAGTGCCTCCATTATATAGTCTGGAACACTAATAGGGGATGAGAAAGATACGGGACCGTATGCTACGTTAATAAATAGTTCTGTACCACTAACCAGATAATGATTAATGTTGAGGAAAAGGAAAAATTCAGTATATACGCTAACTTTGACATCGTATCTAGTACTAAACACACTAAACAATTTATTAATGTGCTCGATTTCCAGCAAATTAATTAGAGCTGCTGGAATACCGACGAACATATTACCACATCCATACTTACCATGAATATCACAAATCATAGTAAAAAATCGTGATAGAAGAGCATAAATGTCATCGGACTTAATAAGTCGCAATTCAGCAGCAGCATATGTCATGACTGTAAAAAGAACATATTTTCCTGTAGTGTTAACTGTAGACGCCACATCAATGCCATTATTAAAAATAGTTTTATATACATCTTTAATAGGAGCTCCGTTAATGGTTGAAGTCTCTAGAATTCTGAAACACTTTATTTTCTTATTTGTGGTTAATGAGTTAGTGATATCACGAAGAATATTACGAATTACATTTCTTGTTTTTCTTGAGAGACCAGATTCAGAACTCAATTCATCATTCCATAGTTTTTCTACCTCGGAAGCGAAATCTTTTGAGTGCTTGGTACATTTTTCAATAAGGTTCGTGACCTCCATTTATTATAAAAAAATTTTATTTAAAACTTAACTACATGCGGGTAATTATAATATCGTAGATCGTCCATGTGGCGGAATACTACCGTCGATTGCATGAGGATGAACGTTAGGCAGCGGCCATGGGAAAAGCAATGATTGTATATTTATTTTTCTCGCAAGTATTACAGCGTACTGTCCCAATGTTTCAATGTGGTGTTCTAGTCTATCAACCGCATCTGTATCGCAACAATACCGTCCGATGGAATTAAGATTATGATCCAATGTGTTTAATATATGATTATTAAGTCTTATACGATTCGCGTCCGTTTTGACTGGATCAGGTTCTTCTACAGGAAGAAGCTTCGGTCTCTTATGATATTCATTTCTAGGAAACGGTGGTCTAGGATGAGGATCCGGTATCGGAGTGGGTTTTGGATCATAATCATCGTCGTCTATGTCATCATCATCATCATCATCATCATCATCATCATCATCATCATCATCATCATCATCGTCTTCTACCTCGATATTTATTTTACTATCTTGATGATGTCCTGTGTCTGTTGCATTTTCCGCACTATACTGAATTTCAGCGCATGTATTGTTTATTATTACCATGTTTCTGAATCCAAAGTGGACGTATTGAAAATCCGACTCATCGTTTATGAGTCTTATAGCATGAACTCGTTTATCATTATCGGGTTTATCCTCGGTCACCTTAACAATTCCCTTTTTATTAAACTCTACATAATCATATCCATTTTTATTATTTGTTCTAATATAGACGAGTATAGCATCATTGCTAAATTTTTCAATAGTATCAAAAACAGAATAACATAAACCGTATAATATATATTCAGGAACACTTATACTAAACGTCCAAGATTCGCCCAAATACGTAAACTTTAATAATGTGAAATTTTCCAAAAATCTACCGCTTATAGATAGATAGTGTAAGAACGCGTATATTAGTGTACCTATTTCTCTAGTATTAAGACCAGGATTACGACCATTACCAAATATTTCTTGATATACGCGTGATCCGTTTACGTTAAACCATAAATACATAGGTGTCCCTATAAACATGAATTTATTTCTAATTCGCAGAAGCATGGTTAACTGACCCTGTAATACTTGCTTACATGAATATCTGAGACGCTCAGTAATAAGATTTTTATCAGTGGTCGTTATTTCTGAATCATATATATACGGAGTGCCGTCGTGATTTTTACCAGATATTATACAAAATACTATATATAAAATATATTGACCCACAGTAGTAATCATGTAAATGTTTAAAGTTTTAAACTTTGTATTCAACGATCCATTATCATACGCTAGCATGGTCTTATGATATTCATTCTTTAAAATATAATATTGTGTTAGCCATTGCATCGGGGCACCTAATGGAGATTTTCTATTCTCGTCCATTTTAGGATATGCTTTCATAAAGTCCCTAATAACTTCACTGATAACATTTCTATGTTTTCTACTAATGCATGTATTTGCCTCTATTTTTTTATCCCATGTTTCATCTATCATAGATTTAAACGCAGTAATGCTCGCAACATTAACATCTTGAGCCGTTGGCACAATTCCGTTCCATAAATTTATAATGCTTGCCATTTATATAACTCATTTTTTGAATATACTTTTAATTAAACAAAAGAGTTAAGTTTATTCATATGGCCGACGTCCAGTCTGAACATCAATCTTTTTAGCCAGAGATATCATAGCCGCTCTCAGAGTTTCAGCGTGATTTTCCAACCTAAATAGAACTTCATCGTTGCGTTTACAGCATTTTTCGATCTGTTCAAACTTTGTTGTTACATTAGTAATCTTTTTTTCCAAATTAGTTAGTCGTTGTTTGAGAGTTTCTTCACTGTCATCTCCATCAGCTTTAACAATTACTTCACGTTTAGCCTCTATCTTTTTAGCAGCCTTTGTAGAGAAAAATTCAGTTGCTGGAATTGCAAGATCGTCATCTCCGGGGAAAAGAGTTCCGTCCATTTAAAGTACAGATTTTAGAAACTGACACTCTGCGTTATTTATATTTGGTGCAACACATGGATTATAAATATCGATGTTAATAACATCAGAGAATGTAAAGTCTATACATTGTGACATCGTGTTAAATTTTCTAATGGATCTAGTATTATTGGGTCCAACGTCAGCCTGAAATCCAAATATGGAAGCGGATACAAAACCGTTTCCTGGATAAACCACACATCTCCACTTTTGCTTTACATCAGAAATTGTGTCATTGACATCTTGAACTCTCCTATCTAATGCTGGTGTACCACCTATGGATTTTGAATATTCGAATGCTGCATGAGTCGCATTAAATTCCTTAATATTGCCATAATTTTCATATATTGAGTAACCCTGGATAAAAAGTAAACACACTGCAGCCGTCGCTACCACAATAAAAAAAATTGATAGAGAGTTCATTTATAATCTATTAGAAGCTGACAAAATTTTTTTACACGCATCAGACAATGCTTTAATAAATAGTTCAACATCTACTTTTGTCATATCGAACCGATGATATGATTCTAACCTAGAATTACATCCGAAAAAGTTGACTATGTTCATAGTCATTAAGTCATTAACAAACAACATTCCAGACTCTGGATTATAAGACGATACTGTTTCATCACAATCCCCTACCTTAATCATGTGATTATGAATATTGGCTATTAGAGCACCTTCTAAGAAATCGATAATATCTTTGAAACACGATTTAAAATCAAACCACGAATATACTTCTACGAAGAAAGTTAGTTTACCCATAGGAGAAATAACTATAAATGGAGATCTAGATACAAAGTCCGGATCTATGATAGTTTTAACATTATTATATTCTCTATTAAATACTTCAACATCTAAAAATGTTAATTTTGAAACTATGTCTTCGTTTATTACCGTACCTGAACTAAACGCTATAAGCTCTATCGTTTGAGAACTCTTTAAACGATATTCTTGAAATACATGTAACAACGTTTCCTTTAATTCGGTCGGTTTATCTACCATAGTTACAGAATTTGTATCCTTATCTATAATATAATAATCAAAATCGTATAAAGTTATATAATTATCGCGTTCAGATTGTGATCTTTTCAAATAGACTAAAAACCTCATTTCTCTAGTAAGTATCTTATGTATATGTTTGTAAAATATCTTCATGGTGGGAATATGCTCTACCGCAGTTAGCCATTCCTCATTGACAGCGGTAGATGTATTAGACAAAACTATTCCAATGTTTAACAAGGGCCATTTTACGAGATTATTAAATCCTTGTTTGATAAATGTAGCCAATGAGGGTTCGAGTTCAACGACGATTGAATTCTCTTCCCGCGGATGCTGCATGATGAACGACGGGATGTTGTTCGATTGATTTGGAATTCTTTTTCGACTTTTTGTTTATATTAAATATTTTAAAATTTATAGCTGATAGCAATTCATGTACTACGGATAATGTAGACGCGTATTGCACATCGATATCTTTATTATTAGATAAATTTATCAATAAATGTGAGAAGTTTGCCTCGTTAAGGTCTTCCATTTAAATAATATATAAACATTTATGTTTGTATCTTATTCGTCTTTTATAGAATAGTTTTTAACTAGTAAAGCTGTAATTACATACTTTGTCCGTAAAACATAAATATAAACACCGGCTTTTATCAACCATTCCAAAAAGTCGACGGTGGACATTTTAAACATGGCATCTATTTTAAATACGCTTAGATTTCTAGAAAAAACATCATTTTATAATTGCGACAATTCAATAACTACTGAAAAGATAAAGATTAAACATAAGGGATGGTCATTTGTATTTTATAAACCTAAGCATTCTACCGTCGTTAAATACTTGTCAGGAGGAGGTATATATCATGATGATTTGGTTGTATTGGGGAAGGCAACAATTAGTGATCTAAAGATGATGCTATTTTACATGGATTTATCATATCATGGAGTAACAAGTAGCGGAGCAATTTACAAATTGGGATCATCCATAGATAGACTTTCTCTAAACAGGACTATTATTACAAAAGTTAATAATAATTATAATAATTATGATACATTTTTTGACGACGATGATTGATCGCTATTACACAATTTTGTTTTTTTACTTTCTAATATAGTGTTTAGATTCTTTTTCATATGTGAATATTGATTTACTAAAATATCTATGTTTAACTTTTGTTCTATAACGTCCTTATCGGCGGTATCGGTACATATACGTAATTCACCTTCACAAAATACGGAGTCTTCGATAATAATAGCCAATCGATTATTGGATCTAGCCGTCTGTATCATATTCAACATGTTTAATATATCCTTTCGTTTACCCTTTACAGGCATCGATCGTAGCATATTTTCCGCGTCTGAGATGGAAATGTTAAAACTACAAAAATGCGTAATGTTAGCCCGTCCCAATATTGGTACGTGTCTATAAGTCTGGCATAGTAGAATAATAGACGTGTTCAAATGTCTTCCAAAGTTTAAGAATTCTATTAGAGTATTGCATTTTGATAGTTTATCGCCTACATCATCAAAAATAAGTAAAAAATGTGCTGATTTTTTATGATTTTGTGCGACAGCAATACATTTTTCTATGTTACTTTTAGTTCGTATCAGATTATATTCTAAAGCTTCCTGACTACTAACGAAATTAATATGATTTGGCCAAATGTACCCATCATAATCTGGATTATAAACGGGTGTAAACAAGAATATGTGTTTATATTTTTTAACTAGTGTAGAAAACAGAGATAGTAAATAGATAGTTTTTCCAGATCCAGATCCTCCCGTTAAAACCATTCTAAACGGCATTTTTAATAAATTTTCTCTCGAAAATTGTTTTTCTTGAAAACAATTCATAATTATATTTACAGTTACTAAATTAATTTGATAATAAATCAAAATATGGAAAACTAAGTTCGTTAGTAGGGAGGCGGACAAAGAAGGCATATCGCTAACGATATAAATAAGTAAATTTTATTTATTATCATGATGACGCCAGAAAATGACGAAGAGCAGACATCTGTGTTCTCCGCGACTGTTTACGGAGATAAAATTCAGGGAAAAAATAAACGCAAACGCGCGATTGGTCTATGTATTAGAATATCTATGGTTATTTCACTACTATCTATGATTACCATGTCCGCGTTTCTCATAGTGCGCCTAAATCAATGCATGTCTGCTAACGAGGCTGGTATTACTGACGCCGCTGTTTCCATTGCTGCGTCATCATCTACTCCTAGAAAGGTTGCGTCTGACACTACACAATATAAACACAAAGAAAGCTGTAATGGTTTATATTACCAGGGTTCTTGTTATATATTCCATTCAGACTACCAGTTATTCTCGGATGCTAAAGCAAACTGCACCGCGGAATCATCAACACTACCCAATAAATCCGATGTCTTGACTACCTGGCTCATTGAGTATGTTGAGGATACATGGGGATCTGATGGTAATCCAATTACAAAAACTACATCTGATTATCAAGATTCCGATGTATCACAGGAAGTTAGAAAGTATTTTTGTGTTAAAACAATGAACTAATATTTATTTTTGTACATTAATAAATGAAATCGCTTAATAGACAAACTGTAAGTAGGTTTAAGAAGTTGTCGGTGCCGGCCGCTATAATGATGATACTCTCTACAATTATTAGTGGCATAGGAACATTTCTACATTACAAAGAAGAACTGATGCCTAGTGCTTGCGCCAATGGATGGATACAATATGATAAACATTGTTATCTAGATACTAACATTAAAATGTCTACAGATAATGCTGTTTATCAGTGTCGTAAATTACGAGCCAGATTGCCTAGACCTGATACTAGACATCTGAGAGTATTGTTTAGTATTTTTTATAAAGATTATTGGGTAAGTTTAAAAAAGACCAATAATAAATGGTTAGATATTAATAATGATAAAGATATAGATATTAGTAAGTTAACAAATTTTAAACAACTAAACAGTACGACGGATTCTGAAGCGTGTTATATATACAAGTCTGGAAAACTGGTTAAAACAGTGTGTAAAAGTACTCAATCTGTACTATGTGTTAAAAGATTCTACAAGTGACAACAAAAAAATGAATTAATAATAAGTCGTTAACGTACGCCGCCATGGACGCCGCGTTTGTTATTACTCCAATGGGTGTGTTGACTATAACAGATACATTGTATGATGATCTCGATATCACAATCATGGACTTTATCGGACCATACATTATAGGTAACATAAAAACTGTCCAAATAGATGTACGGGATATAAAATATTCCGATATGCAAAAATGCTACTTTAGCTATAAGGGTAAAATAGTTCCTCAGGATTCTAATGATTTGGCTAGATTCAATATTTATAGCATTTGTGCTGCATACAGATCAAAAAATACCATCATCATAGCATGCGACTATGATATCATGTTAGATATAGAAGGTAAACATCAGCCATTTTATCTATTCCCATCTATTGATGTTTTTAGCGCGACAATCATAGAAGCGTATAACCTGTATACTGCAGGAGATTACCATCTAATCATCAATCCTTCTGATGATCTGAAGATGAAATTGTCGTTTAATTCTTCATTCTGTATATCAGACGGCAATGGATGGATCATAATTGATGGGAAATGCAATAGTAATTTTTTATCATAAAAGTTGTAAAGTAAATAATAAAACAACAAATATTGAACTAGTAGTACGTATATTGAGCAATCAGAAATGATGCTGGTACCACTTATCACGATGACCGTAGTTGCGGGAACAATATTAGTATGTTATATATTATATATTTGTAGGAAAAAGATACTTACTGTTTATAATGACAATAAAAATATCATGACAAAATTAAAAAAGATAAAGAGTTCTAATTCCAGCAATTCTAGTAAATCGGCCGATAGCGAATCAGACTGGGAGGATCACTGTAGTGCTATGGAACAAAATAATGACGTGGATAATATTTCTAGGAATGAGATATTGGATGATGATAGCTTTGCTGGTAGTTTAATATGGGATAACGAATCCAATATCATGGCACCTAGCACAGAACACATTTACGATAGTGTTGCTGGAAGTACGCTGCTAATAAATAATGATCGTAATGAACAGACTATTTATCAGAACACTACAGTAATTAATGATACAGAAACTATTGAAGTACTTAATGAAGATACCAAACAGAATCCTAGCTATTCGTCCAATCCTTTCGTAAATTATAATAAAACCAGTATTTGTAGCAAGTCAAATCCGTTCATTACAGAACTCAACAATAAATTTAGTGAGAATAATCCGTTTAGGAGAGCACATAGCGATGATTACCTAAATAAGCAAGAACAAGAACATGATCATGAACATGATGATATAGAATCATCGGTCGTATCATTAGTCTGATTAGTTTCCTTTTTATAAAATTGAAGTAATATTTAGTATTAATTGCTGCCGTTGCATTGTACAAATGGAGATATTCCCTGTATTCGGCATTTCTAAAATTAGCAATTTTATTGCTAATAATGACTGTAGATATTATATAGATGCAGAACATCAAAAAATTATATCGGATGAGATCAATAGACAGATGGACGAAACGGTACTTCTTACTAACATCTTAAGTGTAGAAGTTGTAAATGACAATGAGATGTATCATCTTATTCCCCATAGACTGTCGACGATTATACTCTGTATTAGTTCTATCGGAGGATGTGTTATCTCTATAGATAATGACGTCAATGACAAAAATATTCTAACCTTTCCCATTGATCATGCTGTAATCATATCCCCACTGAGTAAATGTGTCGTAGTTAGCAAGGGTCCTACAACCATATTGGTTGTTAAAGCGGATATACCCAGCAAACGATTGGTAACATCGTTTACAAACGACATACTATATGTAAACAATCTGTCACTGATTAATTATTTGCCGTTATCTGTATTCATTATTAGACGAGTTACCGACTATTTGGATAGACACATCTGCGATCAGATATTTGCTAATGATAAGTGGTATTCCATTATAACCATCGACGATAAGCAGTTTCCTATTCCATCAAACTGTATAGGTATGTCCTCTGCCAAGTACATAAATTCTAGCATCGAGCAAGATACTTTAATCCGTGTTTGTAACCTCAAGCATCCGTTCAACTCAGTATACAAAAAAATGCAGTCGTACAATTCTGTACCTATCAAGGAACAAATATTGTACGGTAGAATTGATAATATAAATATGAGCATTAGTATTTCTGTCAATTAATAGATTTCTAGGTACGGATATCATTAATCATCTCTAATCTCTAAATACCTCATAAAACAAAAATTTTGCCACAAATGAAAAAAAAGCTATTATCAAATACTGTACAGAATGGATTCATTCTTTTCTTTTTTTATGAAACTCTGTTGTATATCTACTGATAAAACTGGAAGCAAAAAATCTGATAGGATGAACAAGAGCAAGAATAAGGATTATATGGAACACGATTATTATAAAATAACAATAGTTCCTGGTTCCTCTTCCACATCGACTAGCTCGTGGTATTATACACATGCCTAGTAATAGTCTCTTTGCGTTGACGGAAAGCAGACTAAAAATAACAGGCTAAAATGTTCAGACACCATAATAGTTCCCAACCCAGATAATAACAGCGTACCATCAACACATTCCTTTAAACTCAATCCCAAACCCAAAACTGTTAAAATGTATCCGGCCAATTGATAGTAGATAATTAGGTGTACAGCACATGATAATTTACACAGTAACCAAAATGAAAACACTTTAGTAATTATAAGAAATATAGATGGTAATGTCATCATCAACAATCCAATAATATGCCGGAGAGTAAACATTGACGGATAAAACAAAAATGCCCCACATAACTCTATCATGGCAATGACACAACCAAACACTTGTAAAATTCCTAAATTCGTAGAGAATACAACTGATATAGACGTATAAGTGATCTCGAGAAATAGTAAGAATAAAGTAACTCCTGTAAAAATAAACATCAACATTGTCTGATGGTCATTAAACCAATTAATATGACGTTGAATTAATGTCACAGTAGATTTTATTCCAGTGTTATCCTCGCATGTATAAGTACCTGGTAAGATATCTTTATATTCCATAATCAACGAGACATCACTATCCGATAATGAATGAAGTCTAGCACTAGTATGCCATTTACTTAATATGGTCGTCTTGGAAGTTTTATTATAAGTTAAAATATCATGATTGTCCAATTTCCATCTAATATACTTTGTTGGATTGTCTATAGTACATGGAATAATGATGGTATCATTGCACGCTGTGTACTCTATGGTCTTTGTAGTTGTTATAACAAACAACGTATAAAGGTATATCAACGATATTCTAACTCTTAACATTTTTATTTATTTAAAATGATACCTTTGTTATTTATTTTATTCTATTTTGTTAACGGTATCGAATGGCATAAGTTTGAAACGAGTGAAGAAATAATTTCTACTTACTTAATAGATGACGTATTATACACGGGTGTTAATGGGGCGGTATATACATTTTCAAATAATAAACTAAACAAAACTGGTTTAGCTAATAATAATTATATCACAACATCTATAAAAGTAGAGGATACATTAGTATGCGGAACCAATAACGGAAATCCCAAATGTTGGAAAATAGACGGTTCCGAAGATCCAAAACATAGAGGTAGAGGATACGCTCCTTATCAAAATAGTAAAGTAACGATAATCAGTCATAACGAATGTGTACTATCTGACATAAACATATCAAAAGAAGGAATTAAACGATGGAGAAGATCTGATGGACCATGTGGTTATGATTTATACACGGCAGATAACGTTATTCCAAAAGATGGTGTACGGGGAGCATTCGTCGATAAAGACGGTACTTATGACAAAGTTTACATTCTTTTCACTGATACTATCAGCTCAAAGAGAATTGTTAAAATTCCATATATAGCACAAATGTGCTTAAATGATGAAGGCGGTCCATCATCATTGTCTAGTCATAGATGGTCGACGTTTCTCAAAGTCGAATTAGAATGTGACATCGACGGAAGAAGTTATAGACAAATAATACATTCTAAAACCGTAAAAACAGATAATGATACGATACTTTATGTATTCTTCGATAGTCCTTATTCCAAGTCCGCATTATGCACCTATTCGATGAATGCCATTAAACAATCTTTTTCTACGTCAAAATTGGAGGGATATACAAAGAAATTGCCATCTCCAGCTCCCGGTATATGTCTAGCTGGAAAAGTTGTTCCGCATGCCACATTTGATATCATAGAACAATATAATGAGTTAGATGATATTATAAAGCCTTTATCTAACAAACCTATCTTCGAAGGGCCGTCTGGTGTTAAATGGTTTGATATAAAGGAGAAGGAAAATGAACATCAGGAATATAGAATATACTTCATAAAAGAAAATACTATATATTCGTTCGATACAAAATCTAAACAAACTCGTGGCGCGCAAGTTGATGCTCTACTATCTTCAGTAATGGTAACGTCGAAACCATTATTTATAGCAGATATAGGGATAGGAGTAGGAATGCCACGAATGAAAAAAATACTTAAAATGTAAGCTAAATCGAGTACATATCGACGGTAATGGGCAACCATACAATATCTCCCAAGACGGATCATGCGGGATATGCTTGCTGTGTAATATGCGGTCTAATAATCGGCATTATTTTTACAGCGACGCTATTAAAAACTATAGAACGTAAGGTAGTAATTCATACACAACCAATAGATAAAATGGTAAAAGATACATACATTAGAGAAGATTGTCCTACTGACTGGATAAGCTATAATAACAAATGTATCCATTTATCTACCGAACAAAAAACCTGGGAGGAAGGACGTAATGCATGCAAAGCTCTAAATCCAAATTCTGACCTAATTAATATAGAGACTCCATCTGAGTTAAGTTTTCTAAGAAGCCTTAGAAAAGGCTATTGGGTAGGTGAATCCGAAATATTAAACCAGACATCTCCATATAAGTTTATACCTAAGAAGAATACTACCATTATAAAGTATGGCGCTAAACATATTAACGGAACTAAAAAACGGAAATATATTTGTAGCACACCAAATACTCCCAAACTGTACTCTTGTTACACTATATAATAATACATAATAACTATGTGACTTACGCTACATTTTTATAATAATAACACTAATTACTTTGGTACACGATGTTTAGAAAAAAATCAACGTACCGCTCTTATATGTTTATAAAAATTAACAACTATCAAACTTTTTATTCTTTAGTATCTTACGAGGCTGTGAATTCTTCGAGGTAAAATAATCTTGTAGCGTTGGGATGGCGTGCGTATTAATGTTTCCGCACTCGTCGTATATTTTGACGTATGCTGTTACATCTTCTACGCAATAGTCAGACTGTAGTTCGATCATACTTCCGACATTGGAAGGTGGGTAGATCATAAAGTCTCTTGGTCTTAATTTCTTGCCGTCAGATTTCACGAAATCCTTTGTTTTATCCACTTCACATTTTAAATAAATGTCCACTATACATTCCTCTGTTAATTTTACTAGATCGTCATAGGTCATAGAATTTATAGGTTCCATAGTCCATGGATCCAAACTAGCAAACTTTGTATATACCGTATTGAGATTAGTCCTCACCCCAACCGTATGAAAGTTAAGGAAACAATTTAACAGATCGACTGAAATATTTAAGCCTCCATTTGATACCGATGCCCCATACTCATGAATTTCGGATTTACACGTGGTTTGTCTGATCTGTTCATCTAGTGTCGCCTCTACATAAACTTCGATTCCCATGTATTTATTTTTATTATCATTCGCACATATTGTTTCCGAGTTTATCGATTGACTAACTGTCAAACATAACACGACAATGAATATCGGATACACTGTCATTGTTATTCGATTCGATTCGATTCGAAACGATTAAGTCTATTGTTATTGATGTGTGAGAAAGTATAGTTATAGTTATAGTTATAGTTATAGTTTTATTTTTATTTTTATTTTTGTATCAAGACTTGTCAACATGAGTTTTCTAATACATGTCTTATTAAAAAAACATATATAATAAATAACAATGGCAGATTGGCATAAAATCGTAGACGAAGTCTCAAAAAATAACAAGTTCGAGGACGCAGCTGTTGTCGATTACAAGACTGTAAAGAATGTTCTAGCGGCTATTCCTAACAGAACCTTTGCCAAGATTACTGCTGGTGAAGTGATTGCTCTCATTACTAATAATAATGTCCTAAAACCGTTTATCGGTCAAAAATTTTGTATCGTGTACACTAACTCTCTGATGGATGAGAACACATATGCTATGGAGTTGCTTACCGCATATGCTCCAGTATCTCCGGTTGTTATAGCTAGAACACATACCGCACTCATCTTTTTGATGGGTAAGCCTACGACATCCAGACGTGAAGTTTATAGAACGTGCAGAGATTACGCCACTCGTATACGAGCAACTGGTAATTAAGATGGAAAAAATAATATTCATTATTAAGATTAATTTTTAAATGATGAGGAAATGGAGCCTATACATATTGATGATATCAATAATTCCGGTATTAGCATACACCTCATCGATTTTTAGATTACATTCAGATGACGAATTGGAATTATGTTATGGGAATTTGCGTTTTGATAAGCGGAGTAATGTAGTAAATATAAAATATATTCCTGAGTATATTCCATACCGATATAATTTTATTAATAGTACATTAACTGTGGACGAGGTCAAGAATGATAATGTTGTTTTTACACGTAGTTCATTTTTAAAATATAGATACGCTAGTAATTTAAATACTGGTTTGGTTGTCGCATTAACAGGACACTTAAAATATAATGATATGCGATGTTCAGTAAATGTATCCTGTTTCATTAAAAATTTGATGACCCATACATCTACTATATTGACATCAAAGCACGTTACTTATTCTTTGTATCGATCCAGGTGTATTATTATAATAGGATACGATTCTATCCTATGGTATAAAGATAATATATCAGATCATTATAATGACGTATATTATAACGGTATCTATGACTTTACTGCAATATGCATGTTAATAGCGTCTACAGTGATAGTATTAGTATACGTTTTAAAAAGAATAAAAATGAACTATTAATAATTATTACTAATAAAAATGGATAAAATCAAAATTACAATTGATTCAAAAATCGGTAACGTGGTTACCATATCTTACAACTTGGAGAAGATAACTATTGACGTCGCCCCCAAAAAGAAAAAGGAAAAGGAGATAGTGATTGGCACTGAAGAGGTAGCAAAAGATGTCAAAACGGAAGAAAAAAATATCATCGATATTACGGACGATGACGGCATGGATGTAGAGAGTGCATTGTATGATCTATAAAAATAGGTATTGATCAATACTTTTTATTTACGGTACTAGTACCGATTACTTTATACTTTTTATTTACGGTACTCTTGTTGCCATGACCTACATTATTCCCGATTTTTTTAAAAAAATATTATTCTTATTCTTCTAGCCATTTCCGTGTTCGTTCGAATGCCACATCGACATCAAAGATAGGAGAGTAGTTGAAATCTAGTTCTGCATTGTTGGTGCGTACCTCGAAGGTGGTGTTGGATATCTTCAACGTATAGCTGTTCAGAAGAGATGGCTTCTTACATAGAATTCTCTTCATATCATTCTTGCATGCGTACATTTTTAGTACCCATTTTGGAACCCTAGATCCTTGTTCTATTCCCAATGGTTTCATCAATAGAAGATTAAACATTTCGTACGAACATGATGGAGAGTAATCGTAGCAAAAGTAAGCGTTTCCTTTGATATCAGATCCTGGATATTGGATATATTTGGCAGCCAACACGTGCATCCATGCAACATTGCCTACATATACTCGGCTATGTACAGTGTCATCATCAACGGTACGATGCATGATGTTACCGTTTATCTTACATTGCTCGTAAAATACTTTCATCATCTTGTCTCCTTCTCCATAAATTCCAGTGGGTCGTAGGCAACAAGTATACAATTTTGCACCATTCATGATTACGGAATTATTGGCTTTCATAACCAGTTGCTCAGCCATGCGCTTGCTTTTTGCGTATGCATGTCCGGGTGATATATCATAAAGGGTATGCTCATGACCGATGAATGGATCACCGTGTTTATTGGGTCCTATTGCTTCCATGCTACTAGTGTAGATCAAATACTTAATTCCTAGGTCCACACAAGCCGCCAACATAGTCTGTGTTCCATAATAGTTTACTTTCATGATTTCATTATCGGTGTATTTTCCAAACACATCCACTAGAGCAGCCGTATGAATAATCAGATTTACCCCATCTAGTGCCTCTCTCACCTTATCAAAGTCGTTTATATCACATTGTATGTAATTTATAACTTTAACCTTCGATGTGAGAGGTTGTGGATCTTCTACGACATCGATGACTCTGATTTCCTGAACATCGTCTGCGCTAATTAGAAGTTTGACGATATACCTGCCTAGAAATCCGGCACCACCAGTAACCGCGTACACGGCCATTGCTCGCCACTCGTAATAGCAGACTACTTATTCTATTTTACTAAATAATGGCTGTTTGTATAATAGACCACGATAATATCAGAGGAGTTATTTACTTTGAACCAGTTCATGGAGAAGATAAAGTTTTAGGATCAGTTATTGGATTAAAATCCGGAACGTATAGTTTGGTAATTCATCGTTACGGAGATATTAGTCGAGGATGTGATTCCATAGGTAGTCCAGAAATATTTATCGGTAACATCTTTGTAAACAGATATGGTCTAGCATATGTTTATTTAGATACAGATGTAAATATATCTACAATTATTGGAAAGGCGTTATCTATTTCAAAAAATGATCAGAGATTAGCGTGTGGAGTCATTGGTATTTCTTTCATAAATGAAAAGATAATACATTTTCTCACAATTAACGAGAATGGCGTTTGATATATCAGTTAATGCATCTAAAACAATAAATGCATTAGTTTACTTTTCTACTCAGCAAAATAAATTAGTCATACGTAATGAAGTTAATGATACACAATACACTGTAGAATTTGATAGGGACAAAGTAGTTGATACGTTTATTTCATATAATAGACATAATGACTCCATAGAGATAAGAGGGGTGCTTCCAGAGGAAACTAATATTGGTTGCGCGGTTAATACGCCGGTTAGTATGGCTTACTTGTATAATAAGTATAGTTTTAAACTGATTTTAGCGGAATATATAAGACACAGAAACACTGTATCCGGTAATATTTATTCGGCATTGATGACACTAGATGATTTGGCTGTTAAACAGTATGGAAACATTGATCTATTATTTAATGAGAAACTTAAAGTAGACTCCGATTCGGGACTATTTAACTTTGTCAACTTTGTAAAGGATATGATATGTTGTGATTCTAGAATAGTAGTAGCTCTATCTAGTCTAGTATCTAAACATTGGGAATTGGCAAATAAAAAGTATAGGTGTATGGCATTAGCCGAACATATAGCTGATAGTATTCCAATATCAGAGCTATCTAGACTACGGTACAATCTCTGTAAGTATCTAAATGGGTACACTGAGCTCATAGAGGATGAATTTGATTATTTTGAAGACGATGATTCGTCTGCATGTTCTGCTGTAACCGACAGGGAAACAGATGTATAAATTTTTATACTATGAAGGATATGATAAAATATAATTATTATATACTATCCATATTTATTCATTCCCATTCCAATCACCTTATATGATTCTGTAAAAAAAATTATACTGTAACACAATGAAGGAGTCTCATAGATGTATAGAGATCAGATACTGGTTTAATAAACTTTTTATTCCACATGAGTATGTTTGACTTTATTGTTAGACCCGCATAATTTAACAAATCACTGAAAATTGGAGTTAGATATTGACCTCTCAGAATCAGTTGTCGTTCTGGAACATTAAATGTATTTTTTATGATATACTCCAACGCGTTTATGTGGGCATACAACAAGTCATTACTAATGGAGTATTCCAAGAGTTTTAGTTGTCTAGTATTTAACAAGAGAAGAGATTTCAACAGACTGTTTATGAACTCGAATGCCTTCTCATTGTCACTTATATTGATGATGTCGAATTCTCCCAATATCATCACTGATGAGTAGCTCATCTTGTTATCGGGATCCAAGTTTTCTAAAGATGACATTAAACCCTCGATCATGAATGGATTTATCATCATCGTTTTTATGTTGGACATGAGCTTAGTCCGTTTGTCAACATCTATAGACGCTGATTTCTGAATTATTACATATATCTCTCTCTTTAACTCCAGGAACTTGTCAGGATGGTCCACTTTAACATGTTCTCGTCTAAGAGATGAAAATCTTTGGATGGTTGCATGTGACTTTTCTCTAAATGATGATGTTGCCCAAGATCCTCTCTTAAATGAATCCATCCTATCCTTGTACAAGATGGACAGTCTATTTTCCTTAGATGGTTTGATATGTTTGTTACCCATGATCTATAAAGGTAGACCTAATCGTCTCGGATGACCATATATTTATTTTCAGTTTTATTATACGCATAAATTGTAAAAAATATGTTAGGTTTACGAAAATGTCTCGTGGAGCATTAATCGTTTTTGAAGGATTGGACAAATCTGGAAAAACAACACAATGTATGAACATCATGGAATCTATACCAGCAAACACGATAAAATATCTTAACTTTCCTCAGAGATCCACCGTCACTGGAAAGATGATAGATGACTATCTAACTCGTAAAAAAACCTATAATGATCATATAGTTAATCTATTATTTTGTGCAAATAGATGGGAGTTTGCATCTTTTATACAAGAACAACTAGAACAGGGAATTACCTTAATAGTTGATAGATACGCGTTCTCTGGAGTAGCGTATGCCGCCGCTAAAGGCGCGTCAATTACTCTGAGTAAGAGTTATGAATCTGGATTACCTAAACCCGACTTAGTTATATTCTTGGAATCTGGTAGCAAAGAAATTAATAGAAATATCGGTGAGGAAATTTATGAAGATGTTGCATTCCAACAAAAGGTATTACAAGAATATAAAAAAATGATTGAAGAAGGAGATGTTCATTGGCAAATTATCTCTTCTGAATTCGAGGATGATGTAAAGAAGGAGTTAATCAAGAATATAGTTATAGAGGCTATACACACGGTTACCGGACCAGTTGGGCAACTTTGGATGTAATAAAGTGAAATTACATTTTTATAAATAGATGTTACCACAGTGTTAGAAATGGATGAAGCATATTACTCTGGCAACTTGGAATCGGTACTCGGATACTCGACCGATATGCATGCTGAACTCGTGTCAATATCTCAACTAATTATTGCCAAGATAGAAACTATAGATAATGATATATTAAACAATGACATTGTAGATTTCATTATGTGTAGATCAAACTTGGATAATCCATTTATCGCTTTCCTAGATACTGTATATACTATTATAGATCAAGAGATCTATCAGACCGAATTGATTAATTCATTAGATGACGATGAAATTATCGATTGTATAGTTAACAAGTTTATGAGCTTTTATAAGGATAACCTAGAAAATATAGTAGATGCTATCATTACTCTAAAATATATAATGAATAATCCAGATTTTAAAACTACGTATGCCAAGGTACTCGGTTCCAGAATAGCCGATATAGATATTAAACAAGTGATACGTAATAATATACTACAATTGTCTAATGATATCCGCGAACGATATTTGTGAAAATATTAAAAAAAAATACTTTTTTTATTAAATGACGTCTCTTCGTGAATTTAGAAAATTATGCTGTGATATATATCATGCATCAGGATATAAAGAAAAATCTAAATTAATTAAAGACTTTATAACAGATAGAAATGATACTGATACATATTTGATCATTAAGTTATTGCTTCCCGGATTAGATGATAGAATTTATAACATGAATAATAAACAAATTATAAAATTATATAGTATGATATTTAAACAATCTCAGGAAGATATGCTACAAGATTTAGGATACGGATATATAGGAGACACTATTAGGACATTCTTCAAAGAGAACACAGAAATCCGTCCAAGAGATAAAAGCATTTTAACTTTAGAAGAGGTGGATAGTTTCTTAACTACATTATCATCAGTAACTAAAGAATCGCATCAAATAAAATTATTGACCGATATCGCATCTGTTTGTACATGTAATGATTTAAAATGTGTAGTCATGCTTATCGATAAAGATCTAAAAATTAAAGCGGGTCCTCGGTACGTACTTAACGCGATTAGTCCTCACGCGTATGATATTTTTAGAAAATCTAATAACTTGAAAGAGATAATAGAAAATGCATCTAAACAAAATCTAGACTCTATATCTATTTCTGTTATGTCTCCAATTAATCCCATGTTAGCGGAATCATGTGATTCTGTCAATAAGGCGTTTAAAAAATTTCCATCAGGAATGTTTGCGGAAGTTAAATACGATGGTGAAAGAGTACAAGTTCATAAAAATAATAACGAGTTTGCCTTCTTTAGTAGAAACATGAAACCAGTACTCTCTCATAAAGTGGACTATCTCAAAGAATACATACCGAAAGCATTTAAAAAAGCCACGTCTATCGTATTGGATTCTGAAATTGTTCTTGTAGATGAACATAATGTACCGCTACCGTTTGGAAGTTTAGGAATACACAAAAAGAAAGAATACAAAAACTCTAACATGTGTTTGTTCGTGTTTGACTGTTTGTACTTTGATGGATTCGATATGATGGACATTCCATTGTACGAACGAAGATCTTTTCTCAAAGATGTTATGGTTGAAATACCCAATAGAATAGTATTCTCAGAGTTGACGAATATTAGTAATGAGTCTCAGTTAACTGATGTATTGGATGATGCACTAACTAGAAAATTAGAAGGGTTGGTCTTAAAAGACATTAATGGAGTATACGAACCGGGAAAGCGTAGATGGTTAAAAATAAAGCGAGACTATTTGAACGAGGGTTCTATGGCAGATTCTGCCGATTTAGTAGTACTAGGTGCTTACTATGGTAAAGGAGCAAAGGGTGGTATCATGGCAGTCTTTCTAATGGGCTGTTACGACGATGAATCCGATAAATGGAAGACAGTAACTAAATGTTCCGGACACGATGATAATACGTTAAGGGTTTTACAAGACCAATTAAAGATGGTTAAAATTAACAAGGATCCCAAAAAAATTCCAGAGTGGTTGGTAGTTAATAAAATCTATATTCCCGATTTTGTAGTAGAGGATCCAAAACAATCTCAGATATGGGAAATTTCAGGAGCAGAGTTTACATCTTCCAAGTCCCATACAGCGAATGGAATATCCATTAGATTTCCTAGATTTACTAGGATTAGAGAGGATAAAACGTGGAAAGAATCGACCCATCTAAACGATTTAGTAAACTTGACTAATTATTGATCCTGGAATCTTAATAGTTATATACAAACTGAAAATTAAAATAATACTATTTAGTTGGTTGTCGTCATGGATGGTGTTATCGTATACTGTCTAAATGCGTTAGTAAAACATGGCGAGGAAATAAATCATATAAAAAATGATTTCATGATTAAACCATCTCGTGAAAGAGTTTGTGAAAAAGTCAAGAACGTTCACGTCGACGGACAATCTAAAACCAATACAGTGATTGCGGATTTGCCATATCTGGATAATGCTATATCTGATGTATGCAAATCGATATATAAAAAGAATGTATCAAGAATATCCAGATTTGCTAATTTGATAAAGATAGACGACGATGACAAGACTCCTACGGGTGTATATAATTATTTTAAACCTAAAGATGCTATTCCTGTTATTATATCCATAGGAAAGGATAAAGATGTTTGTGAACTATTAATCGCATCCGATAAAGCGTGTGCGTGCATAGAGTTAAATTCATATAAAGTAGCCATTCTTCCCATAAATGTTTCCTTTTTTACCAAAGGAAATGCCTCGTTGATTATTCTCCTGTTTGACTTCTCTATTGATGCGGCACCTCTCTTAAGAAGTGTAACCGATAATAATGTGGTTATATCTAGACACAAACGTCTACATGACGAGCTTCCGAGTTCCAATTGGTTCAAGTTTTACATAAGTATAAAGTCCGACTATTGTTCTATCTTATATATGGTAGTTGATGGATCGGTGATGTATGCAATAGCTGATAATAAAACTCACGCAATTATTAGCAAAAATATATTAGACAATAGTACAATTAACGATGAGTGTAGATGCTGTTATTTTGAACCACAGATTAAGATTCTCGATAGAGATGAGATGCTCAATGGATCATCGTGTAACATGAACAGACATTGTATTATGATGAATTTACCAGATGTAGGAGAATTCGGTTCCAGTATATTGGGGAAATATGAACCCGACATGATTAAGATTGTTCTTTCCGTAGCAGGTCATCTGATAAGAAATCGAGACTACATTCCCGGGAGACGAGGCTATAGCTACTACGTTTACGGCATAGCCTCTAGATAATTTTTTTTAAGCACGAAATAAAAAACATAATTTTAAACTAGTCATTTCATACTATTTTATGTGATCACAATGGACATAAAGATAGATATTAGTATTTCTGGTGATAAAGTTACAGTGACTACTAGTAATAGGGATAATAACGAAAATGAAGAAAGAAAAAAATGTCTACCTCTCCAAAACGATAAATGCACTACTGATGTCAAACCTGATTATCTTGAGTACGATGACTTGTTAGATAGGGATGATATGTCTACTATTCTAGAGGAATATTTTATGTACAGAGGTCTATTAGGCCTTAGAATAAAATATGGAAGACTCTTTAACGAAATTAGAAAATTGGACAATGATGCGGAAGAACAATTCGGTGCTATAGAAGAACTCAACCAGAAACTTAGATTAAATTCTGAAGATGGAGCTAATAACTTTATAGATTATATAGAGGTACAGAAACAGGATATCATCAAACTTACTGTGTACGACTGCATGTCTATGATAGGATTGTGTGCGTGCGTATTAGATGTTTGGAGAAAGGAGAAACTGTTTTCTAGGTGGAAATATTGTATCCTTGCTATTAAACTATTTATCGATGATTACATGCTTGATAAGATAAAATCTATACTGCAGAATAGACTAGTGTATGTGGAAATGTCGTAGAGAAGTTCATGATTGATAGAAAGAAGAAAGAATAATACGTGGGGTTACGATACTTATATATTTTATTATTATTATTATTATTATTATTTTTGTCTGTAATAGTTAGAAAAATTATCTGGGATGTGGTATCTATAATTTATTGATAATATCTCATAATAAACTAGAAGATGATCACGTGTTCAAAATATATAAATCCAAATGATGAGTTATAATCCACTGTTGATTTCACAAATAGATTTTTAATCGATGGTTACGAACTAAACACATCAGAATCGTAACAGTGAATTAATGCGGACGTGAACAAAAGTTAAAAAAAAGATTTTATTATTGTATATGAACATCAAGCAAGATGGATATAAAGAATTTGTCGACTATATGTACTATTTTGTACATTGGCACAATGGTTACAGCAGATACTGATCATCCACCACATCCTCCTGTAGACAGATCATGCAATGAGGGAGAATATCTTGATAGAACGACTAATCAATGTTGCAAACTGTGTCCTCCTGGAGAGTTCGCCGAGGTTCGATGTAGTGGCGGCAATAATACAAAATGTGAAAAATGTCCACACGATACATATACAGCAGTACCCAATTATTCTAACGGATGTCATCAATGTAGAAAATGCTCAGTGGGATCATTTAATAAGGTAAAGTGTACTGGAGCACATAACCGCGAATGTTCGTGTCTTCCTGGTTGGTTTTGTGCTACCGATTCTTCACAGACTGAAAATTGTCGAGATTGTATACCAAAAAGGAGATGTCCATGCGGATACTTTGGTGGAATAGATAATTTAGGAAATCCTCTTTGTAAATCGTGTTGCGATGGTGAATATTGTAACTACCTACGTAATCATAGAGTTGGTATTTTTCCTCCATGCAAACTATCTAAATGTAATTAGTCATGATCATGTACCATATTATATCGCTACTTGGTAGTATATTATTCAGTATGAAGACCTATTAATAATTAATCTTTTGACGATCTTGTTATAATCATAATATAAAAATACTTATGGGAATAGTCACTCATAATTGCTGACGCGATAAATTCATAATAATCAGCTTGTTTAAAATTTTTATAAGGAATCTACAGGCATAAAAATAAAAATATAATTTATAATACACTTATAGCACCCATCATGAATAACAGCAGTGAATTAATTGCTGTTATTAATGGATTTAGAAATAGTGGACGATTTTGTGATATTAATATAGTTATTAATGATGAAAGGATAAACGCTCATAGACTCATCCTATCTGGAGCCTCCGAATATTTTTCCATTCTGTTTTCCGATAATTTTATCGATTCTAATGAATACGAAGTTAATCTAAGTCATTTAGATTATCAAAGCGTAAACGATTTGATCGATTACATTTATGGGATACCTTTGAGCCTAACTAACGATAGCGTGAAATATATTCTTTCAACAGCCGATTTTTTACAAATTAGATCGGCCATTACTGAGTGTGAAAATTACATACTTAAAAATCTGTGTTCTAGAAATTGTATCGATTTTTACATATACGCCGATAAATATAATAACAAGAAAATAAAAACAGCGGCATTTAACACAATATTACGAAATATTTTGAGACTCATCAACGATGAAAACTTTAAATACTTAACAGAGGAATCAATGATAAAAATTTTAAGCGATGATATGTTAAATATAAAAAATGAGGATTTTGCACCACTAATTCTCATTAAATGGTTAGAGAGTACACAACAACCATGCACAGTCGAGTTACTTAGATGCCTCAGAATATCATTGCTTTCCCCTCAAGTTATAAAATCACTTTATAGTCATCGACAGGTCAGTTCAATATATGAATGTATAACATTATTAAATAATATATCATTCTTGGATGAATCATTTCCTAGATACCATAGCATCGAGTTGATATCTATCGGTATAAGTAATTCACATGATAAAATTTCCATAAACTGCTACAATCGTAAAAAAAATACGTGGGAGATGATATCTTCACGGAGATATAGGTGTAGTTTTGCAGTGGCCGTCATGGACAATATTATCTATATGATGGGTGGATATGATCGGTCCCCGTATAAGAGTTCAAAGGTTATAGCGTACAATACATGTACTAATTCTTGGATATATGATATACCAGAGTTAAAATATCCTCGTTCTAATTGTGGAGGAGTTGCTGATGATGAATACATTTATTGCATAGGCGGCATACGCGATCAGGATTTATCGTTGATATCTAGTATTGATAGATGGAAGCCATCAAAATCATATTGGCAAACGTATGCTAAAATGCGAGAGCCAAAATGTGATATGGGTGTAGCGATGTTAAACGGATTAATATATGTCATAGGCGGAGTTGTTAAAGGTGACACGTGTACCGACACACTTGAGAGTTTATCAGAAGATGGATGGATGATGCATCAACGCCTTCCAATAAAAATGTCCAATATGTCGACGATTGTTCATGCCGGAAAAATTTATATATCTGGAGGTTACAACAATAGTAGTGTAGTTAATGGAATATCGAATCTAGTCCTTAGCTACGATCCGATATATGATGAATGGACCAAATTATCATCATTAAACATTCCTAGAATTAATCCTGCTCTATGGTCAGCGCATAATAAATTATATGTAGGAGGAGGAATATCTGATGATATTCAAACTAATACATCTGAAACATACGACAAAGAAAAAAATTGTTGGACATTGGATAATGGTTACGTGTTACCACTCAATTATATAATGTATAAATGCGAACCGATTAAACATAAATATCCATTGGAAAAAACACAGTACACGAATGATTTTCTAAAGTATTTGGAAAGTTTTATAGGTAGTTGATAGAACAAAATACATAATTTTGTAAAAATAAATCACTTTTTATACTAATATGACGCGATCGTCGATACTTTTATTACTAATATCATTAGTATACACTACACCTTATCCTCAGACACGGATATCTAAAAAAATAGGTGATGATGCAACTCTATCATGTAGTAGAAATAATACAAATGATTATGTTGTTATGAATGCTTGGTATAAGGAGACCAATTCCATTATTCTTTTAGCTGCCAAAAGTGACGTCTTGTATTTTGATAATTATACAAAGGATAAAATATCTTACGACTCTCCATACGATGATCTAGTTACAACTATCACAATTAAATCATTGACTGCTGTAGATGCTGGTACTTATGTATGTGCATTCTTTATGACATCATTTACAAACGACACTGATAAAGTAGATTATGAAGAATACTCTACAGAGTTGATTGTAAATACAGATAGTGAATCGACTATAGACATAATACTATCTGGATCTACACATTCACTGGAAACTATTTCTGAGAAACCAGAGGATATAGATAATTCTAATTGCTCGTCTGTATTCGAAATCGCGACTCCGGAACCAATTACTGATAATGTAGAAGATCATACAGACACTGTCACATACACTAGTGATATCATTAATACAGTAAGTACATCATCTGGAGAATCCACAACAGACGAGACTCCGGAACCAATTACTGATAAAGAAAATCATACAGTCACAGACACTGTTGCATACATTACAGTAAGTACATCGTCTGGAGTTGTTACTACTAAATCAACCACCGATGATACGTACAATGATAATGAATCATCTACTGTGTTACCAACAACTGTAGAAAGCATCACGAAATCTATAGGTAAGTATAGTACTAAAGACTTTGTAGAAATATTTGGTATCACCGCATTAATTATATTGTCGGCCGTAGCAGTTTTCTGTATCACGTATTATATATGTAATAAACGTTCACGTAAATACAAAGCAGAAAACAAAGTCTAGATTTTGACTTACATAAATGTCTGGGATAGTAAAATCTATCATATTGAGCGGACCATCTGGTTCAGGAAAGACAACCATAGTCAAAAGACTGTTAAAAGACTATGGAAATATATTTGGATTTGTGGTATCCCATACCACTAGATTTCCTCGTCCTATGGAACGAGAAGGTGTCGATTACCACTACGTTAACAGAGAGGCCATCTGGAAGGGAATAGCCGCTGGAAACTTTCTAGAACATACTGAGTTTTTGGGAAATATTTACGGAACTTCTAAAACAGCTGTGAATACAGCGGCTATTAATAATCGTATTTGTGTGATGGATTTAAACATCGATGGTGTTAGAAGTCTTAAAAATACCTACCTAATGCCTTACTCGGTGTATATAAGACCTACCTCTCTTAAAATGGTTGAGACCAAGCTTCGTCGCAGAAACACTGAAGCGGATGATGAAATTCATCGTCGCGTGATGTTGGCAAAAACTGACATGGATGAGGCAGGTGAGGCAGGCCTATTCGACACTATTATTATTGAAGATGATGTGAATTTAGCATATAGTAAGTTAATTCAGATACTACAAGACCGTATTAGAATGTATTTTAACACTAATTAGAGACTTAACTTGATAATTAATAATATAATTCGTTTTTATATGTGGCTATTTCAACGTCTAATGTATTAGTTAAATATTAAACTTACCACTTAAAACTTAAAATTTAAAATGGTATTTCGTTGACTAACAATCAAACCAGTATGAATTTTCAAGGTCTTATATTGACGGATAATTGTAAAAACCAATGGGTGGTCGGACATATAATAGGAAAAGGTGGATTCGGTAGTATTTATACTACTAATGACAACAATTATGTAGTTAAAATAGAACCCAAATCTAATGGATCTTTATTTACGGAACAGGCATTTTACACCAGAGTGCTTAAACCATCCATTATAGAAGAATGGAAAAAATCGCACGGTATAAGGCATGTAGGAGTTATCACTTGTAAGGCATTTGGTCTATACAAATCCATTAATACAGATTATAGATTCCTAGTGATTAATAGATTGGGTACGGATCTAGATGCGGTGATCAGAGCTAACAATAATAGACTACCGAAAAGATCGGTGATGTTAGTAGGAATAGAAATCTTGAATACCATACAATTTATGCACGAGCAAGGATATTCTCACGGAGATATTAAAGCGAGCAATATAGTCTTGGATCAAATGGATAAGAATAAATTATATCTAGTGGATTACGGATTGGTTTCTAAATTCATGTCTAACGGCGAACATGTTCCATTTATAAGAAATCCAAATAAAATGGATAATGGTACTCTAGAATTTACACCTATAGATTCTCATAAAGGATACGTTGTATCGAGACGTGGAGATCTAGAAACACTTGGATATTGTATGATTAGATGGTTGGGCGGTATATTGCCATGGACTAAGATATCTGAAACAAAGAATTGCGCATTAGTAAGTGCTACAAAACAGAAATATGTGAACAATACTGCGACTTTGTTAATGACCAGTTTGCAATATGCGCCTAGAGAATTGCTGCAATATATTACCATGGTAAACTCTTTGACATATTTTGAGGAACCCAATTACGATGAGTTTCGGCGCATATTAATGCAGGGTGTATATTATTAAGTGTGAGGTTTGGTTTGATGTAAAATTTTTGTTGATAAAAAAATAAAAAATAACTTACTATTATTGTCTTGTGTGCACACTCGATCAAGGCGATGGCGATGTTTTACGCACACGCTCTCGGTGGGTACGACGAGAATCTTCATGCCTTTCCTGGAATATCGTCGACTGTTGCCAATGATGTCAGGAAATATTCTGTTGTGTCAGTTTATAATAACAAGTATGACATTGTAAAAGACAAATATATGTGGTGTTACAGTCAGGTGAACAAGAGATATATTGGAGCACTGCTGCCTATGTTTGAGTGCAATGAATATCTACAAATTGGAGTTCCGATCCATGATCAAGAAGGAAATCAAATCTCTATCATTACATATCGCCACAAAAACTACTATGCTCTAAGCGGAATCGGGTACGAGAGTCTAGACTTGTGTCTGGAAGGAGTAGGGATTCAGCACCATACTCTCGAAGAGGGAAACGCTGTATATGGAAGAGTTCAACATGATTACTCTATTATCAAAGATATTGCCAAAGAAATGAACTCGGCTAGACCAGGACCTATCATTGATTACCACGTCTGGATAGGAGATTGTATCTGTCAAGTTACTGCTGTAGACGTACATGGAAAGGAAATTATGAGAATGAGATTCAAAAAGGGTGCGGTACTACAGATACCAAATCTGGTAAAAGTTAAACTTGGGGAGAATGATACAGAAAATCTTTCCACTACCATATCAGCTCTCCTGAATTCCGGCGGCGGTACAATTGAGGTAACTTCTCAAGAAGACCAGGTAAAGCATGTGCTCATGAAACGTTTGGAATCTATACGCCGTATGCGATCTGTTGCATATGATCATTTTGATATTGTGAATGGTAAAGAATGTTGTTACATTCATATGTATTCATCTAATCAGAATGGTATGCCGAGTACTGTAAAAACCAATTTGTATATGAAGACTATGTCAGCATGCATCCAAATGGATTCCATAACTGCTCTATCTTACCTTGATGATCTAAAGGAATCAGGTGGAAGATGTCCACCTGAATTGCCCGACATTGACTATGAAGATGATGAAGATATCGAAGATGAAACCACAAATGCGAGATTGGCTGAGGAGTTCTTCAACAGATCAGAACTTCTGTTGGGTGAAGGATTCAACTTCAATAGATCCATTAATGTTAAAGTCACATCTATTTCAGCTAAGAACCTAAAACCACGCATAAAACAGCAACTTCCTTCTATAATCTCATCTTTTGCTAACACAGATGGTGGATATTTGTTCATTGGATTGGATGGCAAGTCTAACAAAGTAATTGGTTTCACAGTGGGTCACGACTACCTCAAACTGATAGAGAATGAGATAGAAAAGCGTATCAGACGACTTCATGTTGTACATTTCTGTGAGAAAAAAGAGGATATCAAATACGCGTGTAGATTCATCAAGGTGTATAAACCTGGGGAGGATACTACCTCAACGTATGTGTGCGCGATCAAAGTGGAAAGATGTTGTTGTGCCGTGTTTGCAAATTGGCCAGAATCATGGTATATGGATACTAGTGGTATCAAGAAATACTCTCCGGATGAATGGGTGTCATCTATAAAATTTTAATTAAGAACTATAAAGAACAAATAATAGGTTGTAATACATATAGACAATAACTAACAATTAATTAGTAACTGTTATCTCTTTTTAACTAACTAACTCTTATATACCTATTAATACATCGTAGTTGTAGTTTTTAACATCTATTAATCATTGATTCGCGTATTGTTTTAATTGTTTTATAGACTAACATTGTTAATTGAAAAGGGATAACATGTTACAGAATATAAATTATATATGGATTTTTTTAAAAAGGAAATACTTGACTGGAGTATATATTTATCTCTTCATTATATAGCACGCGCGTGTTCCAATTCTTCCACATCCCATATAATACAGGAATATAATCTCATTCGAACATACGAAAAAGTGGATAAAACAATAGTTGATTTTTTATCTAGGTGGCCAAATTTATTCCATATTTTAGAATATGGGGAAAATATTCTACATATTTATTCTATGGATGATGCTAATGCGAATATTATAATTTTTTTTCTAGATAGAGTATTAAATATTAATAAGAACGGGTCATTTATATACAATCTCGGGTTATCATCATCCATTAATATAAAAGAATATGTATATCAATTAGTTAATAATGATCATCTAGATAATAGGATAAGACTAATGCTTGAAAATGGACGTAGAACAAGACATTTTTTATCCTATATATTAGATACAGTTAATATCTATATATGTATTTTAATAAATCATGGATTTTACATAGATGCTGAAGACAGTTACGGGTGTACATTATTACATAGATGTATATATCACTATAAGAAATCAGAATCATACAATGAATTAATTAAGATGTTGTTAAATAATGGTTCAGATGTAGATAAAAAAGATACGCATGGAAACACGCCATTTATCCTATTATGTAAACACGATATAGACAATGTGGAATTGTTTGAGATATGTTTAGAGAATGCTAATATAGACTCTGTAGACTTTAATGGATATACACCTCTTCATTATGTCTCATGTCGCAATAAATATGATTTTGTAAAATCATTAATTTCTAAAGGAGCAAATGTTAATACGCGTAATAAATTCGGAACTACTCCATTTTATTGTGGAATTATACACGGTATCTCGATTATAAACCTATATTTGGAATTAGACACAGTGTTAGAAATAGATAATGAACATATAGTTCGTCATTTAATAATTTTTGACGCCGTTGAATCTTTAGATTATCTACTATCCAAAGGAGTTATTGATATTAACTATCGTACTATATACAACGAAACATCTGTTTATGACGCTGTCAGTTATAATGCGTATAATACGTTGGTCTATCTATTAAACAGAAATGGTGAGTTTGAGACTGTTACGACTAATGGATGTACATGTATTTCGGAAGCAGTCACGAACAACAACAAAATAATAATGGAAGTACTATTGTCTAAACAACCATCTTTGAAAATTATGATACTGTCTATGATAGCAATTACTAAACATAAACAACATAATACAGATTTATTAAAAATGTGTATAAAATATACTGTGTGTATGACAGATTATGATACTCTTATAGATGTACAGTCGCTACAGCAATATAAATGGTATATTTTAAAATGTTTCGATGAAATAGATATCATGAAGAGATGTTATATAAAAAATAAAACTGTATTCCAATTAGTTTTTTGTACTAAAGACATTAATACTTTAATGAGATACGGTATACATCCTTCTTTCGTTAAATGTGCTAGTCTCGACGTATACGGAAGTCGTGTACGTAATATCATAGCATCTATTAGATATCGTCAGAGATTAATTAGTCTATTATCCAAGAAGCTGGATGCGGGAGATAAATGGGCATGGTTTCCTAACGAAATAAAATATAAAATATTGGAAAACTTTAACGATGACGAACTATCCACATATCTAAAAATCTTATAAACACTATTAAAATATAAAATCTAAGTAGGATAAAATCACACTACATCATTGTTTCCTTTTAGTGCTCGATAGCGTATACTATTTTTAACGCTCATAAATAAAAATGAAAACGGTTTCCGTTGTTACGTTGTTATGCGTACTACCTGCTGTTGTTTATTCAACATGTACTATACCCACTATGAATAACGCTAAATTAACGTCTACCGAAACATCGTTTAATGACAAACAAAAAGTTACGTTTACATGTGATTCGGGATATCATTCTTCAGATCCAAATGCTGTCTGTGAAACAGATAAATGGAAATACGAAAATCCATGCAAGAAAATGTGTTCAGTTTCTGATTATGTCTCTGAACTATATGATAAACCGCTATACGAAGTGAATGCCACCATAACACTAATTTGCAAAGATGAAACAAAATATTTTCGTTGCGAAGAAAAAAATGGAAATACTTCTTGGAATGATACTGTTACGTGCCCTAATGCAGAATGCAAACCTCTTCAATTAGAACACGGATCGTGTAAACCAGTTAAAGAAAAATACTCATTTGGGGAATATATGACTATCAACTGTGATGTTGGATATGAGGTTATTGGTGCTTCGTACATAAGTTGTACAGATAATTCTTGGAATACTGTTCCATCATGTCAACAAAAATGTGATATACCGTCTCTATCTAACGGATTAATTTCCGGATCTACATTTTCTATCGGTGGCGTCATACATCTTAGTTGTAAAAGTGGTTTTACACTAATGGGGTCTCCATCATCCACATGTATCGACGGTAAATGGAATCCCATACTCCCAACATGTGTACGATCTAACGAAGAATTTGATCCAGTGGACGATGGTCCCGATGATGAGACAGATCTGAGCAAACTCTCAAAAGACGTTGTACAATATGAACAAGAAATAGAATCGTTAGAAGCAACTTATCATATAATCATAGTGGCGTTGACAATTATGGGTGTCATATTTCTAATCTCCATTATAGTATTAGTTTGTTCCTGTGACAAAAATAATGACCAATATAAGTTCCATAAATTGCTACCGTGAATATAAATCCGTTAAAATAATGAATAATTAATAATTAATAACGAACAAGTATCAAAAGATTAAAGAATTATAGCTAGAATCAATTGAGATGTCTTCTTCAGTTGATGTTGATATTTACGATGCTGTTAGAGCATTTTTACTCAGGCACTATTATGACAAGAGATTTATTGTGTATGGAAGAAGTAACGCCATATTACATAATATATACAGGCTATTTACAAGACGCGCTATTCCGTTCGATGATATAGTACGTACTATGCCAAATGAATCACGTGTTAAACAATGGGTGATCGATACACTTAATGATATAATGACGAAGGAACACGATGTTTCTGTAAGCGTTGGCACCGGAATACTATTCATGGAAATGTTTTTCGATTACAATAAAAATAATTCCAAAAATAGTATCAACAATCAACTAATGTATGATATAATTAATAGCGTATCTATAATTCTAGCTAATGAGAGATATAGAAGCGCTTTTAACGACGATGGTATATACATCCGTAGAACTATGATTGACAAGTTGTACGAATACGCATCTCTAACTACTATTGGTATGATTACTGGAGGTATTTGTTATTATCTGTTGATGCATCTAGTTAGTTTGTATAAATAATTATTTCAATATACTAGTTAAAATTTTAAGATTTTTAAATGTATAAAAAACTAATAACGTTTTTATTTGTAATAGGTGCAGTAGCATCTTATTCGAATGATGAGTACACTCCGTTTAATAAACTTAGTGTAAAACTGTATATAGATGGAGTAGATAATATAGAAAATTCATATACTGATAATAATGAATTGGTGTTAAATTTTAAAGAGTACACAATTTCTATTATTACAGAGTCATGCGACGTCGGATTTGATTCCATAGATATAGATGTTATAAACGACTATAAAATTCTTGATATGTATACCATTGACTCGTCTACCATTCAACGCAGAGGTCACACATGCAAAATATCTACCAAATTATCATGCCATTATGATAAGCACCCTTATATTCACAAATATGAGGGTGATGAGCGACAATATTCTATTACTGCAGAGGGAAAATGCTATAAAGGAATAAAATATGAAATAAGTATGATGAACGATGATACGCTATTGAGAAAACATACTCTTAAAATTGGATCTACTTATATATTCGATCGCCATGGACATAGTAATACATATTATTCAAAATATGATTTTTAAAAATTTAAAATATATTATCACTTCAGTGACCGTAGTCAAATAACAAACAATAACAATAACAGTCAGCAAACAACACCATGAGAGCTATAATTCTCACAGTTTTGTTCATTAATAGTATAAATGCTACAATAACTAGTTATAAGTTTGAATCCGTCAATTTTGATTCCAAAATTGAATGGACTGGGGATGGTCTATACAATATATCCCTTAGAAATTATGGAATAAAGACGTGGCAAACGATGTATACAAATGTACCAGAGGGAACATACGACATATCCGGATTTCCAAATAATGATTTCGTATCTTTCTGGGTTAAATTTGAACAAGGCGATTATAAAGTGGACAAGTATTGTACGGGACTATGCATCGAAGTAAAAATTGGACCACCGACTGTAACATTGACTGAATACGACGACCATATCAATTTGTACATCGAGCATCCGTATGCCACTAGAGGTAGCAAGAAGATTCCTATTTATAAACGCAATGACATGTGTGATATCTACTTGTTGTATACGGCTAACTTCACATTCGGAGATTCTGAAGAACCAGTAATATATGATATTGATGACTACGATTGTACGTCTACAGGTTGCAGTATAGACTTTGCCACAACAGAAAAAGTGTGCGTTACGGCACAGGGAGCCACAGAAGGGCTTCTTGATAAAATTACGCCATGGAGTTCGGAAGTATGTCTGACACCTAAAAAGAATGTATATACATGCGCAATTAGATCCAAAGAAGATGTTCCCAATTTCAAGGAAAAAATGACCAGAGTTATCAAGAGAAAATTTAATAAACAGTCACACTCGTATTTGACCAAATTTCTCGGTAGTACATCAAATGATATTACAACTTTTCTTAGCATGCTTGACTAAATATTCATAATGAATTCTCTAAACTATTTTTATCAAAAAATAAAACAATCACTAGTATTAATTTTGATAACGTAGCATAATCAACATAACCTCATCATCTATTAACTGAAAAATACGAATATTTTTATTAAAGAACGACACATGCAAAAAATGAAAAAGAAATGTCATATTTACGCCCGGTTGATGCTGTCGAGCACTAACCGTTTCAAGATGTGGTCCCTGGTTATAGTCCTGCTGTTCCCCTCTATCATCTACTCCATGTCTATTAGACGATGTGAGAAGACTGAAGAGGAAACATGGGGGTTGAAAATAGGGTTGTGTATAGAGTCCAAAGATTTCTACTCTAAAAGAACTGACTGCAGCGTGCATCGCCCTGACGTAGGTGGAGGATTGATAACAGAAGGCAATGGATTCAGAGTAGTCGTTCATGATAAATGTGTGAATCCCAATCCATTTATCATCACTACCACAAAACAAACCCATTTCGGTGTCTCCCATTCATATATTGAATTCAGCAACATCAACACGGACACCCCAGAGAGTATTCCAGAATGTTCTAAGCATATCTTGATTTCTGTATATTGTGATCAAGAGGCAAGTGGACTAGATTTCCACACATTGAAGTATGTAGAATCAAGTGAGTTGCATGTTACAGTTAAGTATGACACATCATGCATTAATCATCTAGGTGTGAATTATAGTTTCATGAATGAATGTGATCGGAAACTCTTGAATATATATGGAAGGGATACACTAACCTGTGGAGCACCAAATATACAAACTAGAGACAAATATCTTACAACTTGTACCAACACAAAATTCGACAGGAGTGTCTACAAGAAACACATACATAGAAGTAAGGTACTTCATACCAAAACAGAGCTGTAATCGGCTAATCGGTAGGGAAGCTAATATTTTTATATTAATCCAAAGCACTAATCACAATATTTTTATAATATCATATCGTCCATATAAACTTTAAAAATTGATATGATAGTTCTATGTATATATAGTTTCTAAAATGGATTCTGTTACAATTACCATTGGACAGTCTATCATTTGTTCTAATGCACACAAATTGGTTAATAAATCATCTTATTTTGCCGATATATTAAAATGTGGAGACTCCACTAATAATATTACATTGTTCGACTTTCAAGAGGATAAGATATATAGAGTTATACAGTTTATTAACAATGATATAATAAAGATAGAGAGTACAAAAGATGCCGAATCGATGATATGGTATGCTAAACAGTTGGGTGTAGAATCATTGCTAAAAGAATGTCAACTTTATCTACTCAGAATATTACGCATATGTAATTGTTTAGAAATTTATAGAATAACTAATATCTGTTCATTATCGTATATCTACAACGATGTAAGAAACTTCATATTGGATAATATACTATTAATATATAAGGATCCAGATTTTATATATTTGCCTAAATATATTATTATCGATTTACTATCTGACGACCACTTAAACGTTTTTAACGAAGATAATGTGATAAAGATTATATACACGTATATATCTTCCGATATCTACAAGGATATTTCAGATATACTACCAGTTATCAGATGGAATTATCTCTCACCTGAATGGCTAACCGATATGGAATGGAAATTGGGAAACGTAGACAAAACTATCATTCACAAAAAGAGATGTTATTGCGGCATCGTAACGGTTAGTTATAATAGGGATAAAGGATTAATGATTATTTCTAAACATGGTTCGGAGCTTGAAACAGAATTCATGCTCTCCCTTAAAACGGATATCGTTGATAAATTCGAAACAGTATATTTAAACAAAAAAATATATATCATTGGAGGTGTTAAACAGAATGGAGAATCGTCTGATCAAATATTGAGCGTCGATCTATCGACAAAAAGATTAACAATAGAGCCATCTCTTAACGATAAAAGAATAGGAGCCGCAGCAGCAGTCATAAATGGACGCATTTATGTTATTGGTGGACGAGATGGATCAAATTATCTAAACACTGTAGAAAGTTGGAAACCTATTGATAACAAGTGGAGATACGAAACACCGATAAATTATAAAAGAAGCAGTGCTTCCGCTGTTTCAGTTAATAATACTATTTTCGTAACTGGTGGATTATCCATAAATAATTCCAATAATACAATTGTGATTAACAACATGGAAAAACTTAACGTTTATGAAGACAAACAATGGTCGATTATAGAAATGCCTATGGCTAGGGTATATCACGGCATCGACTCGACATTTGGAATGTTATATTTTGCCGGAGGTCTATCCGTTACCGAACAATATGGTAATTTAGAGAAAAACAACGAGATATCTTGTTACAATCCTAGAACGAATAAGTGGTTTGATATTTCATATACTAATTATAAGAGATCCGTATCATCATTGTGTAAACTAAATAACGTCTTCTATGTATTTAGTAAGGACATTGGATATGTGGAAAAGTATGATGGTGCATGGAAGTTAGTACATGATAGTCTCCCAGCTATAAAGGCATTTTCCACTTCTCCTTATTGATTGAAAATGAAAATATAAATAGTTTTTTACGCATAGCAGTATCTCACCCTATAGTTTTATTGCTTCTAACATGGATACAGATGTTACAGATACAGATACAGATATAGATACAGATATAGATATAGATACAGATACAGATATAGATACAGATGTTACAAATGTAGAAGATATCATGAATGAAATAGATAGAGAGAAAGAAGAAATACTAAAAAATGTAGAAATGGAAAATAATAAAAATATTAACAAGAATCATCCCAGCAAATATATTAGAGAAGCGCTCGTTATTAATACCAGTAGTAATAGTGATTCCATTGATAAAGAAGTTATAGAATGTATTAGTCAGGATGTAGGAATATAGATCATATATACTAATTTTTTATAATCGATACAAAACATAAAAACAACTCGTTATTACATAGCAGGCATGGAATCCTTCAAGTATTGTTTTGATAACGATGGCAATAAATGGATTATTGGAAACACTTTATATTCTGGTAATTCGATACTCTATAAGGTCAGAAAAAATTTCACTAGTTCGTTCTACAATTACGTAATGAAGATAGATCACAAATCACACAAGCCATTATTGTCTGAAATACGGTTCTATATATCTGTATTGGATCCTTTGACTATCGACAACTGGAAAAGGGAACGCGGTATAAAGTATTTGGCTATTCCAGATTTGTATGGAATTGGAGAAACTGACGACTATAGGTTCTTTGTTATAAAGAATTTGGGAAGAGTATTCGCTCCAAAGGATACGGAATCAGTATTCGATGCATGCGTCACTATGATAAACACGTTAGAGTTTATACACTCTCGAGGATTTACCCATGGAAAAATAGAACCTAGGAATATACTGATTAGAAATAAACGTCTTTCACTAATTGACTATTCTAGAACTAACAAACTCTACAAGAGTGGAGATGGATATTCACATATAGATTACAACGAGGACGTGATAACTTCAGGAAATATCAATTATATGTGTGTAGACAATCATCTCGGAGCCACAGTTTCGAGACGAGGAGATTTAGAAATGTTGGGATATTGCATGATAGAATGGTTCGGTGGCAAACTTCCATGGAAAAACGAAAGTGGTATGAAAGCAATACAACAGAAAAGAGAATATAAAAAATTTATAGCTACTTTCTTTGAGGACTGTTTTCCGGAAGGAAATGAACCTCTGGAATTAGTTAGATATATAGAATTAGTATACACGTTAGATTATTCTCAAACTCCTAATTATGACAGACTACGTAGACTGTTTATACAAGATTGAAATTATATTCTTTTTTATAGAGCGTTGTGATAGTTACGGATATCTTAATATTTAGACTATCCCTGTCACTACACGACCAAATCGATTACTATGGATATCTTCAGGGAGATCGCATCTTCTATGAAAGGAGAGAACGTATTCATTTCTCCAGCGTCAATCTCGTCAGTATTGACAATATTGTATTATGGAGCTAACGGATCCACTGCTGAACAGCTATCAAAATATGTAGAAAAGGAGGAGAACAATGATACGGTTAATGCTCAGTGTATCTCATTCAAATCCATGAATAAAGTATATGGGAGATATTCTGCCGTGTTTAAAGATTCCTTTTTGAGAAAAATTGGCGATAATTTCCAAACTGTTGACTTCACTGATTGTCGCACTATAGATGCTATCAATAAGTGTGTTGATATTTTTACTGAGGGGAAAATCAATCCACTATTGACTGAACAATTGTCTCCAGATACCTGTCTCCTAGCAATTAGTGCCGTATACTTTAAAGCAAAATGGTTGATGCCATTCGAAAAGGAATTCACCAGTGATTATCCATTTTACGTATCACCAACGGAAATGGTAGACGTAAGTATGATGTCTATGTACGACGAACCATTTAATCACGCATCTGTAAAGGAATCATTCGGCAACTTTTCAATCATAGAACTGCCATATGTTGGAGATACTAGTATGATGGTCATTCTTCCAGACAAGATTGATGGGCTAGAATCTATAGAACAAAATTTGACCGATGAAAAATTTAAGAAATGGTGCGACTCTCTGGAAGCTACGTTTATCAATGTACATATTCCCAAGTTTAAGGTAACAGGTACGTATAATCTGGCGGATACTCTAGTAAAGTTGGGACTGACAGATGTGTTCTATTCAACTGGAGATTATAGCAATATGTGTAATTCAGATGTGGGTGTTGACGCTATGATTCACAAAACGTATATAGATGTCAATGAAGAGTATACAGAAGCAGCTGCGGCAACTTGTATACTAGTATCAGACTGTGCATCAACAGTTACAAATGAGTTCTGTGCAGATCATCCATTCATCTATGTGATTAGGCATGTTGATGGCAAAATTCTTTTCGTTGGTAGATATTGCTCTCCAACAACTAATTAAGCACATTCTTAATATTAGAATATTATATAGTTAAGATTGTTACTAACTGGTTAACATTTTTTTAAAAAATAGAAAAAACATGTGACATTAGTGCAGGTCGTTATTCTTCCAATTGCAATTGGTAAGATGACGGCCAATTTTAGTACCCACGTCTTTTCACCACAGCACTGTGGATGTGATAGACTGACCAGTATTGATGACGTCAGACAATGTTTGACTGAATATATTTATTGGTCTTCCTATGCATACCGCAACAGGCAATGTGCTGGACAATTGTATTCAACGCTCCTCTCTTTTAGAGATGATGCTGAATCAGTGTTCATCGACATTCGCGAGCTGGTGAAAAATATGCCGTGGGATGATGTCAAAGATTGTGCAGAAATCATCCGTTGTTATATACCGGATGAGCAAAAAACCATCAGAGAGATTTCGTCTATCATCGGACTTTGTGCATATGCTGCTACTTACTGGGGAGGTGAAGACCATCCCACTAGTAACAGTCTGAACGCATTGTTTGTGATGCTCGAGCTGCTCAATTACGTGGATTATAACATCATATTCCGGCGTATGAATTGATTGATTTCACACATCTTGACTTCAGCCTTCCCCTCCCCTCTTTCCCCATTCCCCAGAAACGCTTTTTTTACCCACTATAAAATAAAATGAGTGCATTATTGACTATTCTATTGCCTATATTTTTTTATTCTTCATTCGTTCATACTTTTAACAATATTGAATGTATCGACAAAGGGCTATATTTTACATCATTCATGGAGTTAGAAAAAGAGCCGGTAATCCTGCCATGTCCTCAAATAAACACCCTGTCGTCAGGATATAATGTATTAGATATTATATGGGAAAAACGAGGAGCTGATAATGATAACATTATACCGATAGATAATGGTACCAATATGCTAATTCTGAATCCGACACAAACTGACTCTGGCATCTATATATGTATTACCAAGAACGAGACCTACTGCGATATGATGTCCCTGAATTTGACAATCGTGGCCGATACAGAATCAAATATAGATCTTATCTCGTATCCACAAATAGTAAATGAACGATCTACAGGTGAAATGGTATGTCCCAATATTAATGCATTTATTGCTAGAAATAAAGACGCGGATGTTGATGTTATATGGAGAGGACATCCACGCCTCAGAAATAAGAGACTTAAACAACGACCAATTGGAATTATTACTATAGAAGATGTTAGAAAAAATGATGCTGGTTATTACACATGTGTTTTAAAATATACATACAGGGATAAGACATATGAAGTAACTAGAATTGTAAAATTAGAGGTACGGGATAGAATCATACCTCCTACTATGCAATTACCAGAAGTCGTTATGACTTCACTAGGTAGTAATTTAACTATTGCATGTAGAGTATCGTTGAGACCTCCCACAATTGATGCAGATGTCTTTTGGATAAGTAATAATGAGTATTACGAAGAAGATGATGAGGACAGCGACGGTAGAAGTGTAACAAATAGAATCTTTACGACTGATAAAAGACGTGTTATTACATCGCGGTTAAACATTAATCCCGTAAAGGAAGACGATGCTACAACGTTTACATGTATGGCGTTTACTGTACATAATAGTATTAGCAAAACAGTTACTATTAGCATAAAGTGATTACACTGCCATCTTATTTCATTCTATTTCGGGTTAACAGTTTATAAAAAATTTTTATTTATTATCCTCAAGCAAACAATTAACGAACGTATTGCTGTGATTAACTCCCACAATACTATGCATAGTATTGATCATTAACTTGCAGAACAGTCCTAGTACTATTTTAACGTAATCATGTTCTTGTGTAATTGCAGTATCTATATTATAAAAGTACGTAAACCTAGCTATAGTTTTATTTTTTAATTTTAGATAATATACCATCTCCTTATTTTTAAAAATTGTTACATCCTTTATTAAATCATGAATGGGGACTTCTATGGAATCATTAGTATGTTGTGAACAACAAGAGCAGACATCAATAGGAAATGGTGGAATGCGATACACTGTTCTATGTAGTTTTAAAATACACATGAACTTTGAAGAATTTATATAAATAGTGCCATCGATACATCCTTCTATATTGATGTGTATATATCCAGGAATTCTTTTATTAATATCAGAAAATGTATAAACTAAAACATTGCCCGGACGCGGTGCTTCTATCGGCATTATATCAGTTCTTAACTTACAAAATGTAACCAATATCTTTGCATGGCTTGTTTTGTGTGGTAATGTGAGTTTAAACTTTACGAATGGATTAATTACAATAGCGTGATCTGCACATCTATTAAGTTTTTTTACTTTAACGCCCTTGTATGTTTTTACAGAGACTTTATCTAAATTTCTAGTGCTTGTATGTGTTATAAATATAACTGGATATAGAACTGAATCGCCTACCTTAGATACCCAATTACATTTTATCAGATCCAGATAATAAACAAATTTTGTCGCCCTAACTAATTCTATATTGTTATATATTTTACAATTGGTTATGATATCATGTAATAACTTGGAATCTAACGCGCATCGTCGTACGTTTACACAATTGTGATTTAGTGTAGTGTATCTACACATGTATTTTTCCACATTATAGTATTCTGGACTAGTGATAAAACTATCGTTATATCGGTCTTCGATGAACTCATCAAGATATTGCTCTCTGTCATATTCATACACCTGCATAAACTTTCTAGACATCTTACAATCTGTGTTATTTTATGATCATATTTACATATTTACGATATATCAAAGATGTTAGATATAGTTAATGGGACTCGTTTATAATAATGAATATTAAACAATTAAACAATTATATGAGAACTTTATACCCACAAAGCATCATAAAAATGAGTCGTCGTCCGATTTATGTCTTAAATATCAATCGCAATTCAACTCATAAAATACAAGAGAATGAAATATATACATATTTTAGTTATTGCAATATAGACCATACGTCTACGGAACTTAATTTTGTAGTTAAAAACTATGATCTAAACAGACGACAACCTGTAACTGGGTATACTGCACTACACTGCTATTTGTATAATAATTACTTTACAAACGATGTACTGAAGATATTATTAAATCACGACGTGGATGTAACGATGAAAACCAGTAGCGGACGTATGCCTGTTTATATATTGCTTACTAGATGTTGCAATATTTCACATGATGTAGTGATAGATATGATAGACAAAGATAAAAACCACTTATCACATAGAGACTATTCCAACCTACTACTAGAGTATATAAAATCTCGTTACATGTTATTGAAGGAAGAGGATATTGATGAGAACATAGTATCAACTTTATTAGATAAGGGAATCGATCCTAACTTTAAACAAGACGGATATACCGCGTTACATTATTATTATTTGTGTCTCGCACACGTTTATAAACCAGGCGAGTGTAGAAAACCGATAACGATAAAAAAGGCCAAGCGAATTATTTCTTTGTTTATACAACATGGAGCTAATCTAAACGCGTTAGATAATTGTGGCAATACACCATTCCATTTGTATCTTAGTGTTGAAATGTGTAATAATATCCATATGACTAAAATGCTGTTGACTTTTAATCCGAATTTAGAAATATGCAATAATCATGGATTAACGCCTATACTATGTTATATAACTTCCGACTACATACAACATGATAATCTTGTCATGTTAATACATCACTATGAAACAAATGTTGGAGAAATGCCTATAGATGAGCGTCGTATGATCGCATTCGAGTTTATCAAAACATATTCTACTCATCCGTTAGATTCTATAACTTATTTGATGAATAGGTTTAAAAATATAGATATACATACCCGGTATGAAGGAAAGACATTATTACACGTGGCATGTGAATACAATAATACACAAGTAATAGATTATCTTATACGTATCAACGGAGATATAAACGCGTTAACCGATAATAACAAACATGTTACCCAACTCATTATAGATAACAAAGAAAATTCCCCGTATACCATCAATTGTTTACTGTATATACTTAGATATATTGTAGATAAGAATGTGATACGATCGTTGGTTGATCAGCTTCCATCTCTACCTATCTTCGATATAAAATCATTTGAGAAATTCATATCCTACTGTATACTTTTAGATGACACATTTTACGATAGGCACGTTCAGCAGAATCGCGATTCTAAAACGTATCGATACACATTTTCAAAATACATGTCGTTCGATAAATACGATGGTATAATAACTAAATGTCACGAAGAAACAATGTTGCTCAAACTGTCCACTGTTCTAGACACTACACTATATGCAGTTTTAAGATGTCATAATTCGAGAAAGTTAAGAAAATACCTCAATGAATTAAAAAAATATATTAATGATAAGTCCTTCAAAATATATTCTAATATTATGAATGAGAGATACCTTAATGTCTATTATAAATATATGTACGTGTCAAAAGTATACGATAAACTAATTCCTGTTTTCACAGATAAAAATTGTCTACTAACATTACTACCTTCAGAAATTATCTACGAAATATTATACATGCTGACAATTAACGATCTTTATAATATATCGTATCCACCTACCAAAGTATAGCTAGTTGTATTTTTCTCATGTTATGTGTGTAAAACTGATATTATATAATTGTTTTAGTGCCGTAGTGCCTATGATGGTAATGAAGATGATGTTCAACATATATTTCGTATCATTATCGTTCTTGCTACTCAACAGTTACGCCATAGACATCGAAAATGAAATCACGGAGTTCTTCAACAAAATGAGAGATACTCTACCAGCTAAAGACTATAAATGGTTGGATCCAGCATGTATGTTTGGAGGTACTATGAGTAATATGGCTGCTATTGGAGAGCCGTTTGCGTCGACGTGCCCTCCTATTGAAGACAGTCTTTTATCGCATAGATATAAAGACAAAGACTATGTTGTTAACTGGGAGAAGATAGGAAAGACTAGACGACCTCTTAATAGACGTGTTAAAAACGGTGACTTATGGATAGCCAACTATACATATAACGACAGTCGCCGTAAGTATTTGTGTACGGTGATTACAAAGAATGGCGACTGTATTCAAGGTATAGTTAGATCTCATGTGTGGAAACCTTCTTCATGCATTCCAACAACATATGAACTAGGTACGCATGATAAACATGGTATATACTTATATTGTGGAATCCTTTACGCGAACAATTATAATAATATAACTTGGTATAAAGATAATAAGGAAATTACTATCGGCGATGTTAAGTATTCACAAAAGGGCAATGAATTAATTATTCATAATCCAGAGTTAGAAGATAGCGGAAGATACGACTGTTACGCTCATTACGACGACGTTAGAATCAAGAATGATATCGTAGTATCAAGATGTAAAATACTTACGGTTATACCGTCACAAGACCACAGGTTTAAACTAATACTAGATCCGAAAATCAACGTAACAATAGGAGAACCTGCCAATATAACATGCACTGCTGTGCCAACGTCACTATTGATCAATGATGTACTAATTGAATGGGAAAATCCATCTGGACGGTTTATAGGATTCGATTTTGATGTATACTCTATTTTAACTAGTAGAGACGGTATCACCAAGGCAACATTGTATTTTGAAAATGTGACTGACGAATATATAGGTAATACATATAAATGCCGCGGCCACAACTATTATTTTAAGAAAACCCTTACAACAACAGTAGTATTGGCGTAAAAATACACAATACATTTTTATATTACATTTTATACATATTACTGAATTATTATTATTAATCTATCACATCGCTATATAGAATGGATGAAGATAGGATACAACTATCTAAGTATTTGTATCTCACTGATAGAGAACGTATAAATGTAAGCTCCGTTAAAGAGTTATGTGAAACATCAGATCTGAATGCGTGTTATAGATGTGGATGTACGGCTTTACATGAGTACTTTTACAATTATAGATCCATCAATGGGAAATACAAATATAGATATAACGGTTACTATCAATATTATTCATCTAGCGATTATGAAAATTATAATGAATATTATTATGATTATGATATAACTGGTATGAACAGCGAGAGTGATAGTGATAGTAGTGATGACGATAATCTATTAGACAAACCAGAATACGAGCATGAATATGAATTCTATGATGAAACACAAGATCAAAGTACACAACTAGTATGTTACAACATTAAACTCAAAAACAATGATAAGGATTTCGTGTATGAATTCTATGGATATGATAGATCAGTAGTCGTCCATGATTATATAGATGAATCAATTAATAAAGTAGTATATGGACGAGAGTCTCATGTAAGATGGCGGGATATATGGCAGGAACATAATGATGGAGTATACAGTATAGGAAAGGAGAACATAGATAATATATACGAAGACAGATATACCGTAGACGAATTCTATAAGATAGATATCTTAGCAGATGTTGATGACACGGACCACATATCTCCGATAACGAATGATGTATCTACACAAACATGGGAAAAGAAATCAGAGTTAGATAGATACATGGAACTGTATCCTCGTCATAGATATAGTAAGCATTCTGTCTTTAAGGGATTTTGTGACAACGTTAGAAAAAATGATTTAGACATGAATGTGGTAAAAGAATTACTTTCTAATGGTGCATCTCTAACAATCAAGGATAGAAGTAATAAGGATCCAATTACCGTTTATTTTAGAAGAACTATAATGAATTTAGAAATGATTGATATTATTAACAAACATACAACTATCGATGAACGCCAGTATATAGTACACGTCTATCTAAAAAATTATAGAAATTTCGATTATCCATTTTTCAGGAAGTTAGTTCTGACTAATAAACATTGTCTCAACAATTATTATAATATAGGTGATAGCAAATATGGAACACCTCTACATATATTAGCTACTAATAAAAAATTAATAACTCCTAATTACATGAAGTTATTAGTGTATAACGGAAATGATATAAACGCACGAGGAGAAGATACACGGATGCGGACTCCATTACACAAATATTTGTGTAAATTTGTATATCATAATATTGAATATGGTATCCGATACTATAATGAAAAGATTATAGACGCATTTATAGAGTTAGGAGCCGATCTAACTATTCCAAATGCCGATGGAATGATACCAGTAGTTTACTGTATACACACAAATGCCGAATATGGTTATAACAATATTACTAACATAAAGATAATACGTAAACTACTTAATCTTAGTAGACATGCGTCACATAATCTATTTAGAGATCGAGTCATGCACGATTATATAAGTAATACATATATTGATCTTGAGTGTTTAGATATTATTAGATCACTGGATGGGTACGATATTAATTGTTACTTTGAAGGACGTACACCTCTTCATTGTGCTATACAACATAACTTCACTCAGATTGCGGAATACTTATTAGATCGAGGAGCTGATATATCATTAAAGACAGACGATGGCAAAACTGTATTTGATTTATCATTATGTAGTTACATCCCTCTTAAATGGACTAGCTTTTTGATTAGTCGTCTACCGCCTAAAAGTGTCATATGCTCACTGACTAACCATATAATAGATTATGTTCTTACGAACAATAGACCTATTATTTGGCAGAGTCAAATGATTAATAAGTACGTGCTGTTACTGGATCCATCCTTTTATTCTAGATTCAGAAATGCTATCGAAAGCAAATTAAATCAATACAATAATCGTTATAATAGGTTCGAACACGATAGAGATCGTGTTAATGAAAAGTATGAAAAAGTCTTACATGACATCGACATATATATCAAGGATGTACAAGTATTAAAATCTATTTCCATCACTAATAATATAACACTATACGACACTATTATAAATAATAAGTCAGAGTTTCCTATACGTCGCACAAACGACAAACAATTAATTAATAAAATAAAATCCAATATATATTATAATCTTATCGAAAAAGTTATTAAAAATTCATTAGAGAAATGTAGTCTAACTAATGCCGTTCTCGAGTATATGATCTCATCTCGATCTCAATCATCTTATTTGAGTCGTATTCCTAATGAGATATTACTCGAAATATTATATAAACTCGACATGTACGATTTACGTAATCTATATACAAGATATATGCGAGAGAATGATATCGCAGAGTATCATATAGAGAATGCGAGGTCGATTTCTACACAGACTGATGAATGATTATATATACTACATAGTTTATAACATTTGGTATCTATAACACTAGTTTTTATAAGTCATTATGGCATTTGTAATATTGAAATCGTAATTTGAGATATAGTGCACGATGGATATTGATGATATTAAACATAATAGACGAGTAGTAAGTAACATTAGCAGTCTTTTAGACAATGATATATTATGTGATGTAATTATAACTATTGGAGATGGAGAAGAAATTAAAGCGCATAAAACTATATTGGCTGCCGGATCTAAATATTTTAGAACACTGTTTACAACACCTATGATAATAAGAGATCTAGTAACTAGAGTAAATCTACAGATGTTCGATAAAGATGCCGTCAAAAATATTGTACAATACTTATACAATAGGCATATAAGTTCTATGAATGTAATAGACGTATTAAAATGCGCCGACTATCTTCTAATCGATGATCTAGTAACTGACTGCGAATCTTATGTTAAGGATTATACTAATCATGATACCTGTATATATATTTATCATAGGTTGTATGAGATGTCTCATATTCCAATAGTCAAATATGTTAAACGTATGGTGATGCGTAATATACCAACATTGATAACTACGGATGCATTTAAAAACGCAGTATTCGAAATATTACTCGATATTATTTCTACCAACGATGGTGAGTATGTATACAGAGAAGGTTATAAAGTAACGATACTATTAAAGTGGTTAGAATACAACTACATCACCGAAGAACAGATGTTATATATACTGTCATGTATAGATATACAAAATTTAGATAAGAAATCTAGACTACTACTCTATTCGAATACAACTATAAATATGTATTCTTCGTGTGTTCAATTTCTATTAGACAATAAACAGAATAGAAACATTATACCCCGTCAGTTATGTTTAGTATATCATGATACTAACTACAATATAAGTAACCCATGTATATTAGTATATAATATTAATACTATGGAATACAATACCATTTGCACCATTCATAATAACATAATTAATTACGCATCAGCTGTTGTCGATAATGAAATAATAATAGCTGGAGGATATAACTTTAACAATATATCATTGAACAAGGTATATAAAATAAATATCGAACACAGAACATGTGTCGAACTCCCACCCATGATAAAGAATAGATGTCATTTTTCACTGGCTGTAATCGATGACATGATTTATGCTATAGGTGGTCAAAACGGTACAATAGTGGAACGAAGCGTAGAATGTTATACAATGGGCGATGATACGTGGAAGATGTTACCTGATATGCCCGATGCAATATCGAGCTACGGCATGTGTGTATTCGATCAATACATATACATTATAGGTGGTCGTACAGAACACGTCAAATATATACCTGTACAACGCATGAATGAAATAGTAGATATAAACGAACATTCTTCAGATAAAGTTATACGATACGACACTGTCAATAATATATGGGAGAAGTTACCGAACTTATGTAGTGGAACCATAAGACCAAGCGTTGTTTCACATAAAGATGATATATATGTTGTATGCGACATCAAAGATGATGAAATAAATGGTCTTAAGACTTGTATATTTAGATATAACACGAAGGATAATTATAAAGGATGGGAATTGATAACGACTATAGACAGTAAATTAACCGTTTTACATACTATTCTTCACGACGATGCCATAACGATACTACATTGGTATGAATCGTGTATGATACAAGATAAATTTAATATCGACACCTACAAATGGACTAATATATGTTATCAACGTTCGAATAGTTATATAGTGCACGATACACTACCCATCTACTAAATAAAATACCTCATTATGAGTTTATTATAGACGACTAACCAGATTCATTTCTTATCTAACTATGACATTCATACATATCAGTATTCATTCTTATTCTTATCGTCTTTAGATGCTTACATAAAATGATATTAACCATCTATTAAATGATTTTTATGCGTGTATTATTACTTAGTAATAGTAATGATGAGTTGAGTTAGTTCTGTCCGAAAATGAATTAGTGTACAAACTCAAATATAAACTGAAGTTTAACCCTGTTTTTATGTCTACTTGGCGTGTTGTCATTGTTGTCATTGTTGTCTATACTAACATGGATATCTTTAAAGAACTAATTTTGAAATACAATGATGAGAATGTTTTGATTTCTCCAGTTTCCATTTTATCTACTCTCTCTATCCTACATCATGGAGCATCCGGTTCTACAGCTGAACAACTATCTAAATATATAGAGAATGCAACCAAGGATACGAATGAGAAGGATACGGATACCAATAATGACAATAACGACATGGATATCGATATTCCATATTGTGCGACACTAGCTACTGCAAATAAAATATACGGCAGCGATAGTATCGAGTTCCATGCCTCATTCCTACAAAAAATAAAAGACGATTTTCAAACTGTAAACTTTAATAAGGCTAACCAAACAAAGGAACTAATCAACGAATGGGTTAAGACAATGACAAATGGTAAAATTAATTCCTTATTGACTAGTCCGCTATCCATTAATACTCGTATGACAGTCGTTAGCGCTGTCCATTTTAAAGCAATGTGGAAATATCCATTTTCTAAACATCTTACTTATAAGGACAAGTTTTATATTTCTAAGAATTTAGTTACCAGTGTTGATATGATGGTGAGTACTGAAAATGACTTGCCATATGCACATATCAATGAATCATTCGGGGGATTCTCCATTATAGATATTCCATACGCGGGAAACTCTAGTATGGTGATTGTACTACCTGACGAGATAGAAGGAATATATAACATAGAAAAAAATATAACCGATGAAAATTTTAAAAACTGGTGTAGCAAGTTATCTACTAAAAGTATAGATTTATATATGCCAAAGTTTAAAGTGGAAATGACAGAACCGTATAACTTGGTACCTATTCTAGAAAATTTAGGACTTACTAATATATTCGGTTATTATGCAGATTTTAGCAAGATGTGTAATGAAACTATCACTGTAGAAAATTTTCTACACAAGACGTTTATAGATGTTAATGAGGAGTATACAGAAGCAGCGGCTGTTACAGGTGTGTTTATGACTAACTTTTCGATGGTATATAGTAAGAAGGTCTACGTAAACCATCCATTCATGTACATGATTAAAGACAATACGGGTCGTATACTTTTTATAGGGAGATACTGCTATCCGCAATAAATATAAAAATAGACCCTTTTATCACGTTTATCATGTGTAAATATTACAAATAGTATAACATAAACTAAAGTTGGCCCTGCATTAAAACTTAAAAAGTACTGATATCACTATTACAATTTTAGCATAAACTAAAAATTAAACAATATCGGTATTATAAGTAATATCAAAAATGAGGATATACATATTAATAGCGTGTCGTATATTTGCGACTTCATCCATTGCGTCCACTTTACATTCCCGTTATTCCACCCATTTCGGAAGATAAATCGTTCAATAGTGTAGAGGTATTAGTTTCTTTGTTTCCCGATAATCAAAAAACCTATACGGTGACTTCTCAGTTCAATAATTATACTATCGACACCAACGACTGGACTATAAATGTACTATCCACAAAGGATGGTATGGATATACCATTGACTTAATATAACTTATTGGTCACGGTTTACTATAGGTCGTGCATTGTTCAAATCAGAGTCTGAGGATATCTTCCAAAAGAACATGAGTATTCTAGGTGTTTCTATAGAATGTAAGAAGCCGTCGACATACTTACTTTTTTGACCGTGTGTAAAATGACTCGAGTATTTAATAGACTTCCAGATATGGCTTATTATCGAGGAAACTGTCTAAAAGCCGTTTATGTAACAATGACTTATAAAAAATACTAAAACTGGAGAGACTGATTACACGTACTTCTCTAATGGGAGGGGGACTACCTGCATACTATCGTGATGGTGTTGATGGTTGATTATTGATTAGTTATATTTCTTATTCTTTTTATTCACACGAAAAGAATATTTTTATAAACATGAAACCACTGTCTAAATGTAATTATGATCTTTATTTATAGATGAAAATCAGCTTCTTCAGAGGATTTTGATCAGTTATAATATGAAAAATAAACATTACTTATTTTGAGATTAAGTACTACTGTGCTTAATTATTTTGTTCTATAAACTGAATAATATCTACAATTATTGACGAATTTGTTTAATGTCAGACAACCATGAATTTACACAGATTATCTCTGGCTATATATCTTACTGCGACATGTTCGTGGTGTTATGAAACATGTATGCGAAAATCTGCGTTGTATCACGACAATAAATTGGGTCATATGGACGAGAGTCAAGATAATGTGGCATCATTACCATACAAATATCTACAACTAGTCCATAAAAGAGAACGTAGTAGATTACTGGCTACGTTTAATTGGCCAAGTATAACTAATAGTGTTAGAGGCGAGTTCATAAAAATATGTAATATTAACGGTTCATATATATATAATTATACTATTGCAGTTAGTATGGTTATTAATTCTACTGAAGAACTACCAGTGACACCAATTACAACGGTTTCTCCACAGTTAACGACTCATCCTTTAACAACCCCGCAGTTAACAACTCATCCTTTAACAACCCCTCCTCAAACGACGCCTCCTCCAACAACTCTTCCACCACTAACAACTCCGTCATATGATCAACGATCAAATAACAATGTAAGTGTTATATCTATTCAGATACTGAGTAGAATATTGGGCGTCAATGAAACCGTGTTAACTAATTATCTTATTACGCATAGGAATGCCACGGCAGATAATACCACCAGTGTTATCAACAATCATACTGTCGACGATGCGACATTTGGCAATAACACATTGAACGGTAGTATAGGGGTTTTGAACATAACTAATTGCTACAATGTTTCTGTATTAGATGCTAGTTTTGAAATAACATTAGTGAATGATACTTCTGAAGAAATTGTTCTAATGTTAAGAGGAACTAGTTCATCTGACACCTTCATATCGTCTGATAACATCACCGAATGTTTGAAAGCATTAATTAATAATGCTTCGAATGTTAGCGATGTAAGTATAACACAAAATATTAATGTAACATCTAACTGTGATAAATGTTCAATGAATTTAATGACATCGGTCATTCCTATCGTTAGTGAATATAACGATACGCTGGAAAAGATTGGCGTAAAGAAGGATGACAATACAACACATGCCTATTATTATTGTAAACTAACGACAAATTCTACTTGTAATGAGTTAATCAATTTAGATTCAGTCATTAACAACATAACTCTGACAAATATCATAAGCAGCAGTAGTACCGCCACAAACAACAAAAGAAAAAGACGAGATCTGGATAATGAGTTTGAATATTCTACATCCAAGGAATTAGATTGTCTTTACGAATCATACGGCGTAAACGATGATGTAAGACATTGTTTTGCATCACCTAGACATAGAAGATCTGACGACAAGCAGGCGTACATAGAAATGAAATTACTAGATCATGCAAAGAGGGATTTAGGATTAGACCGTATTATTCCTAGAGGTACGACTCATCTCCAAGTAGGTGCATCTGGTGCAAGCGGTGGCGTGGTAGGAGATAGTTCTCCATTTCAAAATGTTAAGTCACGTGCCAGCCTATTGGCGGAAAAAATAATGCCTAGAGTACCTATTACTGCCACTGAATCTGATTTGTACGCAGTCGTGAATAAACAACCCAAGTTACCTGCAGGTGTTAAAAGTACTCCGTTTACAGAGGCGCTCGCGTCTACGATAACCCAAAAGCTTTCTAGTGCTAGAGAGGTAACCTATGCTTCACTCAATCTGCCAAGATCTAGCGGCGTTATTCATAAACCACCAGACTCTGTTATTTACAGCACTATAAGACGGACACGTTTACCTAGTGATAGCGATAGTGATTTTGAGGATATACAAACTGTTGTTAGGGAATATAATGAACGATATGGTAGACGTGTTAGTCGAACGTCATCATCAAGTAGTAGTGATTTTGAAGATGTGGGAGCGGTTGCTAGAGAATATAATGAAAAATATGGTAGTGATAGCCGTCTTAGAACAGTGTCATCTAGTAGTAGTGATTTTGAAGATATAGAGACTGTTGTTAGAGAATATAAGGAAAAATATGGCAATGCCATGACAAAAGGACGTAGTAGTTCTCCGAAACCTGATCAGTTATATAGTACTGTTAAGAAAACACCTAAAAGCATAGCATCAGGAGTCGAAATAGTTACATCACAGTCAGGCTATTCTATAATACCAGATGTTAACACTGGCAGTTCTATTATGACACCACTCACTAGAAGAGGAGCTACTAGACGACCTAAACAGCCTACATACAATGATGATCTACAGGCTCCTTTAAATCCTCCTCCTCGTAATCCTCGTCGACCACTTCCTCAACGTGGTTATCACCCTCAAGTTCCTCAAGATGATGATTATTCTCTTCCACAAGTTCCTCGACGCGATGGTTCTCCTCCACCACTTCCTCCACGTAGACCTCCACCGCTTCCTCCTAAACCAGCCGGCCAAGTCCCTCCTAGAGATCAACCAGATAAAGGATTTAGTAAGTTTGTATCCCCTAGACGGTGTAGAAGATCAAGCTCTGGAGTTATATGTGGTATGCTGCAATCAAGACCTAATGATGATACCTATTCACTCCTTCAACGACCCAACCCTGAACCAGAATATGCTGAGGTCGGCAATGGTGTACCCAGGAACAATGTTCCTGTAATAGGCAATAAACATAGTAAAAAATATACATCATCGATGTCAAAAATATCAACAAAATTTGATAAATCAATGGCGTTCGGCGCGGCAATGTTGCTGACTGGTCAACAGGCTATTAGCCAACAGTCTAGATCATCTGTCTTGAGTAAAAAGGACCAGATGAGCAAGGAAGAAAAGATATTCGAAGCAGTTACAATGAGTCTATCAGCTATAGGTTCAACGTTGACATCTGCGGGTATGGTAGGTGGTCCAAAACTGATGATTGCAGGAATGGGGATAACAGCTATAACAGGTATAATAGATACGATAAAAGATATTTATCAACTATTTTCAGGATATGAGAAGCCAGAGGATCCCGTCATTAAATTATTTAATACATACTCTGGATTAGTATCTAATAATGACAAAATGGGTGTACGGAAATGTTTGACACCTGGAGAAGACACAATTATTTACATGGCATACAGAAACGATTCCAGTTTTAAACAGAATAATGATGCAATGGCGTTGTATTTCTTAGATGTTATCGACTCTGAGATCCTATATCTAAACACTTCAAATTTAGTTCTAGAGTATCAACTAAAGGTGGCTTGTCCCATAGGAACATTAAGATCGATGGATGTTGACATCACCGCTTATACAATATTATATGATACATCAGATAATATTAAGAAATACAAGTTTGTCAGATTAGCTACTTTACTATCCAAACATCCAGTTATTAGATTGACATGTGGTTTAGCAGCAACATTGGTAATTAAACCGTACGAGGTACCCATCAGTGATATGCAACTGCTAAAAATGGCAACGCCTGGTGAACCAGAATTCACTAGGTCTATACCATCTGATGTCTGTGATAGATATCCTCTAAAGAAATTCTATCTTTTGGCAAGTGGTTGTCCGTATGATACATCTCAAACGTTTATCGTACATACTACTTGCAGTATTCTACTAAAAACGGCTACATGGGATCAGTTTAGAAACAGATGGGTATTACAAAATCCATTTAGGCAAGAAGGTACATATAAGCAACTGTTTACCTTTAGCAAATACGATTTTAACGACACCATAATCGATCCTAATGGTGTGGCGGGTCATGCTAGCTTTTGTACAAATAGAAGCAGCAACCAATGTTTCTGGTCAGAACCTATGATATTGGAAGATGTTTCATCTTGTAACTCTAGAACTAGAAAAATATACGTAAGATTGGGAAGGTTTGAATCTTCAGGTTTTAATAGTTTTGTACTAAACTGTCCAACTGGATCGACCCCGACATATATCAAAGATAAAAATACAGAAAATGGTAATGTTATCATAGAGCTACCCGTAGGCGATTATGGCACTGCCAAATTGTATTCATCTACAAAAGCTTCAAGGATAGCCGTATTCTGTACTCACAACTATGATAAACGATTCAAATCAGATATTATAGTTATAATATTTGATTATGGTACTGTTTCATATTCAAGCATATATACAGGAGGTATGAGTGGTAAAAGACAATTGTTCAACAAGTTTTCCGACGGACTGCCGTATAGATCAACGTATTGCGATAACAGACGAAGTGGATGTTATTATGCAGGAATACCATTTAATGAAGATAGTGTAGAAGCAGATCTACATTATGGTCCGGAAATAATGTTTAAGGAAACATATGACGCAAATAGTATCGATCAACGAGTGATAACAAAGTCAAAAACACACTTTCCTAGTCCATTAAGTGTAAAATTTATAGTTGACAATTTAGGACATGGATATAACAATCCTAATGCATTTTGGGAAGATGCTAAAACTAAGAAAAGAACATATAGTGCAATGTCAATAAAAATCTTACCATGTACAATGAGAAATAAAAATGTAGAATTTGGACCTGTTATTTCTAATATGCTTTATCTACAGTCTATTAGTCAGAATTATGGAGATGGTAGCACCTACACATTTAAACCCGTAAATAGCGCAGAGCATGATTGTGAATCTACTTTAGATTTGACATCTAAGGAAGTAACTGTATCATGTCCGGCCTTTAGCATACCAAGAAATGTATCAAAATATGAAGGCATATGCTTTAGTGTTACTACATCTAAAGATCATTGTGCTACAAATAATGGTTGGTTAAAGTCTCGTGGTTATGGAAAGAACGATGCTAATAGAGGACGTAGCTGTTATCATCATTGGTTTTATATTTCAAGATCATTGGATTATTACTGTTCGCACCAAGATGATTGGAAAAGCACCTGGCCTGATTATGATCCGTGTAAGTCATATATCTATATAGAGTATAGAGACACCTGGATAGAATCTAACGTATTACAACAACCTCCTTACACATTCGAATTCACGCATGATAATTCTAACGAATATGTGAATAAAGAAATTAGTGACAAATTGAATGATCTGTACAATGAATACAAGAACATTATGGAATATAGTGACGGATCATTGCCGGCGTCTATAAACAGATTAGCAAAGGCATTGACATCAGAGGGTAGGGAAATAGCAAGCGTTAATATAGATGGTAATCTGTTAGATATCGCATATCAAGCAGATAAGGAAAAGATGGCCGACATACAGACAAGAATAAATGATATCACTAGAGATTTGTTTATTCACACTCTATCAGACAAAGATATAAAAGACATCATAGAATCCGAAGAAGGTAAGAGATGTTGTATAATAGATGTTAAGAACAATCGGGTTGAAAAGTATTATCCTGTTGATAATTATCTATGTGGTACTTTGGATGATTATATATACACCTCTATCGAGCATAACAAATCTTATGTACTAGTAAACAACACATATATGGAATATGACTATCTTGCATCATCAGGCGTCGTTGTTCTATCATGTTATGAAATGACTATAATCTCCTTGGATACAAAAGACGCCAAAGATGCTATAGAAGATGAGATAGTAGCAAGTGCTGTAGCCGAAGCATTGAATGACATATTTAAGGAATTTGACAAAAACGTGAGTGCTATTATAATAAAAGAAGAAGACAAATATCTAAACAGCCCACATTCAAATTCGCAGGATATCTACAATATAATATATATCATAGGTGGCTCTATTCTGGTACTATTAGTCATTATTTTAATATTGGCAATTTATATAGCACGTAATAAATACAGAACCAGGAAATATAAAATAATGAAATATGACAATAGGAGCATTAAATCTGAGCATCATAATAGTCTTGAAACAGTATCTATGGAAATTATGGATAATCGGTACTAGTTAGAATAGTTTAACTTTTTAGATCCAGTTTGGTCCGGAATTTCAGTTAATTCGTTGAAAATATTGATGATTTTTTTAAAATGATATTTACTTTTATATGCTTGTATTACAGAATGATATTCACAAGTATTGTTAAAAATGAGTATCGGTAGTTACATTACCATATCATCCATCCATTATATAATCGATGATACATGTATTAGAATACTTTCCGAATAAGTCTTTTAAATATTATATTAATTATGAAAAACTATGCTACGCGATTATGATGCAAAGATGTTTAATGATACGATACTAGATTTTATCTCTAGTGAGATGTCGTCAGAATCATTTATCATACCTATGTTTAATAATTCATCAACGAATATCGATAACATGTGTCGTTTATACTTTAAATACGTTGAAGTCTGTCCATCTTCTCTATTGTTTAGACTGTTTGTAGAATGCTGTGATATAAACAAACTAGTAGAAGGTACGACTCCGTTACACTGTTATCTAATGAATGAAGGATTTGAATCATCTGTTTTAAAAAACCTATTAAAGGAGTATGGTATGAATACGTTTAATGTTCGTGACAGTGATGGCCATATTCCGTTACACAAATATCTAACTCATGATAAAGTTGAGAATGATATTTTTGATATGCTTTCTGATAGTATAGATAGTTTTAGCGAATATAAAAATATATTAATCCACTATATATATTCTAGACTTGATTTAAACCCGATAAACTACTACGTACTGTATAAGTTGTTAAGAAAAGGAGCAGACCCTAATTATGCAGACGATAGAGGTAATACTTTTCTTCATTACTTCTGCATCTATATGTCCGCTTATGAGAAAACGTCATTCAATAAAATGCGTCGTGAAAAGAAATTCATCAAAGAGTTAGTAAAATATGGAGCCGATATTAATAAAGTAAATAATATAGGAAATACACCTCTACATAACTACGTATCTCAATATGATATCAGTCCTCGTATAATATTTACTCTTTTGTCATTGGAAGCTGATTTAACAATACAAAACAATGATCGTATGACTCCTATAATGGAATATATAAAATGTGAGTATATTGAATACAATACTCTTTTAATGTTAATTAATTGGTACGAATCAAAATATAGAAAACTAGAAAAGGAAGAAGGCCAGCATCTCTTACATCTATTCATAAGGCATAATGATAGTAATGACCTTAATATACTATCCTATTTACTAAAGAAGTTTGACATGAAAAACGATGAATACTATAATGACATTACACCTCTACATAATGCTTGTATAGCGTACAACGTTGATATAATGTCTTATCTCGTATATATTGGATGTAATATCAATCTCCCAACTAAAGACAACAAGAGTATATTTGATATCATATCAACACAACCAGATAATATAATATATAGAAATTGTATCATCTATCATCTTATCAGAAACGGACTATATATATCTTTATCCGTAATCAAATCATTACTTAGTATTATTCCATATCTTCCAACTGATTACTACGTAAGATATATAATAACTTATTGCATCTTAATGAATAACAATTTCATAAAAGAATACAATAATCAATGTTTAAATCATAATTACAGAGAATTATTTGTTAATTTCATAACATTCGATTATATAGATAACATCGTTTCAGATTGCGTCAATGATATAAATAGGCTCAAACAAGAAAACTATTATAATATATTAAGATATGAAGATATAAAATATTACAACCTAGTTAATGATATCTATGTTACAAACAAAACTTTTCCCATGTACACAGACATTATAGAGAATTGTAACGTACGCATGAAACGTAAATATAAACTCATAAATACTGTCATTGACAAAATATATAGTATATCTTCAGTTGATAATAACAAACTTTCACTATTGCCTCCAGAAATCATACGCGAGATAATATCCAAGTTAAGCGAATATGATTTAAATACTATTTTGTATGGTCGTAACCATCTAAAACATTATTATAAATTTAACTAGACATTAATGATGAAGATGACACCTCATACATCTTGTTTGACTATATGTTCGTAGTCGTAAGTGGAGACGTTCCTTATGAAAACATTAATGGGAAATGTAACGGTACTGCATATAATAGTAATAATCTATGCTGTAAACAATGCGATCCTGGAATGTATATGACTCATTCGTAATACCACTTCTGATACAATATGTAAAAAGTGTCAGAGTAATATAGATAAATGTGATCTGTAATTTAACACCGTAGATGTAGAAATTAATGTGTCCTGTTAACGAGACCTCTTGTAATTAGAGTATAGGAAGTAACAGTGCAATATCAACTTCCGAGTTAACCATTACTCTAAAACATGGGGATTGTACTCCTGTCTTTATTGGAGATTACTATTCAGTCGTTGATAAACTAGCAACTTCAGGTTTCTTTACAAACGATAAAGTACATCAAGACCTCACAACTGCAAGATTAATCTAAAAATCAAATGTAATTCTGGAGGAAAATCTAGACAACTAACGCCCACGGCGAAGGTATACTTTATGCCTCATTCAGAAACGGTAACTGTAGTAGGAAACTGTCTCTCTAATCTCAATATATATAGTATATGCCAATACGGATGCAACATATTCCACCATGGATGTCGTCGCTTATCATACTAGTCATATCCTAAATGTTGATCATATTCCACCAATGATTGTGAAAGAGATTGAGATTAAATCGTCTAACAAATAATTAGTTTTTATGACATTAATATATAATATATAATAAATAAATTAATAAATAAATTAATCATTGACTTAACGATGACGAAACTTATCATCATCTTAGGATTCTTGATTATTAATACAAATTCATTGTCTATGAAATGTGAACAAGGTGTCACATATTATAATTCACAAGAATTAAAGTGTTGTAAACTATGTAAGCCAGGAACATATTCAGATCATCGATGTGATGAATACAGCGATACCATTTGTGGACATTGTCCGAGGGGCACATTCACGTCAATATATAATCGTTCTCCTTGGTGTCATAGTTGTAGAGGTCCATGTGGTACTAATCGAGTAGAGGTCACACCTTGTACACCTACCACAAATAGAATCTGTCATTGTGACTCGAATAGTTATTGTCTCCTTAAAGCTTCTGACGGTAACTGTGTTACATGTGTTCCTAAAACAAAATGTGGTCGTGGGTATGGAAAGAACGGAGAAGATAAAATGGGTAATACCATTTGTAAGAAATGTCGGAAGGGTACGTATTCCGATACTATTTCTCATTCTGATGAATGTATATGACAAGGACGACTAAGATTCTATTCACAAATCACTCTATTGAAACAACCGACCAAATAAATCCGCACGTCATACATACCCCATTCCTAACATACCTGGAAACTAAAGTCTGTTAGAATAGACCTCTCATCCACCCATCCCACAACACCATTAAAAAAATGGAAAATAAAGCCCTCTATTGGCACAGACGGCTACAGGTCTACCATCAGGTTAACCTTCGTCTACCTTCACAATGGCCTCTCCTCATGACCAGTTCACTCCCTGTCATTGCCACGCTACTAAGGACTCCCTGAACACCGTGGCCGACGTCAGACATTGTCTGACTGAATACATCATGTGGGTTTCTCATAGATGGACCCACAGAGAAAGTGCAGGGTCTCTCTACAGGCTTCTCATCTCTTACAGAACTGATGCAATGGAGCTCTTTGGTAGCGAGTTGAAGGAGTTCTCGGATTCACTTCCATGGGACAATATCGACAATTGCGTGGAGATTATTAAATGTTTCATCAGAAATGACTCCATGAAAACCGCCAAAGAACTTCGTGCAATCATTGGACTTTGTACTCAATCAGCTATCGTCTCTGGAAGAGTCTTCAACGATAAGTATATCGACATACTGCTTATGCTGCGAAAGATTCTGAACGAGAACGACTATCTCACCCTCTTGGATCATATCCGCGCTGCTAAATACTAAATCTTCTTCACTCACTCAATAACTCAATACACTTTTTATCACACACACACACACACACACACACACACACACACACACAATACACTTTTTATCATCTTATGTGGGGTATCTAACTCCAATCAATCATTAATTCCTTCATTTTTCGTGAAATATAATATGGAAATAATTACAACATTGAATAGCGATGGATTGTAGCAGAGGTTGCGAATGTATTCTGTGTCGTCTACTGGATGAAGATATAACGTACAAAAAAATAAAACCAGAGATTGAAACGTGTTACAACTTATCAAAATATATAGATAGACGAGGAAACAACGCGTTACATTCTTACGTCTCCAATAAATGCAGTACCGACATTAATGTTATTCGGTTGTTACTCTCTTGTGGAGTCGAAAGACTTCGTAGGAATAACGAGGGATTGACGCCATTAGGGGTATACAGCAAGCATAGACACGTTAAAACTCGGATTGCGCTTCTATTAATATCCAGCTATTCGGATTCCGCAAACAGACTCGAATCGAATATAAATGATTTCGATCTGTATTCGTATATGTCGTCGGATAATATCGACTTACGTCTACTAAAATATCTAATTGTGGATAAACGGATACGTCCTTCCAAGAATACGAATTATGTCATCAATGGTCTCGGATTGGTGGATATATACGTAACGACATCTAATCCGAGACCAGAAGTATTACTGTGGCTTCTTAAATCAGAATGTTACAGTACCGGTTACGTATTTCGTAACTGTGTGTGCGATAGCGATAGGTGTAAGAACTCTCTTCATTATTATATATTGTCTCATAGAGAATTACTATCCAAGGATGTAATTAAATGTTTGATCGATAACAATGTTTCCATCCATGGCAGAGACGAAGGAGGATCTTTACCCATCCAATACTACTGGTCTTACTCAACCATAGATATAGAGATTGTTAAATTATTAATAAAGGATGTGGACACGTGTAGGGTGTACGACGACGATAGCCAGCCCTATATTAGGGGAGTACTGGCGGATTATCTAAACAAGAGATTTAGAGGAACTCCGTATAGTGTGGACATGAACATCGTCAATCTTCTGATCGAAGGACGCCATGATCTTATCGACGTCGTGTGTAGTATTACTTCTTACGATTCCAGAGAATACAACCACTACATCATCGATAACATTATAAAGAGATTTAGACAACAGGATGAATCCATCGTACAATCCATGTTGATAAACTACTTACATTACGGCGATATGGTAAGTATACCGATCATTCAATGCATGTTGGATAACGGAGCGACCATGGATACTACTATCAACGATAATTATCCTTTACACGAATACTTTGCTAACAATAATAATATCGTCGATGCAGACGTCGTAAGGTTTATCGTGGACAATAACGGACACGTAGCCGTGAATCACGTAACAAACAATGGACGTCTATGTATGCACGGCGTGATAACATCGAGGTTTAATAATTGCGGTTATCACAATTATGAATCCATCCTGATAGATGTATTGGATATACTTGTTAAGTACATCGATAATATAGATATGGTAGATGAGGAGAACAAGACTCTACTGTACTACGCGGTCGATGTCAATAATATACAATTTGCAAAGCGGTTATTGGAATATGGAGCGAGTGTCGATACTCCGTCGTGTTCGATAATCAATTCCGCCATCAGGAAAAGCAGTTATAGAAGAGACAACGAAGAGATACTAGTCGATTTATTACTGAGTTACCGTCCCACTCTAGAGACCATGATTCACGCATTTAATGGAGATATACGCTATCTATATCCAGAACCATTATTGGCCTGTATCAGATACGCCTTAATCCTAGATGATGATTTTCCTTCTAAAGTAAAGTATGATATCGCTGGTCGTCATAAGGAACTAAAGCGTTATAAAGTAGACATTAATAGAATGAAGAATGCCTACATATCAGGCGTCTCCATGTTTGATATATTCTTTAAACGAAGCGAACGCCATAGACTGAGATACGCAAAGAATCCGACATTCCTAAACTTTGTATCCAACATCAAATGGTACAAAAAAGAACTAACGTCCATCATTACAGAAACTGTAAAGAACCGTGAGATGATCGACTCCATAGTGGACGACGTTAATACAGACGATAATTTGATTTCGAAATTACCCATGGAGATACAACGAGAGATACTTTATTACTCCATTAAATAATTTATCACTCTATGATAATGTCCTACTGGTTTCATTTGTTTCCGCTAACCATCCTGTGTTTGATAATGAATATAACGTCTAAATTCCATGGCATAATACAACATCGATTCTATCTAAGATGATAAAAACATTTACCGACATCGTACATACGGAGTTTATTTTATATGTCTTGTATAAAAACATTACTAAAAATATATTGTTCTGTTTTTCTTTTTCTTTTTCTTTTCGTGCATCTCTAATTATGAAAAAGTAAATCATTATGAGATGGATGAGATGGATGAAATGGATGAACTCGTACGCATCGTTTGCGACAGTATGTGGTACATACCGGATACATTTCTAGATGAGAATGAGAATAATCACATAACCATCAACAATGTCTTTCATATATATTTCACGTTCTTGGATGTGGTACCATCGTCTCATCTGTTTAAGTTGGTTATTAGATATTGCGATCTGAATAAACAACTAAACTGCGGTCTCACTCCATTACATTGTTATCTGATTAATCCACGATTTAGACCATCTGTATTAAAGACATTGTTGCAACACGGCATGAATAATTTTAATATCAAGGACGAACAGGGACACATTCCTCTACACCACTATCTGATTCATTCACTATCAATCGATAATAAGATCTTTGATATGCTAACGGACGGCATCGATGACTTTAGTAAATCATCCGATCTATTGCTGTGTTATCTTAGATATAAATTTGACAATGAGTTAAACTACTACGTTTTGTACAAACTATTGACTAAAGGATCTGACCCTAATTGCGTCGACGAGGATGGACTCGCTTCTCTTCATTACTACTGTAAACACATATCCGCGTTCCACGAAAGCAATTATTACAAGTCAAAGAGTTACACTAAGATGCGAGCTGAGAAGCGATTCATCCACGCGATAATAGATCATGGAGCAAACATTAACGCGGTTACAAAAATCGGAAATACGCCGTTACACACTTACCTTCAACAGTATACCAAACATAGTCCTCGTGTGGTGTATGCTCTTTTATCTCGAGGAACCGATACGAGGATACGTAACAAATTTGATTTCACTCCCATCATGGAATACATAAAGAACGATTGTGCAGTCGGTCATATTCTCATAATGTTACTCAACTGGCACGAAAGAAAATACGGGAAATTACAAAAGGAAGAAGGACAACATCTACTTTATCTATTCATAAAACATAATCACGGACACTGTCACGCCCTCAATATACTACGGTATCTACTAGATAGATTCGACATTCAGAAAGACGAATATTATAATACCATGACTCCTCTTCATACCGCCTTCCAGAATTGTAACAACAATGTTGCTTCATACCTCGTATACATCGGATACGACATCAACCTTCCGACTAAAGACGGTAAGACAGTATTCGACTTGGTATTTGAAAACAAAAACATCTTATACAAGGCGGATGTCGTTAATGATATCATCAACCACAGACTGAAAGTATCTCTACCTATGATCAAATCGTTGTTCTACAAGATGTCGGAGTTCTCTCCCTACGACGATTACTACGTAAAGAAGATAATAGCCTACTGCTTATTAAGGGACGAGTCATTCGCGGAACTACATAGTAAATTCTGTTTAAACGAGGACTATAAAAGTGTATTTATGAAAAATATATCATTCGATAAGATAGATTCCATCATCGAAAAATGCAGTGGTGACATAAGTCGTCTCAAAGATATTCGAATCTCTGACACCGACCTGTATACTGTATTAAGAACAGAAGACATCAGGTATCGTACCTATCTTGAATCCATACATTCGGATAAACACATTTCATTTCCCATGTACGACGATCTCATAGAACAGTGCCATCTATCGATGGAGCGTAAAAGTAAACTCGTAGACAAAGCACTCAATAAATTAGAGTCTGTCATCGATGGTCAATCTAGACTATCGTATTTGCCTCCTGAGATTATGCGCAACATTATAATCAAGTTAAGCGACTATCATCTAAACAGTATGTTGTACGGAAAGAGTCATTACAAATATTATCCATGATAGAAAGAAAATATTTAAAAAATATCTCTATATGATTGGAGAAGTAGGAAACAGGAACAAGACGACGATTACTACATTATTAAATCATGAAATCCGTATTATACTCGTATATATTGTTTCTCTCATGTATAATAATAAACGGAAGAGATATAGCACCGCATGCACCATCCAATGGAAAGTGTAAAGCCAACGAATACAGAAGCCATAATCTATGTTGTCTATCGTGTCCTCCGGGAACATACGCTTCCAGATTATGTGATAGCGAGACTAACACACAATGTACGCCGTGTGGTTCTGACACCTTTACATCTCGCAATAATCATTTACAGGCTTGTCTAAGTTGTATCGGAAGATGCGATAGTGATCAGGTAGAGACACAATCGTGTAACACGACTCACAATAGAATCTGTGAATGCTCTCCCGAATATTATTGTCTTCTTAAAGGATCATCGGGGTGTAGAAAATGTATTTCCAAAACAAAGTGTGGAGTAGGATACGGAGTATCCGGATACACGCCGATGGGAGACGTCATCTGTTCTCCGTGCGGTCTCGGAACATATTCTCACACCGTCTCTTCCGTAGATAAATGCGAACCCGGACCCCGTAATACGTTTAACTATATCGATGTGGAAATTGATCTATATCCCATCAACGACACATCGTGTACTCGGACGACCACTACCGGTCTCAGCGAATCCATCTCAACTTCGGAACTAACTATTACTATGAATCATACAGACTGCGATCCCGTCTTTCGTGCAGAATACTTCTCTGTACTTAATAAGGTAGCAACTTCAGGATTCTTTACAGGAGAAAATAGATATCAGAATACTTCAAAGATATGTACTCTGAATTTCGAGATTAAATGTAACAACAAAGATTCATCTTCCAAACAGTTAACGAAAACAAAGAATGATACTATCATGCCGCATTCGGAGACGGTAACTCTAGTGGGCGACTGTCTATCTAGCATCGACGTATACATACTATATAGTAATACCAATACTCAAGACTACGAAACGGATACAATATCTTATCATGTGGGTAATGTTCTCGATGTCAATAGCCACATGCCCGGTAGTTGCGATATACATAAACTGATCAATTCCCAGAATCCCACCCACTTTTTATAGTAAGTTTTTTACCCATTAATAAATACAATAATTAATTTCTCGTAAAAGTAGAAAATATATTCTAATTTATTGTATATTAAGGAAGCAGAATCATCTAGACCAGTAATCAATATCAATCATGAAACAATATATCGTCCTGGCATGCATGTGCCTAGCGGCAGCTGCTATGCCTAATAGTCTTCAGCAATCCTCATCCTCGTGTACTGAAGAAGAAAACAAACACCATATGGGAATAGATGTTATTATCAAAGTCACAAAGCAAGACCAAACTCCTGTCAATGATAAGATTTGTCAATCTGTGACTGAGGTTACAGAGTCCGAATCGGACCCAGATGATTCGCCACTCGATTATGTAGATCCTCCTACCACTTATTACTCAATCACCGGTGGAGGTCTGAAAATGAACTTTGGATTCACCAAATGTCCTCAGATTTCATCCATTTCAGAATCCTCTGACGGAAACACTGTGAATGCTCGGTTGTCTAGCGTCGCTCCAATGTACGGCATGGAGTCCCCCGCCATCACTCATGAAGAAGCTCTTGCTATGATCAAAGACTGCGGTGTGACTATCAACATCAAGTGCAGCAAAGAAGACAAAGACAGTGACGTCAAGATCCATCCAGTACTCGGGTCTAACATCTCCCATAAGAAAGTGGAATATGAAGATATCATCGGATCAACGATCGTCGATACAAAATGTGTCAAGAATCTAGAGTTTAGCGTCCGTATCGGGGACATGTGTAAGGAATCATCGGATCTTGAGGTCAAGGACGGATTCAAATATGTCGACGGATCGACATCGGAAGATGTAACCGATGTATCCGATGATTCCTCTCTCATAGATTCCACAAAACTCAAGTCGTGTGTCTGAATCTATAACTCTATTTATCCGATATTCGGGTGAGTAGGGTTAAACTAACGATTCGGACACACGCAAATAAAAAAAGTGTACCGGACACTATATTCCGGTTTGCGAAACAAAAATGTTCTTAACTACATTCACAAAAAGTTACCTCTCGTTACTTCTTCTTTTTCTGTCTCAATAGTATTATGATACGAATACTATTCCCCGGTTCTAACGTTACAGAAAAATATTAAACCTCTTTCTCTCTTCGATGGTCTCATAAAAAAGTTTTACAAAAATATTTTTATTCTCTTTCTCCTTTCTCTCTTCGATGGTCTCATAAAAAAGTTTTACAAAAATATTTTTATTCTCTTTCTCCTTTCTCTCTTCGATGGTCTCATAAAAAAGTTTTACAAAAATATTTTTATTCTCTTTCTCCTTTCTCTCTTCGATGGTCTCATAAAAAAGTTTTACAAAAATATTTTTATTCTCTTTCTCCTTTCTCTCTTCGATGGTCTCATAAAAAAGTTTTACAAAAATATTTTTATTCTCTTTCTCCTTTCTCTCTTCGATGGTCTCATAAAAAAGTTTTACAAAAATATTTTTATTCTCTTTCTCCTTTCTCTCTTCGATGGTCTCATAAAAAAGTTTTACAAAAATATTTTTATTCTCTTTCTCCTTTCTCTCTTCGATGGTCTCATAAAAAAGTTTTACAAAAATATTTTTATTCTCTTTCTCCTTTCTCTCTTCGATGGTCTCATAAAAAAGTTTTACAAAAATATTTTTATTCTCTTTCTCCTTTCTCTCTTCGATGGTCTCATAAAAAAGTTTTACAAAAATATTTTTATTCTCTTTCTCCTTTCTCTCTTCGATGGTCTCATAAAAAAGTTTTACAAAAATATTTTTATTCTCTTTCTCCTTTCTCTCTTCGATGGTCTCATAAAAATATTAAAACCTCTTTGATACCTCAACTATTATTTCTTACAACATAACAATGTTTACTCGTCAAGCTTATCCAACACCCCTATGTCAATCTATTTACCCGACAATTGTCGTCATAAAATAATGTGTATAATTAACGCGTTAGAATCGTATAATAAAACGCATATCGTATAATATTTTTTGGCAAATAAATGATCTAGTAAAACACATGTAGGGGATACTGCTCACGTTTTTTCTTTGGTACAAAATTTCACACAAGTTTTTATACAGACAAATTCTCGTCCATATATTTTAAAACATTGACTTTCGTACTAAGAAAAATGTAGAACCGTAATCTCTTTCTCTTTTCTCTCTTCGACTGTCTCACAAAAATATTTTATTCTCTTTCTCCTTTCTCTCTTCGATGGTCTCACAAAAATATTAAACCTCTTTCTGATGGAGTCGTGAAAAAAGTTTTACAAAAAAAATTCTTTCTCCTTTCTCTCTTCGATGGTCTCACAAAAATATTAAACCTCTTTCTGATGGAGTCGTGAAAAAAGTTTTACAAAAAAAATTCTTTCTCCTTTCTCTCTTCGATGGTCTCACAAAAATATTAAACCTCTTTCTGATGGAGTCGTGAAAAAAGTTTTACAAAAAAAATTCTTTCTCCTTTCTCTCTTCGATGGTCTCACAAAAATATTAAACCTCTTTCTGATGGAGTCGTGAAAAAAGTTTTACAAAAAAAATTCTTTCTCCTTTCTCTCTTCGATGGTCTCACAAAAATATTAAACCTCTTTCTGATGGAGTCGTGAAAAAAGTTTTACAAAAAAAATTCTTTCTCCTTTCTCTCTTCGATGGTCTCACAAAAATATTAAACCTCTTTCTGATGGAGTCGTGAAAAAAGTTTTACAAAAAAAATTCTTTCTCCTTTCTCTCTTCGATGGTCTCTATAAGAGATTGATTTTCTTACCCTCTAGAGTTTATGACAGTAGTGGTCACACATTTTTTTCTAGACACTAAATAAAATA